AAGATTTATCCCTCTTTTTTTAGCTTCTTCCATTAACATCAACATAGAATTTGCGGCCTCATCAGCTAATTTCTTTTTTAGGGCTTCACCAAAAATACCATTCTCAACTAAATTCTTGGTGTCTTCATCTGATATTGTGAATTTTGGTGTTTTAATATTACCAGTTTCTCCATTTTTTCCAGATAAAAAGTATTTTGTCCATTCTGGTAATAATTTAATTTCCTCATCAATCTTTTTAATATTTTTTGCAATTTTTTCTTTTTGTTCTTTTGGTAATTGATTTAAATCAGTATTTTGTTTTTTCTTTATTGATTCATAAACACCTAGTATGTTTTCAACTACTTTTATGTAAGTTAATGTTATACCAAAATCTTTTACAAGTGTTTTAAATAAACTTTCTGTTGGCTTTTTAAGTAAAGCAACAATTTCTGCTTTATAAGCTAAATAATCCGCACCTTTATAAGATTTTTTGGCAATATTATCAACGGCTTTCATTATTTTTGGAGATAGATTATTAGCTTCTTTAATAACTTGTGTGAATAATGCTTTTTCTTCCATTGTTAGTGTGTTCATAAAGGCTTTAATTTGTGCTTGAGTCATATTTGTCTCAAGTTTATTTGCCATTATTTTTGTGGATATACCATAACAAGTCTGTAAACTAAAATCTGGTAATATATTAACAAGTGGTGTAAATCTTTGAACAACTGGTAATGCTATAAATGCTAATGATAACCATCCAGCGCTTTCATAACCTTCTCTATTGAAATAGTATATTGCAACTGGTGCGTTAACAATTGTCTCAGATAATATTGAAGCAGCAAAAAGTCTAGATCTTATTGCATTTACAGAAGCAATTTCTTGAGCGGTTAATCGTGCTATAGCTAAATTTCTTGTAAGAAGAGTTACACCAATTGCAAGACCAATTTGTGCTAAAATACCAACCCCGCTATCCATAAATTTATCAAACCCACCTCTGGTGTCCAAATCAAACGTTGAGTAATCACCCGGAACAATAGGTGCTATTATGTTATATGGAATCTGCGTTTCTCCTTCTGTTCTATAGTAACCGGATCCACCATCATTACTTAACGCTGTTTTTGATCCTGGGTAGCTTAAGGCCCAGCCACGACTTTTATTGTTTGGGTCTTCTAAATCAATAACAGATTTTGTTGGTTCAATTAGTTTTAAAATTAAATGAAAATATTTTCCATCTGGTGTTTTAAATGAATAAGGAATTCCTTTTTTCTGAATAAATTTCCAATCTTCCCAATCATTTGTTGGGTAATACCTTCTTACCGGTTCTCCATAATTTTCAACGTCAATCTCATCATAGTAACCATATTTATCTTTTTTTGTTAATCCAAGAATTCTACCAGTATCTATATCTGTTAAACGATAAAATTTGGTGCCAACAACATATGGTATTTTACTTAATCCACCAAAATCAAAATATTTTATTTTATCATCTTTTTTTTCTTTACCACTAATAGGTGTAAACTTATTGAGTACTTCTTTTTGTTTTGCTGCTTTTGGGTCGTAGTTGAAGTTTACAGTACCATCTTGGTTATACTGATTTATATTATCAACAGATTGTTCAGATAAAAAAATTGATTTATTAAAATAAATTAATTTATCAATTTCAGTTATTATATCATTTATTTTTTTATCCATTTTAAATTTTTATAATCTTTTGTTTAATAAATGTTTTAATCTTATCTTGGGTCGGCTAAAGGTTTAATTGGGACTCTTTTTAAAAATTCAACAGTATAATTTGTTTGTGACTCCATCTCGCTAGGTTTCTTGCAGAACTGAACGTTGTCTTCTCTAACCCAACCATATTTATAACCTAAACCACCTTCGTGCATATCCTGTTGTAGGTTTAAAAATTCTACTTGATACCAAAGCATATTTTTGTATTTTTTTGGTAATTTTTTGTAAAGTTCATCTGTGTAGAAGTCAATTGCATTATTAATACCCATCCCAAGTATATAGTTTTTTTGTTTTTGATTTCCTGTTAATAGAACATCTTTTATTGTTTTTCCTTTAAACCCTGGTGCTGGTTCATTTGAAACCCCTTTAGTATCTAAATGAGATATTAATTTATTTAGTTCTGTTTTTGATCCTATAATATTTTTAAAAAACTTTAAAAGTGTGTTATCATCACGTATTTGTCCGTTGTAAAAGGCCGAAACCGGTCTTTGTCTTTTTTGTGAGATATATTTTCCAACAACTTCATCACTTGACCAATTAATAAAATTATCAGTAGGGTCTAAAAGTCCTGTGTCATCATTTACCTCATTTGTTGTTCTTAAATTTACATAATTAACACCTTGTTTTAAACAGATATATTCACCACCAATAAATTCATTATTTTGTGAAACTGGTGATTGACTTATTAACATTTTTTCATCATTTGTTAGTGGTAAATGTGATGCCAAATCAAACCCACCAATTGCGGTTGAATCCATTGATAATTTTTTACTTTCAGTGTCCAAGTTTAAGTCTTCAATGTCAATTTTTTTAACTTTACCTTGATCAGTGTAACTGTAACTCATATCTGAACGAATAAGATATGGTGCTTGAGGTGTATAATTATTATCTGCTTGATATTTTTTATATTCCGTTAAAAACCAACTTGTATATGATAAATATATTTCATAAAAAGGATTTTGATTACCCGTATTCTCTAGAGCTTTTGAAAAGACCGAAAAACTCATAGTACACCCTTTTGGTTTGTTTTGGACGACAAGGTAAGAGTTATTCATACAATTGTAGACCAATTCTTCAAATGAGCTGTTTATTTGGTCTTGAATTATTTTATCATTACTCAGTTTTGCGTAAATACCGGTTTTTTTTGATATTTGATCTTTGATTATTTGTACGTAATAATTACAAGCAGTTAATTCATTAGCTTTATTTTGTGCTAATAAATCTTGTTGCTGTTGAATGTATTCACTGGTTGATTTATTTTTATATGGAACAACACTAGCAAAATTTGGGGATACGTATTGTTTACCTGTTTTACAATCAATTATTGTTCTATCAGTTAGATTCTGATTACCTTCACTTGATGTTATTTTTGGTGATTGGTTTGATTGTTTTTTTGCGGTAATAGTTACTTCTGGTTGTGCACTAACCGGTTGTTCAGACAAAGTCTTTCTTGAGTCATATTTCATATTAAGAAGTATTCTTTTCAGTATTTCATCAGAATTATTCATAATAAAGTATTTGCTTTACCTCGTGTAATTTTATTTAATGATTTCCAAGTTACCTTATCATCAATTGTATTCGCATTACTTCTAACAAGCCCTGTTTCCCATTTTGTAACAGCAGGATATGCACCTCCACCACCAGATGATGTTGCACCTCCTCCAGCGTCATCCTCCTCGCCCAATTCACCATTGTTTGTTGGGTTAAATGTGTATTTCTCAAGAAGTCCTATTAATTGGTCTAACTCCATAAAAATTTTTCTTTTATAAATATTTGTAAATAGAAAAAAAATAGTATCTTTGTGATATAGATAATATTTAAATAATAAGATATGAAACGAATTTTTGTACTTTTCTTTTTGCTTGGACTTGTAACTTCTTGTACAAAATATGCAGAACCTAGTCTTCTTAGTCTGAGTGGCGAGTATCGTGTAGATAAAATCACGTACGAACAGACTGATAATACAACTAACTCAAATAATATGGTATTTTACCCGGGTGATATGTATATTAACCCAAATGATTCACACCCATTTGATACGATTCCGGTTGGTTTTTACAAATTACATTTTGATTATTCTATTGTTAGTTTTTCACCAAATCAGAATATGGATGGGTCAACAACTTGGTCTGAACAATATTTCTATCACGTTCATAATCAAACAACACAATATGCTGGTGATTTAGAAATTGAGATGAATGGTTCAAAAAGAATGTTCTCAATTATTGAAGATGGTCTTGAGCATATTGTAATTAGGTCAAAAGGGGCCTGGTTCTCAGGGTCGTCTGGACCAAACGAATCTATTACATTATTTTTAACAAGAACTGGTCCGTGATAAACGGGCCTTTTTTATTATAGGATTTCTGACTTTGGAAGTTTGTCTTGATTTACAATGTAATATTCATTTAGAAAGGATATAAGCTGCTCTTCATCTATTGACTGGAACTCTTCATCATAATAGTCATCTTCTTCGTCCTCAAACCCAAAAAAATCATTGGTATCATCAACTAAATCATACCCAAAATCTTTTGCCTCATTTAAATCAACAATATCATTTCTGATTTCATCATCCGAATCACTAGATAACCTGAAAGAAATTTCAATTCTTTTAGTATCCTCAAAAAGATAGTACGAAACTAACTCCTGTATTTCCATTTTTAATTGTAGTTTTTAAATCTCTTAAACATATCTAAAGATTTATTTACACTTTCCATTAGATTATTATCCTCATCAAATTCGTCTAATGGTTGTGAACTAAAATCATCAAGCTCATCAATATCATACTCATAATAGTCCTCCATCATTTCTTCAGTATCAATATCAAAAACAATATCCAAATTGTCGTCATCACAATTTTTACACTCACCATCATCTTTCATTCCAAGAGACATATAATCAATTTCATCCTCGTTTGGTGAAGGATATAAATCATGCATAAAATCTGGATTATCCAAATCAACAGTTCCATTTTCTAAATCATCCGAACCATCAGCAATTTGATCTCTTCTATCAATATCTTCGTTAATTTTTGTATTTGTATAATGTTTTACCTCACCTTTATTTGATACTGTAATTCCGTTCTTATCATTTGCCAGATCTTGCACATAAAGAGGTTGCATGTTGGACCCATTTGCGTATTCTGTTACATAACCATCATAAAGTGATTTATGTTTGTCTAGAATATCATTTTTCTCAGTTTGAGACATCTTAAAGAAATATTGTGCCATATTATTATTTTTTACATTCTTTTATTATTTGTTTTTTTGTTTTAAAAAACAAAACGCTTTCATTTATATCTTCAACATCATCAATTTCAACTACCTTTCTCCACTGATCAATAGGTTCTAATTCTGTACTTCCACAATTTTTACACTCTGGAAATTCAGAACCTTGTTCGTTTCCACATTGTTTACATATTCTACCGTCAATAAGTGCTAAACTAGAACCACTTTTCCAATTTACATAGTACTGATTTAATCCGAAGACGTTTGAAACTGACTTTACGACACCCGGTGTTCCTCCGGCAACACCAGAGAATTTATCAGACATATTAATACAAATTACTTTGTCACCAGGTTCTAATAGTACGTTTTTTTCATATTTAACTTTCTTTGCCATACAAATATAAATATAGCGTAATATTTATTTGTTATGAAGATAATACTTACAGAATCACAATATAAAAATTTAATACTTGAAAACTTAGGTAGGGAAACAATTAATAAATTAAAATCTCTTCAGGAATTCTTTGATAACGTATCTTCTGAAAGTAAAAAACAAATAGGATTAGACTTAGGATTTCTTGCGACCTGGGGTGTTACAATTGCTGGTTTTGTCAGACCGATTAGTGAATTTATGAAAGGTGAATTTCCGGAACTAACATCAACGGAAATAATTCTTTTGTCAACTGGTGTAATTTTAACTTACTTTACAACAAACAAGGATAAACTAAGAAAAGTTCTTGATTTAATAAAAGAAAAGAATCTTATTTTTGAGTTTGACATAGTTCTTGAAAAGGCGGATAAGTTAAAAAACGTATTTTTTGCTTTTATTGATAGTCTTGCAATCCCTATAAGTAAGATATCAAATATGCTTGCTTATACATTCATTATTCCGATAATTCCTGAACTATATGAAATGGCTCAAGGAAATGAATCAATGGATGTATCTGAAATGGTTGGTAGAGTTCTTGGTTTTGTTGGTATCACATATGGTGGAAATTTAACAAAAAGACTTCTTAATGAAATTGTAAGAAGATTTAAATCTTAATAATTTGAGTAATCACCATAAGCTTCTTCTGGATCCCAGAATAGACCTAAAGTAATTTCACTAAATTCTGAATAAGATAAATTAACTTCGTGTATTATTATACCCCTAAATGAATTTGTCTTTTTATTAAGTTTTAAGTCTCTTGATAAACCCACTTGACAAATCTCTTGAACTACATTAAAATACCATTTTAAATTATCACCAATTGCGTCAGGTTCAAAATCACAATTATCACAATCTGCGTTTTTTATTGTTAAACCTAAACTAATTTCATAAACTCGTTTTTTACCTTCTTTCCAATCAAAATCAATGTTGTCTAATTGAATTAAAATATCACCTCTATCAATTTGTGGATTTAAACCAAGATTTACTGTTACATAGTTTTTTAATGTTTCAATTCTTGTTTGTAATTCTTGTGGGATTTGTTTCATTATCTATGATTTAATATTTTGTTTATCACATCTGGTATTTGCTCATCACTTAATCTGTGAACTTCTTTGTTTTTTTCAAACCAGTTCTTAATTACAAAATCAAGAGGTTTTTGTGTTATTTTAGCAAGTCTTTTAAAACCGAATAATTGGGCATCAAGTTCTTTTGGTTGTGTGTAATACTCATAAGGGTCTTCCGGTTCATCCCCACCAAGTTCATAAGTTCCCTTTATGTTTTGATCTACGTGTCTTATTTCGTGAGCTATTAACTCATTTAGTTCACCAATTAAATCATACATAATCTGCATTTTTACCTCTGGGTTATATTCAATACGGATAATAATTATATCATCCTCGTGTAAATATTCCCCATTGATTATAAATGATTGGATCTCATCATTTTTTACAAGTTGCATTTCAACCGATAGTGGTGTTGGGAGTTCTTTAAATTCATAAAAATCTTTTTCTTCATCAAAGTAATTTGGAAGGTAGAATTCACCATCTTCTTCTATTTTAAAGACTTTTGTAATACCAGACACTATTTGTCTTATTACATTTCTTCTTCTGTTGTCTTCAAGTAAAATTTGTTCTTTGGTCATACAAATAAATATGTAAAGGTTATTAATATAACTATAAAAAAAATACACCAAAAATAAATTATGGTGTATTTTTTAATTTTTTATTAAAATAAAATTATTTTAACCAAGAGTTTCAGTACATAACATTGTTATTTGTTCTGGCGTTAAAGATTCACCCATTTTCAATTGATTAAGAGCGTCTTGCGTTTTACAACCCCAATAACCATCATCTTTAATACCAAGTGTTGGTAATTTTTTAGCTAAACATCTTTGTACTTCTTTTATTTTTTCACATTTATCACACTTGTGGTAATGTTGTGATTGTGAACAATCTTTGTATGCTGGACAAGCAGGAATTCCACTAGGGCATTTTTTAGTTGGGCTTACTTGTGATCCTTTACATTTATAACCATCCTCACCTAGTTTAGCCCAAGCTTTACTTCCAGGTCTATCGGTATCAGGCTTTAATTTTGTTCCACAACAAAACATTGATTTCATTTTTCCTATAAAATCAACCGGGTCTGTATATATATACTCATATCTGTCAACCCAATTACCGCTATCGTCCTTCAATTTTCCAATTACTTTATTAGAATCACATTTTATTGTTAATAACTCCCGATAAGCATAACCTCGTTGTAAATTATTCCAAAATGTTATCGCATTAAATCTTTCATCTCCCCAAACGACCGTTCCAAGTTTTAATTCAGCTGTTACACCTTTACCACCTCCTTGTCCAATTTCTTGACCTCTAAAAGTAACATCGCCTTGAGTTATGTATTGACCTTTTTCGTTAAGAATATCCTTTTCTTTACTATATTGCTCAAGAATTGGCTTTAAAGATAAGTTTTTGTGCATATCTAATATTCTTCTTTTTTCTTCTTCTGAAATTAAAATTCTTTTGTTCATAATTTAACTTTTATTATAAATATATTTGATTATAAAAAAATAATTTAAGTTTGATTTTTACTAGAGCAAAAATCACCATTTTGTACATAATAAGACCCAATGTCTGCAAGATTAAAAACATATGAAGGTATTTTCATTAATTCTTGGTATTTAGGATTGTTAATTACCCATTCTGGAACATTTATACAACCGGATGATAAATTTGATGATTTATTTATACTTTCATCATCTAAATCAAAAATTGTTCTATCTTTTGCCTTAATTAATGCGTCTTTTCTTTCTGGATCATTTAATACTTTATGAATTGCTTGTGACAATAACTTACCATCTAATGTTTTTAAATATGTGTAGGGAACACTTAAATTACTTGTTGTATATATACCAGGATTTAAAGAGGCTCCACCACTAAATTCAAAAACCTCTTTATCGGAAACATCACTAACTTTTTTATTTTTATATTTTGCAATATAAGCCCTTCTTTCTTCAAAATTTAAAAGATTAAATTTTTTAAATTCGTCTGATGTTGCTTGTTTTTCTCTACCGGTAATAATTGGAATTGGGGATTTTTTTTGTAAATCTTCATATGGCGTCACATCGTTTAATTCTTTATCAAAAAAATAAATTGTATGTCGCATAGAGTTTATAATTATTATATTTTTATCTCTAAATCTTGGTCTTATTGCAATGAGTCCCATTTCGCAAGCCGTATAAGTTTCAACCCCATCTGAAATTAATTTTGTTGCAAATAACTGAATATCATTATTTATTCCTGAAAAAACAACATTTAAATCATCAGTATTTAACTTTGTTTTGTACTTTGCAATAATTTCATCGTAATCAACAACATTAGTTTTTGATGATTCGTCAAATTTAAGACAAGAGTTTTCGGTCTGTTCAGTTACAATACCATATAAATTTTTTATGTGGTTTTTTTCACTTTCTGTTATGACAAATCTTTTACTCATTTAAAATTCTTTAATTTTTACAATTAGTTCACCATCACCTTTGATTACTCTGTGGTAAACACCTTTAGGGATAAATATTGTTTGCCCTTCCTTTAGTTGTTTTGGTATTTCATTATCCATTTGTAGTTTCCACCCATTTGATTTGACAACTTTTACTTTTCTATCCCTTTCGTCAAAATGCCATTTTAGTTCGTGTTCATTTATACCACTTTTAAATGTTCTACGTTTAACACCACTTTCATTTACCTCATCAAATGGTAAGTCATCTGTATTTTGTTGTTTTGGTCCTAACTTGGGGTCTAGTAAATATTTTTCATTTAACCAGTTTCTTAATTCGTTTTCAACAAAGTATTCCGGAACCTCTTCATCTTCTGGTTTCGTACTTGCGATATCAGCAATATACCTAGCAAATTGAATTTTGTCGTTTTCTCTAATCATAGCTAAAAGGCCGTCCGATATAAAAAATATTTTAGATAATGGATCCTCAACGTTTAGTTCACCCTCAAATACATCAAAAGCCTTAAGGGTCATCTTTCCCCACCAGGTTCTATATTTTTCAGTATCCTCAAGTGCCGGTCTTACAATTTTATTTATAGCCCTTGTAATTGATGCGGCGGCTCCAGCTAATGCAATTTGTGGTAAAAACCAGGGTAATAATCTTAATGTCGCTTTATACCCACCAACACCAAGATGTGTAAAAATTCTTTTTCTTGTTGCAGATTCAAATATTGCTTCTAGTTGACCAAAAGTTATTTTTCCTTGTGCCTTACAAAACTTTTCAGAATCACAAATATTTTTTATGGCTCTTCCAGATGGGTTAACCTTTTCCTGGATGTTATTCCCAGTGACATATGTAATTGGGTTGGGTGGTCTTTGATTAAATAAAAAATTCACCATAAAGGTGCCTCCCAATCCAAAGTAATTATCCAGATTAAACTCCAATATCTTTGAACCTCTGTCAAACATTACTTCTAAAAAAAAATTTTGAGGTATATCGTTTGATGTGCTATCAATAAAAAAAGTAACCCCTAACTCATCTGACTTGTAATCAGAAAAATCTTCACCTGGTATATAAGGTTCCTTTGGTTTTATGTCAATTCCATATAAACTAAAGTCAAATTTACCACTATAATTTTTTTTATACCTTTCACTAAAAGCCGGCTCAACCACTTTTTTTAAAAAGTAGTTAAATTTTTTAATGTAATTTGGGTTTGTAAATTTATCAAATAAATTCATTTTGTATTACCAACTTCTTGATGACTTTAAGCCAAGTTTTTTTCTATATCTTGAGACATTACAACTCCAGTATCCGGCAGTTGTTCTATCTTTCTTTTGGTCACATTTATGTCTTGCTCTAAAAGACTTTGCTCTTGCTTTACTTGCGTTTCTTACTCTCAAATTAGGATCTCCAAAAGTAACTTTTTTTACATTACCACCCGGGGTTTTAACATATACCGCAAATTTCTTTGGTCCTCCTGGGGTTCTAAATGGACTATTTAATTTAACATTTTTTCCACGATGTTTTACTTCAGTTAAAGTTTCCTCAATTTCAAATGGAGCGTCAAGATAAACAACTCTCCCATCATCAAGAGTTATAGATTTACCCAAATCACTTTCAATAATCCATTTATCATCTTTATTTAATTCAATCAGACCAAATTCATAAAGATTTCTAACTTCATTAATTAAATCAAAAAAAGATTCGGAATAAACTCTAAAAACGTTTTCCGAAAGTGTAATTTTATTGTCTAAATGATATTTTAAATTATCTGATATTTCAACCGATTCTTTTAATACCATTTTAGAATCCAATTCCTCAGAAAGTATTTTCTTTATATTATTTTCTAAATTCATACCTTATTGTGATATTTATATCTATAAATACATTGAAAAATATTTAAATAAAAGATATTTATTATTAAAATCATTATATGAAAAGAATTAGATTATCAGAAAATGATCTTGTCAAGGTGATAAAGAAGGTTCTTAGCGAAAACGAGCAGCCAGAATCAAATAAAGGTAAAAAAGAACCACCAAAACCTAGATGTATTCCGGAAAACATAATCCCACTTGATGAAATTGTTGGTCAAGCCGATGAATATGTTAAATATTCCCCTGGAATCACAAAAAGAAGAATGGGTGTTAACTCAATGGTTGATACGTTAGGAATCTTAAACAACATTAGATTATTTAAAGATGTAAAAGATGGTGGATCTCATCTTGCTTATGATATAATGCATAACTTAAATCGTTTTAGAAATAAAAACTACTACGATGAAACAAGTGGTGAATGTCATAAAGCTATGGATAAAATCATTGAACTTTACAAAGAAAACGAACACGGAACAGAACTTGTTAAAGATATTGAAAGGATTTTGAATCTACAGACTAAGGATGACGAATACACTCCATCCCCAAGAGCTAAAGAGTATTTAAAACAATGCGTTAACCTAGTTAAAGGACAATAAGAGTTTATTTAGGACCGTTGTCGTTAAGGCAACGAACAAAAAGGGACAATTCGCTACTGTCCCTTTTCTTTTTTTAAAAAGTAAATATTTATTGATATAAAAAACAATAATTATGAAAGGATTTTTTAGAGAAATGTTAACGGATGAACACGGAGTTGTATCAACAAAGAGAATTTCTGGGTTGATTTGTACACTAGGACTTGTTTTAGCTCTAGTTATAAACACCTTTACTCACGGAGATATTAAACCGTCTGATGCTTTAGTTGACGCAGTTGCTTTACTTGCTTTTGGTTGTCTTGGATTGACCTCAATTGACAAGTTTACAAAGAACAAATTTAAAAAAGATTAAAAATTTACTGGAAAATTGTTTGCTAAACCCTCATTATGTGAGGGTTTTTTATTATATTTGTAAACTATGAGTAAAAGTAAGTCAAATACCAAAGGAGAACAAAAGAAATACGAAAGAACTTTTGTTTATGATGATTGTATTATCATCTGGAAATACGATAATTACAAAGCAACCTCTGGACCATACGAAATTGAGGTTAAAAATACACCTAAAAAGGGGTAATTTTATACCTAATATGGCCTAAAAACAAGGGTTTTATCGGTGTTTTTTAACAATAAAACCCATTATTTTAGGTTAAAAAAGAGTAAAAATGGGTTATTTTTTTGGTTTTTTACCCATAATATCCTGTAACATCTTGATTTGTTGCTTATATTCATCAATATTTGGCATTTTTTTACCAAAATTAGCCGAAAATGCGTCATTTTTACCAAAATTTACCATATTTCCCATATTTTTTATGGTTTTAAAGAGATCTCTACCATATTTTCTCCACCAAAGGTACATCATAAGGGTCATTGTACCCAAAATTAACGTAAAAACGATTAAAACGATTGTAAATAACATAATTTTCTTGTATTTTACCTAAAAATATGGTAATTTATAGGAAAAGTCAAACAAATACTGACATTTTATATAAATTGTACTATATTTTAGGTATGAAACAGAAAAAAACACTCCAAAAGTTTCTAAATACCCAGTTAAGGCCGACTATTGAGTCATATTTTGGTAAAAATAGTAAAATTAACATAAATAATGTGTTTTATGTGAGAAAATCAGATTCATATGCTATAGATGTTACCTTACATACCGATAATTTGGAAAAATTGGAGGATTTATACCCAGATGGTGTTAATTTATGTGTTCAAACAGCCTGGAAAGTAGTAGGATTGGGTAATTCTATAATAATTAAGTCATCTTTTGATTTAAATGAGTAAAAACACATTTACAAATACATATAAAAGAATTAAAATTGATTAAAACATTAAATTATGAGTAAAGTTAACGCAAACAGCACGGTGACTGTTCATTACACCGGGAGATTAGATGATGGTTCTATCTTTGATTCTTCTTTAAATGAGGGTAGAGAACCATTAAAAGCAACTTTAGGTCAAGGACAGCTGATTCCTGGGTTTGAGTCCGGTCTTATTGATATGACTATTGGTGATAAAAAAACAATTGAAATCCCACATACTGAAGCATATGGGGATGTTGTTGATGATTTGTTTATTACAGTCCCAAAAACACAAGTTCCTGAAGGGGTTCAAGTAGGTGCCCTACTAGAATAAAAAAAAGGAGGTTTTAAACCTCCTTTTTTTTATTTATGTGTTTATCCTAATGTTTGCATACAAGGAGACCCATCTTTACGGGTAGCACCTAACTTTAATTTTTCAATAGCGCTAGCGTACTTTGTAGAGTCAAGTTTAATCCATTTTATACCTTTATCTTTAGATGCGTACCAATTATTATTTTTAAAGGCGTAAGTCCATTCTTTATCACCACTTAGCGTACAATGTTGGTTAGCTGGTATGACAATTTGGTTATCAACCACTGGTCTTTTCTTTAATTTTGTTCCGTCGCAAAATAAAGTCAAAATTGTTTTAACAAATCCTTCTGGTGACCCAAGAGCTACTAGTTTTTTATTGTTATGATACATTATTGTTCCTTTACCACCACTTTGCATTCCTGTAACATCACCACAAGTCATTGAAAATTTTCCGTCTAACTTTTGTGTTAAAGTTTCATTTCCGCGAGTATAATCAATATGACCATCAAACATTATATGTTTGTCATCTGCAGCTGGTGATAAAATAGTACCGGTTGGGATTTTAATTTTAATACCTTTCATATCACCAGTTAATGTTACTGGTTTGCCTTCAATTGTTGCTTTTTGTGTGAAATCATCAGCATCAGTACCAGCCAAGCTTAATGTTTGTGTATTTTTTAAAGTGTAAGTTCCGTCGGAATTTAACTTATAAGTCTGTTCTTCTATAACTCTTCTTACAATTCTTGTAAGATCTGTTTCTGTAAGTGTAATTATTCTTTTCATTGATTTTTATTTATAAATATTGGGTTTATATTGAAAATTTACATATTTTTAGTTAAGTTCTTTGTTTCTTCATATATTATTTGAGGATATGTTTCTTTAACCCAAGTTGTAAGGTCCTGGAATGTTTTAAAATTCATTGGTGTATCAATATAACTTTTAAAATCTATATTATAGTTTTTAACATCTTCTGTTTTATTATTATGTACGTATTTATCGCTAATTTCAATTGGTAACATTTCATCTCCTTCAAGAAAAGGTGTTGCATAACCATAATACGAAATCATTTCTTTGTCAGTAAAAACGTTTATCTCAATAGTTACGTAATAATTTCTATCACTACCAAAAACAATTTCAACGTTATCAAACATAAAATTAACTTCAGTTAATTTATAACGAATTAAAAGAATAATAATATCACTAATTTTATCTACATCTAAATCAAAAACCTCTAAATCAACATCTTTTAGAATTTTATTAATTCCAGTTAAGTTTAGATTAAATTTTTTCATAGTCTTAATAACCCCAATTTGATTAACTGAACTTATTATCATTTTTTGTGTTCTATTTATTTGTGATTCAGATAATATAACTTTCATAAAAAATTAATTGTCTTCCGGTCTAGCCTGTGGTCTAAATTTATCAATTCTATTTTTAAAAGTTGTATGTGTTTTTAATAACTCTTGATAATAACTAAGAAAATCGTCAAATAAATCATTAACTAACTTGGTTACTTTATTTATAACTTGTTTTTTATTTAAGTCTTCATCCCCAAATCGTAAAAGCGGTCTTGTTCTGTTTGTAAAAGATTTTAATTTATCAATTAAAATTTCACCTTTTTCTATTGTTAGTTTTTCAGAAAAGTCATTTAAGACAATCTCCATAATTTTAACTATTTCACCAATAAGATCGTTTGCTGCGGTTATATTTTCTTTTAAATCAACACTAGAAATGTCACCATCATTTAACATAATACGCATTCCTTGTAAAACTTTAAGTAAGTCCTTTCCAGTTTCGTGAAGTAGTATCATTGAATGTCCTCCATGCATAATCATTGTATCAATGTCGTCATACCCAGATACCGCTTCGGCAATTAATTTTGCTAGTCTTTCTAGCTGACTTTCAGAAATTATAATTTTTTTTCCCATAATTTATTTTTTTAATTCTTTTGTATACTTGTTAAGTAACTCAACATTATTTTTAAGTCTTTTAAGAAATTTTTTTAAGTTTCTTTTGTTTCTTGGTTTTGATTCTTTTTTTTTCATATTAATAAATACTTTCTACCATCTCATTAAGTTTATCAAAATCAACTTTTGGTTGCCAGTAAGAAATTTCCGTTTTAACTGGTTCTTTTTCGTTTTGCCATCTTTTTGCACCTTCTAAACTCATTGATACCGCTTTTTCTAATTGATCATCTGAATAACCTTCAAATATTGAATACCTCATATAATCTGGTAAGTGTGAGTAAAAACTATTCATATGTTTTATAAATTCCGCATTATAATCTGACGAATAGTTTTCATCTGCTGATCCATCAACATATCTCATTAAATAATACCCCTCCTGCTCTAATATCTCCCATAATGATTTATTTACAATATAATTTTTTGGGAATGGTGCTCCGGATTTATAAAATTTAACTAAGTCAAACTCAATATCAAAAGATAAAAAAGTTCCATATCTTTCAAAAGCTTCAAAATTAGGTTTGAGTCCAGTTACAAATGGATACTTTTTTTTGATGTGGTTTAAAAGTAACTTGAAGCCGGCTTTTTTATATTTATCCATAATTAATCAATATCTATAATACCGATAATTTCTTGATCTTCCGGTAGGTTATCTTTAAATGATTCAAAATCAACTTCAGAGTCAAAAGTCATCATTTTTGATTCATAAACTGGTTCTAAATTATCTTCGTGTGTGATTTTAAAGGCAATACCTTTTTTTATTTTATCCGAGTTCTCAGATAAAATATATTTAAGTTGACCTTCAGTGATAATATAATTTTTCATATAAATTAAAAATCGTCTCCAGGTAGATTTTTATTTTTTGCCTTATCTAGATATTCATATGCTTTATCACCATAGATTTCATATAGTCTGGCAAATATTTTTGCTGGACTTTTTCTCATATACCTTAAAACATCAATTGGAATGTAGGCACCATATTTTTGACCAAACACTTGTTTTACATCCTTTTCCCTTGATTGTGTTGGTATTTGTGGTTCAACAGAGTATTCGTTCTCCTTAACAATTTTTTCTATTAGGTTTATCAATTCAGATTCCGTTAGTCGTATTTGTTTTTTCATTACTAGAGTTTTAATATAAATATCTAGTAAATAGAATTACAAACCTTCAAATGTGATATAATCACTTAAATCCATATTGAATTTTGTTTCAACAACCCTAGTTGTTAGTCTATATAAAAGTTCTAACTCTATAAATCCAAATGTATTTGTAATTAAATCTAATAACATAGGACTTATTCTATAGATTTTAACCCAACTATCAAATATAAATAATTGTCCTTCATTCCCAACTTTAATTATTTTAACATCTTTGATTATGTCAATGTCGGTAATTCTTGAATTTTTAAATATGTTATTAAGAAACTTCTGAATACTTTCTTCTTGATTAATCATAGATTAAATAATTTATTCATATCGTAAGTATAAAGAAAATAATTCATTTTTCTATTCCTCTTAACCTCACAGTCATCATACCCATTAATATATGCTCTATTAACAATGTCTTCTTCCATTTTTTTTAGTGTCTCAACCTCGGATCTTAATTTATTCACATACTCAAGAGTCTCTGGAGAAAGATTATCCTCTTTTGATTTATCTAAAATATTAAAAAGTTTTTTTGTAACTGTTCCCATATCAATTAAAAAATTTTTAACCATTTATCTTCAAAGTTAGGGTAATACAAAACAAAGTTTCTATGTCTTGTTATTAACTCGTTTAGATCTGTTGCAACAACAATTGATGATATAATTAAAAGTAAAATATCATTATTAATAAACGATAATATCATAACTGGGATAAAGATGTAAAGTAAGAATAAATCTAATAGAAATATTGCAAAATATTGATATAGTGTTTTCATAAAATCAATTATATGAAATATTTTTTAAATAAAAAACCCCTCCGGTTAGAGGGGATTGTTTTTTTAACCTAAAGTTGGTGTACAAGGTGATCCATCACTACGTGTCGCACCTAATTCTAATTTTTCAATAGCACTAGCGTACTTAATTGGGTCTAATTTAATCCAATTTATTAAATCTCTTTTGGTTGCGTACCAATCACTTCCAACTCTACCGTAAAACCATTTACTATCACCACCTAACATACAATATTTATCTTTTGGTATTTTTACTTTATCATCAGTAATTGTTTTGTCTGTCAAATCTTCCCAAGGTTTTATTGTTGTACCATTACAGAAAGTTTTTTTCAAAAATGACATTAAACCATTTGATCCTGGAGTTATATTTTCGTGATATTGCTTATCTTCAATATAAAATTCATCTTTATCACAATACATAATAGCTTCATTATATATTTTACGCTCACCTTTTTTTACTTCACTAAAGAATACACCATTTTCTGGGTTGTTATTTTTAAAGTCTCTGTAAACTTTACTTCCCTTTGGTAGTGTATACTGTTTAGGTTCGTAAAATTCGCCAGCTCTTCTATCAACAACGTGGTCTCTAGTTAAAGTGTAAGTACCTTTTGTTTTATCAAATTGTTCACTAACAACTTTATTTTGGGGATAATATTTTGATAATATTTCCTGTTTTTCTTTTTCTTCAATTAAAATTCTTTTGTAGCTCATAACATTTATAAATATTTAACTTTTATAAAAAATTCTTTTCAAGGTAATTCTTTAAATTAGCTTTCGCTTTAAATAGATTTGATTTAGACGTTCCGGTTGATATTCCAAGTTTTTTAGCAATTTCATCGTGTGTTAAATCATCAAAATAATATAACTCTAAAACTTTTTTATACATTGGTGATAGTGTGTCTATTGCATCTCTAATATCTTTTTCTGAATATTGACCCATAAATAAATCGTCATATTCTTCATCCTTTGGATTGTATTTTGAAAAATCAAAATCTTTGACCTGTTTTTTATTTTTTTCTTTTCTTAATTCATCCAAAATATGATTTCTTATTACCATTGATACCCAACCGGCAACATTTTCACCTCTAAATTGATCAAATTTTTGATAAGCTTTAATAAACCCTGTTTGACAAAAATCTTGTGCTTTTTCATAATCACCATCAGAATATTTTAAACAAACTGATTTTAACATTTTATCATAAAGTTCATTGTATATTTTATTAAAATTATGTTCTATTAAAATATTTTGTACTTTAGATTCTTTAATGTCAACAATTCTACTATATTGTGATTCGGTAATAATTATTTTCATATTTTATAAATATCCAAAAATTGTAAAATGATTGTTTTTACAAATCAAAAAATTCATTCATTAATCTTTTTGTTTCCGTCCAGTCTGGGTAATCCGGGAAACGCACATCTATCTGTTCAAAAACACCATTATAAAATAATTCGTTCATCATTTCGGTATAACTCCCAATATACTCTAAAGTGTGAATGTAATAACCTTCTTGATTCTCTAAAAAAACTTTAACATCATATTTAAAATCTTTAATTCTTATATAGGGAATATATCTTACCTTATCATTAACTTTAAATGGTTTTTCGTCAATTTTTGAACTAAAAAATTCTTCAAGACCATCATACACAGTTCTATAAATTTCATCTTCGTAAGCTGAGTTTTCAGCGTTCCAGTAAAGATGTACAAGTTCACTATTTAATTCATCCAATTCTCCATTTAATAATTCATTTAAAGCTTTCTCATTTATAAAAAGTTCCATAACATTTTCATTTGTAATTTCAAATGTATTTTCAGTTCCCTGCTTTTCTGAAAGTTCTTTAAAAAATGAAGATGTATAATCAAACGTTGACAATTTAACATTTCCAATTTCTTTAACAATTCTTTGACCTAGACGCTCAAGATTTACTTTATTTAAATTACTTATTACATCATCAAATACATTTACATTACTATCAAAATACCAATCGTGACTTAAACCGTGTTCACCAAATATTTTTTCAGCAATATATCTTGGACTTACATCTCTTCCGCGACTTTCTAAAAAATATTTGGCAAGTTCATCTCTATCTGTAAGTTTAAGCCAGTACCCATCATCTCTTATTTCAACATCATTTAATAAATTATTTGCAATAAAATTAAGAGTCTCAGTTGGATTTTTATCTAACCCCCAAAGTAAGTAACTATTTTTTACCTCATCTTCTAGTGGGTCATAATTCATATTTTTTAAAAAACCATTCTCAGATAAAAAATCCCAAAGTTCCGGATCATCGTTAAGTGCTTCAACTCTTAAATGTTCAATATCTACTTCGTCCTGTAAGTTATATTTAATAACCACTTTTAGGAAATTACGCAGCTTTACAAAGACTTTAATTAATCTTTCGTAGTCATCGTTATCTCCCTGGAAATCTTCTATGTATTGTCTTATATTTGCCATTACTAATTACTCAACATCCAATAAAAATTCTGATAAGTCATCATCGTAATTTTCGGTACACTCCTCTTCTTTAATTAATCTATAAAAGTTATCTCTAATATAATCTAAAAAATTATGACGAACCCATTTATGTATTAGACTTGTTGTGTTATTTATTTCATCAGCCGAATCCTCAACTTCAATTCCAAAATCCTCTCTATTGTCAGAGACAAGCCAGCATACTTCGGTTACAAATTCCGCTAATGTAAAATCGCAAATATGAGATTTAAGTTCCTCAAATGTTTCGTCAATTACGTTTTGAATTTGTGTAAACCTACGGATTAATTCCTTTTGTGATTCGGAGATAATAATTTTCATATAGATAAATACTTTATAAAACAAAAAACCCCTCCGGTTAGAGGGGATTGTTTTTAAGATCCTGGTAGTAGACTCATCATTATTACATCACCAACCCTAAAGCCATTTTTACTTTTTAAATCACATTGTGGATTCATAGTTTTTAAAGCTTCCTTTTGATCTATCTTCTCATAGACGTGACTTAACGTATCGCCTTGTTTTATTCTATATAATTCAATGTTGTGGTTTCCAGTATTTTTAATTTCTTTTATTAAATCAGAGTCTGAAAAACAATATTTACCACCTTGACCTGGTTTTGTAATTGATTTTTTATTCATAGCCATACTTTTAGCTTTTGAATCTGTTGGCTGTTCACTTATAACTCTTTTAACAATACGAACAAGGTCCGATTCTGTAAGTCTTATTACTTTTTTCATAAATTTTTTAATTAAAAATTATCACCAAAAAGGTTTTCATTTCTTTATTTTTCTAGTATTTTAAATATTTCATACATATCCATACCTTCGTTTGCAAGTTTTTTTGCCATTTCAAAAAAAGACTTTGCTTCGTCTGGATTTTCAGATATTCTCAATACTTGGTCTGGTACATCCTCATCAACACCAAATTCTATTTGTGGGAAATATATTGTATAATCACCATAATATGGGTCAAACGCAACAGAAATTTCAATACCATTTACGATGTCCTTATCACGATAATTTTCTTTTTTTTCTTCAGAACCAAATTCCGGATTATTAACATCAAAATCAATATCTTCATTGATTAATGGTTTAACATTTCCAAGTTGTGATTCAAGGAGTCTTTTAAAATTTTTAACATCAATTGTCTTTTCACCATTATATTGTTCAAGGATTCTATTTTTTTCATCCGAACTTAAATCATTTAATATATGTTTCATAATAATATTTTACTAATAAATATCTATAAGTTTAGTATTCTTCTTTATGAAGGGCGTAATAAAGTTTAAGATGTTTTTCATACACTTTTTTAATTACTGGAATAAGACCTTTCCATAAATCAATAGTTTTTTCTTCACCAATTGTATCAATCTCATCATCTTTATATTCGTAAACAAATTCAACAATTGAATACTCAAGCACCAAATCAATATACTGGTCAGCATTTGGTGCGTTCCAGGTTTCGGCATTTTCACTTATAAACTTATGAAGATTTTTAAAATCTTCTTCATTTAATCTACGAAGTAAATCTCTTGGGATTTCATTAAAGTATGGTCTATATGCATCTATTCCTTTCATAATATTAACGTACTGAATCAAGTCTTACTGTAAAAATAATAACTTCCCACTCTGTACCATATGAACCAAGGTTTAGTTTGAAAGTTTTATTTAACTCTTGTACTACTTCTTTTCCGAAATCCCCAACATATTCCCATCTCTTAGCAATGTTTCCTTCACCGACTTTGTAAGGATCTATAACAACCTCAAGAACGTTTTTATCAATAATTTCACCATCAAATTTTTTAATTGGGTATGTACTATACCTAACACCTTTGACATATGGGAATCTCATCTTTAAGTACTTTCCTATTGATCCGGCAAGTTTGCTTTCGGTTATTATATATTTCATATACGATAAATACTTTAAATTGTTGATAATTTTGTTGGTTCTAATAGATAATTTGGTTTTCATAATTTCTATTATTAAATAAAAAACCCCTCCGGTTAGAGGGGGATTAATATTATTAAGATTAAATTACCTTTTTCTTTTTCCTTTATAAGTAATTGTAACTGTTCTCATACAGCCTTTACCTGTCTTCTTCTTCTTTGGTATCCGGCTTGTTAGTTTAACAATTGCAACAATTAATATTGTAAGAACAATTACACCAATTGCAACCCAAGCCCATAGTGGTGCTGTAATGCCGGCAATTGTTGTACCAACGGCCGCCGCAGCAATAGTTTCGGCCTGTTCATTTGTTTCACCACTTTGTCCTTCTGTTTTTTGTTTATATTCTGATAAAAATGATTTTAATCCTTCTCTATCACCAGAATTAAAAAGTTGTTTAATTTTTTCTCTTACTTTAGTTAAAAGTTCTTCCGCTTGTGGTTTTAAATTTAAACTTACACCAGCCCCAACCTCATCTAAAGAACAAGATTCTGCCTCATTTTGTAAATCAACATCAATTTCAGTTCCAAGTTCCTGACCTAATTTATCATATGAGTCTTCAGTGAAAATTGGGTCACCCTCAACTTCCATTAATAATCTTTTTTCAAGACGCATATTCACTTCCTGAATATGTCTTATTTTGCTATAACTTTTATTCATAATAATTTTTATTTATAAATATAAATACTTAGAAAGATACGTTTTCGGCTTCCATCCCAAACTCTTTATTAAACCATTCAATAACGTAAAGCATTTTATCATCACCAAAAACAGTTTCAAGTCTTTCAAAAACCAATCTAAAAAGTTCTAAAGTTCTTTCACCTTCATAATATCTACAATAAGAGACTCCGGTTTTCTTATCTTTATATTCAATGGATCTTACGTGACGAAGTTCATTACCATAAGAATCTCTACCTTCAAAATAGTGTTTTATCTTTTCGGTATTTTTTTTAGTAAACCCCGGAAAATTCATTTTCATAAATCTTCCAATCATACGAACATTTTTTTCAAGCTCAGCGTAAAAATCATCCTCTTCTTCAGATAAAACCTTTTTTACAATTCTATTTATATCCGATTCAGAAAGGTTTATAATATTTTTCATATATCAATAAATATATGACTAGTTAGAACTTACCAATTAAGTTAATATAGATATCTAGTTTGTCCTGATCTGTAATCTCTGGTGTTATAACATTGGAAATTTTAAAGTTAACTTCACCATTTACAAGGTTTGATCTGTAGTACATACGAACAACGGTTCCATTTTTGTAATAAACATCAATTGTCCCATTACGACTATCAATAGCCTCGTGTCCCGGAAATCTTTTTTTAGCCACTTCAAGAGCCAAGTTAAGTTTATTTTGATGGTCCACAATTGAATTGTGTGCTCTATGAAGACTTTCAATCTCTTCATTAACTCTTTTAATTAAACCTTTGGCTGATTTATAGTAAGTTGGCTTACCATAATTCATCTCAAGTTTAATTTTAAATCCGTGGTTTGTCGTACTAAAAGACCTTCTACCATTATTTGTTTTATGCTCTTCAACACTAACATTAAAGTAAGCTCTTTGAGTTTCAGGAATTTTACCAACAAAACTAATTTGACAATGGTTCCACTCTTTTGAAACTTTGTCAACAACGGTTAATTTCCCATTTGGGTGTCTATAGTTAACATTCTGAGAATAAAACCTTTTTGTTTTAGTTAACGTAAAATCAGAAGACAATTTTTGAATTTCAGAAAAGAACTTATCGTACTCCTTTTCAATAGTATTAAAAACATCAATATGAAAATCAACTTTTTTTGTAACACGATTTTTCTCTTCAATTACGATGTCCCTTACTGATTTTGTTGTCTCTGTTGTCATATCCGTTTATTTTTAACAAATATACAAAATACATTTGACTTTCCAAAATATTTTTAAAAAAGAAACCTCATCTTTTTGGGATGAGGTCGGTCCGGCAATACTATCACCAGAGTGGTTTTTATAATTTATTTATATTGTGACCACCTATCTTCGTCACTATTCCCTCTTGGTCTCATTGGTCTTGGTTCAGGATCTCTTGGGGTACATCTATTTCTTTTAAATCTTCTTATTTTTCCACCACAAAGACTAAATTCATCAGATCTCTCAACTCCATCAACTCTTTGAGTACCAAGTGCCCTGTTTAATAAATCCCACTTTTCTTCCATAACATTAATTTCAGAACAACTTGCAGATTCAATCATTGAAACTTCATCACATAAAGAGTCAATTTCATCCATAAATTCACCGCTATTCATTTTAGAATATTTATGATGTTCATTTTCTTTAATAACCCTTTTAACAATACGGGTTAAATCTGATTCAGTTAGTCTAATTACTTTTTTCATAATAATAAATATATCGTAAAATAAAAAACCCTCCGGCTGGAGGGTCTATGATGAGGTTTTATTTTTTAAATTGTTTATTATACCTCATCAACTGAAATATAAAAAATGATTTAAATATGGAAATGAAAAATTATTGAATATCATTAAATCCATCTAGAATTATTGAATGATATATCTTTTCAAGATGGGGAATTAGCTGCCAGTACATATCAAAAACTCTATCCCTACTGTCATCGTTATAGACCATCCCATACTCCGGGTCCATCTCGGTCTCAATTTCATCATCCTTTCTTTCAACAACAAACTCGTGAAGGGTACCGGCAATTATATCATATGAATAACCCTCAAAATCTTTTTTATAAGTATAATTTTTACCACCACTAATATTTTTATGAATTCTTCTTTCAATCCACTCAAGATCCTCCGTTGTTAATCTTCTTTTAAGATACACCGGAATACCTGAAAATAAAAGTTTGCTCTGGGATTCGGTTATAATGATTTTCATATAAAATAAATATATTATAAACAATTAAAAAAAACGGCCCCCGCGAAAAAAAGACGGACGAAGTCCGGGTCCGGTTTATGTTAGGATTACAAAAGGAAGAAAATTAGTTATATTGTTTCCAAATTTCATATAGTTTGTCACGATACATTTCAATTAGAAGCGGTGTCAAATCTTTATATAGTTCAACAACCTTATTAAAACTACTCTCATAAAACATTTCACCATAATCTGGATCAATAAAGGTTTCAATTTCATCACCCTTTCTTTCCGTAACAAATTCGGTTATGGTATAACCAACAACATTATTAACAAAAGTCTCAAAACTAACATTTGCCGGTTCATAACGGGCCATACTGGGAATTTTATGTTCAATATAATCAAAATCATCAGCCGTTAATCGTCTCATTAGTGTGGGGGATAATTTACCTACTAGAGATTTGTGTTGTGATTCTGTTATAATGATTTTCATATTACAAAAAAAATTTTAGTTAATTTAATAATCTAAACCTTAATAGTGGTTTTCCATTAATTGTAATATCCCCCTTGTCATTTTTGCCAATGGTTTTAACAACAACCTTTTTGTTTTTAAATTTCCCACCCATAAGAGTGTCACCAACCTTAATATCAAGTTTAATCATTTCCAGGATGTTTTTATATTGTCTTTCAGTTAGGATGATTTTCATATAAGATAAATATTAGATTAAATAAAAAACCCCACTCTTTAGGGAATGGGGATTTAAATTAATAGGTTAGGATTACTTTGATGTGTGGGTTCTTAAACAATAAGCTCCCCACGCTCCCAGTCCCAAAATAAATGGAACAAGAACACCTTGTCCTCCCATCATAGATAAGTGGATTGCCACAGCACCTGACAGATAAGAGGAAAGAAGTACCACACCATACTTAGCCGTTCTTGGAATAATGAGCAAAACAACCCCAAGTAGTTCCACAACACCAAGCAATGCCAGGTAAGGTAGTAGATTCATAAATGTAAAGTTGTCAACCATTTCTTTGGTTCCAATAAGTTTGGACACCGCGGACATTCCCAGCATAAAGGAAACCAGAACGGTTAATAACCATCCCAAGTTTTTAAGTGTAAGATATTTTTTCATATTAACAATTATATTAAATTTGTTTTGTTATGTAAAGACCCATTTTCCAAAAATTTTTTTTTGAATAATAGGTTATTTTCTAGAAGGGGGGTCGTGTTTCTGGTAATTACAAACGAGATGCTGTTTCCATAAGGAATCTTAATTTGTTTTCTAGTTCCCTAATCTCATTTAATTGTTTTTGATTTAACTCAATTGATTCCCCCTTTATTGAAGAGATTTGATTCTGAGTTTTTGTATATTCATACATTAGTTGATTATACTGCCGTGCTTTTAGTTCGTTATCCATAATTTATATATAGTTTATAAAAATAAAAAGGAAATAAAAAACCCCTCCGGTTATTGAAGGGGGGGATTAAAAGATAAATTAAAAATCCAATGAGTTCTTTTTTATATCCCTATTTATGTGTGAACAAAGGGGTTGAAGGTTAGTATAATGGTTTAAACGAATAACATCTTCTTCTGTATTTGCAGAAGATACAGGTATTATATGATCAATGTCCCAACCATAACATTGTTGACCATTATATAATCCATGATTATCCCAAGACATCCATGGATCAAACTTTGATTCAAGGTATAATTTGAAATCTTCGTAGGAACAACATAGTATTTCAATTGATTTAGAATTTTTCCTATGATTTAATTTTTTTAATGATTTCAAAATTGTAACCCTACATTTATGTTTTAATTTAAAAATAATATCAGTATCGTATTTGTTTTTTACATAGATATTATTTTTAATTCTAAGTGATTCTTTGTTCTTTTCTTTATAAAGTTTAATTTGTTCTTTATTGTTTTTATTATAAAATTTAGTATATTCTTTTATTTTATCGTTATTTAATTTTTTGTAGTTTTTTTTATAATCTTTTAATTTATTTCCATTATTTTTTAGGTACAACTTATTTTGTTCTTTGTAATAATTTAAATTATTGTAATAATATTTTTTTCTTTTTTGTTTTATTGTTTCCTTATTTAGTTGGTAATTTTCTTTTTGCATGTTTTTATTGCATATTATACAATGTGCATACGTCCCCATTTTTCCTGTTTTTTTCTTGTAGTATTCCGACAACACCTTTTCCTCACCACATTTTGTACAAGTCTTCTTTTCCATAAAAACAAATATAAGAAATTATGAAAAAATTTCCAAAAATTTTTATTTCACTTTTACCCCTTTTTTTATCTATGTAGATTTTATGGGAAAAAATAAACATAGATACATCATATGTTTATCAAATGAACATTCCCAAATTTTCTGAAAAAATTTCCCAAAAATTTTTTGCGAATATTTCATTTAAGGGATTGAGCCCCCTTATTGGGTGTCAAAATGTCATATATGGGGGGGATACCGGAGGGGGGAGGGGGTCATTATGTCATAAGGGTATAGGGGGGAGGGGGTATAAGGACCCTATTGACAAATGTGAACTGATTGTTTACTATTGTAATATGTTTACAATGTTATTCCTAGTTATTGGTTTGATCTCCCTAATGTTCTGGGGGATGGTCATTATGTCAGTTCTTATTTTAAAGTATGGGAAAAAGGATGGGTATCTTTACCGGTGGGTTAATAGAAATATTATAACTGATAAGGACCTGGAGCAATCTTAGATATCGTAGTCTGCTTCAGTAACCTCCGTATCATATGGATCAACATTATATGGGTCTATATGCCAGGGACTTATGTATCCATCCCCTTCCAGGGTGTTAAGATAACTTCTTTCAACAATATCATTTGCAAGATATGTGGGAAGTTTTATTTCCCTTGTTTCTACTTGGTGTACTACAATTGTTGCCACGTGATCTATTCTATCTACCGTAAACTCCGGTCTGTATACACCCTCTGAGAAATCATTTCCATTTAATACAAAACACATAAAGATATATTCCATATCAAGTCTTTCTAGTTCACCACCGAAAGGGCCGGCAATCTTTTTATAGTTTGGGGTCTCCTCAGTCATTTCAAAATAGAACTCTTCAATATTTGTTATTGAATCCTCATATACACTTAATACATAATTTAAGTATTTCTTAAGTTGGGATTCCCCTAGTCTTTCAAGTCTTGATTTTTCCATAGTTATATTTCGTATATATCATAAAATTCTGAATCAAAGTAACCAAGGTCATCATCATCAGTGTCTACTATCTCCCCATCATATATTTTAAACCAGTCACTCATTTCAAGTAAGTTAACGTACTCACTATCTGCATCACCCGGGTCTAAAAAAGATACTATGTCTTGTGTATATGTATCAGTTATCCTTACTTGTCTTTTAACTTCGTGTGTAACAGAGTATGATCTTTTCTTGGGAATATATAAATCTTCTTCAGTTTCATTTCCGTGCGTTATGTTTTCAATTAGAAACGCCCAGATAAATTCTAACATTAACCTCATCTCAGTTTTTTCCCACTGAAGGTTTTGTTTTCCAAATGGGGTCAATAAGAATGTGGTGTCAGCCTCGTCAATAAATGAATTAAATGATGAATAGTCAGATGGAAAGTCAATCCCCTTTGATTTAAAATACTTTTCACATACCTCCAGGTATTTTAAAAGCATCCTTTTTGAGTAGTCCATTTATTATATGATAGTAAAAAATTATCCCCACAACTTAGTGTAAGGTTTACATTTGTTAATTGTTTTTGAACCCATCTTAATCTTTACGTATCACCGGGACTCCTGATTAACTAATTCCCTACCGTGGGGAAAATAAGTTCTATTATAAATATACGAAACTCAAATAAATTTTGTATCTTTGTAGTATTATGCCACATAGAAAAATAGAAGCCGTTTTATCTTCAGCTGAAAATGCCTGTCACCAGATTGTTAGAAAAGATTTAACCGGAAAGAAAATTCAGATAGTTGAACTTAATAACAAATTCACAGCAATTGTTAAATCAGTTGACTTTGTAAAAATTGATGGTCCAAGACATATTCTTCTTTATCTTACCCTTGATTTTGATGGTGATATTTTAGTTACAAGACAGCACCTTAGCTGCATTAAAGTTCTTTCAGATAATCATCAAGAACCTTCCTTGAGTGTGTCTTAATAATATAATTTATTTTCTGTAGATCCTCAGCTCCCGTTATATGACCAACCTGGTATAAACACTCAATGATATCCTCCATATCAGTTTTTACTAGAAGGTATATTTCCTTTTTAAATTTTTTAATGTTTCCGGATATGACACATCTCTCATACTCACAAGTCCCGGAATATCCCTGGTACACATAAACTATAGTTATAATACCATTCTCTGACACAATGTCAGTTGAAAAAATGTTCATTATCTCCATCATAAATTGGGGTTTTGTTAATAAATATTTGTTAATTTTCTTGATTTTGTCAAAATGTCAGTCTCGTGTTAAACACCACACAATCCCCTTCCCCACTTTATTACCACTTTCTACCACCATTACACTCCCACTTTTTACCACACAATCATTGTTTTAAATAGCTAAAAGAAGGATTTATCCCCTCTGTGGGTATCTAAAACAACACTTTTTTAAGTATACACATTTCCCAGTAAAAAGTGTATAGTTATATCCCCAGTGGCGTGGATAGACATTTATGTTGTTTAAATAGCTATTTACTGATCTTCAACCGGCAAACTTTAGTTGGTCCATAAGACATTTTGTTGGTATATTTTAAAGCAATAATAAACATATAATACTTAGTGGTAAATTGTGGGACAAGTTAAAATCATTAATGATTTCCATAGTGTCCCCTCACTTATTTACTTATATGTTCCTTTCATTAATTCCTTAAATAATAACTGTGTTATATGTAAATGAATATACTTTAGAACAACTAATATGTTACTTATTTGCTTACCTTACTTATTACACAAAATGCGTTACACAAAATGTAGAATGGGGGACTATGTAAAGATGGGGGAAAAAGATTATAACATATGAGTGAATGAAAAAGGAGACCGGTTTGAGGTCTCCCTTTGTAATGAGTGAGTGTGTTGTAATGTTTTTACCTAACAATTTCTTTTATCTAATCTATTTCTTCATCCTCACCATTCACTATTTGTTCGGAATCTAATACCACCGTTACACTTCTACCAGCAAATGCAGGTTCCCAGGATGCCATTGTTCTAAATGGAAAAAACTTATTCATTTCATCACGTAATGTACTTACAAGCCAAGATTCCATATTACTGGTCGGATTATTTGTGTTAAAATGTATTTTAATTCTTACTTTATCTGGTCTATCTTTATTAATTTCTAAATGTAATATATCAACATCTTCTATATCTGCATGATAAATAAAACTTTTAACCAACATCTCCTGGGTTTTTAAATCATTTAAATCAAGGTTTAATACCTTTGATAAATTATCTATCCCACCAACCGCTTTTGATGTTCTAACAACTCCTAGTGTTTTAATCATATTAGTTAACCTATCTTGACCTTTTTGTGATGTCTCTTCCCTTAATATTCTTCTTATGGATTCATGTATATTCATATTACATTACTTTATTTAAAAATATTTTGATTGCGTCTATTATTTTTTGTTCGTTATGGTCAAAATCTTTTTTGTAAATATTAAAAGGGTCAATTACTTCAAATGTAATTAAAACATCAAAGATTATTGCTATTTGGTGTCTTTCATTGATCCCTTTTTCTATAGCCCATGTTTTTCCATTTTTTTCAAAAAAAAGGGTTTTAACAATTCTAGATGTTTTTTCATCTCTAACGGGTATTTTTTTAACTTCAAAACGTCTTTTTAAAAAATTTAGTATTTTTTTAGTTATATATTCAGTTTCTTCTCTTAATACTTTTCTTATTGATTCTTGTAGGTTCGTATATAGTTCTGATATTAATCTTTCATATCTAACCTTGATTCTATCTTTATAATATTCTTCTAAACTTTTTTTAGCGTCAACATACCATTGGATATCTCCCGGTATTGTACTATATAATTCATAATGGATCCCATCAATTAAAATTGAAATTGTTACTTCTACAAATCTTTTTAAACTCATAGCGTCCCCACCATTTTTAATTAAATTAAAAAACATATTTGATGCCATATCTAATGACTCCTCAAACTCTCTTTCTAAATCCTCGTGTGGTACTCTACGTCGGATTGCTAACATAAAATTGGTTTCTTCCCTTAATATTCTTCTTATGGATTCTTGTAGGTTCATCTATTTATGATTTAATTATTCTCATAATATTTTTAATCCTTTTAATATGTTCATTTAATCTTTGATTATTACCTAATTTTTGAAAAAACCAATTATACAATTTATTTTTTTTCATATTTTCAAGTGATTCATAATCTTCAAACTGAACATATCTGTCATGAACATCTTTTAATTTTTCAAAAGAACAATCACATCTTTGACCTTCTTTATATATTTTATTTTCAAAATAATCAAGTTGTTCTTTGTATTCACTATTATTAGGATTATTATCTAATCTATTTTTCCAATATTTTATATTATTAATATAAGTCTCATAATCACTATTAGTATTATCCACAACAGCCGTCATACTACGAGGATTTTGACAAATTGGGCAATAGTACCCCCATGACCAATCAGACATTTTTTCTGGTTTTTCTCCGTCAGGGTTACATTTTTTACAGACCTCAGATTTTTTTACCATTCCTTTTGGGTAATCGGCATCAGAACTCACCCATGGCATCATTGCGTCTGAACTACATTGATTACAAACATCTCTGTATTTACCTTCTTTTCTATTTTTGTAATATTCATCATTTTCTTTTCTTTTCTTATCTTGTTCTTTGTATGTTTTATAATGTCTACCACCAAACAAATAATCAAAATAAACTTTATTACCCATATAATTTACAACATCATCATTAGGTGTCCATATTGGAACATCTTCAACACTTTTAAAAATATTCATCTCTGAACCATCATAATCTGTGTAAGGTAAATATTCTCCCCTTTTTTTAAGCCATTCTTGATAAAACTTACCAGCGGCATCTTGATTTCCATTAAAAAATTTATCAACCAAAATATCTTGCATAATATACCTATCAAGTGGTCTATTATTTTTATCATCTTCTATTGCACTAATAGCCTTAAAATTATCTATTGCCCTCTGTCTAACATCATCAGTCCTACCAAAAGTATTGGGTCTTGTTGGACTAATTGGCTTTCCATAACCTTTTTCTTTTAATACGGTTTCCAATTTATTTAAAAATTTTGATGGGTCACCTTTTACGTAGTTATCGTAAAAAACATTATCAATAATCTCATTCCAATTTATTTCTTTATCTTCCATACTATATAATTTATTTTAATATTCTTCTTATGTTTTCTTGTAGGTTCATATTACTATATTTCTAATTTGTTTACCTCTCATTCCTTCAGTGGTCTGGCCAGAATAAAATGATTCACCCATAATAAATATTCTTTTTCCTTTATGTTCCTCCAAGAATGATAAAATAAATTCCATTGCCGTTAACACAGTATCTACCATTTCGTATTGAAGGCCATCTTGGTCAATAAGTTCTTTTCTTATAGAATTAAATTTTGATGTCAACTGGTGTTCTATAATTCTAAATACCGTATTTGTTCTAGCAATAAACTGTTTACCATCAATTGTAATCAAAGGAGAATCAATTATTTCAAATTCATATGTTGTATCTCTTCTTATAATTGTCTCAATTTGATACTCCAATATTTCGTTAAGTTCTTCTTGTAGGTTCATATGTTATAAATATATCATACCTAGATTACCTAAGTATAATATACCTATTTGTTGTATATCTTCCCCCTAATACTTTTACCATATTTATTTTTTATATATTCATATAACCCGGAATGAATTTTTTTCATCTCCTCTGTTTTTGAAAGCCAGACAATGAATGTATCCATATTAAGACTTTCGGTCATAATGTGATTTGAAATATCTGTTATTAGTCTATGTTCCCACACATCCGGTTTAAGTGTTTTAGAAAGCATCTTTGACCCATTACAATTTAAATATAAATTAAATACCTCATCAATTAATGGTACTCTTCTGGCAATTATGTGTTTTACGTCTGGACCCATTTTTTAAAGATAATAAAACTACCCATAATAAAAAAGGGGACCTATATCTGGTCCCCTTTGTAATGTGTGATAAATATATTAATCACCACAATGAAGGTGATAGTATTGTTTTACTTTATCTCCGAATATATCTTTGATATAATTTTCCATTGCTTTGTATGCCTGTTCCCACTCCGGTGTTGCATAACTAATATGCTCCTCAAAATATGCGTAGTACATATCTTCTATTACACCGGCTGTAAGATGTATTAAAACCTCATCCCCATTTCTATAGCGACAAATCTTCTCAGGACGATATGTTGTTGACATATGGTAATATATCAAGTCTTCTAAATTAACAATTCTTCTTCTTATGTAGTGCGGAAGATTTGTTTCTTCTTTTAGAACTCTTCTTATGTTTTCTTGTTGGTTCATTATTTATTGTGATATATATTATATAACTCTTTAATTTCGTCCTCAAATACATTGGAAACTTCTGTAACAAATTCTATTTCTTCTTCCGATGGTAAATCTTCCCACCCAAGTTCATATTTATTCCAAATAATTGCTTCCACAGCCCTTAAAGTTAATTCATATTTAAATTGTTCATAACTTTCCGTTTCGTAATATACTTGATCGGCATTTATTGGGAGCAGGTATTTAACCTCATCTAAATCAATTCTCCTATGAAAGAATTTTGATTCATTTAATATTCTTCTTATGGATTCTTTTAATCCTAATAAATCATCCATACTAATTGTTGCACTATCATTACCTAGTTTATTAAGCATATCCGCAAATACATTAGGTTCTTCAGGTGTTTTTGGTTCTTCATATTTAGTTTTGTTACTTGGGTATTTTCCTGTTTTTTGATAAACCTCCATATCATCATCTTTTTGTTCGTCAGAACTAATTAATTTAAGAGCCGAAGGTGGTATTGGGTCTAAAGTTACATAGTATTTAAAATCATTCCCATCATCTTTATGTATTGGGTCATGAAACCATTGGTTATTTATTTTAGATAAATCTATTTCCCATTCATCCCCACCAAAAAAACTATATTCAGGGTCTGAAGCAAAGACCATTGGTAATGGGTCTGAATCAGGAAAATTATGAGACATATAATTTGAGGTGTATTTACCAACTTTGGGTAATAACCCGTGTTTTTGGATACTTTCTCTATTTTTATACGTTGTTCTATGTCGTAACACCCCTTTTGGATGTGCGGGAACTAAAACATCTCTTAATTGTTTAACCTCTTCCCTTAATATTCTTCTTATGGATTCTTTTAAGTTCATATGTAATAAATATATTATTATTCTTATATTTGTGGATATTATGGATTGTATCGTCACCGAAAATAAAAAATCAAACACCATTAAACTTATTCATAGTAAAATAAGTGAGTGGGGAGTAATTGGTGCTAGTCAAAGACTTGGTCTTTCTATTGATAAGTTTGTTGAACTTGGTGTTTTTAACTATCGTTTTGACACATTTCTTAATTACACAGATCTTCTTTATTTATCACTATATGTTGTTGAAAAGAGTGGTCTGGTAAGTAAAGTTGATGAGACTTATGATTTTATGTGGTGGGGTGGGAATTCTAGGATGTATTTTGATTGTGCTGACTTAATTAATAATAATACTATGGTCGGATATGGAACACCATATTATGATGATATTCCTTATCTGGAGATTGAATCTGAAGTTTTTAATAAGTATTCTATTGATTTTCGTAGAACTTATAAGTTAAAGTCCATTTCAGAATTTAAATCATTTAATGAATTTGAATCTTATATCTTAAATGATGTGTCAAAACTTGTATCAGACACAATCTTTGATGTTATTGAAAGAGTTGAAAGGGAAATTAAGGAAGGGTAACTGATGGTTCAAAACTTATAATATAATCATCTTCGTCTAATTTAAGTTGTCTTGCCAAATCATATGTAAAATCCTCAAATAGATATTTTAACTCCCATTTCATTGCTTTAAGATTAAAACCATCTTCACCATCTTTCAGATCTGCCAAATCATATGTTTTTTCCTCCCCATTCCTTAATGTAACTGTTACTGTTCCTTCTAATATCTTATAATAAAAGGTCATAGTCCCATACATATCAAGTTCTACGTGTCTTATCTGGAATTTAAAATCGTATCCTTCTGTGTAGTCAGATTTAAAGTCATTTGATGAAAATATTTGATTCTGGAGATGTCGTCCAAGAAGTATTGTTGGTCTTTCATTTAAAATCTTTCCCAGATTATTAATTCCATTTACTTTTTTTGCAACCGGAATGATACCATCCTTCTTAATCATCTTAAGTAGCCTGGACTGGATGGATGTTTCTTCTTTTAATATTCTTCTTATGTTTTCTTGTAGGTTCATTTTTTTTTCATATTTCTATAATACATAATAAGAACTGGATCATAAACTGATATCATATGTTTTACAAATGTATCTATATCTTCTTTTGGTAATTCTTTCTCAATCTCAATATTGTATTTGTTAAAAATATAGTTCTCTAGCGTTGCCTCAACTAATTTGTATTTGAACTCTTCTAGTGAGTTTGAATCGTAATACATATATGGAATTCCCTTTCTCATCATTTTCTCAAATTTATGATGATCAACCCTTCTAGTGAAAAAATAAGGTAGTTTATTGTTTTCGGTTTCTTCTTTTAATATTTTTCTTATGGTTTCCTGTAAATTCATATAACAATAAATATATAACCGGGAGGTTTAATTAATACTTTTTTATTGTCATAAATGGGATATATACTCGGATTTTTTCCGATTATATATTTAAAATTCGTCATTAAGTCCGGCAACTGTTATAAGTATAATCCCAACAATTAAAATTAGTGTCATATTATTTTTTACTGAGATATAAGTAAAAAATAATTAATTATCTATAAATGTGTGTATACTCTTTTTTGATTTTATCATCAAAGTATTCCGAAAGGGCTGAAAAGGTCTCCTCATGCCATTCTTCATTTTCATCAAATGATGTATATAACTGCCAGTGAAGTCCATCAATTGTCATTGATATTACAACAAATTTATATCTATCTAAATCTGGTTTTGTTCCAGTTCTTGAGTATTCTCTTTGGAACATTTCTTTTGCTGAGTCTAATGACGATTCAAATTCTTCTTCAATATCCTCTTGTGAAACCCTACGTCTTATAAATGCCGGAAGTTTTGTTTCCTCTTTTAATATTCTTTTTATGGATTCTTTTAAATTCATATAATCATAAATACTATTAGAAATAAAAAACCCCATCTTTATCAGATGAGGTGATAAATTATTTCATCGTTTAGATTGAGGTAATAAACCCACACCGTCACACCCGGTATTTGGCGGTCAGATTATTTATTAGGAGTTCTGACATCCTTTTTACATATCAAAGTATTTATACATACTACAATCAGCATTATTGTAATATTCTTTTATTTCTTTATCAAACATTCTTTTAATATTATAAAGTAACTCACCATAAACTGCATATTCCTCGTCCTCATCTTTTCTATAGTACTCCGGAAATATCTCAAGTGTTCTTTCAGCAACTGCTCTTACAACAACACTCCAGTAAAGTTGTAAACCATACTCAGGATCCTTATCTTTATACTTATCTTTCCAGTAACAAGGTTCCTGGTCCTCAAGTTCTTGTTTTAATATTTTATCTACACTATCAAATCTTCTAATTATGAACATTTCATAATCATTTCTTTCTTCTCTTAGAACTTTTCTTATGGATTCTCTTAAATTCACTTATATGTTGTTTCAGGTATTTTATTAATATCTACATCATCTATTAGTAGCTGGACCACATACTTTCTTCTAATAATTACTTCTATGTCCTCAATCAAATCTGAATAATATGAATGTATTCTTTTATCTGTTGATACAATTTTTGCACTTACACTAAATGTTGGCATTTTTTTACTAGTATAGTATTCTGCTTCACCTGTAACATTTTTAATTGATGTTATTTTAAATTCTTTAATTGTATCTATAATATCACAAGTAGTTGGTGACAACCATTCATTATTAATTGCAAAGTCAGCAAAGTCCATATATTGATCCTGGGTTTTACAAAGTTTGTTAGTTGAGGTGATTACCTCATCAATTATCTTTTGAAATCTCTTAACTAGTTTATCGTCACTTTCATTAAGTTCAGATACATTCATTAAACCCTTTATTCTTGACAGCTCTTCATTTAATTTCATATATATAAATATTTATATGTAACCTATTTTGTAAATAAATGAAATATATAATCACAGAAAGTCAATTAAGTAGAACCAAAAACTTTGTTTTTAATAAGATAGATGAGTGGGGTCTTTGGAAAACAATTGACAGACTTAATTTAAATATTGATACTCTTGATAGAATTTTTGATGGTGGTATGCCAGATTGGTTTAATTGTGGTGTACTTAATGATTTAATCAAGTTTTACTATAGTAAAGGAGAAATAAAACTAAATAAAACTAAAGAAATAGATGGTGTTTTATATGGTTTAAAATGTGATTGGGATGACTTTGGTAATGCAAACTATTTTAAATTAACTAACTTTGAAACTAAAGAGGGTATTAGCGGTTATGCCACACCATACTGGGAAGGTAATTGTTATTTACCAATTGATGCCGAATATTATACATACGATGCTGAAGAAGATTTTAACGAATTTAATTTTCACGAATACGAAACTTTTAATTTAAAAAGTAAATTTTCTTCTTTTAGGGAATTCAAAGAATACGCCGATAATGAAATCCCTGATATAATAATAAATTACATAGTAAGAATATTACCTAAGACAAGAGAAGAGTCCGGGAGTTGGGATTAAATTATAAACTAATTGTAACCCCAACAAACATAACTAAAGCTCCGGTAACAATTGGGTAAAATCTTGGTTGAGAATAAAATGGTTTCTTTTCAGTTGTAGATCCTCCAACATAAACCGGTGGTGTTAGAACTCCGGCTAATATAAATGCTGCCCCACCCATTAACATTCCACCGCCAACCGAAATTCTAGATTGTGGTGAAGAATCATATGGAGGAAGATTAAGTTGCACCTTAGTTGTTTGTATTTCTTTTACTGGTGTAAAATCAAACGATTGGTACGAATCTTGAGAAAAACAAGTAAACGTAAATAAACTTAAAAGGATAACCAATATATTTTTCATAGTTTTTGATAAATTTTAACGACAGTTGTTGTATCTGTTTTTTGTTTATGATTTCCGTAAGCATCACAATCAATTTTTTTTGATGATTTACAGGCAAATAGTAGTGGTAAAATAATTAATAGTTTTTTCATCCTTGAGGTTGTTTTTGAGTTTTCTTTTTATTTATAAATTTCCTAATCTCAACACCAAGGTCCTGATCATTAGCATATTGTTTAACTAGTTTTTCAATTATCTCCAGTTTTAAGTTCTCCTGGATATAACAAATTTTATTCAGACTATTGTTTTCCATCTTTCCAATCATTAAATGTCATATCAAATCCCATATCTTATCTTGTTTGTCTTACAAAGATAAGAATATTATTTTATATTTCCAAATTTTTATTTAACAATTTCCCAACAAGTTTTATCAGCAACCCCCAAATCGTATGGACATCGTGTTTTAACCCCCTCTCTCAATCCAACAACACTATATTTATCACCACCTTTAATTATACTTGTTTTACCATTGGTATCTTGATACATACTACGAACATGAACAATACATTCTCCCCCAACAACTGAACAAAATACATCACCTCTGTTTGTTCCACTACTCGGTAATCTTAAAATTGTTCCCTTTGGTATGTCAATTGTTTCGGGTGTGTTATATGAATTTGAAGTTCCTTTCAAATCTTTCTTTGCTCGGATAAGTATATCACCCTTTAATTCAAAATTGGGTTTCCTTTCCTCAAGAATATCCAAACTATCTTTTGTTAATCGGCTTAACACTTGTTTGTCATCCAACTCATTTACCAATATCTCATTTAGAGTATCAGTATTACCACTCGCAAGTTCATCAGCAATTTGCTTAATCAATAAATCTCTCATAACGTTTGTTTTAATTAGAAAATACAAAGATAAGAAAAATGTTTTGATTTGCAAAGGATTATTTTTGTTTGTTATACCAATTAATGAACTTCACAACACCATCATACGCAATATTAATTTCACAAGAAAAAACAGTTTCTTCAAGATCCCTAAGTATGTAAATATCATTTGCATCTTTTGGATTACTCAATAGGTTCTTACACGTTTTAACTACTGGCATCAACCATTCCCAAGACTTATTATATTTCATTTCATTAGGCTCTAAGAAAGGAAAATCCAAATCATAAAAATAGTATCTATCATCATTTATACCTTCGTGATATCTAAGTGTTTTAATACCCATAAAGTCCGCGATCATTACATTCTTTTCTTCAATTGTTACCATATCTCTTAGTCTTTTCTATTTATATTAATACCTATGATAATTCCCGTGATTATCCCAATCGCTAACATTAATGTTTCTATATTCATATCTCTTATTGTTTATTACTCATTAACTGAACCGTAGGTTTTACCCCAAAGACCAGTAACGATTACTTGTGTCTCTTTAAGCGGTAATGGTTCATTAATTTTGGTTTTACCTAACACCAATAACATACCTTCAATCGCACCCAATCGTCTTAGAATATCTTTACTATTGTGTTTTTGATCGTGCATGTTAATAATGATAATTGAAATGTCTTTTTTGATTTCTTCTCTGGTCTTCATATCTCTTATTGTTTCTACAAAGATACAACGCAAATAAAAAACCCACAACCTGTTAAAGTGTGGGTTTTGATCTATTTTAATAGACAAAAAATTACATAAGATTTTTAATTCTTTGGATTTCTTCTTTTACGATTTCGTGACCTCCACCATCTAACTTATCTGTAAAACCCATAAGTTTGTCAAATGCCGGATGAGACTGAATTGGTTCTTTCTTTTTATCTTTCATTTGATTCCAGGTAGATGGTTTTACCTTCATATGGTTTTTAACAAGATATTTGATTTCATCAACATCTGTTCCTTCAAACGAACTAATCCACTCTTTGAATTGGTCAACATAGTCTGCTGACTTATCTTCGTGTCCATATGCTGTTGGTTGTCCGGTCTTTGGATTAATTGCATAAACATCCATCTTTCCAAGGTCGTGAAACAATGCTGCCATAATCATATTGGGGTCATCTGGGTAATGATGATAAGCTCTTTTTAAAACAATAATGATATGTTTTAATGTGTTTCCTTCCGGATGCCATTCAGGGTTTTGTTTTGCACTCCATTGTTTAAATAATAATTCTTTTAATTCTGGTGTTAGATTTTTAATTAACTCTTGTGGTGTTGCGTGAAGTTTCTCTTCAGATATAATATTCATCATATTTTTAATTGTTTCTATATTTTCTCTTAAATTCATTTTTTAAATATAACTCTAAATTTAACAAATCCTAAATCACTATCAAGTCTTAATTGTCTAAATAATTCACGATAATTATCATTTAATATATCTTGTATTTCATATGTAACTTCCCAGAAATAATCAGCCTCTTGAAATTCCGGATCTAATAAATTGTGAGTTCTATCATCATTAGTCATTATTAATTCAACAGTTCCTTCCTGGACCTCAAAAATAAAATCAAATCTTCTAACACCAACATCACTATAATCATTATCTTGAATGTCTATAATTTTACCAACAAAGTCATAACCACCAGTATCATTTAACTCGTAGGTTGATATTTCTTTTCCTAAAGCAAATTGTTTTAATAGTTCTAATACCGATGTGTCTAATACTTTTGCTAAATTAAAAATTCCATTAACTTTTCTTGCGGTTCGGATAAGACCTTCCTTATCAATTAAATCTTTTAATTTTTTTTTTAATGAAGTTTCTTCTTTAAGTATTTTTGAGATGTGTTCTTTTAAACTATAACTTTCTTTAATGTCTTTACCTAAAAGTACGGCCCAAACACGAAAAAGATCTTCGGAATCCTTTTGTAAAGTTCTATTAAAGTTGGCCATATATTTTCTATCAAACTCATCATAATCATCGGTTTCTTCATCGCCGGTATTTTCATTGGCCTTTGATATTTTCATTTGGACTCCAACTTTCATAAGTCTTTCCATATTATCGGCCATATCTAGTAACTCTTCAAAATTTTCCTTATCTGGAATATGTTTATACTTAAATTCGTGTTCCAGTCTTTCTCTTCCGATATAAAGAAATGATGGTGCCTGCCACATATTAATAATCCCAGAATCTCTTAATACTTTAAAAAATTGTGATACCTTTTTAAAATTATAAAATTTATTTAAGGTTGTCATTTTTTTTCTTGCCTCTGTTTTTGCATCCATACTAAATAAATATCAATTACAACGTAAATTATCATTTTGACAATAAGGATTAATATTCCTATAATTTTGTTATGTCAAATTTAATAAATAATACGATTATGGAAGAAGAAAAGAAATCAGTTGTTGAAAAACTGAAGGTTATTGGGAAAAAAGTTGGTATAATTACCACACTTTGTGTTACTGTGTTAGGAGCCTTTTCTCTTGGGTATATCTATAGTAGAAGTACAACAAAAATAAAACCAATTGTTGTAAATCATATTGATAATTCAGATGTCAATTTAGCTTTAGATCAAAATAATCATCTTATGGTTATTGATAAAAAAACTGGGAATTACACAATATATGATGATTCTGTTGGTGTTACAATTTTTAATATTTACGCAAGAAATCTAAGTCATTAATTATGAAACCTAAATTTTATATATTGTTTTGTTATTTTACTATTGTGTTTGGTTTAGGTCTGTACGCATTTACTTTAAGTAAACAAGAAAGAGTACGTAAAATAGAATTGTCATATTGTTCAATGTATGATACAAGAACGCCAACATCTCTTAAAATGTACGCCTTAATTGAAAAGTACTCTTCAGAATATAATATACCAAAATATGTTGCTTATAACGTTGCGTACCGGGAAACAAGGTATATGGGTCCGTTCCATTGGAGATATAATCCCTATCAAACGTCTTGTGCCGGCGCTGAAGGGCCAATGCAGATTATGATTAAAACTTGTAATGGGTTAAATAAGTCAAGATATTCAAAGAAGGAACTTAGAAGAAACCTTGAGTTAAATGTACGTACAAGTATGAAACTTCTTAATCGTTTACATAAAAAATATAAAAACTGGTCGGTTGTATGTGGTTGGTACAATACCGGTAGACCTATTGTGAATGAGTATGGTAAGTACTGTGGTACAAATCTAAATTATAAAACCAAGTGGATTCAATTAGATTGATTCCCTCTATATATAACAATGTTGGCCCTAGTAATTCTTTTATTGGGTCCGACATTGTATCCTTTTTCTTTAAACTCCTCATTAAAGAATTCTCTAAAAGCTTCCTTAAATATATCCCCAATCCATCCTCTTGTTCTAATTTTACTCTCAGCTAAATCCATTATTTTAAAATCATAAGCCAGAGAGTTATTTTTAACATCATAATATCCTAAACAATTCTCACCCTTATTATCCCCAAAAATAAAAAGTTTTGTCTTTGAGTCATTATAAGAATAAGATTTAAGTTCTTTTTTTAAAATCTTCTTAATTGCATTTTTTAATATTCTTTCACTTTTTTCTTCATTCTCATTAAGACCTCTTTTCTTTCTTCCCTGACAATGCGCTCTTTGTGAAAACCCTTGTGGATTATTACAATCAATACTTCTTTTATATTTTTCAGACCACTTTTCATTAACCTCTTTTTGGTTTGCAATTTTTCTGATACTTACAATTTTAACACCCTCACCTTTATTTTTAAGTGTGACCTCGTTTTCATTTGGGTAAAGTAAATTGTTATATATTGTTTGGTCAATATCCACCAATTCTTTTGGCGCAAGAACTGTGATCATAAATGAATTATCTCCAATACCATCAGCAAATGAGTGACTATCTAACAAATCTTTTTTGTTTTTTGCATAGTGATCTCCGGGTTTATCCGTATCAATATCTTTTCTATCGTCCGCTTTTATTATTCTAAATAATTTAATTTCTTCAGGTAGATTCTTAATTGATTTAATAATATATTCAATTTCTTCTTTTGATTCTTCTTCAGAATAGCCCATATGTTTTTTACCTTGGTCTATTAAACTTTTCAATTGTTTTTTTGATAAGTTGAGTGGATCTTTTACTTCGGAAATAACTTTTTTTTTTCTTAACGATTCTGTAATCGTATTTTGTTTTTCAATTTCATCATTTAATACTCTTACAAATTCTCTTTGTATAGCTTTTGTTAGTTCAACATAAGTTCTAATTTCAGGTTCCTTTTCTTCACCCTCGGATCCAATTGATTGATTTTCTTTTTCAATAATTTTCATCGCAGCTTCAATTTGTTTATCTGACAACGAACCAAATTTATTGTATTTGTATTGTAAATCATTTACAAATTTATTTGTCCCTAAATAATTTAAAATTGGTTTTACCTCATCTGGGGTATTCATTTCAAATTTTACTGGGTTATTACGATACAAATATGAAAGACCTGAAATGTTTGTAATACATTTGTGACCACCGGAGTTTGCTTGAACTATATCCCAACCATTAATAGATATTTTATTTAAAAGTTCTTTTTGTTTATCAGATAATGTTCTATATAGTTTTGTTGAGATGTTCTCAATAATTCTTAAAATATTTTCGTTCACACCTTTAGTACTAAAAGATTCTCTATTTCCATAAAGGGCCACAAAATCTTTATAGGTAAAACCAACAGAAGAATAATCTGTTTTAAATTCTGACAATTTTTTAATCTCACCAAATGTAATCTTCATATCTTTAAGTAAAGTTTCAAATTTACTTAATACAACATCTTTCATTTTACCTAAATCAACCCCTTTAAGTGCTCTATCTTCTTTGAATGGGTTACAAGAAGCTTGGACTAGACCTAGTGGCCAAGCAATAACAATAAAGTCAGCATCTGGATTATTTTTAAATGGTGTGTATCTATCATATGACCCAGGTTCTCTCATATTACCACCACCATATTGCACGATGATATTACCAAGCCTTTTTACTTCACCACTTTGTTTTTGTTTTTCAATATATGCTTCTTGGTTTTTTGTAAGTTCATCAGTATTAGCATAACCCTTATCTTTAATTTGTTTTTTAATATTATTTAAAATACTTAAAAGTGATGGTTGTGCATTCATTACAATGTAATCTAGAAACCCCGGTTTGTTTTTAAATGCTAAAAGCAATTTATTTGCAACAAGACCCATCTTAATTTTATTTGCTCTTGACGTATCACTTGGGTCAAACTTGAATAGGTAGTTCATAACCATTTCTGGTGTAATCTTATTTACAGCAAAGTTTGCTGAGTCAACAATTGATATTAACTGAACATCTTCATCCGGAAATATTAATGATGGTGATACAACTTGTGAAATAGTTTCAACGTTTGATCTTGATGGTCTAAAGTTTGTTGATGTTCCAGCTTCAACACCGGCTTGTGTGTCGTGATGATCTGTATGGATTTCAAACATTGGTTTTCCGTGGGCAAAGTCAACAAGTACTGGCATAACTTCTCCGTGAGCATCCGCTTTCTTAATTGACCATTCTTTATCACCATATTGGATTAATTCTGCGTCAACAACTTTGATTCCGTATTTTTCTAAATAGTTTTTCATTGCTAGGGCTGTAGTAACCCCATCAAGATCCATATGATAATATATCTTAGCTTTCTTATATCTTTGTGCTAATTTATTTATATTTCTGATTCCAGATTCTTTTAAAATAGATTTCATAATAATAAATAGTTGTAAATAAAATAAAAATGAAGTATATTTGGGTATGATTGATTATAAAACGGAAAAACTACTTTTAAAATTTTTAAATCATAGTAGTGGTGGAAATATTGTGAGTATTCTTGGTTACACCCAAAAGCTTGAGTCTAGTGTATTAAACCTAGATGTATTTGAATTCCAAACAGCAAAAACATTTGTACCAAAAGTTGATAAAGTATTACAAATTAGATGTAATTGTAGGGATAATTTACATTTTAATGGAATGAATAATCTTTCACAAAGAACCTATCTAACTTTTAAAGATGTCTTAAAGGATTTTAGTAAAATAGAAATAGAATATAACTACTCTATGTATTGTTGTCGTGATTAAGCTTTAAGATACTCCTTCCAGAACTTTAATAGTTCTTTATCGTTATATCTTTGTTCATCACTATCCCAACCACACATATGACAAAGGTTTGGGTGTTTGTCATCCTTTTCTTTTTTCCAGGAATGACCACACTTACAACTTATTTTTTCTTCAAATAGTAATCTACTTTGTCTTTCTGTTATTATTATTTTCATTTACCAATTTCTATTTGTATTTGTATTCCATTCCTCGTGTGAGTTAATTATTAAATCCATTTTGTACTTTTGAAATACTCTGTAATTTATAACGTGTCTTAAACTTTCATAGTCTCTACTTTCAAAAATACTATAATAGTATATGTCAACCCAGACTCTAAACCTTGGGTAATTTTTACCTTGAAGGTTTGGTGTTGTTTCAACCTTTTCAATTTCAACTACTTTAATTTTTTCTAGACTCTCAACAAGGTCGCAATCATACCAGCTAAACCAATCACCATCCCCACCATCATTAAGTTTTTCACATTCGTTTTTCAATTCCTTTATGGTTTCCTGAATTGCACGATTGATAAAATTATCTTGCTGTGATTCTGTTATTATAAATTTCATTTAAACTTAATTTCTTCTGGTTTAATTGGCCCTGACTTAAATATAACTTTATCATATGTAAATCCTTTTTTTGATTTGATTCCGGTTGTTATTTTCAAATCAGAATCATTTTCAAATATGTAATAAATACCTTTTGTTTTGTTTACAAAAATTAAATAATCAACATCGTCTAAATTATATCCAGAAGCTGGATACTTTTGTGTTAAAACATCAAAAGATGTCTTGTTACCATTTAAAAACAAAAGTTGTTTAACCTGAAATGTTGCTTTTGTATCTCCTTTTGTTAATATAAAATCAACACCTTGTTTTGCATCACTTTTAGATCCTGGACAAAAATTAATATTACCGGGTAATTTAAGTGCGTTGATTAAAGTATCAAATACCGATTTTTCTGATTCAAAACCAAATCTGATTTTTTTTAAATTTTCAATTGCAAGGTTTTCAATCTTATCTGTATGTAGATTGTTCTTTATGTATTCTTTTACGTATTCAATAAAATTATCAACTGTTTCATCAACTGTTGTTTCAGCTCTAAATGATTTTAAAAGAGAATCAAGTACTACACCACTTGTTATAAAGAAATTTATAACAGACCAGTTTGAGTTTGGGACATTCATTTTTTGACTATAATCAGTAAATGTATGTACACCAATAACTCCATTAAGTGTATAACAATCAATTGCCGGATTATCAGCGGTTCCCCAATTTCCAAGTGGTATAAAAATTTCCTTAAGTACTCCTAAGAACTTGGATTTAAAATCTTTGTTATTTTTTAATGAATCTGAAGTTAATACATTTCTAATTAACTCTTCTTCTTTTATAATTCCCATCAATTTTTTTATTCTACTATTTTCAACTATACTAGTCATATTTTTCCATATATTTACTATCAATTATGATTGTCTTTGCTTTTTTAGTTACAAGATTTATTTGATCAAGAACAATTCTGTTGTTACCATCTCTATTTAAAACTAAAGTCCCAGAACCACCCGGTTCGTTATGAATATTTAAATCAATAACTTCCTTTGCCACATTTAATACCCAATTATGAAATGATGTTTCACCAAAAAACATTTCATAATATGATCTAACATTCATAATAGATTTGTTTGTTGATGTACTAACCTCATCTACTATAAAATCACCATACCCATAAGTAAAATCAATAAGTAATGTATCATAACTTTTTATATAATTAAATAATCGTTCAGATGTGTTATCCGTGTATTGAAATTCTGTTGTCTTTTCTTTATTTTCTCGTGCGTCATATTTTGCAACTAAAATTATTTGTCTTTTTTGTGGGTCTATTGTCACATCACACCACCAGGTATTATCCCAATATTCTACTTCCTCGGTAAACATTTCACTTCCGTGATCTTCTACTAATTTTATTATAAAATCTTCAAAGTAATCTAAAATAGGAACTTTAAATCCTTTTTCAGACCAAAATGCTGATGGAACATATTCAATTCTTTCAGAATACATATCAATATTAACCCCAATAGGTCCAATTGGATTAAGATATGCCATAAGTGCTTTAAATGTATTTTTATAATTCATCATTAAAATTATCTAGTGTTATTTGAATATTCATATCTGTAGGTTGATATTCTTCTTCAAATTCATATCCATCAATTAATACTTTACCATTTGCGTAAACAATAATTCTACCTTTAAAACCATTTTCACCATTCCAATAAAGATTTACATTACGTTTCATAATATCGTTTACAATGACCCAGTATCTATCTTCATCTTCACTATCAATTCTTGCGTCTATATCGTTTACATAAGCTTCAAATACTTCACCGTCATCCCATCTTCCATAAAAATGTAATTCAAGTTTTTTAATAATATCATCTTCAAATATGTCATAAATAATTTCTTTTGTTCTTGTAGTAATATCATCAAGATTTACCATTTCCTTTTTTTTAATTGATATTTCTTGCTTACACTCACTTGTAAAAACAATTCTATTTTCAAAAGGATATATTAAAGCGTATAAATACCAAAGTTCACTATATTCATAATCGTTATATTTTCTAAATTCTGGTGTAATTTTATTTAGTATTTCACTAAAAATTGAGATAATTGTGTCCGGAGGAGTTACAAGTGATTTTTGTCCGTCACTTTTTCTAAAGTAAAAATGCTTGTTCCAGTCTGGTTCAATTGTGTTTACATCAAATGGAATATCTGTGTCTACAGTTTTTACTTTTAGACCTTTAAAATACGAAAAAAACATTTTTAATTTATTCTTCATCTTCTTGTTTTAAATTATCTAGTGTAACTACAATGTCTAAACTTTCGGTAACATCATCATTTGTATTCCATTCGTGCATAACTTCAATATGGTTTCTTGTAACTTCAATTGTTCCTTGGGATCCTTCATTTATCTCCCAACCACCAAAATCTTCAAGTAACTGATAACAAATATTTTCAATTTCTCTAGTTATTGTTCCAGATTTTTTTCTTGAAGAATAACTATCGTGAACTTGTCCACTATCGCCACCACCATCGTAAGTTATTTCAAGTGAATCAATTCCTTCTTTATCTAAAAATTTATCAAATTCTTCAAAATACTGAGAAACACTTTCACCATCTTCATCCCTATCATAATATATTCCAGAATCTTCTGTTCCATACTGAGTAAAATCTGTACTTTCAAAAACTAATCTATCTGGATATATTGTCCCATCAACAGTAAAGTAATCACTTCCATCACCATAACTTCCAAGCCCACCATCATATAAATCTTCAGCGTACAATTCAGCGATATCATAAAATATTTGCTCCATATTTGATGACATCTGAAATCCTGGGTTTTTTGCACAAGTAAAATCTATATAATCAATTGAATCTCCATCATTATAAAATTGTATTGTAAAATCAATGTTACAATTTAGACCTCTAACATACCCTAAAAGGGCTTTAAATTTTTTATTCATAATCTTCTATATTATTTGGTGTTAATTCTATTCTCATATTACTCGGAAGTAATCTTTCTTGATGGTGTTTGTAGCTTACTTCTATTTTATTCTTTTCTATTCTCACGCTACCACTAACTCCGTCAATTCCCCATTCAATAGATTGATCTACAACATCCATAATGTTTTGAGCTATATCATAATATTTCTCTTCAATATTTGAGTCTAATTCATAAATGTTTTTTTCATCACCATTTATATTCAAATTTGTAACTTCACCTTCATCTACACCCATCCAAAAATCAATTTCAATAAAATTATTATCGTCTTTTATATGTTTTTCTAATTCAACAATAGCCCAATCCTGCAATCTTTTTAAATATGTTTTTTTTTCTTTTTTTTCTGTAAATTTTTGATAGTCTTTGGCGGTAACAATTATTTGATTATCAAATGGTCTAATAGTAATACTTAAAATCCAATAATCAGAATACTCCCTTGAAACATTGTCTAAAATTTCTCTTTTTAATTTTCTACTAAAAAGTGATTTTATTGCATTGTTAATTGTTAAATTCGTATTCGTTTCTTTACCATCAATCATACAAAGTCCGTCATCATTAAATTCCCAATCAACCATATCAAATTCTATATCGGCTCGTGGTTTATTAAAACCCCTAAAATAGGCTAATATCATTTTTAATTTATTTTTCATCCGTATCATCAAAAAAATCTGGCGTTATTGTAATGTCCATATCTGTATTGCCCCATTCAACAAGTCTGTTCTCAAGGTCAAGGAAAATATCATCACCCCATATTGTGATATCTCCAGTAAAACCACCATCATCGGTCCAGTATTTTCCATAATTTTTTGACATTAACTCGTATGTTACATCGTGAAATAACATATCAAGTTCATTTGTTGTTTTAATAAACTTGTCATCAAAAAGAATATTAAAAATTTCAACATCCCAAATACCTCTAAAATCAAACTGAATTTTTGTTAAATTATTTTCTTCTTCAATTTCGGTTATCTTATCCTGGAATTCTTCAGATAAATCAGAAAACTCCATTTGTAGTTGTTCTGGAACTGAATTTGCGTATTTGCACTCACTTGTAAAATGTATCTCATTTTCAAATGGATAAATACTAACTTCTAATGACCACCAATCATCTTCGTTATAATCATTATAATGATGAAATGTTGGCATAAGTTTTTTAATAACCTCTTCTATAATATCACGAATTGGTTTTGCCGGTTCTATAAACTTTCTAGTACCACCTAAAGATATATCACTAAACTCTTCAATTGTGTTATAACCAAAAGTTACGTTGAAAAACAACTCCTCTTGTTTAAACCCTCTAAAATATGCAAAAAGTGCTTTTAATTTATTTTTCATTCGTTTAACATATCTTCGGTTATTTCAATTGGGTCCTGACAATCGTTCCAGACTCTCTGCTGCCAAGTTTGTTCTATTGTAATCATTTTTGTTGTTCCATAATACTCAGCAATTTCAAACTCACCTCTGGATCCGTCATCTATTTCCCATCCTCCAAATGCGGCTTCTAATCTGTCATAAAGATAATTTAATAGTTTTTCATATTCACCACCCCATCTTACAATTTCGGTTTGACCATTAATTTCAATATCCTCGTGTATTTCACCGGAATCACCATAACCACTAAATTGTCCTTTTACAGATTCAATACCTTTTTCTTTAAGAAATTCTAAAACTTCTTCATCTCTTATGTCATCAGAATATGTGTCAGGTTGTTCGTCAAAATTTTCACATCTAACACTATAAAACATTTTATTTTCAGATGGTTTTAAATCTAAAGTAATACTTTTATATTCTGTTTCACTATAAAGTTGTTCTATATCATATTCTTCAGCTAAAAATATTGCAATACCAGTTATTATATCTCTAATATTTCCTGGTACTGACATATTACTACTAAAGCTGTACCAGTCAACTTCTCCATCATAATATGCAAAAGAAAATGATATATTATCTTTCTTTAATGACTTAAAAAAAGACATTAGAACTTTAAATTTTTTTTTCATATTAAATAAATATCCTAGTCATCAAATTTAAGCTCTAAAGTTCTCATCATCCAGATAGGTTTCTCCTTGGATTCAATTGCTTTTATCCATTCTTTTGCTGATGGTACATAGTTGTAACAATCTTCCTTTACGTGATCTTCCCCAACGTATCTTGTATACACAGTTTTTCCATCACTATTAATAAAGGACTCTCCAAATATCTTTTCACATTCAAATATACCTTCTGAATGATGTCGGAACATTCTATGATATGAATGTCCAAACCAGGCCTTTGTCTGATCAAACCAATTGTGAATATGGATGTAGTCTTCTACTTTTCCTCCATATTTCTTAACTGAGCTTTTTGCGTGAATTAAAGGATGTGCCATAATGTGTCTTTTTGATAAGTATAACTTTAATAATCATATTTTTGAAGTATTTATTAGGTATGAAAGATTTGATTCGTCAGGTTTTAAGGGAAACTATACAAAGTAAGTACAGAAGATTAAGTCCAGAACTTAATACTGTAATTATGAAAAAAATTACTTCTTTATTTAAAAATTTCAAAGTTGACTATAAAGACCCAAAAAAAACTTATGGAAATATTGATGTAGAATTTTGTTTAAATGGTAAAAAGGTTGTCAATTTTATTGGTGGTGATGAACCAGGGTGGGATGATTATGATACACCAGAAGGAACAAAAATTGACCCATATGGTCGTGTTACGTTTGATAAAAAGATTGTAAATCAATTAACTTCAACATTTAATATCAGAAAATCATTGGCCTTACATCTTTTAACAGAATTTTTTGAGGATAATTATCTAAATACAATATCACAAAAATATGGAATTCAATTTAACGATTTAGATGATGGTCAAGAGTACGATTATAAAAATGGTTTATGTCAATCTGAAATGGTAAAAAGTGTTCCAAATTATAATAGAGAACAAATGCTTGACTATATAGAATCAAGTGGAAGAGGAAGGAGATATTGGGAAGAAATGGATGATGAGGAATTACAGAATTCTTTTGAGCAAATCTGGGTTATAATAAATTTTCGTGAGTAATGAAAAAATTAATTAGACATATATTACAAGAGGAAACCTCAATGTTTTTACCAGATAGATTTATTTACAATTCTATGATGGAAAGTAATGACGATATCATTAAGGCTTACCCTAAAAAGAAAAAACTAGCAATAAAATTTTTAGAGTCTTTTAAACTTGAGCACTGGGAAAATAAAAGATATCAAATGGAATACCTTGCGACACCAAAAGGTACTATTATTTTTATGTTAACGGATGCTGAGTTGTCTATTCAATCTGAAATTTATGATGTTTTAACACGGATTATGGATAATCCGGAATCTCTAACCTATTTCATAAATGATTATGTTAGAAATAGAGGACTTTCTTTAGATTATATCTATGTAACTAGATCCGGTGGTATTGGTGAAATTGAGGATGATGATGACCGGGTAATTCAAAACATTCAAGAATCAACTAGTAAAAACCCACTCAAACAATATTTTTTTAAAATCTGGGACAAAGAAAAAAAAGAAGGTAAAATTCCAATGATTGGTAATTTAGAAAGACTTGGTCTTATTGAAAAGCAAAATGAGATTATTCAATACTTTGCTGAGTATATGGGTTGGGACACAAACAGTAAATTGGAAGCAATTAAAATGTATCTTTTAAACCAAACATTCACAGAAGATTATATTACTGGTATGAAAGATATCCCAGAAGGAAAAATAACAATTAAATTTACAGATATTCAAGTTGGTGAAAAGCCTAGTACAGATACGTATTTTGATGAAAGTTACATTGCTGGCGAATTTGTTGTTTTAGATGGTTCATTTTTAGAACCTGAAGTTGGTGAAACATTACACTTTTCAAGTGGTGATATACCAATGTCTGATTTTCTTGAATACCACGATTTTAAAGATGCTGTTAGTGAGATTGTAGAAGGTTTTGTTGATAATATTTTAAAAACATTTGGTTATAAAAAGGGTGCCGTTAGTTATCCTTACGTTGATTTTAACTGGTAATGAAAGAGTTAATTAGAAATATATTAAGAGAAGATAACAAAACTGAAATGGTGTTAAACTATTTTAGGAAGTTGTGGCAAAAGGATGTTGACTCTGGTAATGTTCCTACAATACCACATATTGATATTAAAAGAAAAAAATTAGATTCGTTCTATGATGATATAAAAGTTGCATATTTTGATTTTGTTGGTGGAAAAGAAAAAGCTTTTGAGTACTTTGAAAAATCAATTGAAAATAAAGTATTAACTGATAGGGACTTATCTAAGGTGCTTGATTTTCGTGGTCCGGATACTTTTACTTTTGAACTTTATGGTGTAACATCTGTTGATTACAAAGATGGTGAAGTTGATGAAATTGAGTTTGTTTTTGATGTGTTAGATGGTAACTTTGAAACTGATGGTGGCGTTTTTGTTACCTGGTCTGAATTAATGCCTGAAGAAATGGATGATTTATACCACGATGTGTCAAATTGGATTAGGGGATTAATTGAGGACTACGTTGACACAATGGCGGAAAGTTATGGTTTTAAATTTGCATCATATGGTTCCTGGGGATAAAAACAGAAAAGTCGGATTTCTCCGACTTTCTTTTATTTAATCCCGTATACTGTGGCTTTTTCCCCCAAAAGGAATTTTGCCATATCAACTGCCTGATCTTTTGTCTTATAACCTTTCTCAACCAATTTTTTTGAGTGGTAGATGTTATAAACAGTTGATGCTACGTCCGGTTTAGCATACTTAAACTTACTTTCTTTTTTAGGTTTAAAACTGTCTTTAGCATAGACATCGTAAAAACCAACTTTGCAAATGTACCTTCCTCTTACTCCAGATTTTGTTGCCATCTTTTTTTTAGATATTTAATGATTAATAATAAACAAATGTAATTCTTTTTTTTTAATTTTTCAAAACATTATTAAGAAATTTTCTAATTGTTTTGATTATTTTCTGTTTTTTTGGGTGTTGATCCGGTAATTCAAAAAAATCATCACCAATCAAATCTGTTTCTTCAACAAGTAATGATAAAATATTATTCATCATTTCTTTTTTAGTTCTATAACTATTAAAACCATAACCTGGAAAACCTTCAAATGTATATTCAATTACCTTTAAAGGTTCTTCTTCCGTTTCAAAGTTAGACCAATTAAGTTTTTTTTCTTCAACTTTAATTCTTCTCATTAAAAAAAGTAAAATGTCAGAATCAAACTCCTCGTGTTTTGAGGAAATTTGATTCTTTTCATTTTCATTAATTATGATTTTCATTTAAGAAATTTCAATTTATAAAGTGTTGAATTAACTAGTTCTTGAACTGTGTCAATCTGGTTTTGGATAAAACTATCGTCTACTGAATCTCTATTTTCTTCAATTATATCAAGTAGTCTTTCAAAATAAGAAATTGTCTTTTTACCATTCTTGTATTGCTCAATTTTGAATGACTTAAAGTTTTTCATTATACCATACTTTCCTTGGTAAGATTCAACTATCGCATCAAACAAAGGAACAACGGCATCATAATAACCATTAAGAGCAATATGTTCGGCGTATGATTTTGTTTGTAGGTGAAATACGTGAGCCTGATTTCTTGAGTGTAGTATATTACACATCATATCACAAAAGTCATCGTTTGAATCTGAATCATCTTCTACCTCATCAGTGTCGTCATCATCATCTTCGTCCTCTTCCTCGTCTTCCATTTCATCCTCAAGTTCGTCTTCATCTTCATCTTCCTCAAAGATATTTCTTTTTTTTAATTCTTCAAAAAGTTTATCACTTAGATTTTTTTCCATAATATTTAGTTTTTACTAATATATAAATATCATAAAATTAGATAAATTCAAGAATATTTGTCACCTGATCCCACTCAAAAGTAACCGGTTTGTTGCGAAATTCATATCTTCCATTAAGAACCGCAGCATTGATGAAATGTGTTTGACCATCAAATACATAACCAAACCCTTCGTGAATATGGCCAAAAATATTGATTTTGGGTCTAATCTCCTCAATTCTTTTAAGAAGTTCTTCGCAACCAACATTCATATTGCCATAACCAACATAATCAAGTTTACCATAAGGAGGTCCGTGAGTAATAAGAATGTCAGTTCCGGCCGGAATCATATCCCACTTCTCTTTAAGTTTTTCACCACGAGGAAGATTAAATGCCCAGTTATGAAATTCTGGCTGCCAAGGAGTTCCCCATATTTTAAGCATGTCATCATACTCAACTTCACCTTCACCAAGAAACATAAAATCATCTTGTAGGTAATCAATATTTTTGTAACCGGTAAGAATACCTTTCACCTTCAATAAATCATCCTGGAAGCCAAAATCGTGGTTTCCGGCAATAAAAATCTTATGGTCGTAATTATCAATTTTATCATACCAAGTTGCAAAATTTTCAATTTCGGTAAGATATCCTCTACTAGTAATATCACCAGCACAAATAAGAATATCACCACCGGGTAAAAAACCATCTAGTTTATTATGTTTAGTGTGAGTATCACTAATACAAGTTATTTTCCATTTTTTCATAATACAAATATAATAAAAAAAATTAGATTGGTAATTTAATTTTAGATAATAATTGATTTGAGACGTGGGTGTATATCTCAGTTGTTTTTACATTACTATGACCGGCTATTTTTTGTATTGGTCAAAAAACCAATATTTTCCCATTTTGTGATTAATTCATTTGAGTTTTGTTCTTTTAATGTTTTTAATAATTCTCCCATAATTTTTTTTATTAATTAATTTTTTCATATTTAGTTTCCACAGCTCTTAGAATATCGTCACTGACAAAACAATTATTTTTTATTGACCATATTGATTCCATTTTTAAGAAGGGTTCATAACCACTAATTAAAACAATGTATTCTTCCATTTTTAAACCTTTTGTAGTTTTTTTAGTTGTTGTTAATCTATAACAACCAGCGTTAAATAGTGTTTTCATTTTTTATTTATTTTTAAAATTTCATTAAACATTTCTTTAGTAGTTTTACCAACAAAATTATCATATTTACCTTCTTTAATTTCCTTACTTGTTTGATGTTGGTCAATACATAATAAAGCTAATGAATCTATAGACATAGGATATATTCCACCAATTAAATTTAATGTGTTATTTATTGGTAAGTTTTTAATAAAACCATCTTTAAATAATACAAAATCTTCATCGGTTACCCAACAATCACAACCAAAGTCTATTATTCTATTTTTAATTAATTCTATCTTATCACTCATATAACCAGTTTTATTCACAAATATACTAATTTATTTTGATAATATCAACCCAATGCACAAAATACTATGTATAACAAATGATAAACAACATTAAAACGATTGTTTATCATCGGACGTTAGCAAACATTAGACTGTGCTATAATTTTCAACCGAAGTTCTTTTATAATACCATCCCATTTATTAGCCATATCAAAGCAATATTGTTTTTCTTTACTTGATACAGTTCTTCTATATCCATCACCAGTATCATAAATATATCTAATTGAATAGTGTTGGAAATTATCTCTTGCATATTGCCATTGTTCAAACAACGTCATTTCATCCCAACTCTTAACACAACGTTTGCTAACAAAGTATAAACGTAATGTTTTCAGTCTTCCAATCAATCTTTTTATCATAATTTTTTAGTTTTGTATTTCAAATTAAGTTCAGTTAAACACTACGTTTATACTCAACCGTTATGTGTAATAAGTTTTGTCTGTTTCATCTGAAAATCCTTTACTAACATTTATACAATCATTTTTATCACACCACTTCATCCCACACCAGTTTTTACAACGAACATTATTATCGCTCAATCCATCTAATACTTTTTCTATATCAGACTTATTACCACACATAACAAAGTATAAACGTAATGTTTTCAGTTTTTCAATCAATCTTTTTATCATAATTTCAAGTTTTGTATTTCAATTTAAGTTCAGTTAAGCACTACGTTTATACTCAACCGTTATACTCAATAAAAAAATTATTTTAAGTTTTTAAGAGCCATAAACCCACAATATATTGCACCTAAACCACATAAAACCATTACAGCCAATAATATAATTTTAACTACTATCATTTTTTTTAATTTTTTAATTTGTAAATAATTTTTTAACTAAGTATAACAAAGAATATGTGTCATTAAAACGAACACATATTCTCAACCGTTATATATACCTTACCGGTTGTTAATATTTTTTTAAATCCCATAATGTAAATATAGTAGTATTTATTGATATGAAAAAGTTTATATTATTTTTATTTTTAGTTTTTCCTTTTGTTTCTTTATCACAAAAAAAATTAAGAGATAGTGTCATTGTAAATGCTGACATATTCAAAATCATTTATTCAGAAAAACTACAACAACCTCTTTCTGTAAAATATAATGTTCAATGTCCTTCTGGATCTGCGTCAAGAAAAGGTCTTGATTTTTTTACTTGTGATTCAATATTAACTTCAGATGGTAAGGATTATGATAACAATGTTTGGGATAAAGGTCATATGGCACCTGCCGCGGATTTTAATTGTACAAGAGATCTAATGAAAAAAACTTTCACTTATTTAAATTGTACTTTACAACATCAAGATCTTAATAGAACCACTTGGAGGCTTTTAGAAACATATGAAAGATCGTTAGCTTTAAAATATAAAGTAGTTTCGGTTGAGGTTATTTGTGAATTTACTAAATCCTCTAAAGTGTTACCTTCAGGTGCAACTATACCCGATGGTTATTATAAAATAATTAAATATAATAACACAACCGAAACCTATTATTTCAAAAACGAAAAACCTTCTTCAACTGATTATAAAAAATATCAAGTTAAAGGTTGATCTCAAACCGGGATTTCATCGTTTGAATCTTATCTTCCGGAACTCCGTGCTTATTCACACCTCCGTGTCTATTTTCAACAATTACTGAAAATACGGTGTATCCATATTCTTTGGCCATATTTACATAAGGCTCCATCTCCCACTCTTGTGTGAAAGTGTTTGACACAACAATTTTTGGGTATTCCAAAATCATATCCCCTTTAACCATTCCCTGACACCACTGGTGAGCATCTTTAATCTTTGTTGGGTCAAAATTGTAATTACCGGATTCACCAATAAAATACATATCAGCCTCATAGTGATTGCCACCCAGTGTTTTTGCAAATGTTGATTTTCCGGATCCCGGAATTCCTCTTACGATATAAAGTACTTTTTCCATCTTATTCTGATTTAAAGGTTTCGTTGTAGTATTGTTCAACATTCCTATCCGCTTCCATTATAGCATCAACCCCTCCTTGCACATAGAAATTATATAAATGCTCCTTCTCCATTTCTTTGGCTTTTTCAAATGCCTTTCCCATTTCTAATAAGTTGCCAGAATGTTTTATGTATTGCTCTTTTAACCATTCTACTGCTGTCTGTTTTTTCATATCATACACGTTTTAAAGGGTATCTCCTATTTGCCATTTACCACAATCAGCATAAAATCTAGTATAGTCCCATTTACCTATAAATACATATTCACACCTACCATTTCTATATTGTGTAATCTCAGCACATATAGAAATTCCTTCTTTTATCTCCTTTCCATTATAATGATTGTCACAACTTACTAATATCATCATAATAAAAACTCCAATTAAGTATTTTCTCATATCACACACGTTTTATAAATTAGACATAAAAAAGCTGTAATTATACAACTCCCACATATAAACAAAAATCTTTTGTTGGGGGATAAATCTTCCCATAACCATTTGTTAAATCTTTCCATATCACACACGTTTTAAAATTAAGGTCTATCACCCCAAGTAAACACTTGTTCTTCTAACCATTCTACTGCTGTCTTTTTCATCTTATTCTGATTTAATTATCTTTTCATTATGTTGTAACACATTGCGATTCCAGTAATCATTCCCATTAAAAAAAATATAATCTCTAGGTGCATCTTATTCTGATTTAAAGGTTAATAAATTTAATTACTACTAATGGTTGTTCTTCATTTTCTGATTTTATTCTCATCTTATTCTGATTTAAAGGTTAAAGGGTTTTCTGTCCAAATTGTGCCATCATCTTCTCTCATTGCTTCAATCATTGTCCAAGCAAACCAATAGGGTAAACTTACTGGAAGAAATATAATTGATAATATTACTATTTGATATCTTTTCATATCACAAATATAATAAATTATTCTGATGTTTCTAATCTTTCAAGCATTTCTTTTATTCTCTTTACAGATTTTTCTTTTAACGGTAATGGATTTCCATCTTCATCAATATATACAAATTTGGTATGTGTCTTTAGAACAACAGCTTGTCTACCGGTCCTTACATTGTGAGCTCTTGCTTCAATATATAATGTAACTGATGTATTTCCAATAGACGCCGGATATCCAAATATTTTAAGTAGTTGTCCTTCTTTACTTGGTTTTTCAAATACACATTTGTCAATTGACACTGTGACCATTCTTGGTGTGTCACATAGTTGCATCGCATAAGCAACAGCGGCTGCGTCAAGCCATGCCAATAATTTTCCACCAAAAAGATTTCCGTGAAATCCAAGATCTGATTTTTTAATTGGGTGTGTTGTTATTAATTCCATTATTATATCTTATCCCATTTATTATCGTGATTATATGAAAAAGAACCAATATGTTCTTTATTCCATTGATTTGGTTCAATTAGTGATAAGAATATATCACCATTGTTAGAGTAATACAAATGATAAATTTGTCCAATTACCGGCTCAAAATTAAACTTTGCTTTATATACCAGTTCATTCCATTTGTATTCCTCAATTAGTTTTTCGTACTCCTTTTTCAAATTGTTAAATCTATCTTCAAATTGTTTATTTACATTTTTAATTCTTGGTTCCTTCCAGGCTTGTATATTTTCTGTTCTAATAGCCGGAGCTCCAATATTTGACCCATATGGTAAAATACCCGGGTTGTCTGCAACGTTATCTGGTTTTTCCATTAATATGTGTCAATTTGTTTTTTTATTCTTTCAAGGATGTCCTCGTTCATAATATTCTCATTTATTATAATTTGTTCTAGAAGATCTTTGATGTCTCTTTTACTTCTTTCTTTTGACTTATATCTTGTTTTTAATTCAACTTGATATAAATGAAATGCAACCTCATCTACTTTTCTTAATTTTTGTAAGTATTTTTCAACTCTCTGGTCCAATTTTCTTTTTCTATTTAAATCAGAAATTGTTGGGAGCGCTTTAAATAGTTCATCTAGTCTTCCTTTAAGGTATTGAATTTCCCCGTATTTTAATATTTCCTGGTCCGTCATAAAATATAATTTTTATAAAAAAAGTATAATGATTATTTATTATAAAATCACCTGTTTTATGAAATTTTTAAGATATCTTTTAATTGAGTTAACAAATAAATACGGATCCTTTGTTTGGTTTGGGACTCACGTATCAATGACACAAACAGATTGGCACTGGATTTTAGAAAGTTTTTTATGTCTTTTTGTTAATATTATAATTATTTTTTCTTTATATTTGCAGTATAAAGACCTTGAGGATGGAAAAAGATAAGATAAATGTACTTGAAAAAATATCTCTTTGGTGGAGATTTGAGGGTAGATATTACCACAAGGATTTTTATCGTGGAGTTAAAAATCTTATAAGATGGTTTCCTACTATTTGGAAAGATAGAGATTGGGATGATACCTTTATCTTTGAAATACTCCGTGTTAAATTGGAACATCAAGCAAAATACATTGGTGATAGGGGTATTCATATTAGTGCCAAAAGAGATTCTGAAAAGATGAGACTTGTTGCAAAACTTATCAAATTACAACAAGATGATTTCTACGGAATGGAGTATATGGATTATCACGACACTAAATACGATTTTATTCCAACCGATGAAACAAAAAAATGGTTCAGAATGGAGGACTCTTTGATTTCTGAAAACTTTGATGATTACTTTAAAAAGTATCCTCGTCAGTACAAAAAAGTATTGTCAGGAGAAATTAATAGATTTGGTAAAGAAGTTGATGAAACTGACAAACAAAGAATTGCAATGGAAATTGCCCACGAAAACCAAGACCGTTGTAGAAAACTTATTTTTAAAATTATGGAATCTGAAATTTCAAGATGGTGGGATTAACGAATTATGTTAATCTCACTATCAGTTTCAATAACTACTCTAGCACCACAACTTAAAATTGGTTTTTGGTCACCACTTCCACAATACTTTATAACACTAGGTCCAAGGATTTCAACCTCATTACAATACGTATTTTTTCTCCCTTCCTTTATTGTTATAACCGGAAGGTCAGTATCTTTAGTTTTATTGGACCTAATGTGATGTTGATTAACGTGAATTCGTTTCTTTGCCATTAAAAATATGATAAAAAATAAACTACTTAAGTAAATTATAAAACTCTTTAAAGTGTTTAATACGGTCTGAAAGTCCATTGGTACCACCATTTACTCGTTTTGTTACGGCTGCAACGTCTGTGTCTGTAGTTCCTTTATCACATAGTGACCACAATTTATTTACGTCAAAGAAAAATGCGGCCGATGCCAATGGATATTTTGTTGCAACAAGATCTGGATTTGCAACACAATCTTCACCAATAAACTGTGTAAACTTTGAATAGTTTCCTTTACCTGTTAGTTGGATGTATCCTCTTCCTCTAAATTTCCATCCTTCACCAGACGCTTCATTTCCATTTCCCATTCTATCGGCATATACTCTTGCAGCAATTTTTTCTGGTTGTCTAGCGTATTGTTCGGCAAGTGTTGATGGAAAGTATTTTCCAAATGTTCCTCTGAGTCCTTGAGCGGAATAATTAAGATTTTCGTTAACAGCTTTAAAGTTTCCGGATTCGTGAGCACATTGTGATAAGAAGTGTGCAAGTCTTAAATTATTTGTAATATTAAATTTCTTTGCGGTTTCTGGTATTTGTGTTAACACAGAATCTGGAATATGACCTTTAAGTTTATCAATGTTTAATCCTTCAACTTTTGCTATTACAACATCTTCTTTGATAACACCACCAAACATCTTTGACCAGGTTCCATCACCAACAACACCATCGGCTTTTAATCCATTTTTATTTTGCCAGTCTTTAACAGCCGTTTCAGTTTTTGGTCCAAAGGAACCATCAGCTGTTAATCCTAATTTTGATTGTAATTTTTTTACATCTTCACCGGTTGATCCTACTTTAAGTAACATAATTTATAGTTTTAATTTTTATTTTCTGTTGCATATTTTATACCCATAATTGTTCCTACAATTGAGAAAGCATTTGTTAATAAAATTCCAAATATATTAGACCAGGCCGCACTTATTACTTGTGTGTCTTTACCCATTATCATTGTAAACACATAAACCCCAGTTGTGACAATTCCGACCCCAACTATAATGTACAAAGCAACTCTTACAATTGTTGATATTAATTCAGTTTGATTTCTTTTTTGTAAAAGGTCAAGATCATTCTCAGCATTTTGTTTTGCTGTCTCGGCAGTAACTTTTGCTTGTTCGGCTTTTACCATTTCAATTTTTAATTCTTCGGTAAGTCTTAAATTATCTTGTTTCCATTCGTTAAGTTCCCGGTTTTGAACCTCAAAAGTTAGTCTTGATTCTTCAACTTCTTTTAATGTTTCCTGGAGTTCAGATAGAATCCTTTCATTTTCTTGATTTGCAACAACCAACTCATCATTTTGTTTTTGAATTTGTTTTGTCATTTCAAGACGTTTTTTTCTTTTTTCTGTGTCATTTGTTAGACAATCTTCAAGGTACTTTTTGAACTCCGGGTCATTTTCATTATCAATAATTTTGGTAATATTTCCTTCAAGGCCTATTTTTTTCTTATTATATAGGTCAATAAGGGTACGTTTTGTATTACCATCAATTTTAATCATCTGTAAATTTTAAATGGTGCTGTTCTATTTTTATAACCCTCAAAATCTTTTTTGAACTCTTCCAATCTTGGTTCTATTTCGTCCGATTTTATAATCCAAAACTGTGCTCCAGCCTGTAAAGCCTTTGCTTGTTCTTCCGGTTCATTTGAAGATGAAATTATCCCAATAACTACGTGATTTCCGTATTGGAAGTTTATTCTTCTAATAAGTTCAATTCCATCAAACGAACTTCCAATTATGTTTAAATCAACAAACACACATTCAGGTTTATCCTCTGTGTTGTTTTCTTCAAACCATTTTTTAAATCTTCTTTCCGCCTCGTCGGCGCTTGTTATAGAATTTAAAGAAAGACTTATGTCTAGTAGAGAACAGCTATCTTCAAATACCAAGTGGAAAAGATCCTCATCATCAACTAATAAAATAGATTCAATCATTTTTTTAATTTTATTTTCATTTTGGTCCCAATGTCATTCTTTTCACAAGAAACACTAAAACCGTGTTCATTTAATATCGCCAGACATATGTTTAAACCAAGTCCGGTTCCCGATTCCTTTTGTCCTTCTTTTCTAACATATGGTTTTGATAACAAGTTAAATTCTTCTTGTGTTAATCCTCTACCGTTATCCTGAACTACAAGGTCATTATTTTCTAAATAAATATGTACATATTTTGTATCGTTATCATTATATTTTAATCCGTTTCTAATAAGGTTGTCAACCGCAGTACAAAATAGTGGTTCGTTAACATCAATATTTAATAATTCATCAATTTTAACTTGTGATTTATATGATGTTGTTGCAAGGTAATTTTCAAGTATTACTTTTAAATCACATTCTGTTTTATTTAAAACAACATCTTTTTTAACTAGATTTGTAAACTCAAACACACCTTTATACACTTTTTGTGTGTGTAACAATCCTTCTTTTAACATTTTTAATGGTGCTTCAAGTTTCAAATTAGAAATCACATCATCTGTTAATCTTCTTTCAAGGGATGAGATACCTCTTGGTATATATGTGTTAATTCCAGAATGCATATCGTGTCTTAATATTTTTGCGGCATGTTCTAGATATGTATTTTGTTTTTGTATTTGATTTGAGTTTTCAACTATTTCAGTAATATCCCTAGCAATTTTTAAAACTCTATATGGTTTGCCTTCATCATTTATAATTGGGTTATAAGTTGCACTTAAATGAATTGGTGACCCATCTTTTTTCTTTCTAATTATTTCCCCACTATAATACTTCCCTTCTTTTAATTTTTTCCAAAAGTTTTTATATTCTTTTGAATTTATATCTTCATCATATAAGAATATACTGTGGTGTTTACCTTTTATTTCCTCATTTGTATATCCCATTGCGTCTAAAAAAGAATTATTTGCATAGCAAATTTCACCATCAATAGTGAATTCAATAACAGGACTTGATCTATTGATAGCATCCATTCTATTTGTTAATTCTGCTTCTTTTTGAATAACTTTTTTTGTTAAGGTGTCTCCTTCTTTTACCGAAAAAGCAAATGAATAAAGTGATGCTAGCATTTGAGCAAAATTTACTTCATATTCTTTCCATTCCCTACTGGTCAAACTTTCAATACATATAACACCAAGAACATCTCCTTTATGAATGATTGGGACATCAAGCATTGATTTGATTCCAAGCGGTTTCAAATAACTTTCTGTAAAACAAGATGTCGCATGGTGCGTTTCGGCATTATTTGCAACTATTATTGGATTAATTAATAGTGCCAAAAAATACTCCTGGAAATCTTTTTTAAATAGTTCAATATCTTGATACCACTTATGCTCCGCTTTTATATATAACTGATGACAAATAATTGAAGTTCTATCGTTATTATATAACCAAATAGAACACCTATCAGTATTAATTGTTTGTGTAACATCTTGAGTTAATGCCTTTGCTCCTTCATTTACATTTCCTTCATAAAATAAAGAATTGTGAGATTGTGAGATAATAACATCATTTAGTTCTTTTTGGTACAAACTAATAAATTTTGTTTTTTTACTTTTTTTGATGTACTCAAAAATGTTTACAATAATGAACGGTGTAAACCCAACAATTAATGCAACTTCAACATAACCTACTTTAATTATATGTTCCAGAAAATTTGTAACAAATAATGATTCAGTTGTAATAAAAAGAATAAGTAGAATTACTGATACTACTAACGAAATTTTTGAGATCTTTGACATAATAATAAATATGTCATAACACACTCTTTTGAAAGTAAATAATATTTATAAAAAAAATAAATGTTATGAGTTATACAAGAGAACAAATTGAAAGTGCTGTAGAAGCAAAAGGTTACAAATGGTTTGATGATGAATCAAATAGAGGTTATGATGTTAATATTGTTGGTGTTAGAAACACATCACCTGCAGTATATAAAAAAGTTACAAATGTGTTTGACGACCATTTAACAATTTCATTTAAAGATGAAACTGGTAACTGGCAGTTTTACTGCTGGAACGGGACTTGTGATCCTGGTAAAAAAGGTGTTCAAGAATTCAGTAATAAAAATGGTGTTGCAAGACTTGTACCGGGTCAGTACAGAGGTGTCTGGAAAGTTGATAAACATCAAGGAAAGTACGATGCTCTTTGTCAAAGAAATGGAAATGTTACGGTATGGAGAGATGCAAACAAAGATTTAGTTTACGATGAAAAAGTTACCGACACTGGGATGTTTGGGATTAATATCCACAAGGCCGGAAAAGACTCAACTTGGATTGATGATTGGTCGCACGGATGTCAGGTTTTTAAACGAGTTATGGATTTTGATGTATTTATGTCAATCTGTAAGAAAGCTGCAAAAATACACGGAAACAAATTTAGTTATACACTATTAGAATCTACGGATATTAAATAAAAGAAATGGGGGTCACTGACCCCCATTTTTATTTATTTTCTGTTATATGAATTGTATATTTTAAAACCCACTTATTATTTTCTTTTACTCTCACACCAATCGTTGGTCTAAAGTCGTCTTGTTTATAAATTATCGGAGTTAACGACACATCAAGTTCCTTTTCGTTAAGTTGTTTCTTGATTTGTCTCATAATGTCTAGTTCTAAATTTTTTTCTTCCATATTAAATAATCGTATATAAATAAACTACCAGTGATCCCAATCCATATCCAATACCGGATGATGTTGCCATTTTTATTCTCTCGCTCCAGGTTTTTGATTCAACCATATAACCAATAAATGGTAATCCTAGAAATGGTCCTATGGCTGCCCAAAATATCATCATAATATTTCTGTCAGCAACAGTTGCAATATACATTGTCGCTGCGGTCTCTATTACAAAAGCGGATATTGCAATTATTAGATATTTTTTCATTTTTTTATTTCGTTTTTAATTTTGTGTAAATAACCTTCAAGAAGAACAATTTTTCTTCTGATTCCGATTTTATCCATTTTTGCCAACATAATCAAGTAATCATTCAATTCTTCAAGTTGATTTTGTGGTGTCACTTCCTTTTGGGTCTCAAAATCCATATCGGGAAATGTATTCTTTAATACGTTTTTAAATCTTTCACTCATCTGTTTTATCTTTATTTTTTAATCCATCATATTAATTGAGTCATATTTCATACCCCAATATTTAATTTCTATTTCACGTTCTTGAAGTATGTCCTCAAAATTTTCAATTTCATATTCAAGTTCCGTAATAACGGAATCTTTGTCTTTTATTTTTTCTTGCATCACCCGGTTTTCATTTTCAAGATTTGATATCTTAAAAACACCGAAACATAACGCAACAAGTGATACTATTAAAATAATGTCTGTGATCTGTGGTTTAAATTTCATAACTTTAAATACTTTTTACATTTTTATATGTTTTTGTCAAAACTATTTTATATTAATAGGAATAACTATAATATTCAAATGTGTAATAACTACCATATCTTTTACATATTCCGTGTCCTGTGTAGTTACTCAAAAGATATTGTTCGGCTTCATCATAACTACTATGTGTTACCTCAACGTGTTTAGGCCCTTCATTACGATATATTTGTCTCCAACCCCAAAACTTCTTTTGTTCTATCACCCATTCAACATTTCTTTCAGATGAATAAGCGTCGTGAAATAATTGTACTATTCTAAATTTTAACATAACTTATTTAATTATAAGAATTATTTTTCATCAACCCAATACCATCCAAAAAATATTCTCATCATTTGTCTGTGTAACCATTTTGGTTTCCATGTAAATGAAAATGATACGGTGTTTGATTTATCTGTTGATCCGAGTACGTACCACCCTTTTACTTTTGTTGGTTCTTTTTGTTCCATAATTTTTTAATTTTAATCTTTGTATTTGTAATTGTCAAATTTTGGAGATTTTAATCTATTTTTCATTGTTGATGTTGGTATTCCAATTTCTCTGGCAGCAAAACTTAAACTCTCATATTCAATACCATCAACAATAACCTTTCTCATATTACCGGGTTTATTACCTTTAAGTGTTTCCGATATTTTTCTTTTATGTTCTTCACTTTTTGGTTTTTTATTTAAGTTACTTAAAAACTCTTTAACTTCAGGTGTGTGAGTTTTACCCTTAAATGGATTATTTTTTTTCATCCATTCGGAATGTTCTGGATTTTTTACACCCTTTTTACCTGTTGGTTTACCCTTTAGTGGACTATGGTTACCTATTCGTGGATTTATCCAATTTGGGTCGTCTCGTTTTTTTAATTTAATAATTTTTGTCCCTTTTTTCTTATTGACTTTAGGGTCTTTCATTTTTTCACTATGGTTCCTACCTATTTCATATTTTCTTGGGTTATTACTTATAGTGTCACCACCATCACCACCTAACGAAATATTATAACCTTCATTTATTGCATTTAATTCTTTAATCCAAAATTTCTCTCGTTCATTTAGCTGGTCTAAAGTTTCACAAATTTCAAGTATTTCTTTTTTAAAATTTTCTATTCCGTACTTTTGAATTGCCAATTTCAACCTTTTACCTGATCCATAATAATTTGGGTTATTATGTGTGTCTTTACCCACGTAAAATTTTTGATTAACTAAATTTGTTGTCTTATAAATAATCATATGGTATTACCTCCTTACCATATAAATATCTGTAAATTTGTAAAAATCCTAAATTGCCATCTCTAATTGTGAATTTATTTTAATTATTTTATCCACATTATATACTTTGAAGTCGTCAATAGTGTAGTCATAAAAATTTTTATTACTATTCAATTCAATATAAGGTAAATCAGTATCTAATGGTGTCCTGTTTAGTAATTCATCTATTCCATCAAAATGTCTATCATATATGTGAAGATTCTGTACTAGATGACAAAACTTACCAATTTTATAACCGCAATGACCAGCAATCATCATTTGTAATCCCAAATATTGTACTTTGTTGATATATCCGGCAACAAGATAATCGTTGCTTCGCTGAATTAAAGTCATATCCAATACCTTATCTTCACCAACCTTTCTAACCGAACAAAGGATTTCATAAGCACAAGGAAATAAACCACTTGTTTCTTCTAAATCAACATACTGATACATACTAATAATGTGTCTTCTACCAAATGGATCATTAACTAACCCATTAAGTAATTTATTCATTAAATCATATCTTTTGATTGTCGCACCATATCTTTGCCCAATACTATTGTCACCGATATTCCATTCTTCCCACCAGTTAATTCCCAATTCACGAGCAACTTCAAGTGATGAAGTTTGTTTTTGATATATCCAAAGTATTTCTTTGATTCCGGTTTTAATTGCAGTATTTCTTAATGTGGTAATTGGGAATTCACCTTTTAAAATATCATACTCTTCAAATACTTGTGTTATAAACTTTGAGTGTGCTGGTGTCCCATCAGAATATTTTGGTCTTGGATTTTCATCCCAAGATCCTTCTGACATAATCTTTTGGATATTTTGAATATAATATTTGTCGGCTTTATTCATTTTTGTTTTGGTTTAAATTTACATTAACCATATCCGGTAGTTTCTTTTCTGGTGTCATTTCTATTAGTTGTTGGTACTTTTCATCACCAATTATACCATCAACACTCCATTCTGTCTTCACTCCGTTTTCGTAAATAGGTATTGAATACGTGTCTTCTTTATTCATTATTTTTTGTTTTTTTTTTGGATTTGTGTAGGTATTTACAATTCTCTCAATCCCGATTGAGCTGTATCCAAGTTTTTTGTCTTGATTAACCCAAGTCATAAAGTTTAATAATTCTTTATTCATAACTTTCTATTATAGTATCTTTGTATGTTAATGTGATTAGTCTGGTTGGAATGTTTTGTTGGTCTAACTCAAAATCTTTCCAATCAGATTTCATAAAAGGGTTATTACCATTTAAATGAATTTGAAACCACTCATTCCTTTCTTGGGTACTCAATTCTCTTTCCTCAATTTTTAATCCCCACCTTTCAGAGAACTCAGGATAGGTTTTACATTTGTTGATGAATTCTTCTTGTGATAGTTGTCGGTAAGATTTCCCACCAACCTCATTATCTAACCAATTTTCTTCTGGATGGTATAACATTTCTTTCTTGTAATTATCATACGCATCATCAATAATCTGATTGTAGATATTTACTTCATCCCATTCTTTGTGTTCGTTATCACCAACTAGTTTATAGTATTTACCTTCATATTCCCATATACAATCCCAATTTTCTTTTACTCTTGGATTATTTGGATATGCTCTACCTGATTGGTCGTAATTCAATTTTCCTTTTTTAATTTTCATACTCATCTTTGTTTTATATCGTTATTCATTTTTTCATAAAATGTTTCCCCAATCAAATTCTTCTGATAACAGGTATAACACAAATCCAGGAATAGCCAAAATAAATGGAATTATCAATAGTAATATTGCAGATATCTTGAATACCCAATATAAAATATTATTTATCATTTTCATCTTTGTTTTCAAATTTTAGTATTATTAACATTAAAGAAGATGCAACCCCTTCGGCAGCCTTCCAGTCAAACCCTTCACTTTCAGGAGTCCAATTTTTATATTCCCACCAAAGTTCAAATGTGTCTAAAACCAACTCCTTTATTTTATAAGGTAGGTTCATATTTTCAATCTTTAATCTACCGTCTTTATAGTTTAACCCATCAAATCTCTTCTTTGCCAATTCTTTAAGTTCTTTTTTATTCATCTGTTCCTAAGTTTTTTAATCCTTCAATAACTTCCTTATTAAACTTTATCGCAAAATCTCTTTCTATCATATTAATAAGTGCTTGTTCAGCATCTAGTTTATCTTCAACAGTTGCCATTTCAACACAATCATCATCTGTCTTCTCACTCCAAAACATCATATGTTTGAGTAAGTCATTTCCATCAATTTTAATATTCATAACTTTCTATTTTTCGTTGTTGAATGTTGGACCACTGAATCCAGGAATATACATAATTCGCATAGCTGTGGTTTCTGCTTGTTCTTGGCTATATCCTTTATCTAGGTACTTTTGAATCAAGTCGTTCTTTATTTTAATTTCTTCATCAATACTAACTTTAAATTCTTCTACTGACATCCCTCTGGATTTAGCTATACCTTCAATTGAATATCGTTCTGCTAAACTTCTTCTTGGTGAAAATTCTTCTTTATTCATAACTTTCTATTGTTTCGTTGTTGTATGTTAGTGTGATCAGTTTTCTGGGTATGGAATTGTCCATATCAACTGTTTCTCTAATCATATTCCATCCAATTCCACCTCCATTTTCGTAATCATATCCAGCAAAAATTATTCGTTCTTTTTCACTCAACTCTCGTTCCTCAATCTTTAGTCCCCACTTTTCAGAGAACTCTGGATTGGTTTTACATTTGGTAATGAAATCTTCCATTGTGTCTGGCCAATCACCTTTGAATTCATTAGTTTTACTAATGTAGTTTTTGAAAGTATCACTTATAATCTGATTGTATTTTTCTTTATTCATCTTTACATTTCTATTTTAAATAAACCCCAATATTTACCACATATCTTATAACAAGATGTAATCATTCATCTTTATCTTTATTTATTATTTTGGTCCGGTGCAACCATTTTTTATATCCTGGAATTTCTCCCATTCTGATTTTGTTGTATCTTCTGATATCAAATCTAAACCATTTTGAAGGGTTTGGACTACTTTCTCCATTACTATTTCAACTTTAAAAGATTTCCATTCTGAATGTGTTTTATTAAAACCATCATTCCACGCTCTTTCCAAATCCTGTATGGTAAATAATTTTTCTTTACTCATCTTTATCCTTGTTTTGATTTAATAACTCAGTTGCTCTATACCAAATAGGTGAGTGGTAATAGTAAACATCATCAAGAATATCTTCCTGTAAGAAAGTTTCAAGTTCTTTTATTCTGTTATCTTTTTCTTCTTCTGTCATTTCTTAAAGATTGATTTAAATTTCATCCAAACTATTTCAGGATAGTTCCATAACCACCAAAAAAATATATAAATTTTTTTCATCAGTCAATTCTTTTAAGTATCAAACATCCATTTTCATCCAACTTTGGAATATCACCATAATACACATTACCATTATTTGACAATGCCGGAACCATCTCAACTTCAACATCCCACTCCTTTTGTTTTAGTGATTGGATGTGATAACCGAATAATTCTTTATGATCCTGAAATGTTAATGCTTTATTCCAGCAATTCATCATATCTTCAAGAGTATATAACTTAGTGTTATTCAAATCAAGTGCTTTTTGAAAACCTGCTTTGTAAGCTCTTGTTTGACCAACAAAATTAATGTTTTCATATAAATCATATCCCATTGCCAACTCACCCAAATCATAACCACGTTCAATTGCTTGACAGTTCTTTATTGACAATTTGTTATACTGACTTTCCCTTGATGTCCCCAACATATACCCATCATCGTAAGTTCCTTTGGTTGGGTCTACAAGGACATAATTTTCTTTTTCTGTTTTATAAAGTTTTGCATTCATCTTATTCTGATTTAATGTTATATGTACTTGGATGCTGTAGATTATTTGGAAGGCTTTGTGATATTCCATCAACAAATGTTTCACATTTATACCCATTTGATTCAAGGTAAATTAACCAAGTATGTGCTTCATACATTGATTCACAATTAATTGTTCCAACATTTAAATCACTTGTTATTACTTGTATTTCCATCTTATTCTGATTTAAAGGTTTCGTTGTAGTAGTTATCACCATCTCCATCAACATATAATAATTTTACAACTTCATCACCATTTATAATGGATATAGTTGGATATTCATCATTAGGTACTGGATGTGTGGATTTAATTTCAATTTTATATTCCCAACATAAGGTATATAACTTGTCAAGGAATTGATTCATTTCTTGTGTCATCTTATTCTGATTTAAATGCTGATAATTTTACACATTTTTCATACTCCTCAATTCTAGAGAAATATTCTATAGTCTCATCTAGAACAAGAGGATAATATTCATCTTTAGGTATTTCACCATTTACAATCTCTTCATAGTAAATCCTATATATTGAATCTGTTATTTCATTTGCAGCTTCTCTAAGTTTGGGATTAAATTTCATTTTATTCTGATTTAAAGGTTAATCTAACTGGTTTTTAATTTCTTTGATTGTATATTGGTTTAAATAAAGTTTGTATTTATTTAAATTAATTTCAGCTGTTTGTCCGGTAACTCCTTGGATTTTTATTTTACCTTTTTCAACCCGGTGAATTATGATATTACTTTTAATAATTGATCTTTGTACCAAATCCAAAAATATGATTAAATCACTTTTTGTATTAAACGTGATAAAATCATATCCTTCCAGGTTTCCAACATTTCCATCGCCATAAAATAAAATATATGTTTGTTCCGGTGTTGTTTCATATCTGGTTAAAACCTGTTTTTTATTTGTTGACACATATAAATTGTGTGCACTAACTGAATCAAGTTTTTCAAGTGATTGTGAATTGACAAATATAGTTGTCAACAACATAAATGTTAGGTTAAGTATTTTTTTCATATTTTTTAAATTATTCTCCTCCCCAAGCTGTAACAACCGTGATTGTAAAAAGTGGGAAATTTTTTTCTCTTATGTAATAAACATCACTAATATATCCATTATCTTGTTCTATGGTCCAGTAATCATCACCGGCCTCATCGGTACCGGTTGGGGTGTCAGCTTCCATATCAAATTGTGCCAGAAGATTTTTAAGGGAATATACCGCAAGATCCTCATCATCAAATGTGATGTAGATATTGTTTTCTCTACCTTTTTCATCAATTGTGTACCACATATTAAGTGGTACATTCTCATTTTTATTAATTGTGACCGCACCTATTTGTGCGTTAGAAAAAAAGGTTGTAAATAGGATTGTTAGGATTAAGATTAACTTTTTCATTTTTTTTGTTTTTATTATTTGTAAAACTTGGTTTCTTCGCCTTTATAGAATAATGTTACTATTTTGGTTGGTGTTGTTGGTTTGTAAACCTCTTCTGTAATGTAGAGATTTTCCATTTCAACATCGGTATTTCTCATAACCCACTCTATTTGTTCCTCAAAGGTAAGATTTCTTTCACGAAATTCCAAACCAAAAAGAAATGAAAATCCATAATTATTGGTTGCTTTCTTAATAAACTCTTCTTTTGATAAGTCCATTTCGTCTTCCAAAATGAACATTTCATCTTTATGGGTTTCCAAATAATGGTTATAAACCTCATCAATAACCTGGTTAAATTTTTCGTTTTTCATAGTGTGTGTGTTATTGTTTCAACAACATATGAAAATAAATCAGATCTAAATTCTTTGTTGTTTTTAATTACTGATTCTGCCATTTCATAGCTATCACAATAATCAACACTATATTCTGGATGCCATTTTTTAAGTAGATGTTCTATGTTCCAAGATTTATCACCATCTAAGGATACACTCATCATCGGATAGAATCTACTAGTACCATTATTTAGTTTTTCTTCTGTAATGTAATACGTTTCTAATCCACTGTAATTCGCTTCCATCATTGGGTCTGGTTTTCCGGTATAAGGAAAACTTACTGAAATTTCTCTTTGCATTTTTTACTTTTTTATTATTTATCGTTTCCGTATTTTTTTCTTAAATATGCTGCCCATCTGGCCTGCTTTCTTCCGTTTATAAAGAACCATCCCCAGTTCATTTCAAACCATTTAATTATTGCTTTCATAAAACTCTACCTCATTTAAATCGTAAACATTTCTTTTATCTGATATTATACTTATTTCGTGTGACTCAATTATAACATCACCATTTTTATGATTTATAATTTCACAAACACTTACATCTTCACATAGAATATTTTCAGCAACACCTCCGTATTTAGAATGGTATCTGAATTTTTTTCCAACATACTTTTCTATTAGCTCTTCTGAACCCGGTTTTGTAATTCTTAAACTCATTGTCATTTTAATTTATTTCTATTATCAACAAATGTTTTATATTCGTCCATTGTCATATATTGAGTATCACCATTTGATATTTCTAATATAACTCCGTGTGGTTCTTTTTCACCTTCATTAATTGCATATGATTTAATAATATAATCAAACGTTATATCTTCCTCATCTGAATTAATGATAACCTTAACTGGCTCTGGGAATAACTGGTTCATACCAACACCCAAATTAAATTCAACTATTTTCTCCATAATCTAAAATATAATTTATTATTATTATAAAAACAACTTTTTTGTTTGTTTTTCTCTGTGAAATTTTATAACAAATCTATGTACCTCTTCCTGGATTTTTGCAAACATCGTAAAAACCTTATCACTTTTTATGTCAATTTGATTACCATCAGTTAAATGGATTATTGAAGACTTGTGATTTGAATCTTTTGATATTGAAATAAGGTCAACCCGGTTTGATATTCCAAGTTCATCAAATACTCTTTTTGCGATACCTAATTGTCCTTTACCACCATCAATTACAACAATACTTGGTAGTTGTTTTTTCTCATCAAGTAATCTTTTGAATCTACGATTAAGAACCTCATCAAATGACGCATAATCATCAATACCACTAAATGATTTGATGATGTATTTACGGTATTCAGATTTAACCGGACTATCATTTTCAAATCTAACGGATGCTGCAACATTTGAATCTCCTTGATTGTGTGAATTATCAAACGCTTCAATTGATATTGGTAAATTGATAAGGTTAAGTTTGTTTTTAACATCAAATACTTTCTTATTATATTTTTGTTTACGAATAACATCAAGTTTCTGATCCAGTATCTGGAGTGTTGAGATTTTGTCAAGAACTTTTTTTGCTTTTTCAAACTCAAGATTGTCAGAATGGTATTTCATTTGTTTTTTGAGTTTTTGAAATACGTTTTTGAGGTCCAGTTCCAGAACTTTTTTAACATCAATTACAATTTCAGAATACCTAAACTTCTGAACATTAAGTACACAAGGTGCTAGACATCTTCCAAGGTGAAATTCAAGACAGGTTTTAAATTTGCTGGCACTTATATTATTATCAGTTAGCTCATAAGAACAACTTCTAAGTTCAAAACAATCATAAATAAGGTTATATACCTCACGACAAAGATTACCGGAAGTAAAATCAAGACTTACTCTTTCGTCTGATTTGTTTCTAACAATCTCAAGTTTTGGGAATTGTTCTTCGGTAAAACAGATGGACCACTTTCTTGTTTTATCATCTTTACCCTTGATATTGAACTTTGGTTTGTAAAGCTTGATAAGTTCTTCTTCCGTAATGATAGCTTCCTGTTCGGATGAAGTAATAACAAACTCAACGTCACGGATATTCTCACGTAACGTTTTTGTTTTTTGATCTTTGTGATTTTTATTGAAATAGGAAGTTACCCTTTTTGGTAAAAACTTTGACATCCCAACATAGATGATTTGATTCTTGTCGTCTTTGAACAAGTAGCACCCGGGGTTCTGTGGTATGTTTTTAAGTTTTTCAGTTAACATATCACAAATATAGTAATTTTTTTTAAAAAATATCCTTGTTTGTTATGTACGCACCAGATAAAAAAAGAAATATTCCAACCTGGATAAATCTAAAGACACCACTACCATCAAATGGATTTAAAGAGCCAAGTATATAACTTGATAATAGGTATATTGTTAGACCTAAAAATATTAAGAATTTGTAATCTTTATTTTCCATATTTATAAATTATTTGCGCATATTTCACATTGGTTAGCTTTCTCATTACCAATAAAATCATTTTTACAAGTATTACATTTCCTATGTGTAAATCCAGGAGTAAAACCCCCAACCGGATAGATATTTTTTGAGTATCTTTCGGTTGCAACAGAAACATTTTCTTTTGGTGTACCAAAATATATATCGTATAATTTTGTTATAGTGGCAACATCGGATCCGGTCTTAATTTCAAATTCAACCCAGACATAATTAAAATCATCAATAAGGTTTTTAGTTGTATTATTAATGTCATTTAAATTACCAACCGGGAAATATCCGTGTCTTGATTTTAATTTTAATTCACCATCTTGTAAAACCAATTTACCAACCATATTTTAGTTTTTGATGATTAGACAATCACCCTCAATAAGTGATTTTTTCTTATGATTAATTTTTTGTTCAAGACTAACAGTTAAAGGAATACCAAGTAATTTATCGTAATCCGTTTTTTCTAGTTTATTTTTAAAATTATCAACTAGTTTTTGTGCTGTTGTTATTTGTTCCCAGGTATTACAAGATTTAATAACCTTCTCAATCCATTTTTTTATCTCATAATTACTTTTCATAAATAATTCAAACTTATATATTGGGTTTTCCATTGAATAATACTATCATTTGGTTCATAACTTGGATTTGTCTCACACGAAGTTCCTTTATCTTCATTTTTTCATTGTCATTTAATTCAAAACTTTGAGCTTTGATATCAGCAATTTGATTTGTTAAATTTCTATGTTCATTAAGTAATGAATCATAAACTAATTTTACATCTTTCATTTTTTAACAATAGCATTTGTTAGTTTATTTATTAGTGATTGAGTCTCCTCAAACCGATTAAATCTAATTAAAGGATCTGTATTAAATATTTCAACATACCACTCATCATTTTTAACTTCACTGGCGGCCGGAGTGATAAAGGTTAACCCATCAACAATATCTAGAACGTAATAGTAGTCATCACCATTTCCATCATATTCTTCCATATTTTCTATCTGGAGTCCTAATAGTTGTATTTCTTTTTCTTTCATTTTATTCTGTTTTAAATGTTTCGTGGTTATATTCATCAAATGTTTTATACTTAAATCCAAGCATTGGGTGAGTTTTTCTACTTTCGTTAAAAGCATCTTCAATTCGTACTTTCTCCATTACTAAATGTTCCTCAACAATATTGTGTAACATTGTGTCACTTACTTTGGTTCTATCAATAAATGTTGACAAACTTTCAATTAAACTTTCTATTGGTGTTTTCATTTTATTCCAATTCTTTTGATTTAACAATTGTATGTTTTGTGTGAAATCTCATCAAGATGGTGACGAGTTCCGGAATGTTATCAAATGCCCACCTTTTGGTTTCAATAACATAAAAATCTCCACCACCACCATTTTGAGTTTTGATAGTTAAAAATTGATCTTCACCATCACAACAATCTGCGTCCTGGGTAAATGTCATCTGAAATTCTTGTGATAACAAGTGTGGATTATTTTCTTTCATTTTAATTTTATTTTAAAACAAAAATACAACAATCTTTTTAACTAAACAAGCTTTGAATTAAAAATTATAGGTTATGTTGCCGTTTTCAACCTCAACCTCAACAACACCATCACCTTCCAAAAGTGTATCAATTTGACTTTGATTTAGCGTTATTTTTTCTGGTTCTAGAAAAATTTTAAAAGATTGTGTTAAAGTTAACTTTGATTCTGTGATTAACTTTATGATTTGTTCGTTTACACAATCAACAACGCTTGGGTATTGCCCACCAACTGTTACGATTGCTTTGTCGCCAACACTTATTTCATCTAATGATACTAAATAAGGTTTTTCGTCAACAACAAATAATTTTACTCTTTTTGTCATTTTAAATTAAATAAAAGTTTTATATTATAATATATATCCTAAGTCCTAGTTTCTATTTTTTATTTTTTTTGATATAGTAATAATACCAATTGCAACAAAAATAAAAACAAATGTTGCTATATGTAAAATCTGTTCAAATACTACCATAAGTTATTTTAAATGTTTAATTTATTAATTCTATTCATATCTAAAATATAGTTCTTTAAGTTCTGAACTAAAGTCTCAGCGTCTGTTTTCTTGTAAAGATCCGGATACCTTTCGGCCAATAATTTTGATTCTTCAAGTTCATTACAACTTATAAGTATGTCCTGGATAATTGATTTGTAAATGTGTTCTTTATTTTCCTCTAGGTTAGTTTCAATAACTTTTTCTTCAAGATCCTGACAATAATCTATTAACTCCTCAACCGGCTGTAAGTCCATTAGATGTTCGTTCCCTTTGAATATTTGACTGATACTTTTCATTCCAAATAATTTAATATTTTTTCTTTAACTCCGGATTGTTTAATACCCTCGTTTGATTTTGGTGTTAATACAAAATTATTAATTGCCCATATGTCTTTCCAGGGCTCACCAATTTTACCCATATTCAAATCATCAACTGAAACCCAATGTGTGACTTCAGGATGGTCGTGTAGATATTGTTTAATCTCAATTGTTCGTATTTGTTCTAACTCCCATCTTGGGGACCAAATAAAATTATCGTCATAATCTTTACAATTTTGTATATTTGGTGTTAGTGCAATTGGTTTTTTGGTAATACCATGCAATTCATAGTACTCCCCAAGTTCTTCAAAAGTTGCGTGTAATTTCCAATCGGAAGATACAACTATTTCAGCCCCGGTTTCTTCAAGGATTTCATTAAGAATCCTAACTGATTTTTCATCAAAATCATCAAAACGAAATTGTACCGGTGCGTCTTTAATTTCTTTACTACTTTCTGGGTTTGAGCTACGATATTTTGCCCATTTCTTTTTTCGCCCTCCCCAATTGTTGGATAAACAAATTACACCATCGTGATCTAAGAATATTACTTTCATAATTTTATTATTTTTTAACCCAAAATTTAGACATATCCAAAAATCTTGATAGCCGTCCTTGCCAGTCTTTGATTTGTGTTTTTGGGACCCAGAATTCCATCTCACCGATTTCATCAACTCTTTTCATAAATTCGGCCCGGAACTTTTCAACCTGAGTTGAGTCTGTGATATATGGTACTCCCATATTTTTAGCACAAGTCTTACCAACTCCAGTAAGCATTGAGAACTCGTCAGTTAGGGTTCTCATACAACAAGAACAAACGGATCCTCGTTTAATAGTGATCTTACCGGAGAACCTAACAGCCTTGTCAGACACACCAATAACTTTTGTGATGTCCATAAGAACCGGCATAAACTGAAGGTTATATTCTTCTTTAAGTTTTTCACCAACTGCTCTACCAACCTTAATGGTATCTCCAGGGGCCGGAATATTAAGTTTGTATGTCTTAGAGTTCTCCTCCTCTTTTTGGATTTGGGTTAGTGCCGCAGAGATTTGTTTCTCAGTCAAACTTCCATATTCCTGGAACTTTGTTTTAAGGTCATTTACAAAAGTATTGGTGCCGGCATAACCAACGATTTTTTTCATATCGTCAGATAATTCAGTAGATTTAATATTATTAACAGCCACTAAAATTTTTTCAACGGCAGACAATTGATTTGGTGTAAGAGAACCATATTTTTTTAGGTTCTGTTTCATTTTCAAAACAAAAGGGTTCTTGCCGTTGTAATTTTTGATTTCAGTTGTAATTTCAATTGTCATATCTTTTGATTTATTATTTATACAAAGATACACAAAGTTTTTAAATTACAAAAATTCATTTTACTTTTTTGAGTTTTGCCACTCAAAATAATCTTTCCGGTCCTTAATTACTTGTCCAATAATTAATGAAATTGATATGATTGAGAATATTAACATTGTTTTCATATAACAATATATAGTTATTTACCTTCGGATGTGTATTAAGATAACATTATCAAATCTTTAAATAACAAACCCCACTTTTTATCGTGGGGTTTTATATGATTTGATTCAAGACATTAAGAAGATAATTTAAGGGTAAAGAATTTTAAGTTTTAAGTGTGATGACTTTTGAACAGTTGAATGATGAAAGTTGACACTCAGTATCGCTATCATTTATCTGGCCAGTAGGCTCTTGATCAAGAAGTAAAATCATCTTACCTCAACACTATCCACAAATCATATTAGATTTCAGTATTTGAATTAAATACGTCTAGTCTATCCTGGATTTTCTCAATTGTTTCCTCAAGGTCTTTAATTGTTTGATTTCTATTTACGATAGAAATTTCAGATGTTAGAATGAGTTCACTTTCCATCCGGTAACGATCTCTATTTGATTTACCTTCAGTACATTCCATTTTCTTTAATGACTGAATCATTGATTTTAATTCTGCCATATAGAAAATTTCCTGAAGAACCGGAGTATTTGCAATATGGATTTTAGCTTTCAATTCTGAAAGTTCTGTACGATCTTTGATAATTTGTTCTTTAAGTTCAATAGAACTGTAGGGTCTTGTGTTTCCAACCTCAATTGTGTTGTGGTCTTGCATAAGTTTGGTATTCTCACCAATTCTTTTAACAAGTTTGTTTTTTTCTTTAAGTGCTTGTTTGATATTCATAGTAACCAATTATATTAATTCTTTTTTATTTTGTCAATATTATATTCTCGGAAAAACCATTCTATTACAAATTCTCTTGTCTCTTCAAAATCAGTATTAAACATATTGACAATGGGCCTTACAACCGAATCTAAATTTATCTGAGTGACATTACGGTGTTGTTCGTGTATAAAATAAGTTTTTTTATCTCTTTGGAGGGATGTATAAGTTTCTCCTGGCAATGCCGCCAAAGGTTTTTTTTCAAGTTTTAAATCACCAAAATTCATTTTTAAGAATTTATGAATTAAATCCATTTCCCGGGATTTCATTTTCTTTTCTAAATTTTCTTACAATATGGTAAGCGTTGTCAAGAATCTCATAATTTGATTCAAGACCACCTCTATCATCAAGAAATATATTTGCATATATTTTCCCATTGATACCATAAGGTTTATCCCAAGTCTGGTGCATTTCATTTACTCCGTGAACAACAATACCAAGTTTCTCAACTTCTTCTTTCGCACTTTTTAATTGTTTTTCACTTCTGGCAGTATTAATTAAAAATATAATACCTTCTTTTTGACACTGAAGGACTAAATCAACAACTTTTTTACAATTTTCTCTTAACTCTTCATTGTATGGAATAATTGTATCATCAAGGTCACAACCAATAATAATTTTACCATTCTTTAACCATTCAGTTGCAAGCCGATTAATGTAAAAGTTTACGTGATGTCTAGTTTTCATATAGTTTTATTGTTTTTGGGTCAACCGGCCAGATTGGTGTTCTACTTAATGTTACCTGGAATTTATGGTGTAAATTGTTATTAACAGCGGCAAATTCCAAAACACCAACACGTTTTTTACCATCCTTATCTAGACATTGTACTTTCTTGCCGATTAACTCTTTAAATCTGTCGTCAGTTCTGTCGTAAAGTGAATTTCCTTTCATTCTTCAATATTAATATATTTTACAATTCTAAGTTGTACTATAAAAGCGCATGCCCAACCAAGTACTGCCAACCAGTTACCAAGAAAAACTGCTGATAGACAATTAATCCCAAACAAAACTAATAATAATTTTTCATAATTTTTCATACCAAATCTTTTTTTTCATTCATTATTCTATCCCATTCTAATCTAGGTATCGCAACTCTTAAGTTATCTATTGTGCAAAAAACCTCATCCTGGAATATTTGTGGATCCTTAACTTTTTCTGGGTCTAGATTTATTTTATTGTAGTAAGTACAATCATTTGCAAATCTTACATATACCTCAAATTGATTCTCCATACTTAGTTTCTTCTTCTGTTAATGACTCTTCTTCGGTGTCAAATTCTACAACACTTGGATCTAAAAATGTTCTTGGCTCTAAAAATGTTGGTCTAGTATAGGCTGTGCGTAGTATTGCTAATGGTCCTGGGTCACGATGAATTCCGCGGGTTTTATGTGTTTTACCTATTACCTTTTCCATATTTTCAAATTCAGTTTCTGAAAATAGTTCGTAATTTGGTGTAAAATCAGAACTAAAAACAGCTAACTCATCCATAATAATATTCAATATATGGATTGGGAGTCCGGTCTCATATGTGTCAACGGATCTACCTTTTTCATTAAACACATTAAAAATTTTGCCTGTATCAAAGTGTTCACTATCATATGGTCTATGAAAACCATATTTTGTGTTTTTATTATGATCAATAACATATACAAGTACTCCTTTTGAATGTTGGTAGAAATAACTTGGGTCATTGGTCATTGCGGTACACCATTTAGCTTGATAACCATAATAAACGGATGAGTTATATGTTAATGGTCTAAAGACAAGATAACCATCTTCATCATAAATTGTGTGTATCTCCTTTTTAGAATTTTTAAAAGATTCTTTATATATACCTTCAATCAAAGCAGCGTTAAGCATATCCCAGGAGTCATACTTTGAGATATCCTTTTCTTTAATTAGTCCTCTTTCCATAAGTTCGCAAAACTTAACAAAGCTTGACATTTCATCCCAATCAAATAACGTATCAAAAAGAACTCTTTTTGTTACAAAGTCTTCAAATTTATCTGAATTTAAAATTTCTTCAAATCTTTCACCTCTATTTTCTGTATAATGAGATATACGATTTTCACTAACACGATATACCATTTCTTCATTGTATTGTTTGTGTAACATTTTAACCAAGAACTGTGTATACTTTTTAGTCTTACTAATATCAAATCTTCCAAGTAAATCAACTAAACTAATTGATATCTCATTGTTTTGCTGTTTAAGTTTTTTAATTCCCATTGTTATTGTTTTTAATTTCAGTTAAGCATGTAGAAAGTATAAGAAATTCAAATATCACAAACAAGACCCCACCCCAAAAAGATTTATATAACCACCATTCGGCCGGATTAAAACTTTTATTAATAAGTGTTAATACAGCATACCAGAAAAGATTTTTAAACAAAAATTCAATTCCATTAACTTTAAATTTTTTATCAATCATCTTAAAACAAAACTATGAATTATTATAACCACTTTATTATCCGGATTAGATATCGCTCTGTCTTTATTTATTGTAATATCTAACATCCCAAGATCCTCTTTAAGACGATTAGCCTGGATTAATACTTCTTTAATTGCGTCCTCCTCCTTTTTGAAGAATCCAAAATAGGCGTCACAAGTTCCGGTTTTATCACAAACTCCATATATAATTTCTCTTTCCATATTCAAATATATAAAATAATGGTGATTCATCAATGTGAATCACCAACATTATTTTTTTCTCCGTATATAAGGTAATCAGGATTTATAACCTTTGATACTTTGCTACGATTTCCGGTTTCAGATTTAACAACTATACCTTCGTGAGGAACTTTTGTACCTTTTATAAAATTATTAAACACAAATTCATCTTGTTTTTCTTTGGACCAGAGTCCCATATATAATAATTCAACCTTTGGTAAATCTAAAAGGCTGAAGTGTGCCAATTCAGAATTATATCTTTCATATTTACCATCAACTTCAACATCAAACCCGGCAAACTTTATTTCCATCATTCCATAGTCATAGTTTTTTTGTATTCCGGCCCCATATATTTCACCATATATTATAAGTCCTTCAGATAAATCATCAGGATTAAAGGTGTCTTTTACATGATCCCACAATCTAGATCTTATGTCATATTTTTTTGCAACCTCATCCCAAACATCAGTAGAGTAAAACCCTTGAGAGTCAGACCCTTTTTCAACATTATGACTACCATACACATATTCAAATGCCGCCCATTTTCTACCAAACAAAAGTTTAACCCGATCAAATAAAGAAAGTTTTTTCTTTCTAACTATTCCGTAACGAGCATTTGTTCCGTGAAGTTTTCTTGTTATTACCACTTCATCTTCTTCAGTAAACATATCAGGAACGTTTTTCTGATTTGGAAACTTGTAATATATATGAAAGTTTGGATTTTGATGATACCTTATTTTACGACCATTGGATTCTAATGTTACAGTTTTAACAGGTGGTTCGTATTTGAATATTCCCAATAGCTCCATACAATCAGATCCTTCGTAACGATACTTTTCAGGGATAAAGGTAGTTGGTATTATCAAGCACTCAGAATAAACCCCACGAAGTTTTACTGTTCTTACTCGTTGACCTTTTCGTAGGTAGTTAGTAACGCCTAAACCATCAGATAGTTTTTGTGGTATTATAGCATCTGTTGTTGCAACAACAACAAGATCACCTTCTTTATATTCACCTTTTTTAGTTATTGCCATCCAACCATTAACCATAACAAGTTCTATGTTGTCAGCTCTAGGTATTTGAGTTGGTACTCCAACTTTTCCTATATATGCTACACTATTTTGATTTTCCATTTTATATTATTGTTTCTTTAACTATTACACCATCAACATATCGTGATACGACAAACGATTCAACAGATTCTTCTGAGGCTTGTAGTAATGCAATTTCTTGTTGTAACTTGTCAAAATCTTCTTGAGTGATTAATGTTCCAGACATAGATCCGGCACCCTCAATCATTTTTATTCTATATGAACCATATGGTTCTGTGTGAATTTCTTCAACCATAATTAGATTGTCATATTCCAAACCTTTTGATTCATCCAATTTAATTAATTTACCTTTATCATCTCTTTTATAAAAAGCACTTCTATGATAACCACAATCCGGACAAGATGAAAAAAATTCACCAGTTTTGTAATAGAAATCCACAAAACAACTTTCAGATTTACACCTTGGACATTCAACATAACTTATTACACTTCCCATAATTTATTTTTTTATATATTTTCTAATTAAATTAAATATTTCTTTGATGTCTGTAAAATCTGAAACTGGTGAATCAGTTCTTCCGGGTAAAAACATCACGGTAAATCCGTGGTTAGCCTGAAATGTTTCGGTAACTCGTTTACCGCAGATCTCATTAAGATAAATCCAAGGAAAGTTTCCTGACAATTTAACTTCAATACCAATTTTTTTAAGTCTTTCAATAAACACACCAAGTTTATCAGTACTTAGTTTTGTATTACTAATTGTTTCCATATCACAAAGTTATAAATTATTCAAGTTCTATGTAAAAAAAATCATTAAAGTCCATATCACCACCACCGTAAGTATATTTAACTTTAAGTTTTGTTTCTGATATAACATCATACCCATCATAAGAATGATATGTCCCTAATCCCTTTTTCATATTTCCAAATTGTTCAATATACTTACTACGAGCAAAGTCGTTAATTACTGCTCTATGATTAGCAACTTTAGCTAATACTTCTAATGATTTTTTTATATTTTCCATTTGATTATAATTTTTGATACTAAATATAACAAATGATAAACAACATTAAAACGATTGTTTACCATCGGACGTTATAAACAATAAATTAAAATTTGTTCCACCCTAATCTTTCAACCCAATCAGAAAAAGATTTTTCTTTCCCCTTATCAATAGGTTTATCTTCTCTCAAATGTTTTGGTATGACCTTATTATACCCTTCTATTACTTTATCAGAAAAATCTTTTACATCTTGTTCTGTCCAATCTACATTAACATTTACTTGTTTTGATGTAATATTACCATCTTTATCAGTAGTAATTTTAGTCGTTTTAGTGTTTCCGTTGTATTTCATAATTTTAATTTACATGTTTATAACAAGGTATATGTGAAATACCTCATAAAGTTTCTACTAAATTTAAATTTCTGTGGTAAGGTACTTCACATATACCCAACCGTTATACTTCCATAACATTCAAGTTTTTTATCAGTCACATTCCACAAATCTTTTTTTCCTTCCGTCATATGACAATTGTGTTTCTTACCAGTTCTCTCACCGAACTCCACGATCATATCATTATGACGATTACGAATAAGATGAGGACATTCTTTACAGGGTTTTTTCATTAGACAAAAATAACAAATTATTTAATATCCACAAAAGATTTTATAGGTTTTAAATAATTTTTAATATCTCTATAATTACACCATAAGCCTTGTCCTTCAGCACCACCCTGTCTTGTTACAAGTCCTTTATTTTTTAGTCCTAAAAATTCAGATTTACTGATAATAAAAACGTCAATACCCTGGAAATTAATACCACATAAAAGTAAATAATCATAATCGTGATCCTCCATTATGTGTTGCCATTTCCAATCACCATTACTTACCCAATATCTAGATGATTTAACTTCAAATTTTTTACCGGATGAGTTTTGTTTTATGTCGTGTCCAGTACCACTTGGCTTGTCTAACTTTAAGTGTTCTTTAATAATTCTTTGTAATTTTTCACCAAAAGACTTATTTCCGAGTCCAACCATTTTTACAATGTCTGGGTGGGCATTATTCTCAATATAATAATCAACCTGGGTTTTGGTTGTTTTTATACTTTCAAAAGATTTTGTCTTATTGATTTCATCTATTGATATCATATTAATAAAATTATTTTTTGGTTTTGAACTTGTACTCGGTATCAATTTTTCTTTTGCCGTATTTTTTTTCCATTAGTTTCTGGTGTAAGTCCCATTCCAATATTGATTCATTTGTTTGTTTTAACCTTTTTGAAACTTTTTTTGTTGATTCCACATCAAATTCTACCCCGTGTCTATTAGGAAATTCATAAACTAATCTATCTGTTGACATATTATGTTGTTTTAAAAGGATGTAAGCTCCAAGATCAGCCTCTATTTCATCTTTTTGAGAACGAGGTCCGTTGTGATTCAATAATAAATGAGTAACTTCGTGTGCTTCAACAAAAACTAAATCGTCAAAAGTTAAGTTAGAGTCTATGAATTCCTCACCATTAATTATTATCGTTTTATCTTCTGGTGAATAAAAACCATAACCATATTCATCAAATAATGTTTTTAAAACATCATAATTATCATAATCTTTAAATACAATCATAATGTCAACACTTGGAAAAAATCTACTAGGGTATGGTAATACTTCCGTATTTCCCTCACTTAAAAGTTTTTTAGTGATAAGGTTTAATTGATTTTCAGTAATAATAATCTTTTTCATACTAATAAATATCAAGGAAGTTCATCTCTTTCGTGTCTTGCATAACTGGCCATATTTCTTACAATATCCTCAATACTACGCCACTCAATATTACTATTATAAGTTGTGGTATTTCTACTATGTACATTGTATATTAGATTGTCACCGGTTGTTGTTACATTTGGATAATTTGAAATTTTAAAGTCATTAGCTAGTAGCGTTTCGTTTCCAAAATCTACAATACCTAATTCTTTTGCTAATTGATGTGTTGATTCTTCTTTTTTCAACTCCTTTTTTATTTTAAGGAAAATCTCATCCGGTAGATCAAAATAAAGTGGACTTACCTCAATATCTTCTTCGGTCCAAGCATTAAAAACTTTTATACTTCCTATCTCCCTAGAAAAAGCAAGTTTAAAATTTGTATACTTGTTTATAACATAAATTAGTTTATGAGTATTAAGATATTTTTTCCAGTATTTTTCTTGAGTTGTGCACCAGGTTGTTCCGCTACCATATCTTTTAGATGCTAAATACGTTAACGGTACTAGTACGGACCACTCATCTGTCCAGTGAATTTTTTTAATTTGTTTCTCACTTTTCTTTTGCTCTTCAATTTCTTCAGCTAGTTTAACTACAGATTCTAAAGACTCAAAATCCTCATACTTACTTATATCATTTTCTTTAATTCTTTTTTGTTTTGAATGTCTTTCAAATTCATTTAATGTTGTAATGTTGCCCGGTTCAAATAACCAGGTTGCCAAGTACCCTTTAAACTCATCTGAATTAGGACTGTAAAGGTCATTATTCTTTAATTGTTTAATTAAGAATTCAGTATACTTATAAGACCCGGTTGGGTCAATTGCTGCCATAATATCAAATAGTGTGATATTAAGATCTGGATGTTGTTTCTTTAAATTTTCTAATCTTGACATATCGTAATAATAAAATTTTACTTTTAATAAAACAAGAAGGGAGAGTAAATTCTCTCCCTTAAAAAGGTCGGACCGGATCCGACTCCACCACCTTATTTTAATAAAACAAGGAAAATTATTGTCTTGTCATCCAAAAGTAGTAATATGTTTCATTACTGGATCCCATTGTTATATCGGTAAACTTAAGACCATTTATAACACCTTGGTCTAAATTACCCTGGTAAATAGTTCCGCTAACATTACCAAAAGGTGTATAATTTAGTGTTAAATTGTATGCCGAAGCTGTAGTATAGAATGAGTATGTCGCTTGTGAACCATTATAATTATAACTTGTTTTAGTTACAAATTCTAATGTGTCACTTGTTGTAATGATGCTTCCAATACCGCCAACACGATAGCCAGTTATAATCCAGGTTTGTCCGGCTAAAGAGTAATTAGAATCAATTTGATTTGAGTCTGTTACAATTGGACTGGGTGGGTTTGGGGGTCCGGTAGGTGCAACAGTTTCTTTCTGACAAGAAAAAAATGCTACCGGAATTAAAATATAAAATAGTTTTTTCATATTACTTTGTTACTAATGCTTCAATTTTACTTTTAACTTGGTCAGTTATTGACAATTCTTTTGTTGTTGTAACGACAACACAATTTTTGAGAATCTTACTTGGTATGTTAATCAAAAATGTATCACCATTAAAAAATGATAGGTTGTCATTGAGTTCAATTGACGCGTGAACCATTTTCAAAAACAATTTAAATTGGACTTGGTCCATAAATGTCTCATTGATAAGCTCACCCATTGTCTCACTTATAACTCTAATATTAAATACTTGTTTATTCATATCACAAATATACAATTATTTCATTAATAAAACAAAAAACCCACAAATATTTTATTACAAATTTTGTGGGTTTTAAATTCTAAACCATAAATTTTATAAGAAGAAGGTGATTTAGGTTTTGTGTATTATAAATATGTATAATTTTTAAAAAAGTCAAATTAATTTAAAACTTTTTGAATTATTTTACCTAATTGTTCATTGTCCCTAGTCTCTGGTACTTCATCTTTTGTAAAATACCCACATTTAGTGTGTTCGTGACCATCTTTTGCTTTAGTTAAGTCCGGTGTTAATTCTTTATCACTTTCATAATAAAAAACATAAACCATACCCTTTTTTGTTTTATCTTTTTTATATCTATTTATGAAACCCACCAATTCTAATTTGTTTGGTAATGTTAAATCTGTTTCTTCTTTAAATTCACGAAGTGCACCATCTAATGGTGTTTCACCTTCTTCAATATGTCCTGAAGGAATTGACCATATCCCGGGCATTGATTCTTTTGGTGATCTCTTACACAAAAGAACCTTGTTTTTGTTTTTAACCAAAACTCCGGCATATCTTTTAAATTCTTTCATCTTTATTATATTTATAAGTATGTGTCAAATAAAAATAAATGGAAACCTTTTTAATGTTAAAACATTTTTATCACCAAAAGATGTTGAAGAGGGCATGATGGGTAAAACATTCAAGGACCTTAATTGTGATGGTGCTTTGTTTGTTATGGATGATGATGAACATCATTTCTGGATGAAAAATTGTGTGATAAGCTTGGATATTATTTTTATTGATGGTGATACCGGAATGATAACTGGAATTCACAAAAATTGTCGTCCTTGTTTGGTGGATGATTGCCCAAGATACAAAGGTTATGGTGATTTTGTTTTAGAACTTCCTGGTGGAACTTGTATTAAAAACGATATTAATATTGACGATAAGGTCGTTTTTGATTACGAAGCTGATTAACCAACAAGTTCCGTTTTATTTTTCTTATAACTTTCAATAAGTTGTTTTTGTGAAACATAACCAATTAATTTTCTCTTAAAAAGAGGTAATAAGGTTTCTTCAATTGGGAAGTCTTCACACCCAAACATTTCAAATACCGGTAGATTTTTATTATCATCTTTAAACCAACCGCTAAACTCTTTTATAATCTTTGGGATTGTAAGTCCATTTTTTTTATCAGAATAAATAAGATTTACAAATACTTTATTTTCTGGTGAATTTTTTGCTGCCGGTCTTATTTCGTATTCCCAAATATAATTTGTGGAATTTGTTTTATTAATGAAATAAAAATACCCTTTATTAGATGTAACGTTCTTGTAGCTTTTTTTATTTTTAATTCTAATCCCATCAAATACTGTTTCCCATACAGCTTTTGCAAAACCAAAGTATTCAAATATTCTAGGGGCTGAATATGTCAAAATTTTTGTAAATTCTTCATATTCTTCTTTTGACATATCCGGAACATTTTTTATTTTAAGATCTTTAACAAGGAGTTCATCGTCCACAGTGTCAAACTTTTTGTTTGTGTAGATTAGTTTTTTATCTTTAAGTAACGTTTGGATGTTTGCTAAGTGAAGTGAGAGTTCAATGAACCCAGGATATAATTCCATATTGTCTAGTTTTTCACCCATCTTCTGAAAATACGACAATAACTTATATTCTTTATGTTCTCTATCAATTGGTTTTTCAAAAATCCAATCGGTATTCATTAAAAATTTTATTTTATTTTTGTTTGCCATCTTATCATAAGAATAAACATAAAGTATCTTGTGTAAATATTAATCAATTCTCATTACAACATATGATGTACCATTTATTGTATATACATCATAGTTTCCATCATAACCATTCAAATCACCATAGTCACTATTACTCAATGTATCTTCTAATAGTTCATCTTTATCAATATAATCAGTCCAGTCATAACCCATATCACTTAAAAAAGAGAGAGCTCTTCCCCCAATATGGTCACTAATATAGTCTTCAACAGCTTCTTCAATTGCATCATCTGTTGGTTCACCATCTGGGTTTTCTTTTATTTCTTCTATTTCATAATCAATATCTGAAATTCTTTCTTCTCTAGCCTCTTCGTGTTCTTCAGTATCTTCATCATCATATATTTGATGAGGTGATACTACCTGACCATCTTTGTATAATACCCAATTATTTCTTGACGGGTCACTACTTGTATTTCTATATTGGAACCTATTATCTTCTGGGTCCTCAAAATCAAACACGTCACCAGTTTCTCTTGTTGCGTTTTGAACTGGGGCTCTTACCCCTTCGTTTTCATAAACCCATTTTTCCATTTCAAGAAGCCAGATTTCCTCTTCTTGACTATCACTTAATTCTAATTGTACACCATAACTATCCGGATCATCTGTTACCCAGTCTCTTATTGAATCTTCAAAATCCTCTATAACTTTTTTCTCATCAATATAATTTTTAAGGTGGTCAGTACTAAAGTAATTAATTGGGTCATCTATGTGTTCTTCATAGTAATCATTTAAAGATCTATCAGCGTCTGAATAATCTCCAACAGCAAATTCTTGACCACTACTAAGTGATTTAAATCTTGTTAACTGATAATACCCACCATCTTCAGATAAATCGTATACATCAATTTTATCATCTAGAATTGATTCTATTTCTTCTTCAAGTTCCGTTATTTGATCTGTAACCTCATCGTATCTTTCCTCCCAATCCTCATTCTCAGTACTTAAATTTTCTTGTTCTTCTTCAAGGGATTTTATCCGAGATTTAAGTTCATTAATTTCTTCCTCATCATCCTCAGATATTGTGTCAATACTACCCAAATTTTCAATATATCTAAAAAGAGCTTGTGCTTTTTCACCTTCTTCTGGTATATTAGGATTAGTTAAATCCCACTCGCCAGCTTTTCTTAATTCATCTTGACTTGCAAGGTTTTGTCTTAAAATTCTTGCTAATCTTTTAGCTTCAACTGGTGTGTCCCAAACCCATTCAGAACCATAAACTTTTGTTTGGTCAAGAGTTGATAAACCAGACCTTGACGCGTTAAGATTTCCTTGAATTATAATTGGTCCTAAATCGGTAATTTTTTGATTATCATTTAAATTAATACTTCCGGTAACAACTATTGTTTTTCCTTTAAACTTTGGAAGTCTTGGAATTGCTTGGGCTTGGTAGTTTACTCTTTTAAGTAAATCCATATATTCTTCAGGTGAAATTTCAATCTGTTCATTTTCTTCTTCTTTAAGAATTTTTCTAACAACTCTAGATATATCTGAATATGTGAATGTCACTTTATTTTTCATACTTCTAATAAATATTTAAAACTTTACAATTATTGTAATTGAAAGATATTTATAAATAAATAAACCAACTAAAAACAATTTGTTATGGGTTGTGGATGCAAAAACAAAGGAAACAATACTCCAGCACCTTCTACTGTACAGTCTACCGGTAATAAAACCGCTAGTACTAATACAAATCAGAACTCAATTCAAGAGTCTGTAAAGAAAGTGATTGAGAAGTATTACAATAAAAAATAATTTCCTTTGGCCAAAGAAAATGAAGGTGGGAAGTAATTTCCGCCTTTTTTTATATTTATAATATAATGGCAAGTATTGATACATTTATTGAACAGCATAATAATGGTTGGTTTACCGAAAAGGTAGTTCCGGTATTTAATAATCTTAAAAACTTTCTTCGTGTTGTTATAAATAAAGGAAAACAAGCTGAACTTTCCTTGGGGGAGATTCCGGATTATGAATTTTGGGACGACCCAACACTTTTTGATTTTTTAGAGGAAAATGGATTTTTAAATCATATGACACCTCGTGATATTACATATTTTAATGATGATGTTCATAATACATTTCTTCTTTGGCAATTAGAAAAAAATCCAAAAGAAACATTAGAGTTTATTTGTAAAACAATACTTAGAGATGTTGAGTTTAAAAATGAACATTTCTATCTTCATTTATCTCCTAGATCTGAGTTATCAGAACTCTTTAGTAATAGTGATCGTGACCGGTCTTTAGCTAGAGATTTATTAGAAGGAGATTTATGGGATGTGTTTAGTGATACAATATGGGATGATACATATTCACAGGTAATTGAATATTTAGACGAAACAAATCTTGAGGTATTAAAAAGATATATTATGAAACATATTGGTAATGTCGTATTATCAACAGAAGATTATGAATCTGATTTTTTTCATTTATTATCTGAAGAACAAGGAACTGAAGGTTCGTTTGAAGTAACTCACGAAAATGTATCTGAACTTATTAAAGATAAAAACGCTATGCTTGAACTTCTGGATACAGAACTATCTGAATTAAACTCAGAGTTAGGATCGGTACATTATCAAGCATACAACCAGGCTTGGATTGATGGGGCTGAAAGAACTATGTGGGATAGTCTTGAGAAGTATTTTGATACTGAAAGCTGGATTCACGATGAAAAAACAACAAATGACGGAAAGAAATTTTTTTATTCGTATATTAGAATTAGAGATTTTTATGGTGTGTTAAAAAAATTTTTAACTGAACATAAAATACCAGAGTATAGTGATTCTAATTTAGATTACTATTCTGAGTACGTTGGTTTCTTAAGTAATCAAATGGCCGATGGTGATTTACAATGGTTGCGATTAAATGTTGATGAGTGGCCAGATAGTGACCTTGTTGATGAATTAATCAATGACGTATTTTTAGAACACGTAAATGTTTAATTAATTAAACAAAGAAACCACTTAACTATTTAGTGTTTAAAATAAAAATCATATTCATTATAAAAAAATGAATTATGAGAAAAATTAATAAAAATTCAAGAAGAGGTGTTGTTAACCTATTTGCTGATTTTATTCTTACAAAAATTGACAAAAAAGAAAATTCAATAATCCAGGTTACAGATTGTGAATCTTTTATGGTTGTTCACGGACTTACAACTTCAAAGGACGTACTTGATTTAGAGAAAATTAAATCAGATTTTACCGAATGGTTTAGTGATATACTTTCAGAGGTTGGTATTGAAAGGTTAAATACAATTGATATTATCCGGTATAATCAAGAAATAAATAATATTGAGAAGGGTTGGATTAATGTAAACAAGGATGTCTTTGTTGATGAACCAGAACCGATTTTTGAACTGTCGGTATCATCTGAATTCCCATATGGCTATAGTTTAAATTGTGGGAGACTTATGACTTATTACTCCCACTATATTTTTAATCATATGTATAGTTTAATGGATGTTAATAACTTGGATTTCTTTTTTACAAAAGAACAGGACGATAATGAGGATTTTAAAATTAAAATCGTTTCAAACACAAAACAGAATATAAAAGAAATAAAATCATTAATTTTAGACGTATTTAATTTTAATTTAGAAGAGTTTAAAACAAAAATTGGTAACTATGATATTATGCAAGATATGTTGTTTCCAGACAAAGAAAAACCATATACCAAACAAGATATGTTAGAACATATAATTCTATTTTAAATAACAAACCCCACTTTAAGTGGGGTTTTTAATTATCCATTAATAAAGGATTTTATAATTTCAAACCCTTCATTTATGTCCTCAAAATCTCTTTCAGGAGCATAAAGTTCTGTCACCGGGTTTTCTTCTGGTGATTCAATAAGCATAAAGGCTGGAACATATTCATTTTCTGTGACCTCAACAAACAAATTATATTCTTCTTCATACTCGTGAATGTCGCGATCAACAAATGGTATGTCTTCCTTCTCTAACATTTCTTTAAGATCCACACAAAAGGGACATCCTTTCATTGTAAACAAAACAGCTACCTTATCCATTTATTAAATTATTTAACATTCCTTTTATGTGTCCTTCTTGTAACATACCAACTTTTGTTTCAACAAGTTGACCATTGCTAAACACCTTAACTGTTGGTATACTTCTAATACCAAGCTCTCCGGCTAGTTCTCTGTTGCTATCTACGTCCATTGTATACATTTGCACTCCAGACTGATTTTCTTTAGCCACAGATTCAAATACTGGTTTCATCATTCTGCATGGTCCGCACCACTGGGCCCAGAACTCAACAATTACTTTTTCACCATTTGTGATTTTTTCTTTTAATTCTTTTGTGTTAATTTCCATTTTCTTCTTTTAATTTTAATAATGTTTTTATAAAAAATTTGGCTTCTTGTAGTTTGTCAGGTGTAAAGTATAATTTTGACCTATAACTTAACTCAGCTAAATCTTTTTTTGATAAATATAAGAAAATATTTGATTTGTTTTTAAGAATACAATCAATATATCTTACTTCACCATTATATTCGGATAAATTACAATATTCTAGAGTAAAGTTTTTTTCAAGAAGTAATTCTGGTGTAATTTTAAGTCCGGTCAAAATATTCATTTGTGAATATAAGATTTTTTCTTTATCATAAATAGATTTTAAAAAATCTTCCTCTTTTTCAAAATAAAATTTTCTTTCCATAAAAGAATTATAAGAAACTTAATTTAAAATTATATCCCCAAATTTTGTTTTTTGAACAATCTTACTTAAATTATCTTCTTTTTCTGGTGTATCGTGAAATTTAAGTTCTAGAACAACATCAATTATTTGTTCTCTAGTTAGAGTTATATCTTTATCTTCAAGATAATTTTGTTCACATTTCTCACGTAGTTTGTCGTAGAAAGTATCTCTTTGTAATTCACCAATTAGTTGCATCAAATCATTTGGGTTTGTCTCAAAAAACCTAATAAGTTGATTTATGTAAATTTCTACGTCAATGTTTTTCATATCAATCAAAAGCTGCACAGTGACGTTTCATTTCAGCAGGGAAGTTAATTTCCCAGAAATCATCTGAAACATCCATATATTGTGTAATGTCTTTTGGTAAGGTTTCTGTATTAATATTAGATCCCATAACTGAAACGAAATCAAGACAAGTTAAATTACCAACCGATGCTGGAAGTGTAGTTAATTCTTTATTGTTTGTCAAGTTAAGGAATGCGAGTTGTCTACAATTACCAATTTCTTCTGGTAATTCTCTAATGATATTATCACATACAAGGGTTCCTAATGATGTGAATTTTCCAATTGAGCTTGGTATTTCCAATATAACATCGTCTTTAGATTTGTTCTCAATTTGAAGGAACAAGACGTTATCCGGAATTAAATCAAATAATTCGTTAAGACCAAATAGTCTTGCAAATTTAGCGTTAGTATCATTTGGATATGCGATTGGAACAAAGCTTGGGTCAAACCCAGTTTCAAGCTCATTAGCAAATTTGTTTTTAAGACTCTTATAGTATGGTCTCATTTCTTTACTAAGAATAACCTCCATATCATTTTCATTCAAATCTTTAAGTGATTTTGTAAGAAGTTTTTCTTTCTTCTTTGAAATGTAATATGACATTGCACTTTGACTTAACTTTCTTACCATTCCGGCTGAAAGCTCGTTTCCAAGACCAATATATTTCTTTTGTAATTCTTCAGGGAGGTTTCCGAATGTCTCGTCACCATTTGACATATTTCTAAAGTCAGGTCCTCTTAACTCCATCCATAGTTCAACTTCTTGTTCGTTTCCAAGTTCACTAATAGGATTTGTTGTTTTTAAGTTATAAGACTTATATTTTTGTAGTTTTTCCATATCCTCGTTTGAATATGGTTTTGCTTTAAAATAATCCTCTTTACCTTTAAGGACCGGGATTTTAGTTAATATTTCTTTCCAAGGAATAACTGTGGATCCAGCGAATCTTCCAGAGTTAGTTCCGTCAGCAAGTCGCATATCACCATATTTATCAACTAAGATAACCGAAGCATAATCTGTCGCTGTTGCAGGAAGTGTTTTATTAATTATATAATATAATGTAAGGTTTTGATTCAAACGATAGTTGTAATAATAATTTGAGGATCCTTCCCAAGATGTACACCATCTTCTGTCTGGTGCGTATTTTTTTCTAATATTAATACATTTGTGTTTTTCATCCGGAGCAAAAATTAACACATCATCATCTTCATATGCAATATTTACATCGCTTGTATCAACCTCCGGAACATCATATTCACTTTCTTCCATTGGTGTGTAACCATCAACAATATGTTCAAACTCTTCAAATGTCATAAAATTACTTAACTTAGCAGTAAGTGGTATTGTTTCAAAGTGTCTGACAAATCTTTTAACCCTTGGGATTATTGTCGTCATAACATCTTCATCTGGGAGTTCTTTATGGAATTTTTCAGCTATTGTTAGAACGAATTCATTTAACCCTTGGCTATTGAATTTACCAAAGTGTTTATTAACAAGACCATTTAGTTCAGCTGGTGAATATGAGGTCACATCTTTTTTAAATTCTTTTGATTTTGTTAAATGCGTTTTTAATTCAAAAAACTTTTTGATATTTAGTTTAGTTAGTTGTAAGTCAGCACCCTTGTGTTTTGTAATATAATCCTGGACAATACCTTCAAAATCTTTTTTAGATTTTTGTTTAGTTTGTTTATCAGCAATCAAACTTTTTAATTTTTCATACGGATGCTTAAAGATATCTTTGTCTTCATTTGCAAGTGCACTTTTAAATCTTTCAAAGTCAGCAATTGTTTTTCTTATGTCTTCTTCACTATCTTCAGTTTCTTTCTCAAACTTTGATATAAGTTTTTTAATTGTTGATTCCGGATATTCAAGTAATATCTTTTTTATGTTAACGTTTTCTTTAACAACGTTTGATAATAAATTAACTAATCCCATAATTGTTTTTTATAATAAATATTTAATTTTTAGAAAAAATATACATATTATATAATAAAGAATATGAAAAAGGAAGCAACAAAAGTTACTTGTAGTTCGTGTGGGACTGATAAGAATGTAAAAAGAACCCAAAATTTCTTATTTGTGTTTGGGGGTATATTATTTACACTAGCAATTTATGGGTTAGTATCGTTAATATATGATGTTAAATCATTGTTTTAATCACGATCATATTTAAGATGTTGATTAATAATTAAATCACCAATAATCTCTGTCTTATATCCTTTACCTTTAACTCTCAAGGGTATTGATGTATCAATCTTTTTTGGAAATTTTATATTAAGCTCACCATCCGGGTGTGGTATTTTAAATGAATCATTTTTAAAATCTTCAAGTGTTAAAAATGAATTATAAATTAGATTATTTCCAAACTTTTCAAAATTATTTTCACTATATATTTTAATTCTAACAACAAGATCACCATAAAGACCATTTCTGAAATCACCCACTTCTTTTAATCTTAAAAATTGACCATCATCAACTCCGTGAGGTAAATTAATATCAATGCTTTTCATTTCATCTTTACTTGTTGTCCCAGCACAAACAAAACAAGGATTTATTAGAATCTCACCCCTACCACCACATTGACCACAGTCTGTTGCCACCAGTTGGATAAATCCACCAATGTTTATTTGATTTACTTGTTGTCCTCTACCTTGACATCCAGGACAAACTCTTTTATCCCCACCAGATCCATTACAAGTTTCACATTTAATTTTTCTTTTAAACGTAAATGTCTTTTTACCACCTAAGTATGATTCAATGGTTCCAATGTTTAAATCAATATTTGTTGTATGTGCTCTTGGTTGTTGTCTTTGTTGACCAAAAAAATTACTAAACATTTCATTAAAGGAAAAGTCACCACCCATACCACCCATGCCGCCAAACGGATTCTTTCTTTGGACATCATATCGTTTTCGTTTTTCCTCATCACCTATTGTGTCATACGCTAATGATATTTTTTTAAAAGTTTCCTCGTCCCCTCCTTTATCTGGATGACTTTCTTTTGCTAACTTTCTATATACTTTTTTTATTTCGTCCTGGCTTGCGTCTTCCGCAACACCTAATACTGAATAGTAATCTTCTGTGTTCATTTATTGTTTAAATTTTATATACTTATGTTATATGAAATATCTAGTTGTTCTTTTCAAAGATAAAAATAGGAAAAAAATAATAAATAAGTTTAAAACTTTTGAGCGGGCTAAAAACTTTTTTGATAGAAAGATAAGTGAAAATAAAGTTACTTTCAACAAATTAATTGAAAATGGTAAGAGTTGTAGTTTTGAACTTGGTATCTTAGAAAAAGGTTCTAATAACTTTGATTTATATTTTGTTAGGGACAATTTAGGTAGACAGGTTAAGGTAAGTCTTGATGATCCAGACTATAGGATAATTGAGGTCCAGGATTATTTTATTGAGGAACTTATTTTTGATATATCCAAAAACATTAAAATTTCTTTTGACTCTTTTGTTAAAACTTATCTACCTAAAACCGGGATAAAACTTATATCAAAAATAAACCATAAGGTTGCTGTTCAAAACGATGATGACGTTTACCTTTTTTCATTAAAATCAGAATCTGATTGTTTAAGGTTTTTAAGGACTCTTGAGGGTTATATGTATGATAACAATCGTATGGACTGTATTATTGTTTCTGATTCATCTAAAGAACAAAAAAAATACCTTTACAATCTTTTAGAGTCTAAAGGTATTTCAAAAAAGGTATTATATCGTAGATCAACTACTTTTTTTACTGGTGAATAAGTTTTTCAATCTTTTACCAAGTGTTTTTTTCTCTTCTACTGGTTTTGCTACCGGTTCTTCTTCTTTTTTATATGAATTTTCAAGAATAAAGATTATTTCGGTACCAGAGATATCAATTTTTATTTGTGTCTCATCAATTTTAATATTCTTAAAATTTGATTTTACAAAATTAAAAGTTTGTTGATTAAGTTCGTAAATCAAAACAGATTTTGATGATGGGAATACTTTTTGAGCCCCATCAATAACTAAAGCTAAGTTTTCTAAGATTGAGTTAAAATCATTTTTATCCTCTGCCATAGTGTTAATTTTTTTGGTTTATCCGGAACAATAGTATCCTTTTTAAAATTTTTTATCTGATTAATAAATTCAAGTTTTTCTCGTTCAAGAGCTTCTTGGTCTTTCTTAATCTCGTTCTGTAACCACTTCATCTGTGTTTCTTTGTTCTTCATCACCAATATCTAAATTAAATTGATTAAGTTCAAATTTTAAAGTTTGTAGTTTATCCAAATCTTGTTTTTCAAATATCTTTTTTAACTCTTCAACTTTATTAACAAATAGTAGTTGTTTTTGTTCAATCTCTTTATTATACTCAATAATTCCTTTGATGTTTGAAATTGTTAGATTTGTTTCCTCCTCATTAAAATCTGAAACAAATGATATTAATCTTACATCGTTACTGTTTTTTTCTTGTTCTACAACTTTTCCTTCAGTGATATACTTTTTTGGTATTTTCCACCCAGATGGTATTTCAACATCAAAACTCAAATAGGTCTTCAATTTTCGTATTGACTTTAGGTAAGGAAATATAAGTTCTACTTCTTTATAGAATGTCATCTCAATTTAGTTTAAAATATAGGTTATTATGTAAGATAAAAAAATACCAAAGAATATATTCTCTGTTCTGGTAAATTCTAGTTTTTTAGGTGGATTACTAAATAATCCAAGTAAAAATGTTAGAATTGGTTTAATAACACCAAAAACAGAGAATATAAATAAGAATAGAAATATGTTATCTATCTTTAACATATTATTTTTTTCTCTCTTCTAGGATTTCAGATCTTAGTACTTTTAAAAGTTCTCTTAGTTCCTGTGATGTTTTTCTAACTCTGGTTCCGGCAGTTTTATTACCTTTTTCAAACTTTTCGTGATCAAAACTAAGTGTTTCAACCAATGTTTTAATTTTTTGTAATGTCGTTTCCATTTTTTATTTTTTATTTGTTTTTATTTATACTATATAAACCATATTCGTATCAAGTGATTTATATATAGTTAGTATAATGTCTAAGTCGGATTTTGTAAATGATGTATTTAAATTAAATGTTTCATTTAGGAATGTGGATATTGAGTCTCTAACTTTTTTTTCTGACTGTCTATAAAATATCTCATTGAAAAATTCAATAAAATACGCTAAGTGGTCACCATTTATATTAAAGATAATATTCTCTCTCTCAAAGTTTTCAATATTCTTTTTCCAACACCACATAAAATGATTTTGTTTATCCTCTTCCGACATTTCGGATGTTTCACCAAGATAGGTTTCGTTAACTATTTTATTTAGTCCGTAAGAGAAGTCAAAGAAAAGTTCTAGTTTTTCAAAACATATGTTATTTGATTTAAACCAGACATCAATCTCATCGTTTCCGAGTGGTGATGTTATATAATTAAAAAAATTCTCCATAGAGTTTGTCTATGGAGAAATAATAATTAATTATATGGTAATGTAAATTATTGTGTTTTTCTATCGTAAGAAATCAAGCCTTTCATTCTTTCAAACTCTTCGTTTAGTTGTCCAGATTTTTTGTCCTCAACAGATTCAAATTTCAAATGTAAACCTTTACCAATTTCTTGACCAGGTTTATCAGTTATTACTGGTTGTGGTGCTTTATTATATGCCGCCCTTTTAGCTTTATTATAATCTCCTTTTTTTCTTGTTTTATTCAATTTTTTATTAACCTCAGTTTTTTCTGCATTTGCATATTCATCACTATTACCAGTTCTTGACGATCCTTGAATGATGTCATCCATCCAGTCTTCATTTGGGTGCATCTCATCATAATCAAGTGTTTGCATACCTGGTCTTAAAAAATTGTCAATAAATTCTTCACCATCATTAGAAACTTCATATGCTTTCTTATCCATTTTGTCTAACTGACCATTTCCTTGTGGGAAACGATCTGGGTTTGTCTCATATTTACCTTTTGACCCAGCTTTAACGTAATCTGTCATTTTTTTAACAACGGCTTTCAAGGCGTCCTCATTTTCCTTTCCGTCTTTTTTATGAACCTCTTTATATTTTGTAAGTCCTTTTGGTTCTTGTCCTTTTTTAATATTTGATTTTTCTTTTTCCTCAATAATAATATTTTCAATTAAATCAATAATTTCATCTTCAGTAAATAATTCAAATCCTTTATCATCTGATAGTCTATATAAAGTCTCATCAAGTGATGAGTTGTCTGTATATTCCTTACCACCAAGTTTAAATTTACCACCTTTAGGTGTTTTTCGTAAAGCATCAGTAAAGGCGTTTCCTTCTTCCATTTCAGCTTCATTGTCAAATTGTAAATCGTCTTTAGGTGTTTGTTTGTGTCTAATAGGTCTAATAGGTCTTTTAGGTTTACGTCTTTCTGAACTTTTATCTGACATTCTTTTACTTCTGTCTAATTCTTTAGCGATTTCATCAGTGGCTCTCAACCAATCTTCATCCTCAAACTCATCTAACTCATATGTTTTGCCTTCACCCATACAACCAGGACCACCTTCCATACATTCTTTCTCAAGGATATCCCCTTTCATTGTCCCACACTCAACACACATTCCTTCATAAAATTCTTTAGAACCACACTCACAAGTTTCACCTTCGGCAACATAGTCAAAGTCGTCGCTACCACCTAATTTTGCCATAACCTGGTCTGCTTTTTCTTCTAAAGTTTCATTAATAATTTTAGTAACTAAATTATCTAAATATTTATTTGTTCTTTTCATAATAAGTTTTTTATTATAAATATCCGTTATTTTTTATTTGTATTAATTTCTCTTAATATTATTTCCTCTATTTCACTCTCGGTTAAACCATATTTTTGAGATACATTTTTTATTGTTTTTTGAAGTATCTCTTCGCTGAAGATATTAAGGGCTTTAATATCTCCTTGATTACAATAAGGAAATCTTTTACATTTTTTTTTAACCTGAACGAATTTTCCTCCTGGTATTTGTGTTTTTGATTTTCCTCTCCAGTGTTTTTTACTAGTTGATTTAGCCCAGGCTTTAGGTGTTGAGTATTGTCCAGAAGAAGCTGAAGATGTTGCTTCCTTTGTTTCAGTTTTTTTAATATCATCTTCAGACATATCACCACCAAAAAGAGGTTCAAACGAACCAGATCCACCTCCGGTACCTGTTGCCTCTTTATTTTCTTCTTTTTTTGGCATAAAAGACATTAGAAAATCAATAAGCTCATCCTCATTTTTTAACAACTTTCGTATTTCAGTTTTTATTTTGTTATTACTTAATTTTTTGTTTCTAACTAAAGTTAGGATGTCTTTTATTGTAACACCATCTTTTAAGTAATCTATTGATTTTTCTCTTTTACCTTCTTCTTCAGCTAAGTTAAAATTTCTTTTAACATTTGCCGCGTCACCACCAAGAACACCTTCTCCGGATAGTGCAGCATTTAACTCTTTCTTGAAATTGTTTAAAATGTCTGTCATAACCCTTTAAATTTAGATTCCCAGAAACTTCTTTGTTGATACATTATAGTATAGAACTCTCTGAATGATTTTATTATAAGATCCTTGATTTCGTGATTTAACTTACCCCCTCTTTTAACTTCTTTTTCAATTCTGTCAAATAATTTATCCTCAAACTGTTTAGCCGTGTTTGTATTAAAGAAACTTTTTATTTCTTTTCTAATTAACGTTTCTATTTCTTTTTTGTCAGAATTACTAAGTGCCATTATTTGAAAATAATTAAATAGGTTAGTCCTCCAATTATTGCCCCACCAACAATGTTGAAGATTGTGTTTTTTGTTTTTAACTTTGCGATGTCATCTCTTAAACTTTTGTTCTCCTCATCAACAATTTTAAATTTCTCCTCTTTTAAAGTTACGATACTATCTGTAATTACTATTGTTTGTTTTAAATCCTTAATTATACCATCTTGTTCCCCGGTTTTTTGATTTAAAAGTTTTACCTCTTTTTTTGAGATTTCAAACAATTTTTTAGTTTCGTCACAATCATTTAAATCAAGTAAAATCTGTTGTCCAACCTGATAAGGAAAACAAATTTCTGTTGTATCACTTTTTGGTGTGGTTTGTGAATAACCAATAAAAGAAATAACAAATGACAATATTGTAAGTGTTTTTTTCATAATTTAATATCTATATCTTAATCTTAATAAGCTGTCAACTTTTCTAGCGTCAGCTTGTCTAATTTCATTTTCTTTAATCTGATAAATTCTATTTATCGTTGTCTTTTCAACTTTTAAATGATTCATTGCCGAATCAATTTTTAATATGTTTTTATTGTGAATGGCAATTGATGAATCCAAACTTTTTCTTTGATCATATAGTTTATCAATTTCTTTATCTAGAACATCCAATTTGTATTTTATTAATTCACTATTGTCATTACTTGTTCCGTAAATTTTAAAGATAAAAAACGAAATAATAACCGCAAAAACTACGATTATTATCTCTCTAAAATATTTTAAAATAAATTCTCTCATCATTCTATTGTCTTTTTTCTAGTTGCAATCACTTTGGACCACTTTGTTTTGAATTTTTCGTAGTAACTCCTTAGTTTATTCATTGTTTGTAAGAACTCTTCGTCAACTTTCATCATTGATCCGTTTATATAAACACCATTACTCTCCCCAATTGAAAAGAAAAATTCAATGTCATACTCTGTTATTTTTCCAGACCATTCAACATTATTTGGGTATAGATTTAATTTATTAAAATCCACTATTTCCGCTACCTCTTCAACAAACTCGTCCATACTTTCCTGGAATGCTTTTTTATCGTCGGTTGTTAATTGTAAATCTTTTGTGTCTTTTCCGTGAATGTACATCAAGCCGCCAGATATTCTATATCCTTTTTTCTTATCAGTTTTTTTTACAATACCGTCTCTATCTTCACCTTCTGAATCAGCAGTTTCGTATTCATCATTTTCAATATTTTTCTCAATACTATCCATTGGATTATCTTTCTTGATAATGTTGTTTGGTTCTTCAATATTTTCTTCAGCCTCTACTATAAGATTATATTTTCCTAGTATTTCTTTTCTTTCGTTTAATTTTCTATCTGTTGACAACATTGTTCTTGATGCCTTCAGTAAGTTTTTTATCTCATCGTAATTACTCATCTTTCAGTTTTTTTACAAATTCATTAAAATCAAAAGCTGGACTCAAATCTGTGGAATTTTCATCAATATTAGATTTAGTCATAATACCATTGAATGATTCCATTCTATTTATTTTTGTATTGTGTCCAACACATTTATTTTCAATTGAGTGTTTTTCAACCAAAATTTTACACAAATAAACTAACGATTCTATTTGTTTATCTGTGTATGGATCCCAAAAAAATTTTTCTCTCCACTTTTTTTCAAAAACATTCTCACTATAAATACTTCCAATCCAATTAATGTGATGATTTTTTAATGGTTCTTTTTCTAACCATCCCAAATTTTCTAAACTGATTATAATTGATTCTTTATCAAAGGACTTTAAACCAATATATTCTGAATATTTTTCGTCGTCTAGAGTTTGTAATACATACCCTTCTTTGGTGATAATATAATTTGGTATTTTATTATATTTACCAAAATGTCTATATTTTAAAGCCGTTAAATATTCTTCAGCGTTTCTTGAGGTATGTGTTAAAAAGATTTTATTCTTTTGTTTGTTTTCACCGGTAAATGTATTAAATTTCCTATCAATAATATTAGTCATATTTACGATACACTAATCGTTTATTTTTTGGTTCTTGTGTCTCTTCTTCTACTATTTCATTTACCTCTTCTAACCCATCAGATATTAGTGTTTCTTCAGGTGTTTCTAAATCTTCTTTAGTCTCATATGGTGTAAAAGCAAGCGCCGTTGGCTCTTCCGCAAGTTCTTCTTCGGTAGGAGGTGGAGGTAATTTACCTTCTTCTCTCAATTCTCTAACTTTTTCCCAAACTCTATTAGCTTCTTTTTGTAAATTACTTAATTTTTCAACATTTTTTTCATCAATTACTTCGTCGTTACTTGGTCGGTACTTAGTCGTTACTTGGTCGGTACTTGTGGGGTGCTTGGTGGGTACTTGTGGGGTTTCTTTTCCGTCATCATATTTTACAAAGAAATGAAGTGATGTTAAAGATATTATAGGTAGTAAACCACCTTCTAAAAACGCTAACCATCTTTTCATTGCTGGTATGTCCGCTGGATCAGATCCTATCATCTCCCAAATTGGTCCGGTTAACTCAACCCAGGATTTAAATAACTCACCACTTGAATCAACTTCTTTATATGAAAAGAATATATTCCCAATCATCTGAATAAATGTTACAAGTCCAAACATAAACCAGACACCACCTTTAATTCCATTTGTTGCAGCAACAAGTGCTGTCATAGCGCCAATCTCAATCGCAATAGAAAGGTATATCGCCCAGCTTATTGGATTTGCAATGTCATACCAGGATACAACGTGTGATATTGATATTCCGGCAACCAAAAATATTGGTACCAGAAACATTGATCTAATTGGGTTGTTTTTTACCCATTCCCATAATTTTCTCATTTTTCTAATGTTTGAATATTTTTCTTAACGACTCTATGAAGTTCCATTAATTGTTCTCCTCTGTCTTTGGATGAGATGTAATTGTCGTAATCCCTATGAACTTTTAGTTTTTCCAACCTAATGACATCAGAGATATTGTTGATAGTATCTTTTTGTCCATTCACAATATTTGTTAAGCTATCAATAACTTTTTCGTTAGAGATTTTAACTTTTTCCAATTTTCTAACGTCCCCAGATTTAACACAAGAACGCATAAAGAAAATAAATAAAAATACCGATAAGATGTGAATCTTATATTTTTTAATAAATTCAATAAATTTTTTCATAACTATTTTTTTTTAAATGATACGATCAATTAAGTATTAATAAATATTTATAAAATATGAATTTAAGGTCTTTAATCCTAGAACATCTACTTCTTGAGAAGAAAATTGCAGAAATACGAGCAAATCTAACACTTGTTCTTAATTTAGGCTACAAAAGAGGTGAGATTCCTGGAATGAAATCTCATGCTGAAGCCAGAAAAAAAAGACACGAGGGCAGACAAATAAGAGATTATGATGTTTTAACAACAGTTAAAAAAGCTACCGATGATATTGTTCAATATATTGTAATTGGAGACTTATACGATGGTATTGAGTTTGTTGTTCGTGATTTGTCTACTGATTTAAATGTCCCAATAATATTGGAGGAAGTTTCTCCATATGAGTTTAATCTTTTCGTTAAGACAGTTATGGTTAAAAAAGATTTTTTAACCGGTCGTAATCAAATTGTAATTGATGTAAAATAAAAAACCCCACCAGTATTACTAGTGGGGTTTATGTTTCATCTTACCTCGCAGATAAAATTGAGGAGTTTCACCTTGAGCGCTTCGTGTCTCATCCCGCCGAGTTATGAGGGTATTCCCGGTTCAACCCTGTGTTTGTTTGTTTTACAAAGATACACATCTTTTTTAATTCCACAAACTTTTTACTGAATATTTTTAAAAATATGTGCAATAACATCTACTGTCCATCCATTACCTATCATCTTCTTTCTCTCATTAAGTGATGCTGATAATGTGTACTCATCAGGAAGTGTTTGTAATCTTTCATACTCCAGTATATTGAGTTCTCTCAATGTCCCATCAACAATAACACCATAGTTACAGGCGGTATTTAATGTGTTTGTTTTACCATTACTTACACGACCCCTTCTTGTCTTACTATTTGGGACCTCAAGATTTACACAATCTCCGTGTCTTCCATATAAATATCCGGTCTTTGTTGCATTTTTTATTTTAAAGACACCATCATTGATTTCTAAAACAACTGGGTGATTGTTTAAAATTTTTTCATTACCGGTTGGCTCTAAAATATCTAAAATGTTAATATTTTTATCTTTAATTTCTTTATCAAATGGAATATTTGTCCAGTATAATCTTTGTCTTTTCTGTGCGGAAAAAAACTTACTATCAATCATAACCGGGTCAACACCGATAGCATCTGTTATAATTTTTTCCCATTCTTTTTTCATTATGACATTTTCAAGTAGGAAATACTTTGGGTTTAACTCTTTTAAAACTCTAACATATTCCCAGAATAAACCACTCTTACCGTCAAATCCGGATCCATCTCCAGATCTACTAAACGACTGACAAGGAGATCCACCAATTACCAAATCTATCTTTGGTGCAAAAGTAGTTTTTAACTCCGTTATACTACCTAGCTGAATTGTCTCTGGGTAATTGCATTGTGTTACCTGGATTGCGTGTTTATCTATCTCACTAGCATAGTAATTATCATATTTAATACCGGCACGATTTAAAGCAATTTGTCCGCAAGACAACCCATCAAATAAACTTAATACATTCATAATTTTATATGATTAAATATATGTGAGATAACGTCAACAGTCCAACCATTACCAAGCATTGCGTACCTATGAATATCAGAAATTCCAATATTTGTGTACCCAACCGGTACTGTTTGTAATCTTTCACATTCTGATGGTGTTAATTTTCTTAATCTACTATTTTGGTAGAACCTAAGTGAGTTGTGATGTGGCAATGTAAGTGTTGGTGATTTTCTATCAGTTTTAAATTTTTTATTATAAACATCAATACAACATAAATTAGGGGCATTTGTTAAATCAACTTTTCTTCTGAGTAACATTGAGTTACGCTCTTTTAGCCAATACTTATCATCAAATGTTTCATCTAATATATCTTCAATAAAGATATTTTTGTTATCTGGTTGTGTAATGTTAGGTATATTTGTCCAGTATAGTCTTTCCCTGTTTTGTGCTGACACCATATTTGAATTTATCTTAATTGGTTCAACCTTTAGCTCATCCGTTATAATTTTTTGCCATTCTTTTTTCATCTTAACATTCTCAAGAAGAAAGTATTTTGGTTTTGTTTCATTTAGTAATCTAACAAACTCCCAAAACAATCCACTCTTACCATCAAACCCCTCACCTTTTCCGGCATTTGAAAACGACTGACAGGGTGATCCTCCGAATAACAAATCAATTTTTGGTAAATCACTTCCTTTTACTTTGGTTACATCACCAATCTGAATTGTATTTGGAAAATTATGTTGTGTTACTTTAATTGATGGTTCCTCAATTTCTGACGCATAGTAACTTTCATACTCAATTCCTGAGTTTACTAGTGCGATTTGCCCACAAGACATACCATCAAAAAGAGATAATACGTTTCCTATTTTCATTTTATATTATTAAAAATGTGTGCTATCGTATCAACTGTCCATCCATTACCAAGCATCTTATACCTTTGTGTTTTTGATACAACTGAAGTATAATTATCCGGAACTGTTTGTAGTCTTTCACACTCAAGTGGTGTTAACATTCTATGAGCATCCCTATCGTCATCTAAAAAACCTTCTCTTATACTAACAGTTGGTCTACCACTACCTCTAATACCTTTGTAATAAGTGGCCGTAAGAGTGTTAAATATTTTTTTCTTTTTAAATACTCTATCAATACCACAGCTTGAAATAAATCCGGGTCCGTCTATAAAATCTTCAATACAATAATCAACTTGTTCTGGTTGTGTTACGTTTGGTATGTTTGTCCAGTACAGTCTATTTCTTGCTTGTGGGACAAACTTTGAAGATGAAATAAGAATTGGTTCAACACCTAATGCTTCGGTAATTACATCTTCCCATTCTTTTTTCATTACAACATTTTCAAGTAAAAAATATTTTGGTTTAACCTCATTTAAAATACGAACAAACTCCCAGAACAATTTACTCTTCCCATCAAATCCGGATCCATCACCAGCTCTACTAAAAGACTGACAAGGACTACCCCCAAAAAGTAAATCAATTTGTGGTAGTGTGTCAGTTTTTAACTCTGTAATATCTCCAAGTTGTATTGTATTTGGGAAATTATGTTGTGTTACCTGGATAGCGTGTTTGTCAATTTCTGAAGCATAATAATTATTATACTTAATCCCAACACGATTTAAAGCAATTTGTCCGCAGGACATCCCATCAAAAAGACTCAGAACATTCATATTATAGATAATCAAATAGTTCTGAAGAATCATTTCGTAGTCTACGAAGAGCCTTCTCTTTTATTTGGCGAACTCTTTCTTTTGTAAGGTTAAAGTCGGAACCAATATCTTCAAGAGTTCTTGGAGTTCCGGTAAGTCCAAAGTAGTCACCAATAATTGATTTCTCACGATCATCAAGAACATTCAAAAGATTAAGAAGTTTGTCTTTCAAAATGTCTTTTGTATTAAATACTGAGTCCGGAGCTTCAGCGTCGTGATTTTGTATCACATCAACAAGCGTATCACCATCTTCATTAATATTCATATCAAGATCTATAATTGATGGTAGTGATGCAAACTTATCGTCCAATTTCTTTCCGGTCTGCTCTACTTCCTTTTTGGCTTTTTGAAAATCCTGGACAACATTAACTGGGAGTCTAATTGTTCTGGCGTTATCATTAAGTGACTGAATAATTGATTGTTTAACCCACCACACGGCATAAGAAATAAATCGTAAGTCTTTGTTCCAATCAAAATTTTTGATTGCTTTCATAAGTCCCAAGTTTCCTTCGGCAATAAGGTCGGATAAATCAAGTCCTTGATTTTGATATTGTTTTGCAACTGTAATCACAAATCTCAAGTTACCCCGAATAAGTTCCTCCTCAATTCTTCTTTTTTCAGATTCTGGAGTGTCCTCTGATTTCATTTTAATCGCCAATTCTTTTTCACGAACCGGTGACATAACCTTAATCCTACGAATATCTTTTAGGTAATGGTAAATCTCATCCTGGTTAATTGGCATTCCGGTGTTTTTTTCTTTCATATTATTGTTCTTTTGAATAGTCATCTAATTTTCTTTTTTCTCCTCTTGTTAATAAATCAATACCTTGGTCAATAATTTTATCTAAAATTTCATCAATAGTCAAATCAGTAAACTCATCTTTTACAAGTTCTTCAACTTTTTTTGTGATATTTTCAGTTTGTTTTGAAATGTTAAACTCAAACGTGTCATCACCATACTTTTTAAAAAAACCTTCAATTGGGTTTTCTTTCTTAGCACTTTTTCTTTTTGTATTCACATTCATTAAGTGTTCAAAATGATCCTCCTTCATATTAGACGCAGAATTCTTTGAGGATTGTGTAATGAAATACATAAATTCACTAACATCGTCTTTTAATAAATAAACAAAATCTGACACTTCCGAAAAGGATAAACTTGAATCAAAGTGAAAGATTGAGTGTCCTTTACCAAAAAGATATCTAATTTCTGTTTTAGTAATAATTGATAATTCTTCGGCAATTATTGAGTTCATCTCGTCACCATCCCAGGTTTCGTCACATGGGTATACAAATAATAAATATTTCATAATTTCAATTTTTGGTTTAACAAAGATATACAATCCTTTCTAACCAACCAAAACTTTTGAAACATTATTTTCTTTTTTAATTTTCACTGCAGAGTCGGCCCATTGGTTCACAAGTGGATTATGTGAGATTAAGAATATCTTATCAAAATATGTCTTTATCTTTATAAAGAACTCAGATACCATCTCTAGATTTTCATTTGATATCTTTCCAAAGACCTCATCAAAGACAACAATATTTGGTTTTGGTAAACTACACACCTTACTCAATACGGACCTTAAAGCCAGTGATGCAATTGTTTTTTCATAACCGGATCCAGATACCATAAGTTTTTCAACCCCGGTTCCGTTATCAATCATCATAAACTCAACTTCATTCTTATCATTAATTCTTATTTCAAGCTTAAAGTATGAACTATCCTCCATAAGTCTCTGGAGTTCAGAGTTTATTAAAGGCATCATTGTTTTCATAATAATTTTTGATATACCATTTTTTCCGAAAGCCTCAAGATATATTTTATATACTTTATCTTTTTCTTCTTCCTCTTTGATTTTATCAATCATATTTTTATTATGTTCAATCTTATCTTCATTACTTTTGATGTTGAAGTTATAAGTTGATGTCTCAGTTGTCTTTTTACTTTTTAGTAGTTCTAACTCCTCAATTCTTAAATCCGCTTTGATTAACATCTCATCAATTTTATTATTAGATTTAATTTTATCCTGGAGTTCATCCCACCTTTTAATTTTTGACTGTAAGTTTGTTATTTTTAAATCACAACTTTCAACACTTAGTTCGTATTTTTCTTTGATAAGTTTGTTTTTTTCATACTCATCAAACTCCTTTTTTAATTTAACAAATGTTTGTTCTTTGTCGGATAAATCATTCATTAACTTAGTTACCTTACCTTTATGAATGATAAAACCATCAAGTTCTGAAATTTTTGCATTTGTAATTGCTGCGTTCATAAGCTCAATACCACAATGTTCACATTTAATTCCGCCCTCAACTGACGATTTTAAATTTTCAATGTCCTCAATCTTTGTTTCCAGTTGAATTAGTTCTTTGTTTAATGTGCTATACTCCTCTTTAACCTCATCGTGTTTATCTTCGTGATAATATTCAGATGGTTCAATAACATTAAGTTGTGAGATTTTTTTACCAAACTCATCTTTTTCAGAGGTTAATTTGGTAATTTCATTTTTTGTGTTATCCGGATTTAATAATAGTATTTCCTGATCAATGTCGTTAAATTTTTTATTTAACATATCATCACGATATTGTTTACCTTTAGAAATATTTTCACCAATCTGAGCTAACTCATCTTCACAAGTTTTTATATTATCTTTATATGTTACAATCTCATCCTGGAAAGTTTCAATTTGAGTTTTTAATTCTTCTGAACTATATAAATTTGATAGTTTTGATTTAGTAAATTCTGAATATATTTCTTTCGCAACTTCTTCTTTTCTTTTCAAGAACTCAAGACCCATAAACCTTGAAAGAACTTGTCCTCTAGCTGTTGGTTTTGACTCAAGTAGTTCTTCAAGGTTTGTGGCGGTAGTTAAAATTGTCATTAAAAAATCTTCTTTGGTACCAATAGAGTTTTTAATAAATGCTTCAGTTTCTCTTCTTTGTTCCCCGGTAAAGTTTTGTAAACTACCATCTGATAACTTTTTAAAGAAATCAAGTTCTGTTTTTACATTCCACTCACCCTTTTTAGATAATTTTCTTTCAATTTTTCTAACGATAATATAATCCTCACCATCAATTGTGATTTCACCCTTTACAACTACCGAGTTTTTATCGGTAAATCGGTTAAAGATTTCTTCAGCTTTTGTTGTCTTTGTTGTTTCATTAAAGAATAGAAACATCAAAAGGTCAACAGATAATACTGTCTTACCTCCAAAGTTTGGTGGATTTGACTCAACAACAATAAGCCCATTTAGTTTATCAAAATCTAGTCTTTGGTTATCACCATATGATAAAAAATTTGAGAACTCAATGTTTCTTATATACCATTTTTTAAATTGTGTGATGTCAGCATCCCCCTCTTCAATTTTATTTTCAACAACTCTATTTAAATTAATAATTTCGTCAACATTACTCTGTCCCTTTGATTCAAGAAATTTTTTAAGCAAATCCAATTGATAGTTAGTATCTGTAATGTTTACAGAAACATCAATTGTTTGTATGACATCCTCATCTACGTTTTTTACTTTTGTTAAAACATTAACATTTGTTGTGTTGTATTTTTTCTGAAAATAATGTTTAACACTCTTAATTTTATCTTGTGTAAAATTTTCTTGTACATCTTCCCAGACAACTTGTATAGTTGGATTTTCAAACTTTGAGAAATCTAAATCTTGAATCATAATTTGGTAATTAAATTTAGGTGGGGGATTAAATAAATCCATTGGATTAATTTTCTGTGTCTTCCGGTGTCTCAGTTAATTCTTCCTCTGTTACAACACTAAATGGGATTTCGCTACCACCAACTTTGATGTTCAATTGATCCTCAACTTCCTCATTATTTTTTGCTTCGGCCATTTGTTTCATAATTCTATTAAATGCGTTTTGCATGGCATACTTATCTTGACCAATTCTTTTGTTTCTTTTTGCAACTTTTGCTCTGTGTTCCTTTGTTTTTTTTCCCATAACTAATTTATTAATCGTTTAATATTTCTTGTTCGTTTTCTGGTTCTTGGTAATATTCAACCTTTTGTGGTCTATTTTCTTCAAACCACTCAATTATTGCGTTAATTGCCCAAACAGATCCGGCTGCGAACATTCCATCAAAAAATACGGAATAATATTCATTAAGTCCAATGAAATAAGATACCGGTGAAAACATTGTAAGAGATAAAAAGAATCCAGTCCAGGTTCCGGAGCATAACATACATTTAATAAGTTCGGAAATAAACTTAAAAAACCCTTGTAGAATACCCTCATTTTCTGCGTTTTTGTGTATCTTATCTCTTAACCCATTAAATATGGATCCATAAACTAAAATGGTTGTCATACCATAAGCGGCAATCATAAAAATTAATAGTTGTATCATAATGTATCATTTATATTTGACCCCTTCATAAAAAAACCTTTAACCGGATTTTTAGTATTCTGTAGATCATCGTTTATTTTTTCTAAATCTTTTATTTTTTGGTTCTTTTCAAGAATCTCTTTTCTTAGTTTTTGGAGTGTCTCCTGAAGCATTTTTTGGTTTGTGTCGTCTAACTTAATGTCTAAACTTCGTCTAAGTTCGTCTAATTCTTTATCCTTTTTAGACATTTCGTTTTGGAAATTATTTTCCATTTCTTCGGTTTTAATAGAAAATATTTTCCTTTCTGATTCTAATTCCTTGTTTAACTGGAAAATATTTTCCTCCAACTCGGCGATTTTTCCGCCAAGTTCATTTTCACTTTCTTTGTCACAAATATATTCTACTTTTGTTACAACTTTTTCAACCTCAACAATCTTTTCAACTTCTTTAATTACTTCAACCGGAACCTCAACAATCTTTTCAATTTCTTTAATCACTTCAACTGGAACTTCCACTCGTTTTTCAACTATTACCTCAATTTCCACTCGTTTTTCACGTTCACCGCTAGTTTTTAAGTCTTTTTCACCATCATTAAGTGTTTCTCCCAATAATCCATAGACCTCAATATCAAACCCTTTTTTTAAAGTTTTAATCATAAAGCCATTAAGGTCGGTAATATCATTTAACCGACAATAGTTCCAGATTTTATCTTTAAGGTCTTTTGGTAGTTCCATTATGCGTTTTTAAGTAATTCGGTTCCGTTCACAATATCTTCAAATGATTTTATTGAGAATTTCAAAAATGGTTTGGGATTATGTAAATCAAAATATTTATATTCCTTAGTTCCGAAATCATAAGTTCCGAAACCGTGGTTTCTTATATTTTCACCAATGTTTTGTTGTATTGTTGATCCAATCATATAGCCCTTACCGGTTTTGAACTTAAACTCTTGTCTTTTATGTATATCGCCACATAAAACAATATCAAGGCCATCAAATTTTTCAGTATCATAAGCGTGGTCACCAAAATCATAACCAAGATCTGTTGTCATTCCCTGGATTGGTCCGTGAAAAAGTCCAACCTTTATTCCGGTTGCAACATTTAAATCTGGTGGAATATTACCTTGAAATTGTGAAAATACGCACCAACTGACATTTTCATCCTCATATATACCGCGATTTTTATGATAAAAAATATTTTTATTATTTAACGAATCTACAATTGGCGTAATGCTGTCTAACCTATCTTCATTTCTTAAATTAGCATCGTGATTTCCGGGAATAATGATAACTTTTGCAATTTTTGCGCATTCTGATAATATCCAACTAACCATATCAATAAGTTCTGGTGTTAGTTGATTTTTTGAATGAACTAAATCTCCAGTAAAGACAATCCTATCCGGTTTTAATTCTTTCCACTGACTAATCGCATCTTCCATAATTGACTTATACAAGTCGTGGTCTTTGAACAATCTTAAATGAAGATCTGAAAAGTGCACTAATTTATTTACCATTATTACTTTCTTTTTTAAGTTTCATAAGTTTAGCTATTTCATTCTGGTATTTTTCTTCCGCAGAAATTCTGTCTTCAAGTTCCTTATTTTTTTTCAAAATATTATCAAGTCTTTCTTTTGTTTCATTAGTATCTGATTCATTCTTTTTTAAATCAATATCATACTCTTTTACTTCGGTATTCTCACCATCTTCAACAACTTCAAATAAACCTCTAACTAAAACAGCCCGAAAACCTTTAGTTTTGTATTCATCAGGATTGTCCAATACGTCATCTAATAACTTGTGAATATCATTTCTCAATGTCAATTCATCATTAACCCCTGATATGTCTTGAGACATTTCGGGTGACCAAGTTAGTAAAATGTGTTTTCTTGGTTCAAATGTTGATGGGTCATAAATTGCTGGTCCCATAGCGGCACCATTCTTAACAGGTTTAAGTAATTGATTTGGGTCATACATTTCAGGCGTTAAATTTAGTGACAATAGATAACATTTACCTTTAAATTTCATAAGGTCTGACAACTTAATTGTATATGGTGTCAATCCCTCACCATTTCTAGATTTAACTATAGGATATTCAATAATTTCTAAAGACTCACATTCTTTAAATTCGTCAGTATTCATTATAATATCTTTGTATTTTTCTAAATTTTTACCATACAAAGTGTTATCCATATATAACTCATCTTCTTTTTTGGTTAATTTTACAATTTCAATTAATTCTTTTAATTTCATATTACATTTTTTGGTTGACGATCTGAATTATCGTCTTGTTTATTTGTTCCACAATATATTTCATATGGTGGTCTAAATGGGTCATTTGGTCTTGGGAAGGGGTTAACTGGTACCGGTATTGTATAAGGTTCTGCAATTCCAATTTTTGGTTCATCTCTAACTTCTCCCATCTTTTCAACAATTGGTGCAATATCTATATGTTTGTTTTCCAACTTTCCATATAGATATCCTTCCAACCAAATATAAAATTCTTTGTGTGTTAACATAATTCCCTACTATAAAGATTTACTAAAATTAATCTTACAGCCTTAAATTCCTTTGCTTTTTTAAGGTTTAACCCATAAACATTTGCAATTGCTTTTAAATGAGGGTAAGCTTCACTTATTGTCATTTTACCTATCTCCATAATTAATCAATAAAAAGTTCAAAATCTTTGTTTACGTGACCACATCCATCACACATATAAGTTGGGAATGGGACTAGTGTGTCTTCCTGGCTTCCGGTTAATAGTTTTGGGACTTTTTTAAGCATCGTAACCTCTTTGAAGTACTTTGACTCACACTTCTCACACTTAACAGTCTCCTGTTGTTTAAGATCAATCTTTGGTCTAATAATATTATCTTCCATATTACTCTTCAATTAAATAAAGTTCATACTCTTCATCGTATTGTTTATCTTTAATAATATCACCACCAAATTCAAATTCATTTGCTAGTGATCCTTCATACCCATCTTTAATTTCAAATTCGTGTAAATTTTCTTTAAGATAATCAAAGGCTTCCTGGTCTGACATACCCTCAAATTCAGGATAATCTTCCTTGTTGATTTCAATTTCGTCATAAAGTTCGTAAACAGTATAACTTTTACTCATTCTGATTTTCATCTCAATATATAATTTATGTTTATTTTTTTAACTCTTTAAGTTTTTCTTTAATATCCATATTAAGTATAGTATTTATTGTGGTTTTATCAACTCTGTACTCAATAAATTCCCGGTCATCTGTTAGTCTAACTATTATACACCCAAGGAGTGGTATACCACCATATTTGGTTCCTTCAAGCATTTTGATAAGTAACTTACCATAAAGTGGTAATTGTACCTTATAGTGTCCAAGTGCGTTATCTGGTAAATCTCGGAATGGTGGTTTCATCTTTTTGGTATATTTGTTTACCATAAAGCTTTTTTCTTTGTTTGTTTTCCAGTCCGTAATTAAAAGACCTAGTTCACCACTAACACCAATAACTAACCACACTTTATCTGGTTGTCCGGTATATCCTAGTTCTGGGTGTCCCAAAACAATTTCAGTATCAAGTAATACACATCCTCTTTGTTTAATTAAATCAATATATCTTTTACCCGCAACAACCATTGAATCTCCCTTAACTATCTGCTCGGCATCACACTCAAAAATTGGTTGTCTTACTTCTTTGTCAATTTCAAAGTCGGCTAGAGTGTATGTCTCAAGTAGATAGTGAACTCTGGATCCCATATTTGTTGAATATGTGCCGGCTTGGGACCATTCTTTAAGTAATCTTTCTTTCTCGTCCGGATTTCCACCAGATTTATATTCTGCAATTCCTTCTGAATCAAACTCTTCATAAAAAAGTTTCATAACTTTTGATACCGATGGAAAATCTGATTTAAGATTGCCATCCGTATCAAGCATTGTATATTTGTGTGCGTCTTCCTCAAAAGTTAATTGAAACTCTTTTTGTCTGTCAGAGAGTATATCTCTTATTTCTTGTGCTACTTTATATAAATCCATTTTTAATCTTTTATTTCATAATAATATTCGTTTATTTGTCCTTTAAGGTCACAAGCATCTTGGTCATTTGGTAATTTTACAATTTTAATTCTTCCCCATAATTCACCACCATTAAGTTCGTGATATAACTTAACAGCGTTCCCCCAGGCGTCACCATCAAGACATATAATAACATTTGCTTTGGCGTTATTATATATTGTTTCAAAAAGAAGTTCTGACATATGTTTACCAAGCATAACAACTGGATTGTCAAGAAACATCCCATCAAAGGCACCCTCAACAAGATAAATGTCTTTATTCCAATCAATTAAACTTTCCCAAAATATGATTTTTTCTTTTTCGGCTTCAGGGTTTCTGTATTTTGCTCTACTTTTAGGGTCCCAACTTCTCCCTACATAATAATTTAGTTCACCTTTTGTATTATAAGATGGAATTATTATTCTACCCATATGACTTCCTTTATCACAAAATCCAATGCCAAATTTTTCAATTATCTCATCAGTAATCCCACGACTTTTAAGGTAGTTATATGCTTGTTTCCTTACCGGATATACTGGGTGTGAATCTTTAAATAATGTAAAATTGTCCGGTAAGATAACTTTTGGTTTTTTCTTTTTTTCAACCTTTTTATTCTCGTCTGGTCTTAATATGTTGAATAGTTTTTGGTATCGTTTATTCGCATATTTATCAAACAGCTTTTTAATGCTTCCGTGTGTTCCTTCACTATCACCACAAGACCAACATTTATAAACACCATCAATATAGTTTACCTCTAAATTATGTTTGTTTCTACCATCATCACATACTGGACAATTAAAAGAAATTTGACCACGATTAGGGTAGTGTAATCCGTGGTCACCTAAGACATCTTCTAATAATTCAACAAGTGCTTCTTGTTCTTCCATAAGTTAAGGATAGATTTTTTTTAAATATAGTATTTTTATTTTAAAATTCCAACTTCACAAGTTTTTTTTAATTTCTATATTTATATTAGTATGCCAATAGATATAACAATTAATAGTATTACTGGAACTTCACCTTATGATGTGTATATTTGTGACACAGGAAACACAACCTGTGTTTACGTTAATACAATTAGTAGCGGTAGTTTACCATATACTTTTACCGTACCATTAATTTTTGAGAACCTCCCGGGGTATAATGTAAGGGTTATTGATGATATTGATTGTATAATAAACTATGAATTGATTGTTTAATGAGTTGTATTTTTGGGACTGGTAATGTTTATGATGGTGAATATGCTTCTGGTGGTACATTTAATGGGTATAATTATTTTACCGGAGACACAACACCAATATACTATATGTACTTTTCAACTGGTGCGACACAAAATTTTTGGTGTCTATCATCCTCATTAGGTGGTGTATGTGATCAAGTTGGTACTTTGAATAGTTTTTCTGTAGACCCAGATTTCTGGTCTGGATTTTATACGATTAGTTCTTGTCCGCCAACTACAACAACAACAACATCACCTTGTGATGTATTTGATTTTGATGCAATATTTGATTGTATAATACCTTCTGCAACACCAACACAAACGCCAACTAGTACTCCAACACCAACACCAACACCAAGTCCGGACCCTTGTTTTGACAATGCAATGATAGCGACATTAACGGCTTATACTCCTACACCAACACCGACAATATCTGTAACTCCAACACCAACAACAACATATGTTGATAGGCCTTGTAAGTTTGATGGTATGGCTAACTTTAATATTTTTGACGAATATATGAGATGTGGTAATAGTAAAAACTTTAGAGATTGTTTCTCCGGAATTGATTACTATACACCGGATGTTTTACAATATTCTGGAGGTCCGCTAACACAAGGAAATGTTTATAAATTAATTGTTAATAATGTTGAGACTTGTGGTACATTTGTTGGACTTGTTGATAACATTAGTGGGGTTGATGAGATTCAAATTATATATGAGTTAGGTCCTGAAGTTGATGGGGCTTGTCTTGATTGTTTACCACCAACACAAACACCGACACCGACACCAACACAAACACCGACACCGACACCAAGTCCAAGTCCAACGCCTTGTGTTCTTAAAAAGTATATAATTCAAGCAACCGGTTTTCAGTGTAGTTATAAAATTTTTGATTGTAATGGACTTGAAATTTCAAAAACAATTCCTAAAACACCTGTTGGTGACACTTTAACTGTTTGTTCTTCTCAAACACCAGTGGCTATTACAAATTGTGCAACATTTAGTGTAAATGAAATTGGTCTTTGTTAAAAACAAAAATATCGGTCATTAAACCGATATTTAAAACATTCAATATTTTATTTATAATTACCAAATTTCATTTGAGTTCATATACCCCAACACACAGGTATACGCATCTGTTTGATCAAAATTCTCTTTTTTAAGGGTATTGTTTTTGGTATAAGACCAAATAATCTGAGGTTCTTTTTTTGCCACTTTTTCCCAAATTATTTGTTTCTTATCAATATCTTTCGGTAAACCACCAAATAGTACAAACTTGCCTTTATCATTTTCTCTCACAAGGTCTGGCCAAGCAAATTTCCTTGAATTATAGGTTGATATAAATTCCGGGACAATCCCAAGTGTCCCATAAATTTCTTTACAAAGAAAACTATTAAATCTTAGTAGTGTTTGTACCGTTCTAATGTTATTTGAATTAAGTAATGGTTCCTCAATTATAACTTTAACAATACCCAAATTAACATATTCTTTTAATTTTTCAGCAAAAATTTCAGATTTTAAAAGTAATTCTTTTAATTTATCATCTTTAACATTTTTTGGTCTTGGTGATATATGTGTAAGTTCAAGTAGTTCTTTTGATTGTATATCAAATAAAGCCCATCCAATTGTGCTTGTTGATATATCTAGTCCTAAAACTTTTGGTGCATTTTTAATTTGCTTTGCCATAATATTTGTTTTTAACAAAATAAGGCCAATAATTAAAAATTAAATATTAGAAGTCAATCTTAACGACATATTGTTGGATACCTTGCCTTAAAGTCGGTGACTGTAGTTTGGACATAACAAGAATATCTTTATTGTCATCAAGTAATGCAATTTCAGTAATATATGAACTAGTTCCAGGTGTCCAAGATGGATTTGTTGAAATCTGGAACTCACTTGAACTTAAATTAATTTTATATTTCATCTCATATATTGTCGCTTGGATGTCTGTTTCAAAAGATCCGTAAAAATAGTACTCATCACCAAAATTTAATTTAGGTTTTGTGTTACCGACTGGTGTTAAATCAATGTATTTATCTAACCTATAATATGGTGCTGAATTGTAATTATCATTTGTAATAACAAAAGTACTATTAACAAGTGAGTCTTCAGTCACATAACCACCAATAAAATCGTTACTAATTTGACTTGTAAAATCAATTAACCTCCATTTAGCAGGGTCAGGTCTTTGTCCTACCTGAACTTTTTGAGCTAAAATCTGGAATGATTGTGCAAAGAATCCAGCTGGGACATCACAAACATTACAAGGATTTGTTGTCGTCGTTGTTGTTACTGGTGAATATGTTGTCGTCGTTGTTGTTACCGGAACATACGTTGTTGTGGTAGTTGTTATTGGGTAATAAGTCGTAGTTGTGGTAGTAGGATTATAACCAGGTTGTGTAAGACACCCAAACTCACGGCCAAATCTAATTGCAACATTTTTATTTATGTCAGTAGTACAAACATCATTACTTTGAGCTTTCACATAATAGTTACAATGTAATGAATTTGTGAATCCATAATTATTTGTTAATCTATATGTCACATACATAACTTCGTTTGTTCCTGTGATAACTCCATTAATTGATGCTGTGGTATCACAAGTATTTGGTGTTATAAGTGTTGTTTGAGGTGCTGGTAATGTCCAGTTTCTATTTGCCTTATAAGACATAGCGGCTATTACCTCCTCGTCATCAATAATAATTAATTTACTATCTGGAAACACTTTACCAATTCTATTAGGTATACCATCTTTGTTTGTAAATGTATCCCAAAGATGATAGTATCTAATACCCGGTTGGTTCATACCTTCATTCTTTTTTGATTTGATATAATGAGGTGTAAACAATTCTAAAGATTCAAATCCTGGAGGATCAACCCAAAAAGTTGTACCATAACAACATTCAGGGTTTTTATGCCACATAAGCCAAGGAATATGTAATTTAAAATTACGAGCCTGACCTGTTGTATCTTCTGGGTTTGTTGGGTTATATGGTTCAAGTGCAAACTTTTCTCCGTAGAAGAAATCAATTGTTTGATTTGTATAATGAATAATTGCAATTGCTTTTTGTTCTTCCGGTTTAACTTCAACAATTTCACCCAAAGAATTATAATAGAATGTTTTATCAGTATCTGTTTGACCACTACTTGAATTATACCCAAAATACTCTTTTGATCCAATATAATTTATTGACCCAAATTTAGTATAATCTTCATATTGTGCCCCAACCAACCCTGCTGGTGATTCTGTCCAAGGAATATTCATATTCCATACCTTAACATCAAATTGATCTGTATCGCATATTGATTCAAAATCAATAACTTGTTCATTCCAATGTGGTTGTGGTGTAATACTATCATATATTTGAGTCATATTAGATGGGTAAATCAAAACTCTTGAGTAACAATTAACCGGAAAATATGTGTAATCTGGTGTTGTCCTATCAAGAGTTATTGTATTTTCACACACATCAATAATTCTATATGTCAATATTGTAAAACAACTATTTGCAGGCATAAAACAATCCGGTTCCGGTACTAAAGGACACTCAGGACTAGGTGATGGTGTAAAGCAAGGTGTCTTACTAGGGGTTGGTGTTGGTGTTGGTGACGCACAAGGGTCCGTTGATGACGGAGTTGGTGTCATTGTAACTGTTGGTGAAAGAGTAATTGTTGGTGTTGGTGTAGGTGTAGGTAAATTAACACATTCACAATTGTATTTTGCTCTTCCATCATAATAAATTGTTATAATATCACCAATCTGTGGTGTTTGTTCGTTTGTATAATTACAACCAGAATAAATAAGTTCAACTTTATTTGAACCATTAAGGGTTGCCATATCAATAACATAATTTGCACTTACAACATATTTGTTACTTACAAGCGCGTCCCAATTTACTTGATTTGATGTTGTATTTCCACTAAAAAATCCTCTTATTGGTGCTCTATTAAATACTGGTTCAACAATAGAGTCCATAAAAGGAATTCCATATGTATTTGTTTGTGTTGAGTCGGCCAAATATGGGTATTTAACGTATTGTCTATTTGATTGTGGTACACCAGTTGCATTTTGTGAGTTAAATTGTGGTTCTAAAACAAAACTATTAGTCTGATTATATGTTGATCCTAATTTATCATAAGAAATCTCACTATCCCCAACTTGAAAATAGGAGATTTTAAAATTACCTTGAGATAGTTTTTGTCTTCCAATATCAGTTACTCTTGTGTTAACTAATCCTGATGTATTTTTTATAATATAACTCATTTGTTAATAAATATCATATATAATATTTTATAGTTTTGGTGGACTTTTTTTAATACCAATCTCACCTAGGGTAAATCCAAACCCAGTCCCAGGGCTTGTGTTAACATTAACAGGTGTATTTATTGTTGTTACTGGACAACAAGGACAGATTAAAGTTCTTGCACTTATAATTTGTAACGAATATGTACCATTTGTACCACTACACTTAACACCTGGAGGTATTGGGTTAACAATTTGATTTGTTATTGTTCCTGTTATCGTTTGACCACCACTTATTGTTAATGTTTTAGTATAAGTTTTTATTTGGGTTACACCTTGTGTTGTTCCATCATTACATCCCGGTGTCGTAAAATTTGTGTTTTGATTTTGAGTTCCAACTAAAGTCATACCACCAAGACCAGCCGGACTTGTAAACACAACATTGTTATTATAAGTTGGTGCGGAAGGAGGAACTGGTAATGGACTTGAGTAATATGTTAAATTACTAACCTGTGTTATATCAAACTGAATTGTTTCTGTTGGTGGTAAACTTGGTGATGGTGTAATTGTAAATGTTCCATTACCGGAAGTTTGTACAACATTCATTGTTAGTGAATATGTTGGTGCTGGCGTTAGTGTAATTGTAACACTTTGTACACTACTTTCATTTCCTAAACTATCTTTAACTCTTGTGTAATATGTTCCTGGTGGTAAATTATTAAATACTGAACTAGAACCATATGTTATGCCTCCATCAATTGAATATTGGTATGGTGGTATTCCTCCGTTTGCACTAATGGTTATTTTCCCATCTTTACCACATTTAGCCGCTAATGCGTCAGCGTGGAATGTAATTGGTGTCCCACTACTACAAATACCCGAATAAGCAATAATACTATTAGATAATATTAATGGATTTCCTTGTATTGTCCAATTGCTTAATGGTGGAATTGATGGGTCATTGTTTTTGAATGTCCCAACTGACGTTAAACCAGAAATTGTCCAGTAGTTTGGTGTAGATCCTGTAACCCAATACATTAATGCATTTTCCGGAGACGCTGTCCAACTTGGGTACCCATTTATGTACGAGCTTGGGTAGAATTGTGTTTGTATTGTAGTACCTACTTTTTCGGTTCTTACAGTTCTTTTAAAACATAATGGTCCGTAAGTAGGTAATGGTGTAGGTGTGGGTGTAAGGGTTGGTGTAGGTGTTGGTGTTAAACCCGTTAATACACAAGTTGACGCTATTGTAAAATCATTATAAAAATCGGATACAACGGCCGAATACTCACCAGGACTTAATCCTGTTATAAGTTGCGCGACACTTCCGTTTTCCCAAGCAATTGTATATGGTGGTGTTCCGCCAGTTATAGTTAAAAGTGCTGTCCCATCAAAAGTATCAACACCAGATGGGTGAATCACATTACAAAACACATCCATAGGAAATATTGTAAGAACATCACATTCATTTCTAGGTTTAATAGTAATTGGTTTTTTGGGACAAGCATTATTAATACATTTACCACCATTACTAACAACAATACTTCCTTCATAATCAAAATATGGTTTTGTTTTTGCACAAAAATTAAATGTCTGACCTGTTGGTAAGATACCATCAAATAAAACATTGTTACAATTTACATATTGTGTTGTTATTGGTTCTGATGGTGTTTTAAATGTGTAACAATTACAATCACAATCACAACTACCACTATAATCTATTGTAAATGTTGTTGTACTAACACAAGTTCCTGAACTATAGTAGTTTACATAAAAACATTCACCACTTAAGACTTCTGTGTTTGTGATATCTAAAACGACATAATTATTTACAAAACCAGACAGATTTGGTTCGTTACTATAAAATGGTGTAAGAGTTCCATTACAAGGATATAGTTTATAACATGCCATTCTTTTTAATAATAAATAATTACTTTTTTGTTTTTTGAATAAATGATTTCATTAATTCAATATACTTTATTGTTGATGAATTTTTATCAATATAATCAAAATGATTTTCATTTTTAATTAGACATTCAATTGGGTCAATATTTATGTATTCACCTTTATAGAATTTTGTTGATTTTAAGTCGTCGGTTACTCCTGCCATATGAAGTATTGGGCACTTTTCATATTTTTCAATGTTATCAGTTGCCCAAGAAAAATTAAGATCCTTAATAACACTTGTTTTGTTTCCATTAAGCCAAAGGTTCCAAAGAAGCGACCACATTTCTGCAGTCCAAAATTGTATCTGCCCTGGATTGATCGGGAACCTTTTTTGATATGAGTGCATTTGAAAATACAATGGTGTTGAGTCTTCGTATATTTTATACCACAACTTGGAGTCAGTATTTTTTACAATATATTGGCCACCCCCAGAATTTTCTTGATTTTCTTTTATCACATTTACATCAATTCCAATAACATCAGCCATTTCACTTAATAGTTGTCCTTTCTTAGAATTTTTATGTTGCCTTTCATATCTATCACAACAGTCAATAATGTAATTATATCCAATGTATCCTATGGTGTCTGAAAGGTATGATATATCATCTTTTAATAATGTTTCAAAATCTGGTAATTCTCTAAAAATAATATCAGCATCGTGAAGAAAAAATGATTTACCAAATTGTGGATATTCTTCAAGCCATCTTGAAATTAAATATGGTTTTATACTTGGTATATATGTTTTTTTTCTTCTACTATCTTCATAGAAATGTATATTAACCCCAAGATTTAAAAGTTCTTTAGCACCTTCGGATGGTTCTTTTGCTCCGTGGACCATTGCTAGTATTACGTGAATATTTTTTGGGTTAATTCCTTTTTCAATAAAATTATGAACATATAACTTTATTTGCCAATGAAAATAAGAAACATCTGGTTGTGCGGATACAAAAACTAAATCTTGCATTTATAATTTACTTTAAAATAAATTTAAATGAAATAGTAAAATACTGAATAGATTATGTTTTAGTTATTTAAATTCTCAAGAGCCGATATTCTATTTTTTAACTCATCTATTACTACTTGTTGTTCTTTTATAGCTTCAACAAGTAATGGTATCATAGCGTCAGTATGAACACCTTTGTACTGATCAACTTTATTTGTAAATGATAATCTAGGTTCAACAGATTCAACTTGTTGTGCGATAAATCCAAATCTTTCATCATTTCCACCAGCTTTTCTATCTTTCCATTGATATGTAACACCACTTAGTTGTAATATTGTATCTAAACCACCAGTTATTGGTTTTATATTTTCTTTTAGTCTTTCATCTGATGTATTTGTTGTTAACTTACCTGTTGCATCTATTCTAATGTCATTAACAAAAGCTGAAGTACCCACACTTCTTAATGCAATATTTTCAGCTTCTAAGTAATTAACAACATATACCACAGGTTCATTTGTCCCACTAAAAACTGAAGTTGTATCACCAGATGGTAACAAATATAATGTGTCATCAGTACCACTTGTTCTAAAAATAATTGGACCATCAGATTCATTAACAATAAATAAAGTAGCGTTTGTTGACCCAGTACTAAAATTAGCTTCAAGAGCTGAGTAGTTACTATATTGAGTTAGTCTAGTATTTAAACTTGGTGATGTTGTACCATTATATAACCTAATATTTGATCCTGCTGACCCAGTTCTTAACTGAATATTATTTTCAATTGACGCTGTTTCTGAGTAAATACCAAGTTCATTATTTGGTCCAACTGATAAACCTGGTATAAGACTACTATAAGTGTTATTTGGTCCTCCAATTCTTACATTTCCGGTTATTCTTGTGTTACCACTAACGTGTAATTTTTCACTTGGTGTTTCCAATCCAAGTCCAATAAAGCCTTTGCTACTACCATTACCATCAATAAACATATGTGCGGTAGATAAATCTGGTGTTGTTCCAGCATAAAATCTTATATTATCAAGTGGAACCGATCCAGATGGTGCGTTTATAATATTTAAGTTTCTTGTATTTGCTCCGGCATATAAAAACATATCACCATTACCACCATAACCCGGGAATATGGTATCAGTCCAACTTCTCATTCCAACGCTACCTCCAGTTGCTGGTTGGACAAAACTATTAAAGGCTATGGTGACATCAAATCTTGGTATTCCAGTACTTGAGAAAATATTAAACCTTCCTCCTGTTGATGTTGGATCATAGTAAAATTCACTATTTGTTCCGACAACTTGTAAGGGATATTGTGGTGAGTCGGTACCAACACCCAATCTTTCATTTGCTAAGTCAACTGTAATCCCACTATTGGACCCAAAATAAACATTTCCTTCATCTAAAGGATTTATATTTAATGGAGAACAAGAATGAATATTATAAACATATAAATCATCAACACAATCTGTCGGTGACCCAATTGTTGTCGCAGATATTGTTGTTGCTGATAATCCACCAGTAAACGTTGTTGTTCCAGTTACAATACCACCACTAAAACCACCGGTTGTTCCAGTAACAACAAATCCATTTACATCAATTCCTAAATTATTAATTGATGTACCAGTTCCAAGTAAAGATATGTTTAGATATGGTACATAAACGGTATCGTCTGTTGTACCAGTTATATTTTGACCACCAATAACCACAGACCTATTACCAGATACAAGTGAATCGCTTGAGTGTATAAATGATCTACTACCATTTGCAATTGATTGGTAACCACCAGCGTGTGAAGCATTTCCAGATGCTATTGTAAAATATCCTTCTGTATGTGAAAATGATCCATTCGCTATTGTTGCATAACCCTCAGCATGTGAAGCACCCCCGCTTGCGAGTGTTGTAATACCCTCTGCGTGTGCCCAAGTAGTTGTCGCACTTGTTTGTTGACCTTCTGAATGTGAATAATCACCAGAGGCTGTTGTTTGATAACCTTCTGAATGTGAATAATTACCGGATGCTGTTGTTTGATAACCTTCTGCGTGTGATGTAATACCATTGGCAATTGTTAAACCACCTTCTGCGTGTGAACCAAGTCCGGCTGCGGTACCACCACTTATAATATTAAAACCATCATAATAACCACCTTCAGCGTGAGCTCCTTGATTTGCAGCCAAAGAATAATACCCTTCAGCGTGTGAACGAAGAGTACTGGCAATTGTTGAGTCTCCTTCTGTGTGTGTATAATCACCAAGGGCTTGGGTAAAAAATCCTTCAGCATGTGAATAATCTCCTTGTGCAATTGTTGAGAGTCCCTCTGCATGTGAAGCGATACCAGTTGCTGTTGTAAGTTGTCCTTCGGCATGTGAATTATCTCCAGTGGCTATTGTTCCAGCTCCTTCGGCGTGTGACCCAATTCCGGTTGCCGACCCACCACTAAAATAAAAAAATCCATTAAAATATCCACCTTCGGCGTGTGATGCAAAACCTCCGGCGATTGACTGGTATCCTTCAGCATGTGATGTGTCACCGCTAGCTATTGTTGAGTCACCTTGTGAGTGTGAAGCGACACCAATGCTTGTTGTACTAACTCCTTCTGCGTGTGATGTAGCACCATTGGCAATTGTATTATACCCCTCGGTGTGTGATCTTAAACCAAACGCACTTGTAGATTCACCTTCGGCGTGTGAAAAATCACCTCCCGCAATAGTTGAATACCCCTCGGCGTGTGCGCTATCACCACTAGTTGTTGTAGAACTACCTTCCGCATGTGATGAGGCACCACTAGTTGTTGTAGAACTACCTTCCGCATGTGAAGCAAATCCGGTGGCGTTTGTTTGAATTCCCTCAGCATGCGAATAATTACCTTGTGCTATTGTATTGGCTCCTTCAGCATGACTTATTATCCCTAATGCATATGATGTATCACCCTCAGCGTGACTACCTTGTAAAGCTATTGTTAAAACACCCTCAGCGTGTGAATAATCACTAGCTTGTGTTTGATAACCCTCAGTATGTGAATAATCACCAGCTACAGTCTGAAACCCTTCGGCGTGTGAAGTAAGCCCGCTAGCAATTGACCCATCGCCACTTGCTGTTGAGTTATTACCTGATGCTAATGTTTGGTTTCCCCAAGCAACAGCCCTATCACCAGTGGCATCAAGTCCGGTTGGGTTTACAGCTTTTATTGAGTCTACACCAGTAGATCCTGATGTCCAATAATCGGTTGGGAATATGACATTACTCAAAACTTGGCCGATGCTTGCTTTATATGATGAGCCAGCTGGATTTTGTGATGTATCACCAGTTATGACAATGTGAATTAAATCATTTAATGTTACGCCAGTAGCTAAAGTCCTATCGGTAAGAAATGCCATATTTTTTTATTTATAAATACAATAAAATTTATTATTGGAACTGGAATATCTCCCAATCCATAAAATAAAAATCATCCCCGTCTTGGAATTGTTTTTCTTCTGGTGGAATATCTATACAAGGAAGTACTCCGAATTTTTCACAACCAGTACTATCAATTAGTTTAAAGCCAATGGCCGGAGCCATATTAAATGCTGGTGGTAAAGTAATTGTGACTGGTGTTGTAGTTATTTGCCCAACATATACACACCCTACATTATAAACCGTACACACATATCCACTAAATGGTGGTACTAATGTTCCGGTTGTAATATTATTAATTATTAGTTGTGTCATTATTTTTATGTATTAGGTACATGCGACACAGGCAATATTATAATCTATTATTAGATTTAATTTTATATTTTCATCATTTAATAAATTATATTTTTGTGTTGAGCAATTTTTTTGTATTTCTTCACAATCATTTGTTAGTTTGATTGTATTGTTTTCAAAATCAATAATTATATCACCAATTCCGTTAAATTGATTAAATAAAGATTTTACAGTTTCGGACCATAAATAATCTGTTGGGTAATCATTAAGTGCTGTTGATGTGTAGAACAATTCTTCTTTAATCTCGGATCCAACAACTGCCTGAGCTGTAAATGTAGCACCGGTTACAATACAATTTGTATCACCACTAGTTAAATCATAAAACCCTTCGCTATACATTTGAAGTATTCCTCTTTTTGCTAGTGCTTTGGTGTTTTCAAAATAACTTTCACATATATTGAAAATCTCGTAACTTGAGAACAGCTTTGTCCCATTTAATAAAATGGACGTTGTTTTAAAGCACCCACCACCATCTGTTATTGTAAGTTCATATGTTCCAGATGTAAGTCCTGTCACTGTTGTTCCAGTTTGTCCGGTTATTACTGGATTCCAACTAATTGTAAATGGTGGTGTACCATCTGTTATATAAATATCAATCCTACCATCATTACCTAATGCTGGACTTATTGTTGTGTATATATAATCAACACAACTTGATGGTGCAATAAATAAAGTTTTTGTTTGTGTACAAGGAAGTAAATCATTATCGGTAACCTCTAGTGTGTAAGTCCCAGGGGCTAGATTTTGGAAATATCCAATGTTTTGAGTTACGTTTACAAGTGATGGTGATGGTCCTGTAAGTTTATATGAAACTGGGAGTGTTGCCCCAGTTGATATTGATGTACTTATTTCTCCATTATTTAAACCAAATGTTGTGTCAATTGTAATCGCACTTATTGTAAACTTATCAACATTGTTTACCGATGTTGTTCCACTATAAACACACCCACCTTTATCTATTGTAATAATGTAATTACCGCTTGATACATTTAAAAATGTTTCAGATAAACTACCATTTGGTATCATACTAAAACTTCCATTTGATCCTGATAATGTATATGAATATGTTCCTGGGGTTCCTGCACCAATATTAACCCCTATACTACCATTGTTGTTACTACAATTTGAATTTGTTGTTGATATTGTAACATTATTAAATGAGTTTGGCGTTACAAGTGTTGTTGATTTAGTGTCGGTACATAGTCCGGCGTCAGTTATTGTGACTTCAAAAAATCCACCAGAAAGACCTGTAAAAGTGTAAGATGTTGCAAAATCAACATATGATGCTCCGTTTGACCCATAGTAAAAATATGGTGCCGTTCCACCGGTTACTATAACGGTGACCTCTCCGTCACCTAAAAAACAAGATGGTGGTTGTGTTACAAGTAGTGACCCAATACCAACATTTGGTACTTTATTTACTTGGAATGCTTTTGTAACTTCACATCCATTTGTGTTTGTAACTTTAACGGAATACAATCCTTGTGTTAAACCAGTAATTGTCGTTCCGGTTTGACCATTTACATTACTTAACCAATCTATTGTGTAGGCACTTGTAGGTGTTGTAAGTCCGGTTATAAAAATTTTACCCTGACCTTCAGTTGATATACAACTTGAGTCGTTTACAATATAGGCACCATAGTCAAAAGTTGTTGACGATTTTACAATTACAGAAGCACTTTTACCAGAGCAACCACCTCCATCATCACCAATTATATAATATGTATTTGGCAATAAGTTAGTGAAAACATAACTATTTTCACCAGGAATTACTGGCCCTACAGATATGAGATTATCTGAAAAATCATATAAATTAAGTGTTATAGCACCATATGAACTTGGTGTTGTTCCAGTTATTGACCCGTTTGTTAGATTACAAGTTGTACCTTCAGCATCAATACTTACTGAGGTTCCTGATGATATATAAAATGGTACAACAATATCATAAGTTGAGGCGTCAACTATAGTTAAAAAATATTCACCAGGTGGTAATCCACTGGTTTGATAAAGAGTATAATCAGTTGATGTATATGCTGAAGAAGGTAATAATCCAGTTGTTGTTGGTCCTTCATAAACCGCCCACCCAGGTGTATTACCGGTAAATAAAAGGTCAATCGCACCGCTACTCGTAAAAGAGCAATCCCCAGTTAATGATATGTTTATTAAAGTAATTGACATTATTGATTACACAAAATATTAAAGTTTATTCCAAGATTTATTTCAAAAACATCAAATTTATCATATGGGACACAATTATTATTATAAATTGTAACAACTTCACGATCTAAATCAATAAAATAATAAATCCCACTTGTTTCTAAATTATCAAGTGCTGTTGATATTGCTATAATCCACTCTTCGTTTGTTGGTTGACTGGTATATCCAAATGTATTTGTAACAAACTCTGTTGTAAGTGTTACACCATTTAATTTTATTTCTGCATACCAATTAACATCAAGTGTATTTAATAAACAAACATCTGGTGGTATACTATTTGATTCTAAATAATTATTTAAAACAACAGCCAAGGCCCCGCCAAACGATTCAACCATAGCATTTGATGAATTCCAAGGATAAAGACCGCAATTTAATTCTTGTAAAGGACAATCGTAAGCGAATAACTGTGTTGTAAGTTCACAAGGGTTACAAGGAACCGGAACAATTTTACAACCAAATTGTCTACGCCAAACAAATTTTTGTCTATGAAATATTGAATTTTCAAGTCGTACTCCTGTGTTCCAGATTGTTGTTGCTGGAACCATTTGTTCAATAAGTCTTACCCAATATGTTCCAAGACCATTTACATAGTCAATCATTGTCTGATATGTAAAATTATCATTTGGTACATTTATTGCTTGTCCCGACTCAAGGTACTTCCAATATATTGATTGTAATGTTGGGTATCCACCGGTTTTTCCATCTGTGATAAATTGTCTATTTCTTACATTTATCATATTTCTCCAAAAAGTCTGTGCAAATTCAAAAAATGTCTTTTCTTTTGGTTTTGGGTTAATTTCTGTCCAATCAATCCCTCCTCTTCTTGGGTAGTTACTTATTGGGTCTGGATTACAATAAGTTGGTTGTACGTAGTTAAGTCCCTCATTTGGAATTGGGTAATTATATGTTCTTGACATTGTATAAACATCATATAATAACCCAAAACTAGGATTTAACATTACGTCAACATTTTTAACATTTAGAACTAAACATTCTTCACCAACATAGTAGTAAGCATTGAATCCTCCATCAGAATTTACTCTTAAATTCTTTTCAGTATCGGTCCAGCTTTTGTTGTTATCAATTGTTCTTCTTAATCTGAAACCAAGATCCATATATGGGAAGTTTCTATATCTGTCAAGATATTCTTCACCATAATTAAATGGAAGTAATGTTGTCTGATAGTCTGGATTTGACCCAGTAAAGACACTTGTTGTAATGTCAACTTGTTCAGGCATTCTATGTTGAGGTGTTGATTCAAACCAACCCCCTCCAATTTGGAAGTAGTATGACTCGCTGTCAACTGGTGTACTAGGACATCCAATATTATCAATTGGGTACTCACTTTCCGTAATGCTAATATCAGTTGTTGTTGTACTATATGTCACACCACTATATTGAACCCCCATAATTGAGTAAACATCTGCCGAATCTAACACTGGTGTTTGTTGGACATAGGTTCCTCCAGATATCTGAACGTATTGTCTACCAAAATCCGCTAAATTAATTCTTTGGTCTGCGGTATATATATACTCATTAAAATCAACTAAAAAATCTGGAGCTCCAATAAGTCTTAAAAGAATTTCAATAGATTTTCTTGTTCCTTTTGATTTAAATAGAAACGCCGAATTCAAAACCAAATTTCTATAATATTGGTAATTCAATTCTTCTGGTGTTTGTCCAACTGGAACGCCACTAAAATCACTTTTTGCCGGTTTAAAAATTGTATCTAATAATTCGGTTTCAGTGATTGGTGAGATATTTGTACTCCACCCAAGTGTCTGTGCTAAATTTTTTAATAATTGTGATGGAATGTCGTTTTGTACATTATAATTTACAGAATTCATCATACTTAACGCATCAATGAATTTTTTTGTATTATCAAAACTTCTTCCGTAGATTTGTAACATTTTTTCCACCTTCTTGTCAAGAACATCAAATTCTTTTAATGATGGTGTTGTTAAAAACCTTGAAATCAAATTAGTTTTATACTCATCAAAATTTACGGTAAACTTATTTATTTCCGCAAGATATAAATCAAATGCTGAAGTTCTTATATCAAGATTCCAAACACCATCTATTGGGAATGTAACTGTTGTATATTTGAATTTATATGTCCCATCTTCTTGTAGTTCCGGTACTTCAAAATATGCAGTATATTTTGGTCTTATAGATCTATTAAGGAGAAAATTTTCAATGTTATCAAAATTATCATTAAAAACTTTATTAACATTTATTTCGTTTGGTCTTACAATAAAATTAACATCAGTTGTTGATAACCCAGAAAATGGATTTCCAGCAACATATACTTTTAATATAGTGCTTGATGGTGTTGTTGGTACAATATCATTTATTGGGTATTCAACCTCGTTTAAATAAATTGAGTAATAGTTATAATTTTTTTTCATATTCCTCAAGTCTGAAACGTATATTTCAGATGCTTGAGTATTTTTATCAGCGTTTGTTGTAAAGTCAATTCCAAAAGGATTACTAATAGCGTCTAGTAGAATTTCAAGTTCTGTTTCATTATCTACTGAATCGTATATAATATTTTGTGCTGTGTTACCCTCAACATAACCAGGTCTAAATTTATTAACCTCTAATGCCGCTGGAAAATAATTAATTATCCTTTGTATTGAGTTTGAGAATCTTAATTTAAGCGACCCATAAATTGTTGTGTTTGTAATTTCACTTAAATCATAATTTGGGTATATCTGAAAATTATTTGCAACAATCATTCTTGACTGCAAATCATTTGATAGATTCATTGTGTCAAGTGAGATTGGGTCCGAGAATGAACCTATTTCAAAGTTTCTATCTTGTTTTTCAGATAATGAAGATGTGAACTGAAAATTTCCTTGTGTAAAACCTCCTCCATCAACTAATTGAAAGCCGACTAAGTTATCAGAAAATGAGCCTTGACCTGATGCTTGTGGTGGACAAGTAAATTTATTTGACATTATCCAGTAATATTATTAAAAGCTTTACTAAAATCTATATTTGTTCCACGATCCTGTCTAACCTCATAAAGAAGTGAATTAAATTGATCACGAATTTCATATAAATTGTATTGTTTATATATGTTATTTTGTGTATCGTAGATTGTATAAATACCATCATCAATTGACTTGGTTTGATTACCATAAAGTGCAATTGCAAGTGTTGAGATATCTTGATCAACTATTTCAATCTCCGTTGTTATTGGATTGAAGAATGTGTTTGTTATTATGATATTCTGGTTTGGTTGTCCAATAAATGGTGTTGCGCTTGGTTTGTTTGTTGGTGATGTTGATGGTGATAATGTACAAAAAATTAAATTTGTTGCGTTTTCAACATATCTATATCTAATAACTTTTTGTGATGTATTTGTTAAATTTTGATAAATTGGTTCACAATAAAATGATGAGGTAATTAATCTAAAGAAATTAGGAATTTTTGTACCATTATCATTTAAATACTCAACTCTAAAACCAACAAGTCCCTGGTTAACGAATTTATTTTTAAATTGTGTTGGTACATTTGTAATATCAATTACAATTCCTTTAACATTTGGTAGTGCTGATAAAACACCACAATCTGTAATTTTTGTTCTAATTTCTGCCGGTCTAATATAAAGTGTATATATTCCAAGTTTATTAAAAACATCAGCGGGTAATTTTAAATTATATAAACCACCAAGAATTTCAACACCATTGTTTCCTCCGGTATTTGTATTATGGAAATATGGTCTTAGCACATTTTTTGCGTCAAGTTTTGTTAACAAAAAATTATTTGTATCGTCTCTTGATGGTGTATAATTTAGTATTATATCAACATCTTCTGGTGATACATCTGCTGGTCTTATGGTTCCATATGTTCCCGTGGCCATATTGTTTAGTTTTTACTTTTGTTTATCTTTTTATAAATAGTGTAGTTAATCTTTTTTAACTTTAAAGTATCCATATCCATATTTACTTATATCCCCCAAATTATCTACTTCACCAAGTCTTTGTATTGACTCAAGTCCGGATATCTTACCTCTTTCCATAAATAAATTTGATTGTATTTGTGGTTCGTCAATAACATTAAGTAACGCTTCGTTTTTAGTAATTGCCGTCAAAATATAATCACTACTCACAAGCCCATATGATTGTACAGAATATACCGTTGTTCCGTCATTGAAGTCAAGGTATAGAATGTCATTAATTGTATATGCAGTATATGTGTTTGTGGGATCTGGGCCAATTACCATTCCTTGAACCCCGGTACCCCCAGTTACTGGAACATTTAATTTAAATTTACCACCAAATAAGTTAATCTTTGGTCCGTATTGTTTTAAATCATTTATTGAACTTTTTGTATATCCCGTTACGGTGAATGGTGTTGTTGTATACCCACTTGAGTCATAGTCTGTAATGGTCGTATTTGAATCTCCAGTAAATATATAATCATAACTTATTGGTGTTCCAGTCCAGTTACAACCAACCGGTGTAAAATAAGCAGTTCCATTTGGGTTTGATATTGTAATACCAGTGTATGGAAGGGTTATTTCTTTTTTAACAATTGATACACCCCAAGGTGAATAACTTGTTAATGTAATTTCATACGAACTATTTTGTGTTGGGTATATGTGAGTTAGTGGTCCGGAAGTAGAAACATTTTGTGTTGGGCTACCATCGCCCCAATCAAGGACAAACACATTAAACGATAAAAATTTTAAATACTCAGTTTCTGATGTGTTAAGAAATATCACATCGTATGGATTTAAAGTGTTTGCCGAATAAATAAAATTTGTCATAACATCCTTTTGATATATTGCACCATCAAAAGGTGTGTAATAACCTAAATCATTTATATTTTCAGTAAATAATAGAGGAACTGTAAGACAAGAAAGTAGAGATTCACCATTTGTACCACCACTTAAAACTACGGACATTGGTAAGTAAACCCCAGTTGTTCCTGTTATTTGATTTATAGTTGTTGATGTTATTGGACAACAAGGATCTATCAGAACAGAAATATCTGTCTGTCCTGTATATGGAAAACTAACAAGGTCACCTATAATGTTCTCTGGTGATATTTTAAAATAGTATCGTTGGTCTTGCATTACGGATTTACATATTCATACCAAAGTATTGGGTTTATATCTGTCCCAACTCTATCTCCGGTTGAGGTTGATAAGATTTCATAATTTCTACTAGTGTAATCTAATTTTACTTTGTAATAAAAATAATCTTCACTATTAAATGTATAGTAATTACCAGCTAAAGTTGACTGTGGGACATTCATCATTCTAATAAAACTTCCTTGTCTAGCATTAAAAAACTTTGCACTCATATAAAATTCATCCAAATCTATATAGTCAGTTTCTCTAAGCCAATAAATGAAAAATCCCTCTTTATCCCCAACGTAATCAAGTCCATATTTTGGTTTCCTTATTTTAACATTTGTTAAAAATGTTGATATTGTTACAGTATCAAAATCACCTTGTTGTACTGGTAATATTATTGTAAAATAGTTTTTTTGTGATGTTTCACTTCTTGTATCATAAAAATCTAGTTTAAAAAAAGATTTAGTGAAAGGTTTTATGTAACTATAGATTTCTTTTTCTGTAAATCCAGCATATTCGTAACTATTATACCAGGATGTTGTATTTGCTATTGTGTCTCCGGTATCAAAAAAATAAAACTCATAATTTACTTTAGTAAGAAATGAATTAGTAATATTTGAATAATACTCTTGATGTGGGAATCTAGTTAACTCAAAATCAACAGGGGGTCCAATAACATCTTCAAGAACCGTCTGTTGATATTGGTCAATTGCTTGATCTCGTTCAAGAAAATCCCATTTCATTTCAATTGGGATGTCTAGTTCCTTGTCAAGGCTGTTTAGTCTTATTTTATATTTACTCACACTCATCTGTCGTAGGATCTACAATTAAATCGCCTAGATTTTGTCCGATACCTTGATAGTTGTCCGGAAATAATCTAAAAATTATATTATCATATGGATAATGTTTACCATTTGTGAATGGATAATCAACACCAACATTTTCATTATCAATATACCCAAATGGATAAATATCCCTCCATCTAAAACTATTTGATGCATTAGAGAAAAAGGCATAGTTTGGTATACCAACAATATTTACATCTGCCGGCCCCTCTTCAACGTATGGTGAAAATGTCTTTATTGTTATTGAGTTATGTGGATAGTAGTAATAACCAAATGTATTTGTTGGTGATGTGTCTAAATTTTGTGTAAAATAAGTTTGATTAAATGTGATTTTATGTACCTGTTTTGAAATTACTCTTTCGGTTTGCTCGTAATCGTTCCACTCACAAAAATCACCGTCAATTGTATCACCACTAGTTAAATCTGAAATATATGTGAAAGGTCCAATCCCAATATTTGAGTTGTATTGTTGTGTTGGTATATTGGTATCTGAAAATGTATTACTCAAGTCCCACCAAACACTTGGTAATCCAAATATTTGTTTTGTATTAAAATAATATCCTTGTTTTAATTTATTTGTCCAGCCCCAATATCCTTTCCAAATACTTGTAAAGAAAAGTTCAGTTATTGGCCTTTTTTGATTATCAATAAGGTTTGTAGTATCTATGTCAACATTAAATGATAGTGTATACGTTTGACTACCTTCTAATATTGATGTTCTAGGTAGACTTGTTGGTGTTGCAAGTGTTGGTGGATTACCATAATAAATTGGTTTTTCGTATTGTGTTTTTAAATTAAAAACATTGTTTTCAAAAGCTGTCTTTACAAGAACTGCGTCTTCTGGGTTTGTAATTATTTTATTTCGTCTTACATAATATTTTGATGTTGTCTCACCAGAACTGTCTGGATTTAAAACTCTTTTTAGATATCCGATGTTTCCAACATTAAAAGTTGTTCCCAAATATCCAACATTGTATACGTTAAAATAATTACCTTCACTTCCTGCTGTTCCATTACCAAGTGAATTAATTGCGAAAATATTTTCACCATTATAAGTAAGTGATAATTGTACATACTCACCATTATTTAATCCGTGAGGCATTGGACATCTAAATTCTATAATACTATTAGAATTTGATGTTATAACAAATGGAATACCGTCTTGTGCAATCCAATTCCAGCTAGCAAACGTTTTATCATCTTCAGCAAACATATTTTTGTTTGGATCATTTTCAAATGGATAACTAACATAATGTTTCCAGTTGTATGTTGTAGCACTTTTATTTACAAATTGTTGATGATTTGGACTGCCAGTGGTGTAGCCATTTTTATCATTATCATTTCTAATAAAATCAAATTCTGTATATTGCGGGAATCCACTCCAAGATACTGAAGATGTTGCGCCACAAGCAATTTGTTCCACTGTTTGGTCTAAATTTAAGTAATATAAATAATCAATATATGGTTGATATTGTGTGACTCCAGGAAACGAGTTTTTAAATAAAAAAACATATTTACTTACAGGTCTAAAAATATTTGAAGCTTGTCTTTCATCATCAAATACTTGAAACAGGTTTACGTCAATGGTTCTTTCGTATTCAACAACTTCTTTAGTAGTTTGATATAATGGTAGCTTTTCTGATGAATCAACATCAACTGCGTTTTGAAATCTTTTACTCCCAAGAACTATTTTTGTGCTATCGTCAATACCCATTTTTAGTCTGTTGTTTCAATATATAATTTAATGAACTTATCAAGTGCTGTAAAACCATTATTTAAACCAAAATAGAAGTAGAATGGTGCTCCCACCAATACTTTTTCACCTTCAAGTCCGTTTGTTACTCCGGCATATGTTGGTTCTGGATCTCCATTTGAATCAAAGTTTGTTATAAACCCAAGGTTATTTGGTGTTGTTGTTGTAAAATATTGATTTGGTGCATCAAAATTTAAATTTTGATATTCATTCTTATAAAACCCTGGAGCACTAAGTGTGTCCCAATTATTATTTTCAGTACCAAAGATAAAATTAGTTTGATCTCCTTGTGGTGCCAACCTCCACTTATAATGTGGAACAACTTGATCTTTTGGGTAGCCAAAATCATTAAATACCCCACCACAATTAAGACTATAATATTCATAACCAGGTGTTAATTTTCTTCTGTAAGAATAATCCTCAGTTGATGATGAGAAAAATATACCGAACAATGGTCTGCTTGGACTTGTTGAATCCCCAATGAATAATGCATTATCTGGATAATTCTCACCTAAATATGGTATAACTTTCCATTCGGAATTTATGGCTAAAGCTTGTGCGATATCACCGTCAATTCTATCACCCTTTCTTTCACTATTAAAAAATTGTATGATACCTTTACCTTCACTACTATTTCCTGCTGGGTCACCAACCGGAAGTAATTGTTGTATGAACGTTTGATTTAATAGTCTAGAAATGAAACCCATTTGTATTAAATCTGAATTATCCTTATAAGATGTTGCTCTCATTTGATCAACTAAATAACCATTAAATTCACTATCACTACAAATTTGGGAAATAAATTTTTCTCTTGGCCCTAAGTCCATAATTGTTGTAGGAAACTGAATCCTTCTAGTATTATAACCTAAACCTGGATAGTCGTTAAGTAAATAAGCTGGAGCATTTGGTGGTGTGGGACTTGCAGAGCCAACAAATTGGTTTGTTGTTTTGTTCCAAGGTGAACTTCTGTAAAAGAAACTGTTAGTAATTTCATTAAATATAATAGTGTCCTGACAATAAACATATCTTGGTTCGTCTGGTTGATCTAATTCATAAAATGTTGATTTATTAAATGAGAACATATATAGAACACCATTAATCCAATTGTTTTGGAACGTCTGAGCAAAAACTCCTTTACAAGCAGCAAATGTAACTAGGAATCTTGTTTTCCACTCAAGGAATAATCTTGCATCATCTTTAAATGCTCCTTGTATTAAGTACAATTTTTTAAAGAATTTATTATCCGATTCTTTATAGTTTAATAAACAATAACAACCTCTGTACACTCTATTATCTGGTACCGAGCAATTAGGGTTAATTTCAATGCTTGCGCCTGTTCCCACATAACATTGTAATGATTTCATATTTTCACAACTAAGTGTTGAGGTTAAACTCTGAACTAATGCACTTTCATCATAAACACCTTGACCACCATTAATGTCTGGTTCAAAACCATACACTTCGCCAGATTCAACCCCAGCTTTATAAACCCTAAAATTATTGTTTTGATGTAAACCATAACTTGTCGTTCCATAATTTTCTTCAACCCCAGTTGAGGTTGGGACTCTATCACTTCTCATTACCATATATTGCGGTTGTCCTGGTGTTTGGTCAACATTAAAGGTTACTGAAGGTATTGAATATCTATAATAAGCTGGTGAATAAACAGAAAACAGTCTAGGTGCTGTACTTTTCCAATAATCATTTTCTCTATCTTGATCTTGTCCTAAGTCACCATACATAACAGTAGAGCTATTACCTACATTTGACATTGTAAATGACCCACCAGCAAAATAATATAAACTAGTGTTATTGTTTTGCCCAAGTATTGGTGGTGGTGTTAATCCGTTGTCAATTGGTAATAAAAATCCTCGCCAGTTAGGACCACCATAACCTATTGTGTCGTATCCACCACCATTTGGTGACCCTACCTGGTTTACGGTAGGAAATCCAGCGTCTGGTGTGTAACTATTAAAAGGTGCTACCCCTTCATCAATTGATGAATAATAGTGTGGTAATCTTGACTGGAATGTTGTAAATTTATTGTAATCAACACCCCCAATAGTATATGATTCACCAAGTTTAAAATTAAATGGTTCAAAGAACAACTCAGTTGCCGTATCATTACTTATAACGTTGTGTGTTGTGGGTCTATTACCAACACCTGTTAGACCTTGTATTGGTATATTGAGATAATAATCACCTTCAATAACCACCGAGTTATTTGTTGTTGTTTGACCAAATATTACCGATAAATCATAGCGATTTTTTTGTTTTGGTGAATGTGGGTCAACACCTCTTGTAATTACAATAATTTCATATTCTTGATAACCTTCAGCCTGAAATATTACAGTTGATTTTTGTTGTGTCAATGGGTCTAAATGTGTCGTATTTTCAATTCCCTTGAAAGTTTTGATTGTGTTGTATAAATCAGAAAGATATGGGAAACTATTTGACCCATTTGCATATATAAACCCAGCTTTATGGTGTAGATATTTTTGAGGAAAAAATCCAAGTGTACTACCATTGTACCCAGTATTTGCGATAAATTCATTATAGGTAAAACCTGTTATAACTTGGAAGTACTCAATGTCTACTGGGTATTTTAAATAGTTCTCCGTAGTATCTCCAGTAATAACATAAGGGACCGAACCATTTCCACCATACGATGTTGCATATGTAACTACTTTAGTGAGTGCCGAATAAGAAGTACCAGTAACACTATTATTATTAAATTGATTTGTTGTTGCGCTAAAAAATGTAGCACCTGTTAAGTTTTGATTACATTGTGAAAGATTTGGGTCTTGAAAGGTAAAAATTTCACCGATACCTAAATTTTGTAATGTACCCGGTTTTGCTAAAATAACAAGTGGTTGATCGTAATGTTCTTGAGATGAAGCTGTATTTGTGGGATAATTAAATTTAACTTTTATTTTATTAACACCATCAAAAAATTTAGACCTATAATTAAATTCATTTAATTTTTGAGAATACGCTTCAGATGTTGGGTGTGCTAAAAATCTGAAACTTTCAGCGGTATCATTATTTTTAGCTCTTCTTTGCGGTGCAAAAACAAATGGTTGTGGTGCGTGAAGTCGTCTAGAACCAGGAATTCCGGTTGTATAATTTTGAGGTGATGCAGGATCTAAAGATTCACTCCCAGTTAAAAGCCTTAGAAATCCTAATCCGGCTGGAATACCAATTTGACCATTAACTCTTTGTTCTGACGCTTGATTAAGAAATGATTTATATTGTGTCCCGTCTCCGTCGGCACCGCAATTGTTATCGGTACCTGGAAACCAAAAATTACCAAAACAACGTTCTGGTTCATCATCATCATTTAATGGTTGATTAATGTTTGGGTGTTCAAGATTTACAAAAGTTGATAAGTTATTTATTGGTGCAAAAATTGAAGTTTGTTTTGATATTTGATTTGGGATTCCTTGTGGCAATTCAACATCAGCGTTTGCACTACCCTCTTCTTCAATTGCCGAATTAATTGAGTCTGAATCAAAATCGTCAGACATTGGTGCTTCACCACAAGCACAATCACAAGTAGAACAATCTGGATAAGTTATCATTGGAAGTCCTATTCTTGGGAACCCTTTTACTTTGAGTGCCGCAAATATTGCTAATGCTAGAAAGGCTAATGATAAACCAACAATAAAAATGGCTTTTATTACTAAAACAACAACCTTTAAAGCTAATCTTAAAGCTTCAAGTAGGTTTGTCAAATTAAATACAGCTCCAGCACCAAAACTAAACAAACCTGCAATTTCATTAACAATTGCGGCAATTTCAGTTGCTGTTTCATATACTGCAGACCCTGCTTGGACAACAAAGTATAATCCAAGTGCAATTAATAACCATTTAAGTATTGGCCAAATAAGTGCAATTAAATGGGCAATAAATAATAAGACAAGAATTGGAAATTGTAATATATTAAAAAGTAGGTTGGTTATAAAAAATATAAAATCAAAGTTTCTTATTACATCATTTACTGGAAAAGTATTGACTGTTGATTTACAAGTTCTATTGTCAATCTCTTTAATACCTAAATGTTTTGCCCTACCAATACCATTTTTATACCTATCTATAAATGCGGCTGTCGTATAAACTTTATTGTAATGGAATTCATAGAAAGTGTCCTCACAATCAATTGCAGATTGTGGATCAACATAGTCATCCCAATCCAAACTAAAAGTATATGACCTTAATAAGTCAAAATAATTTTCAGAATATAATGTATATATTACCTCTGCTTGAGTTAATGGGTCAGTAAAAACCGGAGTAATTGTAACTATATCCCCAGGATTTGTGGGTATTACTTGAGTGTCCCCAAAATATGGGATACCATTTATTTCAACACTATATGAACTAACATTTATAACCTCATCAAAAACTAAACCACCACCATTAGGTCCAATAGTGATTGTATCACTTATCTGATTTCCAAGAATTGAAAAGGTTGTGTTTGGACACCCCCCAACACCTGTAAATGATACTGATGATGGTAATGTTGGGTCTGTTTGAACAAATTGAATCAATATACCATTTGTTGTTGTAAGACCTGTTATACCATTTGATAGATTCCCATAATATGGTTGTAATCCAGATAGAGTTCCGGTTGATGATACATAAACTTGATATGAATCAACGTTTGTAAGAACTGGATTTATAAGTGATCCTGGTCCTGGTACCGATTGAAAGGTTGAGTTTACTTGTGCTGGAATTATAAATGGTACAGTTTGTGATTGCCCAATCTTAAGTGGGTCATTATTATATGAAACATTTGCTGTGTCCCACCCAAATTCCTTTATGTTTGGTACAAGAAAATTAGCTCTTAAAAATTCATTCTGAAGTCCACCCTCATTTTCCCATTTAAATTTAAATCTATATCTTGCTTTTGTTGGTATACCAATTGTTGGGTCTGTAGATAATGTTTGTTCACCAAATTCATTTGTAAAAACATAATCTAAATTCATTGGTAAATTAACAAGATAAGCCCCATCCCCATCAATTACTTTTCCGTTGTTATCTAAATTAAATTGTTCAAGTATTGGTAATCCATCGTCATCAACATTTATCGTTTGTCTTATTGATAATATTTGTCCAGGACCAGAAACTAATTCACAAAGATTTCCGGTGTTATTTTTTGGTCTACAGCTTGCTCTTAAAGCGTCATCATCTGTTGTTGAGATGATTGACCCCATAAAAACAGCGGTTGGTTCAATTGATATGTTTGCCTCAGCTGTTAAATCAAAGTCAGCTCTTGTTATTCCTAATTGACAAATTTCTGGTTCACCCCAAAGTGGTGAGATATCAATAATTTTATTTAAAGTTTTTACTTGTGGTAATTCATTTAAATTTGTTGAGGATTTAAATTTTGATCCGTTTACTTGTGATTCAACCGCTTGACCTGCTTGTATTAAATCTTGTGGTGCCAGTGAGAAACAACCAATGTCAGATAAATCAACATCCATAAAAATAGTTTGACTTCCAAGTGGGACGCCAAAAATCATATAGTCACCACTATCATTTGTTCTAGTTGTAAACTTATAATATTTGTCGTATACTTCTATGTAAGATTCATCAAGAAGAGCATCACTTCTATCCGGAAATGTTCCTGTTGCTGCGTGACCGTCATATGATGGGTTTTTAGGTAATAAGTTATATCTATAACCATCCGCATCCAAATCTGAAAGTGAGGTATAAGGATATAGCTCAGTAATAATTGGATTTAATGAGTCTTCATTTGATATAGGAATGAAAACTGAAACCCTAGCGTTTGCTAACCCAAAACCACCATTCACGAATACTCTACCAACAACAACGCCGTAGTCAGAACATTGTCTATTGTAGATGTCACTTTTTAAAATTTTGAGTGATAGAATGTTGAGTGTTTCAAAGTCCTGATCCAATTGGACTTGAATGGCTTTGTCAACCCCAACTTGGGTTCTTATTCTTTGTGATTTCGGCATTAAATGTTTTTTTGATAAATAGTTTATTTCCTATTTTCAAAAAAATAATCTCTTTTTAAAAAAAATAAATCGTCAAGAGAATGTTGTCCCACCGAAATTCAGAACTCTTACATTAATATCCTTATTTGGGAATCTTATTTGATACATTTGTGTTGGTTCAGCAAAGATTGTGTCGGCAATTAATTCAATTTGTTTTGTCTCAGGGTCTGAATATTTTTGTGATGTTTGAGATGACGAGTATTGACCCCCAACTTTATTAAAGAATAAGATATCAGATATACTCACAATACCATCTTCTTGTTGTATTAATCTTCTTATTTCTGACACATTAACATTTTGTCCTAGTTGTCTATTTCCGGGTGAAAAATATTGTGTTATAATGTCAATTATTTTTGTAACTAGCGCTCCTTGATTCTGAGTCCCATCTAATATAACATCAACTGTTACCCCAAGGTCAATAACATTTGCATTTTCAACAGAAATATAATCATTAATCATTCTGTAATTTGATAAATAATTTGCAATATTTTGTTTTAATGTATTTGAGTTTGTTTCACTTAACTTACCGTCATTATCGTATGACAACATTTTTATTTTAATTTTGTTATTCTCCTCAGTAATTGTTACTTTTGCTGGTGCACCAAATTGTGATGGCATTGTTCTTATTATTGATTCATAATCATTAATTGTTACAGCTCTGTTCTGTGCTGCAAAGTTAAATGAAACCATATTCCTAACTTCTTCAACTGTTGGTGTGTTAGCGCCGCCAACTGCCGCTGTAACGTTATTACATTTAAGTGAGTTGATAGTCGTTCTATTTGTTGTCTCTGATGGACCATTAACCGCAAATGAAAGTTTAAGGGCACTTCCAAGTGCTATATTATTTGAATATTTTGCAAGATTTAAATCAAACCCATTTCTTGCAAATTCTCTCACTTGATCCTCCGCTGATGTGTTACCACCACCAAAAGTCATTTTTAAAAATCCTTGTGAAGTAAATTCAGAAATAAATTTATCTGATGTTGTGATATATCTCCCAACTTTAATTCCGGGATTATCAGATACTTTTGTTGGGTCCTCAATAAAAACTCTATCTTCAGCAAGGGCTTTTACTTCATACCATCTATTATTAAACCCTAAAAATTCTTGTGGTTGTGGAACCGTTGTATATTGGGTTCCTTCTTTAACTAAAACACTTGTTATCCCCAAAACATTTTTTTCTGGTAAAAATAATTCAAAGAATGGTTTAACATCATTTGGTGTTATAACTCTTTTGAATACTTTTGTTACACCATTAACAACAACTTCTCTTTTTGTTATTGTATAATTAAGTAATCTACCACTAGAATCAAAGTTTGGTATTTTAATTCTATTTGGGAACCCTTCAGCATTTACCGCAGATGAAAAATCAATATCGTAAACTGTTTCAAATGGTTGTCCGGCACCCAAAACTTGTGCACCTCTTCTTAATAAACCACAATATCTTAAATCTTCTTTATCACCAAATGCTGGAACAATAATTGAAAAATCAACAAGTGACACAGATGGTCTTTGTCCTGGTATCTTTAACCCATAAGTTCTTGCAATATTATATATTGAAGATCTTTGTTGTGCAAATTGTAATACCGTTTCTTGTAAACTTCTATCAATGTGAAAATGTAAGTTGTCGGTTACCGCAGCATTTAAATCAACAAATACAGAAAAAATTCCTGCATCGTTAAAGTTCTGGATTAACTCTGGGTAATATTGTCTAGTAAAATTTATAAGTTCGGTTCTTACCGCCTGAAAATCTCTAGTTGTATACGATATTTTTTTCTCTGCCATATCTTTTTATTAAATATTTATAATAAGAAAATCAGATGATTCAAAAGCACTTGCTGTAATCTTATAATCAATTTTTACTTTTGCGGTATATTCTTTTTGCGCTAATCCAGGAACTCTAAATTCTCTTTGTCCTTCTGAATTAATATAAGTAGCTCCGGCGTTATCAATATCATTCGTAGCTTCAGTTATTGTAATATTTGTGACGGTAATTCCAGGAAGATATTTTCCAACACTATCTCTAATTTCACTCTCAATTTCAGAAAAGGTAGGACCATCAAGTGGTTCAAAAATATATTCATATAGTCTTGTTCCAAAATCCGGAAGAAAGTATCTTGTTCCCTTTCTTGTTAGTAATAAATGAATTAAATCAGATCTAACCTCATCATCACTTGTTTCGGTCGCACCTAAATACTTACCTTCGTATGATTGTGTAAAAGGAAATTTTAATCCATATGTTACTCCGTTTGCCATATGTAATAAATATAATGTTGTGATATTTTATATAAATAAAAAAAATCACTGATTTCTCAGTGATTCTTTTAAGTTTGTTGTTCCTTTTTCATAAAGTGGTTCATAAGGACAATGTCTACATTTTGACCCACAACACCTTCCTCTTTTAATATGAAACGATTCGGTCATAACCATATTTCCATTTTTGTCCTTATAAAAGTTAGGTTCAGGAGATTTTTTAGTTGTCTCCTGAACATATAACTGTTGTATCCAATCTTTTGATGCGTTTACATTCATTTTAATTATTTTTTCTTAAGTTATAAAATGCCAACAACACTTGATATGTTAATGTTACATTATTTCCCCATTGTACTTTCATAATATTTTGTATTTAAACCCCATTTAAAATCGTCAATTTTTTTAACATTAAAATCAACTAATTCATTATTTTTAGTTACTTGATTACATAGAAAAATAAACATATCTTGATTAAAGGTGTTTTTCATCACGTTTATATGTTTATGCACCCATTGTACATTCCCAATAACATAACCATTTTTACTATCTATTCTATCTAATGATACAGTGTAACTTTTATCATTCCAACTAATAGGTAATGTGATATCAATTCCAGATAAGTTACATTTGCCATTTTGTTTTACATATAAGTCGTAAAGATACTCCTTTGTTAAATTAAAATCTAAATTTCTTCTATTTGACCTTTTAGATGTTTTATATTTAGTTATATTATACCATAAATTTCCGGTTATCCCCCCGTCTTTATTTATTTTATTCTTACAACCACAAGAAACTATACCGCCACTACGTAAATGTGTTCCAAAAACTTCTGTCATATTACCACATTCACATTCACATCCATATCTTATGTGACCATTTTTATTCTTTTTTAGTTCTTCAACCACTTTAAGTTTTCCAAAAACTTTACCAATCATTTCAATTTTTTTCATATTTCACAAGTATTTGTTATTATATATAAATATATTGTGAAATAAAAAAAGTAAGGAACTTTTAATAAATTCCTTACTTTTCTATTATTAGATTATCTCGCAAGATCCGTTCGCACAAGCCAATTCTCCTCGTAGGTCGGTATTATCTTGTAATTCAATAACTTTTGTTAAATCAACATCAGATAATGTTTTAACAAGTTTTTCAAATTCATCTTGTGTACAATCGGTAAATGGGGCCTGTGTATATGTTCCTCCATTATATGGTAGTACTGATAAACCATTATAGAACTTACGATTTTTCCACATCCAATCACCAACTAAGTCCCACTCATCCTCTTTTATTGAAACTGTCGCTGACACGTTGTGTGTGTTTTGACCACTTCTATGACCAAATTTAATCCACTCTTGAGAAACTTTTTTAACTCTTTCAAGCATCTGGAATACAGATTCGTATCGTAGAATTGATCCTTCAGGTGCTTTTTGTGGTATTGTGATTACAGCGGTATCGTGTGGTCGGAAGTATTCATCTTCAACTAGTTCTGGGTGATTAATTGCAAGATAACTATAAATTGCTTCATTCTTTCCAACACGAATCCTTCTCAAATAATAATCATTATGCCAAGCGTGAATTCCAGAGGATGTTCCCAATACAAGAGATGAGGTTCCAGATGGCTTAACAGTTGTAGTTCTAGCGGCCTTGTTAATTCCAATAAGATTTGCAACTCTTTCGTTTTCTTGTTTTACTGCTTCAGCCGCTGCTTTCATATCATAACCCAAAACAACACCGGAACCAATTCCTGTCATACCAATACCAATTAGTGCGTCTTTTTCTGTTGTTCTTTTCCAAACGTCACGTAGATAATGGAAATCTGTATAACCAGCCTGTAGTGTTCCAATAAATGTCGCTGCTTTAACTCGTTGTTCAAAATCTTCTTGCGATTCAATATCTGATGCATTAACTTCACAAAGATTACAGAATTGATAAGGGCGAAGTCCAATTTCACAACAAGGATTTGTCCCCCAATCTTTGTCGTTAGACAAGTAAATTCCTGGTTCTCCAGCTCCGGAAAGTTCAATTCTTTTCCAAAGATCCATAAAATAATCTTGTGTTACTTTGTGACGAAGAAGAACCGCAGAGTTATTTGCTCTACCTCTTTGTGGGTTTGATTCCCACCAGTTTCCTGATTTACAAGAAATCATTTCATCATCGTCAGCTGAAAACAAACTAATAAGTGCTGCTCTTCTGATACCTCCGGCTAATACTGCGTCAGCAATATGACAAACGATGTCGTGTGTTTCAATCGGTGAAAGTTTATCACCATTTTCTTTTGCGTCAAGGACTTTTGTGATATTGTGAATACAATCCTTTAATGGTTGTGGTCCTGGAGCTTTTCCTCCTGATGTAACAAGAAGGGCCCCTTTGTGACGGATATCTGAATAATCAAATACCGGTGTTGATGATTTTGACCCCATATATGATTCAATAAGAACTTTAATTGCGTCAGCCCACCCTTCAATTGAATCCCCAATCAAATATCTTCTTGTTCTTGTTGGGTTTGGTTTTTTAATCTCCGGAAGTTTATCTACGTGATGTTTTTGTACTGAGAACCCAACTCCAGTCCCACCCAAAAGTAAAAACATTGTTTCAGAAAATGCATCAGTATGATCAATTGGTAAATAAGCACAATTGTATACTCTATTTGGTGAGATTTCAATTGGTTTACCACCAAACTGAAGTGATCTCATAGATGGAAGTATTTTTTTATCGTAAACCATTTTATACACCTCTTCAATTTCATCCTTGATTTGCGGATACTTTTTTTGGTGCATTTCTTTATTTCTTGTTACCAATTCTTCCCAAGTCTCTCTTCTGTTTAGTTCCGGGATAAACTTTGCGTACTTCATATGTACAGTTATGTCACTTAAAATTTTTTGTGAAATATCCATATTTTTAAAATTTAATTATTTTTATTTTTTGTTTTCTGATTCTCGTTGTTGTCTTTTCTCCAACAATTCTTTAACACGTTGTCTTTGTCTTTCTTCTTTCTGTTCCTCAATACCTAGGAATGTTGTTGTTGATTCAGTATCAATCTCAAGCATAGAATTGTCAAATTTACAATTTTCAAACACCACACCATCATCTCCAATACGAGATTTGGTAATTGCAATTGTGGCTAGTTTTAATTCTTTCTGCTGTAACGTTTTTGCTACAGAGATAATGACGTGTCCTACCTGTGCTTTTTTAATTGACCCACCCATCTGGTCTGTTGTCACGACTTCTGATGATATTGATGCTCTGTTTCCTTGTGTCGCTGTCCATCCTACAATATTCATTTCGTGACACATAGCTTCAAAAGCTCTCATTACCGATCCTTCACTCTTCCATTCATCCCCCAGGTTTTTGTCCGGTACAACACAATCAATGTAATCCAAAACAATCATATCAATTTTAGTCCCATCTGCAACCATCTTTCTGATTTCATTCTTAATCTGTAACATTGTTTTTGTGTCAGATGGTAACTTTTTTAATATTAATTCATTTGGCATTGTTGTTTTTACCTCTCTTACCTTGGTCATTACCTCATCTTTTCTTTCTGACAATTCGTCAGGATGGATTTTAGTCCAAAGTGTAAAGTGTTTCCTTTGAATGACTTTTGGATTGTCCTCAAAAAATACTTGAAGTACATTAAATCCTAGGTTAAATGCGTGGTTTGAAATCTTTGTTAGTAATGTTGATTTCCCGACACCGGTTGGGGCAAGTATTACACCTATCTCCCCTTTGGCAAGACCACCTTTTAGTAGTCGGTCAATACCTGGAATCCCCATTGGGATTGGATGTCTATAATCGTCCTCTAATACCTGCTCTAGGTCAGAAAACACATCCATCATACTTGTATCCTTTGAACCAACAAGTAAGGCCTCTCTTACCATCTCTTCAAGGGTGTCGTAATTCTCAAATTCACCACCATCAATGATTTTTTGAGCTTTTGTCATAACCTTCTGTAATTCTTGTTGTTTACAGAACTTAAGAGCTTTCTCTTGCACAAAATCCGCTCCGTCTATGGATGCATCTTTAATTTTTTTAATTGTGTCAAAAACTACTTTAAGTGCTGTTTCCTGTTGAATCTCAGATTTTGTGACCTGTTCTAGGGTGTCAAATGAAGGTGTGTGATCATACTTCTTATAATACTCCCGAATCATCTGGATTATTATTTTAAAGTATTTGTTCTCAAAATAACTACCCTCAATAACGTCAATAATTGAGTGTGAAAAATCTTTGTCTACAATGATTTGGTTAAGTAATTGAATTTGAAAGTTGTTGCCGAGATATCCAAAATTTTTATTTGTCGCCATAATTTTTTATTCCTTTAGTAAAGATAAATACTACGTGGATTAGATAAATTGTGGATAAAAATAATTAAAATTTTTCCCGGAAAAAATGTCAGTAAGTTCTCCAAGTATCCCTTTCAGCTTTGGACGTAGGTCTACAGTGTATCTGACTTTAGGTGGGTAAGGTTTTGCATCAAATGTTCTATGACAAATTGTCATATTTTCTACTTTAATGTAAAGGTTAAAACTTTCAGGATTATTCGTAATTGATGTGTTTAGTATCTCCGGATTCTCAGTAATTTCATACTGATTGTCCAACATATAAACAACTGATTTCATTTTCAAATCATACTGAAGTTCATTACAAAATCTTTTAATGTAATCATAAAACTCCTCAGATTTGTGAGCTTTGTTATTAAAGCCTTTAACATTAAAAAATCTTTGTACTACAATGTTGTCATTACACATTAGTAAAAACTCCACTTTAGTTGCTTCTTGTTCTTTCATTTGTTTGTTTTTTTTGACTTGTTTCTAAAATTTGTTTTTTCTTTTCTTGATAACTTTAAAAATGGTTTTAAAAAATTAACCCAGGCTTCATCCCCTTTGGGTAAAAATTTAAAAAGTCCATCTTCCATCATCATTTTAATTAGGTTTCTATGTCCCCTTCCGTCTGGATCCAATGACTCTGAGTAGTATAACCTAACTAATTCTCTACCTTCTTCTGAAATTAGTGGGTTTGCAAGGTCCACTATTTTTTCATTGATAACAAAGAATTCATCTCCAAATATCCCCTCTTTGGTTTTTCCGCTGAGTAGATTTTTTAAGGCAACATTTTCTTTTTGTTCTTTAAGTAGTGTCTCAGCCTTTGTTAAAATATCGGTATATTTTAATTCGGTATCAAGTATTTCCGGGAAAAACTTAACAAAAGTTTTTTCTCCTAAATAGAAAATCCCATCAATATTATCTGACATATCACCAGATACTATTTTAAATGTTTTAACATTATAATGTGGAATTTCAATATCGTACATTTTAATCATATCACCTAGTTTGTAATACTTTTTTTGTTGTGGTGAATAGATTGTTACTTTTTCTGAAATTAATTGTGTTAAATCCCGGTCAGATGAAAAAATTGTTTTTTCCTCATCCTCCGAGATTTGACAGTAGTAAGCAATTAAATCGTCAGCTTCAGATTGTTGAACTTCTAATTGTCTAACAAACATTTCCTCAAGATATTCCTTAACTCTTTGTTTTTGTTTTAGAAATGACTGTTCTTTAAAGTCTTCGTCTGTTTTTTGTTTACGATTTAGTTTGTATTTTGGGTATATAATTCTTCTTTGTGAAGATCCGGTTTCACTATCCCAACAAACAACAATTTTATTGTAATTGTTTTCTTCTAAAAATCTTCTTAAGGTGTTTAAAAAGTGCCAGATACCTCCAACATGCTCGCCTTTGTTAAAGAAGTCTCTGACACCAAAAAATCCTATTTTAAGAAGGTTGTTACCATCAACCAGTAAGGTCTTAGTCATTTAAAATTTCATTTACTGGGTTTGACAATACCGGTTCTTTTTCTGTTATATAGTCAGTTAAAAACTCACTAAAGATTGCTTTCATAACTGGAATACAAATTGAGTTTCCTGCTAATGCTACGTGTGCTGTGTTTGAAAGTGAGGTTGTTAACATTTTATCTATATCTTCTTCCTGGACACCCATAAATCTATAACCCTCTCTTGCTGTAATTGTTCTTATTCTACCATCTCTTGTCATAATTTGTGGTGAACCACTTGTTGTTAAACAAGGGGAACAGGCTTCAATTGAGTATATTCTTCTAGCTTGATCATATTTAACATCATCTCTTCTTGCAACAAGTTTACAAATAGAATTTACTTTAGGTGTGTTAGGTGTTGTTGGACAATTAATATATAATGAAGGGTCAACAGTGTCTTCAATGTATGGTTCCATTGGGACTCTAGTTTTTTTATAGTTGTCAACATTTAACATTTTTTGTTTTACAACTTCTCTATCTTCATTAAGTACTGAAATCATAAAAACCCTTTCTCTGTTTTGTGGACATCCAAAGTCTGCACCATTTAATAATCTCCAATATGATGTATATCCAAGACCTCGTAAAAAATAGATATGTTTTTTAAAATTTTCGTAATGGTTTTTTGATACTAGGTTTTTAACATTTTCCATTAACAAATATTTTGGTCTATTTGCCGACAATAGTCTTTCAACATCAAATAATAATCCACTTCTTGTACCTTCTTTAATCCCTCTTTGAACACCGGAAATTGAAATGTCTTGACAAGGAAATGAATATGTTAATAAATCACACTCTGGAAAGGTATTCTCGTCAACCTTTGTAATGTCACCCAAGTTACCATTAAGTGTTGTGTGCAACGCGTCATAACACTCATTTGCTTGTTTAAAATTATCACAATTTGCAATTACTTCGTGGTCTACACCAATATATTTAAGTGCAAGTTCTTGAGTTCCGTAACCGGAAAATAGAGATACAACTTTTAATTTATTCTTATTCATATACTTTTTCTTCTTTTAAATCAAATTCACCATCAGTTCCAATAATAGTTTTCCAATACTCGGCGTGTTCATTTTTGTATTTCTCAATTGATTGTTTTTCTTCTGTCGCGTCTTTACCCGGTAAAAATCCGTGTGGTGTCACAATAATTTTTCCATCCTCAAATCCAAGTCCATTAATGTGATTTTTCATAACAGATACTTTTGTTCTTGATGCGAATTTTACAGTTCTCTTATCTTTCGTCGCTGTAATTTTTGTTGTTCCAGCACCTTTTTGATTTCCAAATAAGAATACTAACGATGAGTTTAACCAAATTGCTTCACCACCTTTTGCTTTGATTTTTGGTTGACCAAATGGATTATCCGGAAGTTCTACCCAAGGTTGGTTTACAATAATCAAAGTATTTTCATATTTTGATTCAGCTTTTCTTGATCCGGAAATTCTTTGATTAATACCCATACCAATCTTATCTGCAAGAACTGATGCGTTATGTTGTTTACCGCCTTTACCTTCATATGTCATTTTACAAGGTACTGACCCAACAGAATCCCACATAATACAAAGGGAATAGTCAAGTTCTCCTTTTTCTTGTGCGTCTAACAAATCGTTAATATAATCTGTGATTTGTTCTATATAACTAAAGTTATTATTAAAAAGGAAAAAACCATCCCAAGCAAGTTCACCAGTTTCTTCATCAACAACTTCTTCACATTCAAAACCCATAAGTTTTGCGTGATCAAAAGACCATTTCTGTTCAGTAATGATATAAACAGGAAGAATTCCTTTTTTTTGTGCATCAACCGCTGTTTTAACGAGAGCTGTTGTTTTACCGGTGTCACTATGTCCTAAAAACATATTTAAATGTCCTATTGCCGGACCAGGAAGTCCTACTGCATCCAAAAATGAAGTTCCTAAATCAAAATACCTTTGTGGTTTATATTTTGCGTCTGAAGAGAATTTTTTCTTAATTGAGCTAAAGTCGTTTTTCTTAATTGCCATATTTTCTTTTTTAAAAAGATAAGAAATTATGGGTATATTGTCTATGCAACATACCCATATTTATAGTTACCACCAAAAGATTCTTCAGCTTCAGATGAATCACCGTAGACATATTTACCAGCGTCAGAATCCCATTTAGGTGTTTCACCTCTGGCGATTGCCTCAAGATATTCTGTTGGTTTTTTAGAGTACACACCTTCCCAAGTAAGTTCATCATTAATCCATTCTTCCATAATGTCAGAATCTTCGTGAACCGGGGTTGGGTCGTCATACATAACAGTTTGGATTACTGTGTAAAAAGCACCTTTTGGTGTTTTTGCTTTTGTAAGTTCAAGAATCAAGTCACGACCTTTTTCTCCATCAGCCACATCACCTTTTGCTTTGTAGATAGGAATAATCTTATCAAAGATACCCTCTTGTTTGTAGTTGTGTTTAAAACGCCAGAATTTTGGTCCGTCTTGTTCGTTGTCACGATCAATTACTTTTACAATATAAAATTTACGTGCTTTATATTGTTTTGCAAGTTCCTTATCGGAATCTTTACCAGTTGACATAAGTTCTTCATAAACCTCATTCAATGGAGATTTCTCATTGTCATTTTTTCCTGGATCGTAGAATTTTTGCCACTTACCATCAACTAGGATTTCGTGGAACCACACTTCTTTGAATGGGGAACTTCCGTCTGGTGTAGGAAGGATTCTGATTTTCTTTTGAGCCTGTTTCTCATTGTCTTTGAGAATTGCAGCAAAATACTTTTTCATTCTTTCTTCTTGAGACATTTTTGAAGTGGAAGAAGAACCACTTTGTTTTGAGCTTTCATACTGAGCCAAAACTGCATCTAAAACATTGTTTGTCGCCATATATTTGTGTTATTAAAAGTTTACAAGTTAAAATATAAAATAAAAAATCGTCGCAGTCAATAAGTCTTAAAAAATTTTGAGAAGGACACGAATGTCCTTCCCATATTTACATCATTTCTTCGTCAGTTCCAAAATCATTAAATGTTGTTTTAATTTCTTCTGGTGAATATTCTTCAACATCATCTGTTGTTAAAACATATTCATTTTTTCCAGATTTTTCCATATCTTCTTGTTTATCCATAAAAAAATCTGATAGTTTTTGTTTGAATGGTCCAGAATCAAGACTTCTTAACTCAAGTTTTTCTTCTGGAGTTTTTGGTCTGTATTTATCAAACTTAGCTTCAAGATCATTGATTTTTGATACTAGTTGGTCCATCTCACCTAATTTTGATTCTAAATTAGAAAGTTGTGAAAATAAATTATTAAAATATTCTTCTTGTTTGTCAGACATTGTTTTTTGTGTATCAACAAGGTCTGTAATATCAATTTCTTCTTCACCACCCTCTTCCTCAGTCTCAACTTCTTCAACGTCAGTATCTGCTGCAACATCAATTGGTGTTGGTCCTTCCGGTTCGGCCGGAGCTTCTGGTGCTGGTGGCATTCCAGCTTCTACACCTGGTTCTGCTGGTGGTATTTCACCTTCTGGAGCTGGTGGTAAATCAGCACCTAAATCACCAACTGGAGCTTCACCAGTAGGTGGTACCGGTTGTTCCATAATATAATTGTTGATTTCTTTATATCTTCTAATTTCTTCAAGTATTTGCTTGTCTATTCCCATCTTATCCGTTTAATAATGTTTTTATACCAGATTTAGTTTCAACCTGAATTTTTTTAAATTGTTTCATTGTATTATCAACTCTTTCAATTAGACCATCTTTCATTCTAATTGTATAACAATCTCCAGTATCTAAATCACATACTTGTTTGGTGCCGTCACCATTATCTTTCTCACTAACCCTAGTGTTTTTACCAAGATAATTATCTAATATAAGTTTTGTGCTCATAATTTCTTTTATTTATAAATATCATTAAGTTATAAAAAATTATTGATAACCCACACTACGTAAGTAATCAATAACATATTTTACTTTATTCTTTATTTTTTCTTTATCATCATCACTTAAGTCAGTATAAATTGTGGTTTCTATGTTTGATGGCCAAGTTGTAACATAAGCTCTTGATATACTATCTATTACTATATTTTTATCACTAGGATTTTCTCTAATATCTGGTGCTTTGTCTTTATATTTTGCAATAAAGAAATCAACAAAATTTTCAAAACTACTAAAAGAAACATAAGGAACGTTTATTATACTACCTCTTGATACGCAATAATAATTTGGTTTAAAATATGTATTTGCAGCACCCCCATAAGGATTAATATCCAATCTTACTGCGGCATAGTTATTATCGTAAGAAACAAATTTTTGACCTTTACCAGTTTCAATATACATTGTTGACATTATGAAGTCTAATAACTTACCTTTGTTTGTAACACTCATTGATGTTGTTTGATTAATTCTAGTTGCAATAATTTGTGTTGCTTTATCAAAAGTTATTGTTGTTTCCTGTGGTGTTTGGTTTGTATATTGTGTAAATGATGTGTTTAATTTTTCTTGACAAGCTTGGTTTGCAGTAAGAACGGCTTGTGTTGTATTAATTTTATTAATAACATCAGATTTTAAGGCAAGTATTGTATTCGTGTCATTTATTACTTTTTCTTTTTCTTCAACTCTTTCTTTTAATGTTGTTAATATTTGTGTTGTTAAAGATTGTAATAATGTCTCAACAGCTGGAATGCTATAAAAAGGTTGTCTTTGACCTTCAATATAGGTATCAAAACCATTCCTACTTATTCTATGTTTAACACTTGTTATCATATATGGGCCACTAAATAATGGAACATTTCTTAAATGGAAATACATCATAGGTTGGATAAGTGCGTTACCCATCATATCAATTGAACATCTATAACTTCTGTTCCTATATACATTATATAATGAGACACTCTGTGTTGCTCCCCCTCTATTCCTATATTGATTAGCCATTTGAGTTAATAATTGTTCAGATTCGGCGGTTGGAAGTCCGGGATCTTGTGCAATGTCAAGTTGTTTAAATACTTGTTGGTTTTGAGGACCAAAATCAACTGTGAATCCAACAACTTTATTTGACTTATCCCAATTTGTTTTGTCTGTTTGATTTTCAAGAAGTGGATTTTCTGTTGCCCTTCTTAAATCAAAAGCATCGTCTCTATATCTATAATCAACATTTTCGTTCATTGCCAAATGTTGACTTGGGGCATAGGCGTATATTGAGACATACTTTGTTCTTGTATCTCTATAATCAACATTTAAAAATGTACCAAATAAACTATTTGCAAACTCAGTTGTTCCCTCCGGTTTTGGTGTTGGTGTTTTACTAGCATCTTGGACATTGTAGAAGTTAGCGTAAGCCGGCATTATAAAAGATTTAAATCTATTATCTACAAATATTTGTTCTATAACGCCCAGCATTCTATTGTTATAGTTCATAGATGATATCATATTTTGAACTTTGAAAATATCAACAAATATTCTGTTTCCAACATCTCTACTTGCTCTATCTAATATTAATATATCCTCAAATAATGTTCTTGATTTTAAATCTGCACCAGAAATCCATTTATCATTAATTGATTTAAATGAGTCCCACATTTCATATCTTGTGACATCCCCATTATATTCTTTAAATTTAACACCCTCTGATTCCGCTGTAATTGTAATATTTGGTAATTTAGCTCTTGTCGTTGTAAGTGTTGAGTCAAGGATTATATTCAAATATGTTTCACCATTATTCAAATATGTTGTCATTAAATCCAAAAACTTACTTTGGTTCATTGTTGAGTCTTTTAACTTTTCTTTTGCGTATATTTTTATAATTGGTGATAAATTCTTAATGTTGTTTACACTAAACTCAATATTAAAATCAACAAAAAAGTCTGTGATGTACGAACCATTATTGGTATAGACTAATCCTGTTATGTCTGAAAAACCAACATAGGTTTCTAGCGCTTTCCATTGATCTGGATATGCTGTTTTAGATTGTATTAATGTAACAGACCCACCATTTGTTGGTAGTGCGTTTGGTGTTTTTTGTTGATATCCTTCCCAAGTATATTTGTCAATGACTGGTAGATTTGAGAAACTATAAAAAGTTCTTCTGTCAAAATTTGATGGGTTACCATTTTTAAATACAACACTATAACCCATAAACAAATCAAGGGTATTTTGTATTTTTGTTTTTTGATTATCTTTAAGTTTATCAATAAGTGCTGTTCCGGTAAGTCCGTCAACTTTTTCAATTTTAAACATTTCCCTCATTAATCCTTGGAAATTCTCATAGGTTAACTCAGTATTTTCGTCTGGATTTTTTGGTGAAAGATTACTTTCAAAGTTTGAGGCGTTTGAACTAAATAATAAAAATTGTTCTTCAAACTTATCTAAAATATCCTTTGAGAAAGTAGTAAATAACTCACTTATATTAGTATATTCATTTGTCCCAAATAATCCAAAGTTTTGTTGTGTTTCACTATCCGAAAATACATCTCTTATGTATTGATCAGGATTTGGTTTAATTAATTTACTAACATCAAAATAACCATAATTTGGTGCTTGCCAGAATAATCTAACAGAACCATTATGAACCGCCGGATTATTAGGTACCGATAGTATTTTAGTATTTGTTAATGAAAAGCACTCACTTGAAGTTTGATTGACATTGGACCCAAGCGAAGGCATCAAATAAATTGATTGATTATCTTGACTTAAAACATAACAATTCCAAGGTGTTACGTTAATAGCTGTAGTTGGGTTTGTAATATCGTAACCAAATGGTGCATTTATCACTGTTGGTGGTGATATTAACATTTTAAAGTTGGTGTTAATTGCATTTTGTATATTTTGGTTTGAAAAAACCCCAACCTTTTTATTTGTAACAATAAAATTACCTGGTGTTTGACCTGTTAATATATTTGTTGTTTGACTTGGTGATATTTTGTAAAAACCAGTTGACCCTGGTACACCGCTTATTTGTGAAACAATTTTTGTACCTAGGTCAAGAGAACTCCCTGAAAGTGTTTCACCTGGTTCTAACGCAATAAAATTTACTGATAGAACTTCAAGGGTATCTCCACTCACATAATAAGTTCCGGTAATATCATTTAATTCTGAAAAAACTTTAGACCCTTGGAAAAATGTGTTATAATCATTTATTAATTTCGGATAGAACCCGGTATTTATAATGTCTTTATAATTTGTTCCAATGGTGGCTGTTTCATCCAAAAATATATCGTAGTTTTGTCCATCAACATTTACTTGATATTGTGTTGTTGATGCCGAATAAAATGGATCATAGTTATATATGTAATCCGTGTCTTTCCAGACATCGGTTAATATATCAACACCATTTTCAATCCAGTTTTTATATCTATACCATATAGAACCATATTTTAAAACCCAAGCATATGGTAATTCGTGTACCGCACCAAATTTTAGTAATGAAGGTAATATATACCCTTTAGTTGATACACTACCATCTGAATTATAAAGTTTATATTTATCTCTTAATGTTGCTAATGGTAGACTATTCAAAAATAGATATGCGGCCGTTTTAAATGGTGACAAATCATTTTGATCATACGTTGCGTTTTTTACACCTAGTTGTATTGCATTTGAGAATATTGGTGTATTAAAAATTGATGTTGTTTGGTTTGGTGTTAGTCCACCATCATACCCTTCATATGTAACATTACCCTCCGTTGCAAACTGGTCTTTAATTTGTCTAGTTGTGTAAAATGTATTTAAGTTTGTTAAATTTAAAGTCTGATTAAAAACATCTTGTTTATAATTAAAGTTTGTAACAGGTGATAATGTTTTATTTTTTATTAACTTTATTGATGTGTTATATTCAAGTGTGTCACTTGTTTTAAATGTATCACCCTCTGATTGTATTGCAACACCATTTACTAAATTATCTTTACACCAGGTTAAGTTTGTTAATGGATACAAATCAGTAAAATCAAATTCATCAACAATATTTTTTTCAAAATATGCAACACTTTCATCATTTTTTGTTAAACCAATACTTGGGAGCGCGGCATTACTTTGGAGGATTGAACCTTTATATAAAAAGAATGGTACATTAACGTCATTTTTAATATATGATGTATTATACTCTTTTCTTATAAAATTTTGGTAAGATGGTCCCTCACCTTGATTTGATATTTGTTTTAAGAATGTTTGATAGTTTTGCGCATTAATATCATACTCTTTTAATTTTTTAATTAAAAACGGATTATCATTTCCCAACGCTTTAACAATATCACTTGATTCAGATTCAGATACAAAAGAATTTATGTTATATTGCTTAACACTATTTCTATTCATTTTTGTATAAAAAGAATTAAGTAACATTCTTTCGTAAATCTCATAAAAGAATTTAACTTCTTCAGTGTTTTGATACACATCATTACCTATTGTGAACTCAATGGCATTGAAGCTAAATCTATCTGGTTTATCTAAAAAGTTACCTGTGTCCCCAGCGCTAATGCTAGGACTCTCTCTTTCTGTAAACCCTCTTAGGAACTCCTCAACAAACTGGACCTCTGGCCATATTTCTGGGAAATACGCATTTATCTTTGTTGCAATATCGCTATCACCAGGATATTTTAGAACATACTTTTCTTTCCCATCTTCCAATACTTCACCGATAACTTGGGGCCAAGGATATATTGGTGTATTAATTTCGTTATTTTTATTATCAACACTACTTGTATTTAAAACGGCTTTTCGTCTATTGGGATCATCTCTTAAATCCCAAGCTTTAGTGTGAACATCATCTAATAATCTTAAAAATGCTTCACCTTGTGCAAAAAACACAGCCATAACATTTCTAATGGTTGGTTGAAATCCTAATCCATTAGTTTTATTTTCAAATTGCGCTTGTATTTCTTTTGTTAAACTTTCCTCAACTTCTTGTTTTTTTGTAACAAATTTTTCTTCAATGTTTTTTATAACATCCAAAAACGAGTTGACACCATCAAAAACAATTAATCCCTTATATTTTCCTAAACTTACTCCGTTTATAATTTCATTTGCTATTTGATTTCTAAACTTTTCATATTCATTAGTTTGGAGTGGAACACCATTTCTTTTTTTATATGTTTTTTCAATATTGATATCATTAATTGTTACTGGTTTGAAAAAAATGCCTGGTGTAATAGCTACTGGTATGTCTTTTCCTACAACCGGATTTGATGTAAGTTGTGTGTTATATTTGGTTATTTTTGATTCTAGATTTTGTAAAGCCTTTTCTTGGTTTTCACTATCGTTAATTAAGTCTTTTCTAAATTGATAAAATATAGTTTCATTTGTATTGTTTTGAATAAACACAAGTTCTTGATCACAAAATTCTCTAGCCCAAGATGTTTGTAATTCGTAATAAACTTTTTTTGTATACTCGGCAATGGTGTCAGTGTAACTTTCAAGTTTATTTATTTTATCTAAATTTGTTTTTTTAAATTGTTCTTCAATATTTGTAATTAACTTTTCAAGTCTTGTTTTTAATTCAAGAATTGTTATTTCAGGAAAATCATCAGCAATTAAACCTTTTGATTTATATTCCGAATAAATTTCTTTCATTTTTTGTAGGCCACCACTACTATGTGTCTGTTCTACAGTTGTTTTAGTATTTGCTGGATTATCAGAATTTATAATTTGTTTATCAACTTTAACTCTATACATTGATGGAACAGCCATCATTTGTGCCCAAGTGATATCGGCCATAAGTGTATATTTGTAAGTATAAAACTCACACCTTACTCTAAAATTATGTGTTGATGGGTCAAATGAAGCATTAAATGATTGTAACATTAATGGAATTCTAATTGCTTTTCCAAGATATCCTTTAAGTGTTAAATAAAATAATGGATAAGGTAAATTAAAAAAGGCGGCATATGGGGAGTTGTTCCCAGCTTCAAATAAAGCTCTACCTTTAACATCCTCAAGGGTAATTTCAATTACTGGTAAAAAATCAGTACCTATATTTACATTAATATCAACAATACCAAGTAATCCATTATCTACAGCTCCTGGGTCGCCATTTGATTTTATTATCTGACTATAGTAATAATCATCAGATAAATCTGGATTTTTTGTAATATTAATTGCTGGTTGATTTACACCTTTACCTTGTAGTGTGTCCTTACCAGTTATTTCATCACTCCAGGCATTGTCTAAAAATTCTCTAAATCCAGGATTTAAAAAATTAATTTTACCTACAGACACTGTTCTTATGGCTTCGGTTTGTGGGACACCAACCGCTAATTTTGTTCTTGGTAAAACAGAACATTCAAGATTTGCATACATAACAAGATTTTCTTGTTGTATAAGTCTATCTTGTACATTACCATCTAAATCAACAATTTTGTTTGGGTCTATTAGTGATATATTTTGGTAATCAAATTCAACTAATATATTTTCTGAATTATCTACCATAATATAAGAAATAATTATCTACTTGTAATTTATAATCTTGTAAAGACGTGACTAATGGAAATGGTATTGTAAGGACCGCTCCGTCAGGAATGTTAGATTCAAATCCGGTATATCCAGGATTTGCAACCATAATTAACCAACCAAAAAATGGACTATCATAATATTGTTGTGATATTTTATCAAGTCTTGATTTACCCATAATATAGATATACTTCTTATCAGTTGGTTTACTTGGTAAGTCAACGTACGGAACAGTTGTTTGTACTCCGTTAAACAAAAATTGATTATATCTATTATAATATTGCAATGCCATAATTAATCAAATGCCACTTTACCGTTGAAGGTGTTTTTCTTTTTATTTGTATTCAAATCACTATACGCTTCTTTGAGTAATTTTTGATTGTCCTTTGTATTGTCGTTTACCTCTGTTGAGTACTCAAGTTCACTTTCTGGTTTGTCAATTTTAAAATTAACAAATTTTTGATATTCAGGACTTGTTTCAAAATCGGTAAATACCTTTTTCTCAGCATCAAATTCTTTTATATGTTCTGTTTTAACACTTGCACAAGTTTCTTTTATTGTATTTTCCATTGTTGTGTTAAGTTTTACTCTTTCAGTAATAATACTTTCTACAAATGTATTATACTTACTATCATCAGTAAAGATATTTGACATAACAAAGTAAAATCTAAGATCCGCATCATCTAACAATATACCATTAACTAATGGTACAAATGTAAAATTACTATCATCTACAAAACTATTATTTAGTATTTTTTTATCATTTATGGTTTTGAAATAATCATTTAAATTTGTTACAATTTTATCTGGATAAATTTTTTGTAACTCTTGTTGTTTTGATTGATTTAGAACATTATCTAAATTATAAACTTTATATTTACCTGTCTCTAATTTATAACCATCAATTACGTTTCCAATAACAAGATCCAAATCTTTAAATATTTGAACATAATTTTGCTGATAGTTTGTAAGTTCATTAATAAAACCTACGGTATCGTCAAGTATTTTATTTTCTTGTTCTGAGACAAGTTCAATTAGTTTATTTTTGTATTCTCTTTTTGTTTGTTTAGAATATTCATCAGTTGCAATAGGTCTAACTAATGGACAATTATCATCTTCAATATCTTTTATAGTTTGTTTAATTAAACTAGTTACTAAATCTTCATATTGAATCATCTTACCTAGAATTTCAACTTCTATTGGTGGTATTGCCTGTTCATTTTCTTTTTCCGGTAAATTACCTTTACTATAATTCCTAGTTTTAGAAAGTATTTGTAGTGTTGGGTAATTTCTAACTTCGTTTATTGATTTAAGTTGGTTAAATATTGTTGTAAAATACGTATTTGTTGATGTTGATAGATTTTCAAATAATTTAGTATATTCAATATTACCAGTTTGGTATGCACCATCGTCAAAGTTGCTAGTTGATAGTATGGTACCAATAGTACTTCCACCCTTTTCTGGGATTAAATTTTGTATATCACCATTGTTAACCCCTAATCCCGGATTGTTATTTAATATTTTTTGAACTAAAGCTTCGTCTTTATCTTTTGTACTTTCTGTTGGGATTGACCTTTCATCATATATTTCTGTATTTGCATAGAAATTAAATGAAAGTGCGTTTTGTAGTTGTTGGACCGGATTCGCAAGACCCTGTCCACCAATAAAGTCAAAACCTAATGAAATTTTTGCAATCATAGGTTGTACACCAATTCCTTCAGGATTTATGTCATATAAAAGTGGTTCATATGATATTTGTAAATCATTTGGTATTATCTTTGAGTGGAAGAAGTCACCAATTCTTAGAACTAGCACTGGTGGTGCCCCAAAAGATGTATTTCTAGCATCATTATATTTTGGTTTACCATCCGGACCAATTACTGGAATTGTTTGTCCAGGTCTTACACATTGTTGTAAGAATGTAAGTCTAGCGTTTAATCCTTCTGGTGTCATTGAATGGAAGGCCGGATTAAAGAATTTTATTTTATCTTTAAAGCTTGAGTATACCATTGGGTTTGTTTCTTTGATTACCTCAAAATAATCACATTCAGAAAATAATGTTCTTAATACTTGTTTAGAAATACCATCTTTAATTTTTTTATCAATAGTTGGTTTTGGTGTTGGTGTTGGTTTTGGTGCTTCAATATTTTCTTTACCACAAGCATTACGACAATTTGTTTCACCAGTAAATTGTGCTGGATCATTTGGTGATGTAACTTCAATACAATTACCATCAACACAATTAAATCTTCTATTGTCAACCGGAACTATAGGATTTACAACTGGTACTTCTACAACTTCAATATCTACTGGTGGCGGTGTAAAACTATCAATATTAATTTTAGTTATTGCGACTCTGCGACAAGCCATCGCTGGTACACTATACCATTGTGATAAAGATGTTACTTTATTTGTACTAGCATCTTGTATGTCCGCGGTACAAACAACATTTGTAATACTAGGGTCACCACTTGTATTAGGTATTACAGTTTCTTCACCTAACGAACTAAAAGAAAATTTTACTTGTCCTCCTTCAATCCACTCACTTATTTTTTTATCACCAACAGTTTGATCTTTAAACCAATTTTCAACAACACTATTTCTTCTTTGTGATAATTTTTTATTATAAGCTTCTTTTGCTGGCGCCGATGCGGAGCCAGTTAGTTCTATTGTAACTTTTCCTTGATAATCAACAAGTAGTTCTTTTAGTTTAGGTAGGAATTCAGTTTTTATTGCGTTAAAATTTCCTTCAACAACTTTATTGAAAAATGGTGCAACACCACTAGAGGTGTACTCTTTCCCAGCGCTGATTACTTTTGCCGGTGCTTTTGACACGTAATCTGTTGATTTTTTACCTATATATTGATCATACCAAAATTGGAAGGATGAATTTAAATTTGTTTCAAAACTTGTTTGTCCAATTGGGTAGTCATTGTCAAAGTAAAAACCATAACCAATGAATTTGTTTAAATCGTTACCAAATGTATCTTGTGTCACATCACTAACTTTAGATGTGAATGTTTCTGTTGTTTGATTATCACCCTTTTTACTACCATCAGATGTACTATTTGATCCATTCGTTCCTTGTCCACCGGTATTACCAACAATTTCTTGATTTACCAACTTAATTTCTTCATCGGTTGCACCCGGATTTTGTAATATTTGTTGATAAGTATATAATTTGTCGGTAGGTATTGTATTAAACTTAGCTGCTAGTTCATATAAATCATATTTTACGCAACCAGCAAAAAATGAATCCATTATTGAGTCAATTCTTTCTGGTGGAACGTTTGCTAGTTGTTTTTCAATAATTGTGTTCATCGCTGATGGGTGGTCAACAATAATTTTCCAACTTATACTTCCACCTCTTGTTGTTTCTTTGTATGTATATATTGGTTCTGGTCTACCTAAAAATGATGTTGGGTTCCAAGTGGCTCTTGAGGATTCACTAAAACTTAAATCATAAGGTGGGAACCACATAGTTCTACCTCCGTTTGGTCCTTTTTCACAAGTCGGTAAATCTTGATATGTAAACCCTGGTCTGTCTGATGTTCTCCAAGCTAAGTTTTCAAGTGAGAACATATATTTCTTTACCTTACCATCAACAATGTTTGTTGATCCTGGATTTCTTAATGGTGCAATATTTAAATTAAATGTATTATCAAGAACTGAATTATTAAATCTTCTTCCAGCTGTTGTAATACCATCAGTTTTTTGTAAATCAGCATATGTTAGATATGGTGTATCTTTTTGAAATACTCTACAATATTCAATTCCAGCTTCAGCTCCAGATGTGTTATCGGTATATGAAACAACCCTTGACCCTTTTGTCATTTCTTTATACCCATCATTGAAAACTTTTGATACTTGATTAATTGCGTTTCCAACGTGTTGTAATCTTCTAATACCAGTTACACTATCAGCAGAGTCTACAAGTCGTTGAGTATTATCAAGTATTGACCCTTGTTTAAACTCAAATCCGGTAGATTCGGTATCATCATTAAATTCATTTTTAACTTCAAAAAATTCTTCGTCCTGACTTGTTGGGTCTCCGCCAGGTTTTACTTTAAAGCCTAAGTTATCTTTATATTTTGGTGATACCCAAGTAAATTGTCCTGTAATACCCCCTTGGTCAGAATATGATTTACCAGCAAGACCAAATTTTATTTTTGCGTCATTACCTTCATATAGTTTTCCAAGTTCAGACGGTCCGTAAACTGGTGATGGTTGTTGTTTACCATAAGCGTCAACCGGAATTTCATTATCTGGTGAATCAACTCTTGATGGGTCAGTTTTTTCGTCTCCAACATAAAATCCACCACCTTGTGTTGTATTGTTACCTAATAAGTTATTAATGGCTGTTGTAGCACCCAAAAGTAATCCTTTGTTATAACTTGGTCTATATTTGTTATAATCTAAACTTTTAAATAAAACAGATTTTTGTCCGTACCCAGTGTTTGATAAAAATAATTCTGACGGATTTCTATATTTGTTTAATATTGGGCCAAGTAGTCCACCAGTTAAATTATTAACAACATTTAATGCATTTTCTGTTTGTGGTGAAAGAACTTGATTTGTTTCATCAAAGTAATCACCAGGAATAAAAGATACTGGAAAATAAGTTCCAGTTATTCTATTTAAAAGATTTACACCAGCAAGTAATGGGTTTTCTGGTACAGTAATTTTCCAGTTCTTACCAATAAGTGGTTGTTGTCCCGTTGCAACAAGACTTGCCTCAAATGGGTCTTGTAGTGAATCTAAATTTACAACACTATTTAAAATTTGTTGCTCTTCATATGCAATTCTTTCTTCAAAAGCAAATTTTAAAGAATCAGCACCTATTTTTGCAAGAAATGAATCTTGTGATAAAGGCCCATCTGATCCTTGTGGTGTATTTGATGTAATAATTTCAAATGGCGTGTATTGTGAAGGAATAAATACAAGCGGATTTAAATCATAATATGGTAAAAAATATTGGTATCCAGGGGTTACGTCAGTTACAATTACCAAATCTTTGTAACCAGCTTCTGGTCCAAATGCATTTTTTACATATGCCGCATCAATATAGAATTCATTTATAAGTTCTAAATCACTATCTTCATATCCATATTCTCCTTGGTTTGACTCAACTGGAAGTGGTGGATTATTTGTGTTTACAATTACACTATAACCACCTTCTGGACCATACTCATTTAACGGATAAAGTTCATTTGCTTGAACTGCTGTTCCTACTAAGTCATTTGGTGAATCAATTACTGAATTATCAGAAAGTGGCGTTGCTTCATATACAACATCACCTGCTGGTGCTGTATAAGCTCCGGGAACATTATATGGTGCCAGGTTTCTGGCAATAAGAGTGTTCCTAAACGATGAGGATGATGCAAATGATAATGAGCTTTCTGACATTTATTTCATTTTAATATAAATAGATTGTTGTTACTTTTTATAAAAATATTAATCTTTATTAGTAAGTCTTGGTCCTGTTAAATTATACCTATTTTCAACATCCATAATTCTTGATCTAATCAAATTAATGTTGTTATTACTTTCAGCACCTGTAAACCACTTTTCAACACCTTGTGATATTAATGTTGTTAGTGCTTGATTTTGTAAATTAGGGTCCATTGTTACATTTACATCAACTTTTATATTTTCATTAATATCAATTGGCTTAAATTCAATCGCATTTAAATTTTGTGAGATTGATTGACTTGAAATTTTTTGTTCAACTTGAAATTTTTTGTTCAACTTTGTTTAATGTTGTATTTGTACCTCCTCCCATTTCTTGAAAATTACTATATGGGTCGGTTGTTGATCCACCGATTCCGAACTCTTTTGCTTTTTCGGCAATATAATCATATGTACCACCAAAAATATCTTTAATATTTTTACCTAAATTATCTATCATATTTTGTGCTCCAGTAAAATCAAAATTAGTTAAATCAAAACTACTTAAACTTGTCATAACGTTACTTAAGTCTGTCACAAGAGTTTTTGCCACATTTGCCAAAACTTCAGTACCTTTTTCGCCACCAAATTTCCTCCAGGTTTCAGTTTCGGTGTACATAGGTGTAACAAAACCTTCAGTACCTAATCTTTTATCACCAAAAAGTTTTTCTCTAGTGGTTGTTGTTGCAAAATCATAACCAGCAAGAACATCTTTTTTTGTTGCAATTCCCATTCCAATTGCTTCAACTAAAGATTTAAAATTTGCATTTAATTTTGTTTGTTCACTTAATTGGTCAAAGGCAATTTCTTCCATTGATTTGCCTCGTAGTTCTTGATCTTTTTTGATGTTTTCAAGTTCTTTCACTGTGAGTTGTGAAGCTTCAACTGTTCTATATTCACCAGTTCTATTACCTTCTGCGTCTAATTTTGCAACTTTGATTTCAGCAACACCTTGTGCGTTTACTTCAGCTAAAGTTGCGATAAGTTCTCTATCTTCTTTTGATGCAATACTTGATGGGAATCTAATTTGTTTCATTTTCATATCAAGATTAGCGGCGTTAAGGGCCATTTTTTGAATTGCCCCATCAGCTAGTCCAAGTTCTTTTCCGATTTCATTTAATCTTCTTTTTTCACCTGGCATAATTTCAAATTGGCCTAATTCTTTGTTAAAACGAACAAAATCTTTTGACATATTAACAATTTGATTTTGAAGTTCTGTTGGGTCATTTTGAGATAGATCCATCAATCGTAATGGGTCTAAAAGAGCGTTTGCTGAAACCCCTAGTCTTTGCATTGCTGCAGCAGTTTCTATAGCACCTTTAGGGTCAAATACTTTATCTACAATTGTAAATATTTGTGACATATCAATTCCCAATTTTGAGGCTTGCGCTGACATTTTTGCGAGGCCTTTAACGCCACCCTCAAAATTATAGATATTCATTTTATCTAGATTTTTGACGACTTGTTCGGATACTGCCGAAACTGAAACACCTGCCTGTCTTGCGATTTCTGCAACCTGTGTCATATTTTCACCAACTTCTTGAATACTAATACCAACACCTCTAAATCCACCAGCTAAATCCTTTGCATTAATATTAGTTACTTTTGCTGTCGCACCAAGTTCAAGTAAATCTTGATCAGATACTGAAATATCAGTTTTAAATGTATCAGCTAGAGCTTGATATGTCTTTCCAACGTCAGCAGTCTCAAGACCTATTGATGCAAATTTAGACGCACCATCTGCAATTAATTTTTTAAATTCATCAACTTTTTGTGAACCTAAACCAATAAAACCTCTTAATCTAGCTTGTTCATCATCTAAAAATCTAGATGTTTTTAGAATACCAGAAGTACTAACAAGGGCATTACCAATATCAGCAAAATATTGTGATGCCTCCTTTAAACCATCTCTACCTTTGGCAATATTAGCATAGAAACCTTCAGTAAATGATTTTGTTAGTATATCACCTTTTATTCCTGCCGAATCACCGGTACCAGATTTACCTTCAACATCAGAACCTTCTGTACTTTGGAACATTAACATTTTTTATTTTATAAATACTTTCTTATCATTTTTTATCTTCAAGTAACTTGTCAATGGTATACTTTCTAAAATAGGTGGGCATTATCAAATAATCACTATATGATAGATGAAGCATTTTTGCTAAAAAAATGTATTCGTCAATAATAATTTTTCTATACTCAGAAGAAAGGCCGAAAAAATTCAACCCCAAAAGTAATGTTTACCATTACTCTTTCTCCAGACGGGGCTATAACTTCTTTGTTTAAATCTAATCTTGGTTCATTGTTTACCAAAAATGATCTTATATATTTAGAATCCATTATAGGCATTGACTCAACAAATTTTCCAATTTCAGATCTGTCTTGTGATCCGTTTATTTCAACAATTTGTTTGGCAAGTCTTAATGTTATAATTGGTGCTGTTCTTCCTTGAGGGTATGAATCAACAATACTTTCAATTTCAAGCGAATCCCTAAGTGTTAAAAGTTTTAATTTAACAGTCGCCTTACTTCTTGGTAAAGTTGTTGTAAATGTACCATCAGTATCTGGTTGTGCTTCACATTTTTTGATATCCATCTCATCTAGTAAAATTGATGATTCAAATTTTTTCTCAGTTTTTGGGTCAATAAGTGTTACTTTATATTCCGGACCAAAAGATGTGTTTCTTAAAAATAAAAGTATTGCTTCAATATCACCATCAAGCAAATCTTCCGGACGAAGATCTGGTTCGTAAAGTTTATTTCTTAATAGTGGTAATACAATTGTTTCTTTAATTGTTTTATTACCCTCAATATTAAGTAATATATTCTCATCGCTTGCGGTTAAATAACCCACTTTAACTGATTTCTTTTTTGATGGGTAAAAAATACCACCTGATGGTAATGGTACAACATCGTGTGGTAAGTTAAAATTCATTTGTCCAGCATCATTTACACTTATATCCATAACTTTTTTATTATAAAAATACTTGACTTATGTTTTTTGTAAATAAAAAATCCCATACTTGAAATATGGGATTAGTAAAAATATGTAAAAAATAATTAGTACACGAGTATACAACGATCCATTCGTAAACCACAAGTAATATCAGCAAGTGCATCTTGACTATAAGATAATGTACCAAAGTTAGCTGAAGTTAAAAATGTTCCTTCTAGAATCCACTTCTCAACAACAACACCTGTTGGATCTAACATCTCAAGGTCAACATTTTTCTTATATCCTGCAGCATAACCCATACGACCAGTTACTGATTCAGCACATAAACGAACCCATTCCATAAGTGCTTGTGAGGCTGATGGTCCAATTGGGTCACGGAATTTAACTGAAATTTCATCCCAAGTAAATCTACCTGCAACATATGTTGAGGTGTTTAGGAACTGAATCTCAGTTGGGTTTATTTTTATTGAAGGCCGAGACGCACTTTCTACATACCATTCATTTATACCCAAACTTGATGGAAATCTCAAGATAAACCTGTTCTGTCGTTTGGGCTCATACGGAACCGGCATCTTCATTAATAAATCAGCCATAGTTTTTTAATTTTTAATTATGTTTATTTTTTATTATAAATATATCCGTAATAAATTTTTTCTATTTACTTTGATTTAATTTTGGATACAATTCTATTAATTAAGTTCTCTATTATTATTCCTTCATTTAATTCCTCTTCTTTATTATCAGTTTCTATATGAATTTTTGTATATCCTCCTTCTGAAGTATCTTGAATTATAAATTTAACTTCTGGATACATCCTTGATAATTCATTTCTTACAAATTCTATCATAGCTTTAACATTCCTTGGGTCATCGTCTGAAAACCCTAATGAAGCACTAACATATTTGCCACTTCTAATTAAGTCGTCATATTTTGAAATAAAGTCCGCGAGGGCCACCTTTTTGTTATGTTCAGGGTTTGCCGCACCACCACTAACTTCTAAACCAAATCTTTCTCCAAACTCCGGAGATGAAACCGGGTAGTAATCCCCTTTTTCGTCAAGATATAAATCAAGAATTTGATTTTTATCCAAATACTCTAATTTTTCAATAAAATCATCACTAAATTCATTTTCGTGTTTTAAAGTGTCAATAATATTTTCTAACATTTTTTCTTTTTCTTCTGGTGACAATACTAAATGAATAAACATTTTAACACCCTTTTTAAGTACTTCTGGGTTGTGACCTCTAGCTGTAATAATTGAAAATGGATTAGCGTAAATTAAACTTTCTTTAAATTTGTTAAAACTTGGGGATTTTTTATTTTTAAGTATTGCCTCTTTTGAGTCTCTTAAAAAAGTGTCCGGTAATGTAAAATCAATAAAAGCCTCTTTTGGGTTGTTATTTCTTACTCTATAATCTGGTTCTGTTCTAATCTCCGCAAATTTTTCAGTTGACACCTCAATTGGTTTCCATCTTTTACCAACTTTTTGATCCATTTTGATTTTGGTCGGCATTTGTAAAATATTATCGTCCCAGTCAAAAGCATAGAGTCTTAACTTTCTATTGCTTTTCATCTCTAAAAGAATTTCTCTAACTAATTTTTTGTGATTCATAATAATAAATATTATATAAATAAAAAAAGGGAGAACTTGTCCCCCTTTTTCCTTATTCTATTTTTATCACACATCCTCAAACGAAGCACCTGTTGGTGTGATGTAGAAGGTAATGTCAATAAATTCAAGAGATTTTGTAGGTTTGATATAGATTTTACCAACAAGTTGGTTTTTATCTAAATCTTCTGTACTATTAGAAACTGTTACTCTAAAGTCATACAAACCTCTATCTCTTCTAATTGCATCAAGAATTGGGTTAACCGCATTCAAGAAGTCCTGTCTTACTTGTTGATCATTTTGATCAAACAATAGCCTTACAGAAACCGCAGAAATCAACTTACGAGCTTGTAGTAACAATCTTCTTACGTTAATTCTGTCAAGAGCAGATTCTCTTACTTGTAGAGTTTTGTTACCCCAGATTACAGTACCAACATCAGAGAAAGTTGCAATTGGGTTAATTCTACCAAGGTAAAGAACATCTCTATCTTCTTGTGTCAACTTCTTACGAGCTTTAACCGCATTAACAATACCACGAGTATAACCAGCGGCCGCAAACCAAGGGAATGCAATGTTATCAGTTAACGCCAAGTTTCTTGTAACTTCAGCTGTTGGTGGTATGTAGATTTGTGTATTATTCACAGTATCTCTTGTTAATACCCAAGGATAATAAGTTGCTGTGTAGTTAGAATCAATTCCTGTTTCTTCTAACAAGTCAACAGCTTCTTGTGGGTAAATTAAACCATCAGATTCAGTTGTTGTTGCTTGGAACATATTAAAGTCTGGCATTGTTGTTACATAAAGTGAGTCAGCTCTTTCGTTCTCAATCATATCAATTGTACCCTCAACAAGACCGGAGTTATTGTAAAGATCAATACCCGGTGTTGTAAATACATTGATGTTAACAGCTTCAGGATTTGCAAATGTTCTAATACCTAACATATAAGCATAGTAATCTGTGTTACCGTATTCCACACTACCATCACCGATAGATATTTGTTTGAATAGTCCGTTTCCAGTACCATTAGGGTATCTTGTTGATGTGCACGCTCCTTTTAAGAAACCAGATCTACCAAGAGTAAACTTATCTGCGTTTGTTCTATATTCTCTATAGATGTCCCATCCGTCAAATCCACCATAAACAAATACTGTGAATTTTCTTGAGTTTAATCTGTAGTAAGGATTCTCAGGGTCAGTTGGTTCAGAAGAGAATGATGTATTACCAACCTCAAACGCTGGAGTTCCAGATGATGCGTAAACACTTGAAATTGTTACAGCACTAGCGAATTGGTCCATATGGTATCCTTTTGTTTGGAAATCCCATTCAACACCTTCACCAGTACAAAGATTAAGAGGTCGTCTTTTTCCTTTATATTGGAAGAAATCACTATCGTAACCCCAGAATGATGAAAGTCCAAGATATGTTCTTCTTACGTTATCCCCAGGACTTGTAAATACATCGTCAATTCCGTTAGATAATCCAAATGGTGGGTTATAAACAACTTCACCAGGTATATCATATTTAGTTTTGTAAACTGGGAATGGAGATGTTACTCCCGGATATTCTCTAAATGTATAACCTCTAAATCCACAAGGAAGAGCGTCAATTGGTGCGTCCTCATTCATCTCTATTAAAATGTATTTAGAATTCAACACGTATTCACCATCAAGAGTTCCTACTTTTTTAGCGATGAAATTATTTTCTTGTGGGTTCATAGAACAATTTGTGAACTTTTCAAGAACTGTTGGGTTAGCATCACTATCAAAATAATCTCTAATCAATAATGTGAATGTTAAATTATTAAATGAAATATCAGAAATTGACACTTTAATTTCAGTGTTTGCTGAATTACCATCAGAAATGCTATAAACTTTAAATAAGTTGAATACTTTATTACCTCTAACTTCAGAAACAACCCAAGGTGTTACAGGGGACTGGAATCTATCTAAATACCATCCAATTGTATTAGGGTCATTTGCTTGAGCTTCTTCTGTTGTTACAAGTTCAGAACTTAATCCTCTAATAAATCCTTTATTCCATCCATAACTTAAAAGAGTTTGGAAATTTTCTTCAACCATAAGTGGTGTTTGTAATCTTGGTTTACCAAAGTTACTTTTCCCAAATACTTTATTGATATTTTTAGAGTCGTTTGAAGACAATGAAACCTCAAAGTCAAAATCAGTACCAACTTTATTTGTCGCATTGATTGCAAATTTAGCGAAAGGATTTTTCTTAACTGAAGAATAAACACCTGTCATATCTAAAGTAACATCAGTAACACCAGTGATTTCGTAAACTGGGTTAACATCAGTACTATAAGTTGAGATACCTCTTGATCTTAAAGTTACAACAACTAAGTCATCATATTCAGTGTATGATGTTCCAGTGTAATAATAGATAACACCAGTAACATTACCAGAATAGCACTCATTTACAATTGGGGCTGTTGGTGTTGGCGTTGGTGGAACTGGAGTTAAAGTAACACAAGGATCTGGTGTTGGTGTTGGCGTTGGTGCCGCACTTGTTGTTGTGGTTGTAACCGGTGTTATATTTGTTAAATCCGTTACTGTTGTAAAGAATGAATAACCAGTATAAAGACCTGAACCAACATTGTCCATAAGGGCATAATACCAAGCATCGTTAAGTGGTGATGAAGTGTCTAAAGATTCAAAAGGAATTGACTCAACACCAAAAACATTTGTTTCTTGTGTATATCCTGTTGTACTTAAATATGTGTAATCACTTTCTGGTATAGCACCAAAATAGTAAACAACCTCATCTTCCGCAGTTGATGGGTTACTACTTGTTATCACATCTGAGACCATTAAACTAATTTGGTCATCAAGAGTTGTGATGTCACCATCTAACTCTTCATATTCCTCAGTCAACATACTTTCAATGTCAGACGGAAAAGCACCTAAGAATAATACGTTAGTTGGATTGAGTGTACAAGCACTAAAAGGAATTGAGAATGACAATTCTTTTTTAACAACACATACTGGTTCACAATCAACTGTTACACCACTTAAACAAAAATAATCCAATGTTTTAGGATCTAAGTTAGCTTTAGTTACAATTGACCAAGATGGACCCGCATCATATCCGGATAATCCTAATATTCTTGTTACAAATAATTGATTTGATTGTTGTAAATATGACTTAGCAATATATGCCGCTTCATATTTAGGGATTTGTGTATTTACAAATTTTTCTGGTGAAGTTCCACCGAAATAAACTTGGAATTCGTCGTAGTTCTTAACAAAGATTGGTTCAAATGCTGGACCCCTTAAAGTCTCACCGGCAATACCTAATGTGGTAACACCAACACTTTGTGCAACGAAACTCAAATCTACTTCAGAAGTGTACACACCTGGTGATACAAAAACTTTACTGTTAGTAGCCATAGTTTTAAAAATGTTTTATTAATTTATTTTAATAATAAATATTAGTAATTTTCGTAAAAACTTTACTTCTTATAAACTATTTATATTTTGGTAAGAATTTTTTCTACCTTTTTTCTACCTATGGAAAATAAGCCAAAAAAGATAAAAAATTTAAAGATTTCTGTTGAAGCTCATAACACTCTAAAGAGTTATTGTGATAAACGTGGTATCAAAATGTATAAGTTTTTAGAGAACTTAATCTTTGAGAAATGTAAAGAAAAAAGAGATATCTACGGAGAGAATTAAATTAGTTGTTGCATGTATGTTATCTTTGCAACCTCAGTAGCATTTACCCTAACAATTTGTAATGATAAAGTATCGTTTGTATTGATTTGTATTTGACTAAGATTTTCACCATAATAATCACCATTAATATAAACTTGGAATGAACTTACATTTTCAGATGACATAAGTTCTAAATTAAATGTGTAGTTAATTAACTCCTCAGTTTCATCGGTTGTTGTTGGGAATACAAATTCAAACACCTGTGGCTCCGGTGGATTTTCTTGTCGTTTCTTTCTTTTCTTATATGGAGTTTCAGTTTCAAATATTTGAAACGTCCTTGTAATTGCGGGACTTACCTCAAACTGATCCTCGTCAATTAAAAATCCCATCATTGTGAATTCATACTTTTGAATGTAGTATTTTCTTTTTTCAAGTTCCATCACCGATTCATCAGCAATACTATTAAGTTTTAATGGTATATAATGTCCTTTTATTGTTTGATAAGATTGTAATGATGAAAATTTCTCAAGAATAATTTGATTAAATTTATTAATCTCTCTCATTCTATTACAAACAATTGCAACTGTATATGTAATGTCACAAGGAACCGGTTGTGGTATTTTATAAATGTCATACCCATTTTTATTTCCGTCCCAAGTTGGTACTTTCATATAAAAGTATAATTTTCTATTCGGAATATTATAAACTATCGCCGGATTATTTCCGTATTTGACCTCCGGAGTTCTAATTACTGTTATGAATGGTGGTTCTGTATTTTTATCAATGTTTTGGAAGTCCCAAGTCTCTGTAAATTGTGCCCAGTTTTGTGTTGTAATTAAAATATCAATCATTGGAATTGTTTTTCCCTCAACAACACAAGTTAGTTGGTCTCTTACAAAATCTAAAAACCCTCTATCAAGATCTGCATGTAGTAAACTTTTAGGAAGAAATGTTCCATCGGCCTCAATCATATCACGAAGTTCTCTTCTTCTAGGTAAAAGAGTTTTTTCCTCCGTAAGTGGGATATATTTTTTTATTTTTTTAGGTAAAGCCATTTATTATAATCCTCTAAATTCATTAGGTCCAACAGGAGCCGCAGTGATACTTTTATAGAATGGACGAATTCCTCTGTATGTGTGTTTAAAATCAGAAGTTACTCTACCATCATTTACAACAGTATAATATCTTACAAAATTTTCACTATCATAATATCCTATATAATCACCAAGATCAATATCAATCCCTAAATCTTCTAAAGTTTTTAGATAAACAGATATCGTAATGTTTCCGGGTTCAAGTTGTGCATTTTTTGTTGTTCCAACCGTTTTATTTTCTGGTGCCAATACTTGGATATACGCATTAAACTCAATTGGTGGCAAAAACTTTATACCATCTGAAACAGTTTCACCATACACATCATCTGTTTTTGTTTTTAACCTATCAACTTTATATAACACACAAGTAAAATTTAAATCACCAATTAACCATTCTTGACCCATTTCTATTTCAAGATTAAAATCGGTATCCCCAAAAAATTTACCAAGTCTTGTTACAGGAATTCTATTTTCCATATTGATTATTTATTGATAAATATTCTTTTTTTGTTTATTTTTATATATATTATTTAGTTTTGGATTTAAAAAATAATCTAATAGAACACAAAGCTCTTGATTTGTTAGACTCGTATAGTGGTGCTAACAATTATATCCTTTATATGAAATCAAAAAAGGATGTAAATAAAAAGTTCTACCCCACAAGAACTCAGGCTGATTATATTATTAATTATTTTGATGTAAAACCAAAGGTTGCAAGGAAGTGGGTTGATCTTGATTCTTATTTTGCAAATAAGTTTGCTAAAGATAGATACCTACTTGAAATACCAGAAAAAGTTTATATTGAAAAACTACTTGTTGAAAAAGATAAGTCCTACCATATTTGGGGTAAGTTCTTTGAGAAGGATAATTTATCAGAATTTTGGGTACCAAAATCATCATTAATAAAATCACATACGATAGAAAAGGTTGATATTGATTATTCTAAATATGGTCACAGACCACCTTTGTCTCACCAAAAAGAAGCGATAGAAAAACTTGTTGGGTCAAAAAGATTTATATTGGCAGACGATATGGGGCTTGGAAAAACAACCTCTACAATTATTGGAGCTCTTGAGACTGGTGCTAAAAAAATTCTAATCATATGTCCAGCGTCACTTAAAATTAACTGGGAAAGAGAAATAAAAAACTATACCGATAGGAGTGTTTACATTTGTGAAGGAAAAAAATACTCAACAGATGAAGATTTTACAATTGTAAACTATGACATATTAAAAAACTTTTACGATCCTAAAGACAAAGAAAATTCTGAACTTGTTAAAACAAAATATGATTTAGTAATTTTAGATGAAGCCCATATGGTTTCAAACGCTCAAGCTCAAAGAACAAAAATTATTAACAATTTTGTTAAAGATATAAAACAAGTTTGGCTTTTGACTGGAACACCAATGACATCAAGACCAATCAACTATTATAATCTTCTTAATATTATTGAAAGTCCGGTGGCACAAAACTGGATGGCGTATGCAATTCGTTATTGTCAGGGGTATCAGTTTAGAGCTGGTAATAGAAAAGTATGGAACGTAACCGGGGCTTCAAATCTTGAAGAACTCCGAGATAGGACATCAAAACAAATTCTTCGTAGATTAAAAGAAGAGGTGTTAGATTTACCTGAAAAAATAATAACCCCGGTTTATTTAAGAACCTCATCAAGAGAGTATAAAGATTTAATGGGTGAGTACTACGAGTGGTTAAAAAACAAAAAAGAAGAATCATCATCTCTTACAATTCAGTTCACAAAACTTATGAAAGTAAGAAAGGTAATCGCAAATGAAAAAGTTAAAGACACAATTGAGTTCGCACAAAATATTATAGACCAAGGAAAAAAAGTAATCATATTTACAAATTTTACCGATACCCTACAACTAATTCATAATCACTTTGGTAAAGAATCGGTGTATCTTGATGGTAGTTGTAATAAAGTACAAAGACAATATGCTGTTGATCAATTCCAGGATAATGAAAAAATTAAAGTTTTTGTTGGTAACTTAAAAGCCGCTGGTGTTGGTCTTACATTAACCTCAGCCGAAGTTGTAATAATGAATGATTTATCTTTTGTTCCTGCGGAACACGCACAAGCTGAAGATAGGGCTTACAGATATGGTCAAAAAAATAATGTACTTGTTTATTACCCAATATTTGAAAACACAATAGAAGGTGTTGTGTATGATATTTTAAATACAAAGAAAAAAATAATAGGGACTGTAATGGGTGATGAGGTTACAGAATCTTTTGACGTTGTTGAAGAAATCCTAAATCTTATAAACTCAAAAAGGTAGAAATAACCTAATTTGTATATTTATTATATAAATGAGAGTTAAAGTAAAACACGTAAAATGTGATATGTCTGAAAAGGACAAAGAACTTATGAACGATTTTATTAAGTTCTTACAGAAGAAGTATCCTTTAAAGGATGATATTACTATTATTTTTACCGGTGAAAGATATGGTAAAATGTCCACAGGTAGTAGGACACAAGATTCTGAACTTAAGATTTTCACTAAAGACAGAATGAATAGGGATATTGTAAGAACATTAGCTCACGAATGGATACACGAAAGACAAATTAAAATCCAAGGTAAAAAACCAAAACAAGATATTGGTGGTCCCCTTGAAGATGAGGCAAACGCAAAAGCTGGTTCTGCAATTAAACAGTTTGAAAAGGAGTTTCCAAAAAAAGAAGAGTTAATGTACGAAGGTATAAATAATAAGTTAAATCTGATTAACGAGCAAATCTTATTAAAGGAAAAGGAAAATATTAAAGGTGAGTTTTTAACCGAAATGAAAAAAATCGGTATTGAAAAATTACCTTATTCATATTCAGCTTTAAAACAATTTGTGGATCCGGAAACAATGGATATTCATTACAACAAACACTATAAAGGTTATGTCAAAAAATTAAATGACGCTCTTTCTAATAAAAAAGGTGAAATGGAGCTTGAGGATATTGTAAAAACAATATCAAAGTTTAACACTAAAGTTAGAAACAATGCTGGTGGTGCTTTTAATCACGCGTTATTTTGGAAAATGTTATCACCAAAAAAACAATTACCAAAAGGTGAGATATTAGAAAAAATTACAAAACAATATGGTAACATCAAAAAAATGAAAGATGAATTCAATGATGTTGCTAAAGAAAGATTTGGGTCCGGATGGGTTTGGCTTGTTTTAACAAAGACAAATAGACTTAAAATTATGTCAACACCAAACCAAGATAATCCACTTATGAATGTTATTAAAGATGGTGGATATCCACTTTTAGGTTTAGATTTATGGGAGCATGCTTATTATTTGAAGTATAGAAATAAAAGGGATGAATACATTAAAAATTTCTGGAATTCTGTAAACTGGGAATTTGTAAATGAACTTTTTGTTTCAAAGACAACAAAAAAGTTAAATGAATCATATATGAAAATTTTATTAGAAAACGAGGATTTACAACCAGATCTGAAAAAAATTATGAGTCGTGAATTACAAAAAATTAGACTTATACCATTAGATGCTGAGGCAGGAGCCGAAGCAATTAACAACATTACAACAGCTGAAATTTCAAGGGGGAACCTTGACTTTAATAGGACTATAAGTGGACTTATGACTCTTGATTTATCAACTGTTTCTGAAAGATCAAAATATAGATTTAATAATTATTTTCAAAGATTTATTAAAAGCAAAACTAGAGGTTTTGACTTTGAGGGTATGGTTACCGGATTTCTTGATGGTGAACTAGCAACAAGCTTATCGTCTCCTTATGATATCTCAACATCAGAGGGAGATTTAATTTCTTGTAAAGTAGTTAGAGACACTAATGAAAGAATATCACTTAAAAGTATTAGGACTGGGGTTAAAGATTTTGTTGAGAAATACGAAGGGTCAGAAGAAAATAAATATATATTAAGTGGGTTAACTCAATTTCCAAATTTTTTAGAACTAGTTGTAACACACGAAAATTCAGATATACAAAATCAAGGTGAAGATATTTTAAACAAATTACTTATTGATATTACAGGATTACTTGTTGGTGTACCAAACTCACAAAATCTTGGGGTTGATTTATACTACTATGATAAAGCTCGTCTAATTGAACTTGCTAAAACACCAGGAATTCTAAAAGCTGGAAGATCAGCTGAAGCTCAAACAATATCCTATTCGGCTAAAATACTTAAAATGGGTACAACCAAAAGTGGGTTTATTCAGTTTCCGATTGTTACTCAAGAACAATATGCCGAATTTTTAATTGGTAATGAAAAAACAAAAGAAATTGTAAATATTTTTAACACTATGGGTGAAAAATATGGAGTCCCAAGATTAGGTGACAATATCCCACAAGATATTATTAGGGATTTATCAAAAAATGAAAGATTCAAATTAGATATTAGAAGAATACTTAAATAAGATATTAAAGTATTTATATAATAAAATCATTATGGCAATTATTGGTGAACCACAAAGAAGTCAACTATATACTAAAGTAAGACATTTACTTGGTGCCCCACAAAGAAGTGTGGAATTAGAGGACGAACAAATGGATACATTACTTGAATTCTCAATTGATGAATATTCACAGTATGTCCAAGATTGGTTAATTGAATCTCAATGGACCGCTCTTAATAACTTAAATCTGGATACGCAATCTTTAAGTAGGGCTTTTACGACTAGAAGTTTGGATTATGAAACAAGATATACTTACGCCTATTCTAAGATAGTTGGTTTGCAGGCCGGTGGTGAATGGGAATTAAAAAAAGATTATATACAATTAGTACCAAATCAACAGATATATGAAATACCGGCGGGTAGAGAATTAAATGAATTATTGTGGTTTACGCCAGCAACAATGAACAATATGTTATTTGATCCTTGGGCTTTTGGGGGTATCGCTGGTGGTGGTATTGCTGGTCCAGCAGGTTACGCTCAAGTTGGTAACTTATCTGGTAGTTACTTTATGATGCCAGCTTTTGATATGCTTTTAAGGATGCAAGAAATTAATATACAAAGAAGAATTATTGCTGGTGATTTAACTTATAGAGTAACCGCTCTTCCGGGTGGGAAAAAGGCGGTTCACTTAATGAACACACCAGGTGGTAAATTTGACTTTGGTAACTCAACCCTTATGAAGGGTAGAGTTTGGTATTGGTATTATGACACAACTGATGGTGACAAGGATAAGTGTCTGGCCGATAATCCGGATATTATTAAATTACCATCTGATGTTCCGTTTGACAAAATGAACTGGGATGAGTTAAATAATCCAGCACAAGTTTGGGTTAGAAGATGGTTTATCGCATATTGTAAAGAAACATTATCTAGAGTTCGTGGAAAATTTAGTGGTAACTTAAAAACTGGTGATGGTGGTGATTTAACAATGGATTATACCTCACTTGCAACTGAAGCCAAAGATGAAAAGTCAAAATTAATTGAAGAACTAATTGGTGCTGAAGGAAGACTTACAAGATTGAAACCTGAAAAGGTTATGGAAAGGGAGGCTCTTATTGCTGAAAACTTAAATAAACAGCTCAAGTTTAGAGCGATGCCGAGACAAATTTATGTAATATAATGAGTGGATTTAGAGTAGAAAATCTTACACCAAGAAAGAACGTTGTAAGATATCAAACACAAACTATTGTTGAACAACCAAAACCAATTGAGTTGCCAAAAGAAATTCAAAAAATAATATCAGACCCTATTTACACAACTGGTCTAGAAACATTACTTGTTGTTAAGGGTGAAGGTTCTGAAGTGACACTTAACTCAAGTGAGAATGAAAAAATTACAATTAAATCACTTACAACAGTTCTAATTAAATCAGATGTTGGTGCAATTGATGAAGAATGGGACGAACTCCTTTTAGAAAAAGGTGCTTGTGTTCACTTCCAATTCGTTGAGGGTAACTGGTACATATTAAGTTCTGACGGTCTGAAGATGAGTTAGATTAATTCTTCCCACCCATCTTCAGCTAATTCATATATGTAATTTGGGTCAATACCTACGTTTTTCCAAAAGTCAACTTCACCTTGTTCCATCATAATAAGGTCCTTCTCAATATCATCTTGATCACCATCATCAAATGGAATACCATTGATAAGGTCACATTGGTCTTTGGTGAAGAATGGTCTTTCTTCTGGATTCTTAACTAGAAGTGAGTCTCTAATTTCTTGTTTAAACACAACAAGTAGTGGTTCAACTCTTTTGTTAAAAGTTACAATTGCTCTTTGGATATTATACTCACCTGTAAGTCCTGGATTACTTTCTAATTCTTGGGGGTCAATTCTATAACAATTAAGTTGTACAACAGAATCTGAACTAGCGGCTCTATATGCTACATCTGTAGGTATACCGGTATTTGCTTCTTTGTTTGGTGAATCACTTCTCACCCAGTTATCATCTGACCAGGATTTTTCCCAACCATTATTTAATAAGAATTGTTCTTTATTTTTATAGTTTGACTTTTCATTGTTTGAAAAAAATAAACCTATCTGCTCTTCTGTCCATCCTTTCTTTGGTTTATTAACTTTCTGAACATCTCCGTGTGATGCTTTTGTTCCGTTGTTTACATAATAGATTACATCACCAAGACTCACATTTAGTTTTTCTTTAATTACAAGTTCCATATGAGCTTGTCTTGACATTAAACTACCAGCTTTAGTTTTTGTCATACTCCTTTTGATGTAGTCATCAATTGTTTGTTTGACCTTTGCTTTGTTTGCAATATCAATAAGAGGGATTCTTTGATCAAATATCTTTTGTAAGTATTCATAATACCACTCAACAAATCCTTGACCATCACCACTAAGAAGTAATTTAATTCCTTTATCTAAAAATACCTCAATATATTTTGGCATCTTCTTTGATTTAATTGTATTTCCGGTAAGTTTTACTTTACCTCCGTGTTCTAATGTTGCATAGTTTTTACGAGCAAGGTTAATACAAGAATCCCAAGTACCGTCACAATCAAGACCCATTGTTCCTCTCATAAATCTATCGTTAAATTCTGCAACATCAGCATCATAACCATTGTAAACCTTTCCTTCTTTGACAAGCCAGTTTAATCCTCTACCGGTATAAACTCTATCGTCCACACCACCATCTGGTAATGAGAAGTTCATACCGTCCGTATCACAAACAAGAGGGGTGTATCCCCTTTTGTTAAAGAATTTTAACATCTGTCTTAGGTATTGTCTACCGGTACAGGTAATCTGTTCCCCCATATCCATATCACCCCAAGGAAATACTTGTGGTGCTGAAAGAGCACCAAATAGTGAGTTGATAAAGATTTTAATCGGTAATTGTTTATTATCAAAAGATTTAGCTTTTTTACTATCAATTGATTTATATTCTGACGCAAGATTCTTGTACATAATACGAGTATCTCTAAAGTAAGATAATAAACCCTTCATTACACCAGAAATGTCTGATTGAGGAAACACATCGTGTGTTAATTGGATTGATGGGTAAAGGGAAGAGTAGTCAAGTTTAAGTACGTCTTTTGAATACCCGGTTTTAAGAAGTCTTGATAAACCACCAACAAAGTTTCTTTTCTCTTTCTTTGCTGGAATCGCAAGTCCGTGTTTATAAGACCATGCAAGCATTACCATCTTCCAGATTGTTGCCGTACCCATTGTGGATACTCTTTCGTATGTTGTTGGGAGAAGTGATGCAAGAAGAAAAGACCCTTGATTAAACTCAGCATCTACAAGTAGGGTTTCCTCAAGGTCATCGTCAAGATACCTCTCAATAATATCATCACCGGTTGTTTTAATGTAGATGTCATTTCTTTTTTCACATACCTTATCCACTTTACTATCAACACCAACCTTTTTGTATTTACCATTTTCGGTATTTAACCAATAATCTTCTTTATCGCGATACATTGAACCAATTTTGTCGTGGTCAACATATACACGATCTGGTGCTTCAGCGTTAATAAATTTTGTAATATACTTAAGACCGGCCTCTTTAATTGACGAGTTAATTGCTTGTGCTCTACGGACCGAATGTAAAATATCAATAATATTATAACCCCACATTTGGGTTTGTGTAAAACTCTCAACTTCGTTACCTAATTTAAGCATTGAGTCTTTTTGTGTGATTTTTCTTTCAGAGTGTAATGTCTTTGATATTTTTTTAATATCAAGATTTAAAATTTTACATCTTTCATAAATCCAATACCAGTCAAAGTTTGCTGAGTTATAACCAGAAATAATTGAAGGTTTTATTTCGTCAATTATATTAAAGAACTCAACAAGTCCCTTTCTTTCCTCATCTTCATTTGTACACTCAATTACTTTCTGAAATCCCTTATTTGTTTTAAGACCAATCATAAAGATTCTACCATCTTTAGGCTCTAAAGATGTTGTCTCAAGGTCAAATACAAGTCTTGTAATGTCATTATAATCCTCAAATCCTTTAAACAATCTTTTTTCTTTTGAAACAAGAAACTGCTCAACCGGAGTTAACATTAAGAATTTATCTCTTACTTTTTCACCCCAGGGATCAATTCCACCATCTCTAAAAAATTGTGATAAAGCTCTATATCCTTTAAGTGATTTAACTAGGAATGTTAATCCATTCTCTAATTGTTCGTTCCCATCAGTACGAAGTTTTTCAATTACAATACCATACTTTGACATTGCTTCTTTTTGCATTGCTTTGGACCCCTGATAAAAGTTTAATCCTTTTAGGTCACCAACCCATGCAAATGCGATTAAACTATCTCTAACGATAGATTTACCTTTTCCCGGAACTTCTTTGATTTTATATATGTGATCCTTTTGATAGTCAAACTCAACTGAAACGATATGTTCTTCTGGATCATTTCCTTCTAGGAAGGATTTAATTTCTTCTGCTGTTATCATAATATATTTTTTGAGTGGTGTATTTTCTGTCATACTAACGATGACATTTACCTTACATCAATAAGTATATTAGTAAATTTGTTTTTTGTCAAATAAAAAAAGAGGGTTTTTGTGACCCCCTTTTTTTTATCTTAAAAAATAATTTAACTTGCAACATCTGTAATTAACAGTGTATCAGTTGAGTCGTAATATGATAGTCTAGGTTGAGCATCACTTCTTAAAAATATAGTACAATTATAGTTAGCATATACGTGAGTTGATAAACTAAAGTCTACAGAATTTAAACCAAATTTAACTTCGTTTAACTGAAAAGTGCTATTATTAATACTATTGGTACTGAAATCATTGGCAATTTGGTTATACCTAAAATCACCCTGAATTGTATTGTTACTAAAACTAAATGCGATATTATTTTTATAAAAATTATATGACCCTAAATTTATTGAGTCACCAATCGTGTTGTTACCAAAATAATCACCAATAACATTGTCTTCATAATTACTATACAGTTGGTTATTATTAAAACCATTACCTATTTTATTACCCTGATTACTACCAAATGTTCTATTATCATTATAACCATTTCCTATTGTATTTTTATAAAAATCATTATCTAATTTATTATTATTAAATTGATTTCCTATTTGGTTATTTTGAAAATCCCCACCAGTAATAATGTTATTACTAAAGTCATTACCAATATTATTTCTATAAAAAGAACCTATTGTTATTGTATTATCATAGAAATTATAATTTATTTCATTTCTTTGGAAATTAGCAGTTATATAGTTATTATAAAAATAATTACCAATTATGTTTTGATCAAAATCATCATCTGTTAGATTATTATAGAAATAATTACCTATAATGTTCTCAGTACAATCATCATCAAATGTGTTATTAAAACAAGCATCCCCAAAAGTGTTATTTAAATACTCGCTAGTACCATAAAAGACATTATTAGACAATATAAATGGGTTGCTATCAATACTATATAGGTTAGCGTAATTACCAATGTAATTGTTCGCACATTGTCCTAGACTACCAAAAGTTAAATGTTCTTGATAATTTTCCGTATCACCTGTTATATTAGATTGTTTAAAATTTAAAGACTTATAACTTACTTGGTTTGCTGGTAAATTTGATGTTATACTCGTGAAATTGATATCCAAAATGCTTAAAGTGTAATTAATATCCGAATAATCAATCAAAGATAAATAACTATTAACAACATTCTGAATTTGGCTATTGGTTGATTTAATACCACCAGCTAGCGCAAATAATAAGTAATGTATTTGTGTTACACCAGTTAAATTAGAAATGGTATCTAAATCATCCTCGGTTGACGTGTCAATATTATGTGTGATAGTCCCATCAATTGTATTAACGATGTATATATGAGTTACCGAAGGATCCTGTGCACCCCAAACTCTTTTACAATAAACTGAGAAATCACTACCACCATAAGTTAATGTATAATCAAATGTGTCGGCTTGACCATCACCATCTGAACCTAAATTACCGTCAATTTCAAAATCAGTAACACTAACATTATAAGCAGCCATCACAAATAATCCAGGGAAAGTATTGGTAAAATAGGAAGAACCTAACCCAAAATATAAATCACCATTCTGTGCTGAACCATCATAAACAAAATCACCAAAAGAAGCTGGGTCACTATTATTAACTGGTGGATCAGTCATTTGCGTGTGGGTATAAGGTATATCACTAAATAAATTAGTGTATATTCTATTTCCACCATCATACATATCATCCCCACCATCGTCAATGTCGTTGTTACCAACATCATTAAAATAATATAAACAACCATCAAGTAGTTGTTGATTTGAGAACATACGTTCACATCTGTACCCAATTGAGTCACTGAAATTATCGTAATTAAATCCAGCGACAACCATATCAGTTGGTGAGGTTATTTCTATAACTTCATATAATTTTGGGCTATTATAATAAATTAATATAGTATTGCCCGTAATTAAATCACCAGTAAAATTAGTATTTAAACCCGTAACAATACCATTATTCATACCAATTATACGGCCAGCAATAGTACCATCTTGAAAATAAGTTCTATATCTTTTAAACAATATTGTTCTATGATCGTAATCAGTTCTATTGCCAAGGTCATCAATTCTTTCAGTTATCCTACCTTTCGCTGGATTACCAGTACTTTCAGTAACATCAAAAGAATAATCATATTTTATTTTATCATTAGGATATGTTGGCTGATATGCGTCCGGGGACAAAGTGTTATTTGATGTAGCTAAAACTAAAATAGGTTCAATTGTTGATGTGTGATATGTATTTGGTCCTGTGATTGAATTACCATTATAATCAAAATCAGGTTGGTCGTAACAAGTTTGGAAATCGGTAATTAAATAAAATGTACCTAAGTTTAAACTATTGCCTGAGATTAAATTAACCAATTCAGAGTAAGTAACTTCTGTATAATTAGAATATGAAAATGCTGAAAATGGTAGGTTAAATGTTGTACCAAGATACTCAACAGGAAATAGTGTATTGTTACTAACTTCATTTAGTAATGGTAGTTCTGCTATTGTTTTACCAGTAATGCTCATTTTAATTTTTTATTTTTTATGTTTATGTGTATTTTAAATATTCATTAACACCAATCTTTAAATATGTGTCTTGATCAACTAATATTGGATTTATTAACATTATTTGTGGGGTTGGTGAAGGTGTTGGTGTTGGGGTTGGTGAAGATGTGGGTGTTGGTGTGGGTGTTGGGTAATTTTCATAAACCTCAAAATATAAATTTGGTGGGTAAACCACAAAATCACCAAACGAATCTATTTTAGTTAATATGTTAAAATCTTCATTAATTATTACTTCTGTATTACCAATAGTTTCCCCAATAGGAATTGTAACACCAGTCATTATTGTTATTGGACTTCCACTTGTTCCTAAATTATGAGTAAAACTCATACTTATTTCCTCACCATATGTTTGATTTGATGTTAAGTTATAATTAATAACAATAGATCCTGGTGCTATATCAACATCTAATATAACCGTTAATGGTGTATTTGTAGTTGTCGTTGTTGTAACTGGTGCTTCTGTAGTCGTCGTTGTTGTAACTGGTGGACACGGTGGACAAGTAGGACAAGGTGTTGGCGTTGGTGGAATTGGTTTTTTTGTTGTTGCGCAACAAGGGAATCCAGTTTCATAACAACCATCTCCAGGTTCTAAGTCATCAGCAATAAAACTTTCTTGAACGTTTATAAACAATTTTTCTCTAATTGGTAGAATTAACGTTCCATCGCTGGATATAAAAATAAATTGACCTTCAAATCTACCAACTTTTCTAGTATCAAACTTCCTAAATTGATAATAAACATAATATTCTGGTTCGGCATTTGGGTCAAGCATTGTCTTTGCAACAATGCCAGCTGGACGTGTGGTAATTTTTGGAACCCCAGTCTCAACATCAACCATAGAAAAAAATATGGCAGATTGTTCTATTAAATCCATCATATTATTATAATCGCTACGACCATCCTTTACGACTTGCATTTTAAGTAAAGGGAGTGAAGAGTTCTTTTTAATGAAAAATTCCATCTATAGTTTTTACTATAAATATATGAATTAACATTCTTTTCTTAATTCTGCTGGATAAAAATCAAAACGATTATGTTCGGTTGGTGTTATAAGAAGAAGTCCAGGATTTAATTTACCTTTAACTAAATTTTGAAAGTTATGGGACATTAAAGTTTGTTCATAAGGATTGTCAAATTTTGTCTCAATATAACATTTGTAATTACCTTCTTTTGATAAGACAATTGGCCAATTAGAAAGATAGATTTCCCCACTAGCGTAGGGGATACCATTTAATGATTTTATATTTTTAAATTCTAGACTTGGGGCGCTTGGATCATAACCAACAACTGGTAGATTTGGTTTTTCCGGCCAATGATTTTCTCTGAAACTTTGGGGTGTATTGTACCAAGCCCATTGTGTTGTGTGACTTCCGAAAAATTCAGTAAAATTTAATTTTAAAAAATCAAAATTTTCTTTTTTAATTATTTGTAATGACGTACTATATAAATTTTTTACTTTTCTATTAAAACCATTTTTACAAACATCACAATCTTTAGTAACAAAAGCCATATCGTCCTCAAAGAAATAGTAATAACCCAAATCGTCTTGTTGATTAAAGTGTTCGGCAATAAATTGTCTACCACCGGTAATACCTATATTATCTTTTTTAATATGTTCAAAACCATATTGTGAACAAAGATTTAAATATTCTTTTGTTGTTGTTAAATCCGTTGAGTTATCCAGTAAAAATTTTTTTGTTTTTGTTATAAAATCTATATCGTACTCTAACATTGATTCAATTAAAGTTTCAAATTGTTTTGGTGAGTTAAACGTAATAACATATAGACCAACATCATTACCTTCTTTTTTTACTTTATTATTTTTAATATTTTCAAAAAACGTATATAATAAACCATCAGAATTAATAAGGTAATTATCAATTAAATTTGGGTGTAAATAACTCATAATCGTAAAGATACTTTCTTCTGTTCCCATTAAATTATTATTTAATGTATGTGTAAGTAAACTATAATATATTGTGTTTAAATCGCTAATATATTTTTTAGGACCACCAAAAAAACCACCCCTACTTACATAGTTTGTTTTTGTTTTTGCATACTCACATAACTTATCGTATGAAAATCCGTGAACCTCTGTGTTTGCCTCATATGGAAAAGATATAAATAAAAACTTATCGTATTTTTTATTTATTTTCTCAAGAACATTATCATTTGTGAAATATCCTGGACTTACTGTGTTTGAGATTCCAGCGTCAATCCAGAATAGTTTTTCAGAATTAAATTTATCTAAAATTACAGCATCGTGCAGTAAAAACATTTTAGACATTACAATTGGATTATACATCTCAAGTTTTGCTTGTGTTGATTCTTTTAACCAACCAACTTGATTGTACCAATTTTCATTTGTTCTTATTTTTTGTATTTTGTCAAAAAATTCATTATTTCTAAACCAAGAAAGGTCCCGGATAATAAATTGTGTTTTTGACATATCCCTTCTTTCACTAACAAATTTATAAAGAGATTCGTCCCCAAAAATTATGAGATTACAATCAATTTTTAATAAATCATCAAATTTATTTAAATAGTAATCAAAAGACCTATTCCATCCTTTTTCTAAATTACCCCTACCAATATCCCATAATCCGGTAACAAGTGTCATCATAAATTACCAACTATTCTTTCTCCCCAACCTTTTGATGCCGAGTGTGGCCATACAACCCAATACGCTGGTTTTTCTGAGGTGTTAAATTCTCTCCATATTTTTCCGTAACCATCTGGATCATTTTTTATTCTATTAATTTCATCTGGTTGTGCGTCTTGCCTAAATAGGGTTTCATCATTTTTATTATGAAACGCAACAACAAAGAAATTATAATCTGTTTCCGGAACCTTATCTAATGGCAAATCAATACAATGTTTGAATATTGTAAAGAAACTTTTTTCCCAATCCTCTTCTGTTGAAAAATCGTATGGGTTTGGTGGATACTTTTTATCTAATGTATATTGTTGTACTGACCTATTTGAAAACTTTATTCCGGCGTACTTTTCATAGTCCTTAATTGTTCTTTCAGAACCAAATCCATACTTACCAAGGTCTTCTTCATATTTCTCATTATCAATACCAAGTATCTTTCTATTCTTTTCGTGTGATGAATTATTTTTCTTCCACCATTCTTTATTGTCATCCCATTGTTTTGTTCTGTTCTTTCTGGTGTACTCGTGCCAGATAACAACTTTATGTGGGTGAAACAAATCATATCCGTGAGTAAATGCCCTAACGGCAATTGATATTTCTTCTCCGTGAAAATAATAATCCGGGTCGTGCTGAACTTCCGTTGAGAATTGTCCTAACGTGAAACAAAAATGTGCCGAGTAAAATCTAGCCCTTAATGGTTTTTTAATTTTTTGCCACCCTGGGATTACCTCTGGTAGAAAAAATACAACTCCTTCCGGTGTGAATCTATCAAAGGCCATTCTCCAAGGTTCACCAACTCTACCAGCCGGGTCGTTGTCCGGATCAAAAGATGAAACATAACCTGTAAGTAATGGTTTTTTAACTCCATCTTTTTGTAATCCTTGTAACATTCTGATTAAGATTTGATCCCAGTTTTTCTCAAAACGCATGTGGGAATCAACTTGAAGAGTATACTCTTCTCCTTTATATAATTGTTGTACCTGGTTTCTAGCCCAACAAACACCTGTTGATTCTGAATATAAGACATCTAAAATTCTAAATCTTTCATCATCTTTATATTCCGATAAATCATCAAAACCATCTTCTGGATGATACTGACGACAAATACCAAAAACTAAATTTTCTGGGTGTTTTGCGTTTGATAAACAATCTTTAACTGTTGGGATAAGTTGGGGGTCTCTATATGATGCAATTTGTATAAAAATCTTCATATAGAAAAATTAACGATTTTTTATTTTAAATAAATAATATTCAAAACCTAATTCTATATATTTCTACTAATGTTTTACTATTTTTTTCATAACAATTAATTGATAACTTTAATGAAAAAATTAATGATAATAACACCCCATTTGTCAACAGGGGGTCAACCACAATTCTTATTAAAAAAGATTGAATTATTAAAAGATACGTACGACTTATACTGTGTTGAATATAACTTTGTGTCTCCAGATTTTGTTGTACAAAGAAATAAAATAAAAAATTTATTAATACTTAATTTTATCTCATTAGAAGAAAATGAATTGAGATTGACAAATGTTATTAAGGATATAAATCCAGATATAATTTGGTTTGAGGAGTTACCAGAAACGTTTATAACAAACGAAGAATGTGAGTACATTTATAAAAAAGAAAGAAGTTGGCAAATAATTGAAACGACCCATTCCTCCCAAGATTTAAGTTTTAAAAAAAGATACGCTCCGGATAAATTTATTTTTGTATCCGATTTATCAGTTAAACAATACGACAATTTAGGAATTGAATCTTCAGTAATTCAATACCCAGTAAACAAGAAAACAAAAAATACTGACAACTTTAAAAGTAAGTTATCATTTGATAATGAGTATAAACATATTGTAATTGTTGGGTTATTTACCCAGGGTAAAAATCAATCGTATGCTTTTGATATTGCAAGAAAATTAGAAAAAGAAAAAGTATTATTTCACTTTGTTGGTAATACTGCAATCAATTTTAAAGACTACTGGGAACCACTACTTTTAAATAAACCTAAAAATTGTATACTACACGGAGAAAAAGAAAATATTGATGATTATTTACAAGCTTCTGATTTATTTTTATTTCCCTCAAAATTTGAATTAAATCCTTTGGTTGTTAAAGAAGCTCTTTGTTATGATGAGTTACCTATTGTTATGTTTAATTTAGAATCATATTGTGGTCAGTATGATAATGAACCTAACATTAGTTTTATGAAAAATGACATTAATATTGATTCAAAACTAATTAAAGAATTACTTTTTGGTAAAACCAAGACCTATCAAGATATTGAGGGTTGGTTTTCATATGAAGAACTATACAATAAATTTGTAAACGAATGTTCTGATGGAAGTACAATTGTTGAAATTGGTAGTTGGTTTGGTAAATCAACAAAATACATTTCAGATAAAATAAAAGAAACAAATAAAAATGTTAAGTTAATTTCTGTTGATACTTTTAAAGGGTCTCAAAATGAGCAACTCCATATAGATACTGTTGGTAATTTTGATAATGACATATATCAAATTTTCTATGAAAATTTAATTGGTAATAAAATAGAAGTAATAAAAGACTCTTCACATAACGCTTCTAAATTATTTAACAATGGGTCCATTGATTATCTAATGATTGATGGGGATCATAGTTATGAAGGTGTTAAAAATGATATTGAAGATTTTTTCTACAAAGTTAAACCGGGTGGTATTATTTCAGGTGATGATTATGTAGTCTTTGATGGTGTAACAAAAGCTGTAAATGAGTATTTTAATGGGACTCAAAATATAACAACAAACGGATATAACTGGTATTATAAAATACCTAAAATTCAAGTAATTCATATTTCAACATTACCTAAGCAAAAAAGGGCTATAAAATCAATTACAAATATAAAAGAGTTAAAGAGATACAACATTGATATTAAGTTTATTGAGAATTATGTATATGATGGTGAAGTTGATGTATCAACCCACAGATATCCAGAAAGTCAAAATATAAATAAGGGTCACTATGGTTGTTATTTAGCACACAAAGAGGCAATACATTCAATTGATAATGACTATGACTATACAATTATAATGGAGGAGGACGCTTACATTTTTGAGAATCTTAATGATTTTGTTGATATAGTTCATAAAGCCATTTTTAATTGTATTAAAGATGAAATATACTTTGTATCATTTGGTGGATTAATTTTAGATTACGCACTAAACGAATATGATAATTTATTTAATGAGTGTTGGCATCAAACTATGGCTCATTGTTATATGATACCAAACAAGTATAAACAATGGTACGTTGATAAATTTGAGACTAGCCCTTGGGATTCGGCAGATCTTTGGTTTAACCATATTTTTTGTCACGATAGAAAATTAAGATTAATAACCAAAAAATTCTATAGTAAACAACTAGATGGTACCTCACTTATTGATAATGTAAAAAAAGAATATTGATATGAATTCACAAATATTTAAAGAAACAATCATTTCGGAAATAGAAAAAACAAATTTAACAAATAATAAAATTGGTGATATTTTAAAATTTATTTACACACAAATAAATGGTGCCTTTTTAGAAATAAAAGGTAATGTTGATAAAAATTTTAATGTTAGTTTTGAGGATGACCAGGGAAATATAGTTTATCAAACTGAATTAAAAACTGATATGTGGTCAAGACTAAATGCTAAGTATTTTAAAAATTATACAATAAAAATACAAAATGATGATTACTATAATGAAATAAAAACCGATTTAAAAGATAAAAGAATTTATATAACTCTTGAGTCTAAATCATTAGGTGATACTTTGGCCTGGGTTCCTTATGTTGATGAATTTAGAAAAAAACATAGTTGTGATATAGTCCTATCAACATTTATGAATGATTTATTTAAGGAGCAATATCCGGAGATAGAATTTGTAGAACCAGGTACTTCTGTAGATAATATATTTGGTATGTTTAATATCGGATGGTTTTATAATCAAAATGACGAAATTGATTACAGTAGACACCCAAATAATTTTAGAACTCAACCATTACAAAAAACGGCTTCAGATATTTTAGGTCTTGACTATGAAGAAATAAGACCAAAATTAAAACTAAAAGAAAATGTTAAAAAAGAAAAAAAAGTAGGTATTGCAATACACGGAACCGCCCAAAGTAAGTATTGGAATAACCCAACTGGTTGGCAAGAGGTTGTTGATTATCTAATTAAACTTGGATATGAAGTTGTTTTATATTCTGTTGAGCCGGATGGTTATATGGGTAATTTTCATCCTACTGGAATTAAAAATTTCCCAAGAAGTCCATTACAAGAAGTAATTTACGATTTGCAAAGTTGTGAATTTTTTATTGGTATTGGATCTGGTCTTTCTTGGTTAGCCTGGAGTGTTGGTTTACCAACTATTTTAATATCCGGCTTTAGTGAGGAGTACACCGAAACAAAATCAAATACTTATCGTGTTATAAATAATAATGTGTGTACCGGGTGTTTTAATTCCCATAGATTAAATCCTAGTGACTGGAATTGGTGTCCTATTCATAAAAACACTGAAAGACAATTTGAATGTAGTAAATCAATAAATTCTAAATTAGTTATTAGTAAAATAAAACAAATTGGTTTTAACTGGGGTTTTTTTGATTCAGACCAAAACTTTAAAAAACTAGTTGAGGAAGAATTATTTGTTAATAATATATATGAAAAGTATTTTAATATAAAAGATGGGGATATCGTAATGGATATTGGTGCTAGTGTTGGTCCTTTTGTAAAATCATTATGTGATAGAAAATTAAAAAAGGTTTACGCTATTGAACCTAGTAAAACGGAGTTTAATATATTAGAAGAAAATATTAGTAATAAAAATGTTGTTTTAGTAAATAAAGCAATTGGTAATACAAATCAAACAAATTGTCAACTTGATGAAGTATATGGAGATGATAAGAGTGTTGACTATATTACTTTTGATAAATTATTAGAAGATTATAAAATTGATAAGATAGATTTTTTAAAATTAGATTGTGAAGGTGGTGAGTATGATATATTCACAAATGAAAATTTAAAATTTTTAAAACAAATACCAAAAATAGTTGGTGAGTGGCATTTAAATGACCCAACAAAAAAAGAAAAATTTTTTAAATTTAAAAATGAAATTTTGTCAAACTTTTCTAAATTTACAATAAATTCAGTTGATGGTTACGATATAACACAAAGACTAAACGATCAAAATTTTATAGAGTATTATAGTGAGATTTTAATCTACATTGAAAATAATTAAATTACGTTTAGTAATTCTTTCACTTTATTATTAACATCATCATCAGTCCAATTGCCAATGTTGATATAATCTTGACCCTCCCATAAAGTTAAAATCCGACTAAGACCTGTTGTACTAAAAAAGGATATCCTAGCTACAACCTTTTCTCCATCATCACTAACAGTGTCAATACTGATTTTATCGGTTAATAATGTTGTCTCTTCTCTTGTAATAACAATCACCGATTGTTCACTACTTAATTGTATTTCTCTTCCCATAATTTAATTTTTTATCCTACCCAAGTTAACTTAACATAACTGTTCCACCAGAACGTAGTTGGTGCTGCATTTGTAGTATTTTGAGCACCCTGAACGCTTACAGTTACCGTTGTTACCGGCGCTAGAGTACCTTTTATTGTATAAATACCAGCTCCAGCTGTATTTGTTGCAAATTCTGAACCAGCAAATATAGTTCCTCCGGCGGCAATTTGATTATTTTCGTATAAACCATTACCAACACTATAATTACTTCCTAGGTCAATTCTACCCCAGGTTCCAGAAACTGTTAGTAATCTTAATCTTGCACCACCAGCACCAGCTGTTACCCTACCATATAGTTCAATTTCATATATTGACCCAGCGTTAAGAACAAACGTCATACTAGGTAAATCAACAAATGTGTTATTAGTGAACGCTAAATCATTAGTTTGTCTAATAAAATCACCATAAAAAACTTTATGTCTAGCATCACTATTTGTTGTATATAGTTGATTACTATTATATTCTATCGTACCAGCCTCTGGTGTTGTATTTAATGTACCATTAGTAAATTTAAGAGGTGCAGTTCCAGCGGTTGCAGCTCCAGCTCCTAAATGTAGTTTTGCTGTTGGTGTTCCTTGTGTAATCCCAATAGCATTGGCGGACGCGTCTAAAAAAAACATATTTGTTTGCGTGTCTGACTCAATTCTAAAATCTGAATTAGCATCCCCCACTTCATTAAATATACTACTACCCTGAGTTGATCTGTATGCAATATTAGTGGTTCCAATAGAGGCTATCGCTTCAAATGCGATATTAGTTGCAGTCCCATTAACAGAAGAATCAACCCCAATTGATGTACCACCAACAGAATCTGCGGAAGCTCTAAGACCAAATGTTTGCCCATTGGATGCATTTGATCTTCCGACCAGTAATCCACTTGATGGTCCTCCCGCCGCAGCAACACTTGATTGGTTAACAATACTATAAGGGTTTGCAAACGTTGTTGTTAAAAGCGAAGCGTTCCCTATAAGATCAAGATTAAATGATGGTGTTGTATTTATACCTAGTTGCGTCCCATTAAATATTAAATTTGCTTCGCCTTGTAGTGTATTTGCCGTTCCGGTTGCTGTTACTACATAGTCATTTACGTTATTGTTTATAATAACACTAGCACCAGATGTCCCAGAAGAACCCCCACTACCTGCAGTACCAGAAGTACCATTAACTCCAGATGTTCCAGAAGTACCATTAACTCCAGATGTTCCAGAGGATCCACCACTCCCACTAGTACCTCTAGTGCCACTTGTCCCAGAAGAACCTCCACTACCCGCAGTACCACTCGTTCCATTTATTCCAGAAGTTCCAGAAGTTCCATTAACGCCAGAAGTCCCACTCGTTCCATTTATTCCACTAGTTCCACCACTACCCGCGGTACCTGATGTACCGTTAATACCAGAGGTTCCACCACTACCAGAAGTCCCTCTAGTACCACTTGTACCACCACTACCTGCGGTACCACTCGTTCCATTTATTCCAGAAGTTCCACTCGTTCCATTTATCCCACTAGTACCAGAAGTTCCTGAAGAACCTCCGCTACCTGCAGTACCACTCGTTCCATTTATTCCAGAAGTTCCATTTATTCCACTTGTACCTCCACTACCAGAAGTACCATTTATTCCACTTGATCCTCCACTGCCAGAAGTTCCAGAGGTACCATTTATACCGGAAGTACCACTCGTTCCGTTAATACCAGAAGTCCCAGAAGTTCCACTCGTTCCGTTAATACCAGAAGTCCCAGAAGTTCCACCACTACCAGAAGTCCCTCTAGTACCACTCGTACCACTTGTTCCGTTAACACCAGAAGTTCCATTTGTTCCATTAATGCCAGATGTCCCTGAAGTTCCATTAATACCAGATGTCCCTGAAGAACCACCACTACCAGAAGTCCCAGAAGTTCCAGAAGACCCCCCACTACCAGCAGTACCACTCGTTCCATTTATTCCCCCACTACCAGCAGTACCACTCGTTCCGTTTATTCCAGACGTGCCAGAAGTTCCTGAAGAACCTCCGCTACCGGATGTTCCATTAGTCCCATTTATTCCACTAGTTCCTGAAGTACCCCCACTACCAGAAGTTCCACTTGTACCACCACTGCCCGCTGTACCTGATGTGCCATTAATACCAGAAGTTCCTCCGCTACCTGCAGTCCCACTCGTTCCGTTTATTCCAGACGTGCCAGAAGTTCCTGAAGTTCCTGAAGAACCTCCGCTACCGGATGTTCCATTAGTCCCAGAAGAACCACTTGTTCCGGATGTCCCATCAATTCCACTAGTACCAGAAGTTCCGTTAACACCAGAAGTACCACTAGTCCCATCAATTCCACTAGTACCAGAAGTTCCGTTAACACCAGAAGTACCATTGGTTCCGGAAGACCCTCCACTACCGCTTGTCCCATTAGTTCCAGAAGATCCGCTAGTTCCATCAACACCACTAGTACCAGAGGTTCCATCAACACCACTAGTACCAGAGGTTCCATCAACACCACTAGTACCAGAAGTTCCGTCAACACCACTAGTACCAGAAGTTCCATTTGTTCCAGAAGTTCCATTAACACCACTAGTTCCAGAAGTTCCATTAACACCACTAGTTCCAGAAGTTCCATTAACACCACTAGTTCCAGAAGTTCCATCTACCCCACTAGTACCTGATGTACCGTCAATTCCACTGGTACCAGAAGTTCCGTTAGTACCTGATGTACCGCTAATACCATTGGTACCAGACGTTCCATCAATTCCAGAGGTTCCATTTATACCGCTTGTACCAGAAGAGCCATCTACGCCACTTGTTCCAGAAGTTCCATCTACCCCACTAGTACCGGAAGTTCCATCTACCCCACTAGTACCGGAAGTTCCATTTGTTCCAGAAGTACCCCAGAGGTTCCACTTGTACCAGAAGTACCATCAATACCACTAGTACCAGAAGTTCCATCAATACCACTAGTACCGGATGTTCCGTCAATACCACTAGTACCATCAATTCCAGAGGTCCCAGAGGTTCCGTCAATCCCTGATGTACCAGAAGTGCCGTCTATACCAGAGGTTCCGTCTACCCCACTAGTGCCAGATGTACCATCAATACCTGATGTTCCAGAAGTACCATCAACACCAGAAGTACCAGAAGTTCCGTCTATACCAGAGGTCCCAGAGGTGCCTGCGGTTCCAGAAGTTCCACTTGAACCAAAAGTTGTTGATATATAGTTTGCAACTTGATCTATTGTTGCCTTATATGAAGAACCCCCTGAATATTGTATTGTATCACCGGTATTTACGATGTGAATTAATGTATCACCAGTTATATATGGGGCAATTGTTCTATCTGTTAATCTTTGTTGTGACATATCACATATAAATATCTAGGCTTCAAAAATAAATGTTGGACCGTCCATAAATATGAAAATCATTTCATCCTCAAATATTTTAACAGTATTAATATCTGTAGAACATTCTAGATAAATAAATTTCTCACATCCATTTGAATCAATTATTTTAACTAATAGCTGGTCAACATTATCAAGTGGTGGTGGGACATTAAAGATTTGAATTGGCGTTATTGTTGTTGACGCACTAACGGAAAAACAATATGTGTTTGTGATATCACAAACATATACATCATATGTTGGTGTTCCGGTAATTGCTGTAATTTGAATTTGCCTTGCCACTAAACTTTATTAAAATACTAATTTAATTAAACGTCATCTAACCAAGATAAAGATACTTGAGCACCAGTATTGTTACCACCAGTTGCAATTATAGATACAGTTTCACCTGGATTTATAAAAATTTCATAATTAGAAATATCAATAGTGTTACTATCCGTTTTATTTAAAATTGTTTTATATGCGGATCTACCAGTTCCTGCAGTGTAAGTCCCGTCAATAGCCGCTTGTACAGGTGAATTTACACTTACTGATGTATATGTTGGTGCCACTGAAAACGTACCATTTTTAACTAAATTAAATGTTATAGTACTTACACCATCTGTTACAAGTGTTAATGTTTTAATAAGTGCAATTGTTTTATTTGGTACACCATTAAATGTTAGTGGGTTTGATAATGATATCATACTTTTATTTGCCGTTGCACCAGGACTACCGTCTGCCGAATAATTGACACCATTATATATAATTATACCCTCAACAAACGCAGCCATTGATGCGTTTTTTATTGAAACTGCGGTATTATTTGTTGTGTTTTGTGATATAAAACTAATTGGAAATGTTGGGTTAATTAAACTTGGTGATGTGTTTTGATTTGCAAATTTAATTTGATGTGCCGGTGAAAAAAGACCTGTGGTCGCACTTTCAATATTAAATTGAATGGCCCCAAATCCTAACCATTGTACAACAATTTCATATACATTTCCTTTTGTTGGATCTAATAATACCCCACTTGGATTACTAGGGTTTGGTGAACTTTGTGTTGATGACCCATCAAATTTGTCAATGTTCCAAGAAGTTTGAGGAATAAATTCATCGGTTCCTTGAAATCTTCTCATAACACCAAATGATGTCCCACTATATCCAATAAAAAATCCATTTGTGTTATCACCCCATCCAGCCCACTGAGTGTTTCCTGTAGCACCACTTGTAAATAAACAAGTAAATCTAATGTTTAATCCTTGACCATTTCTATATTTTGCTAGTTTTACAGTTCTTAATTGACCTGTGTTATTAGTTGCTGCCGCTGTTGAGATGTTTACAAAAGTATTACCACTTTCGTAAGTAACGGTTCCACCAGTTGTAAAACCTGTTGTTATTAAATCAGTATTAATACCGTATGGGTGTGTAATTTGAATAAGTGGTGACATTTCAGCAACTTGTAGTTCACCAAAAGCAGTTAATGGTTCGTCAATTTGAACTTTTAAGTGACCCTCTTCATCAACACCAACGTTTCTAAAATTAAACCCCTCATCTTGACCCAATAGAATGTTTCTACCTAAGTTCGCTAAAACCTCTGGTGGTACTGGTGAGTTTGTTGAAAGTAAAAAACCACTTAAAGGTTTTATAAGTAATTTAGTATCAAAATAAAAATCCGTTTGATTTGTTGATGATGTATTTGTAAATTCTAATTTAGCGTATGGTGAAAGTGCTGGTGATGAAAATGTTTGTAGTCCAGCGCCAGCTACATACATCACCATAGATGTCCTTAATAAATCAGTCCCAGCAGAATCACTATAAAAATAAACGGTCAATATACCATCTGTATCTGAAAGAATTGATGTTTGTTGTTGTGAAAAATCTGGTGAAAGAGCAAAAACTGATGATGTATATGTTTGACCAGACAACAATGGTGTTGTTGTTTTAAAAGCAAAACCATCTTGTCTAGTGTTAGCATAAGTACCATCAGGTTGAACCCCAGCTGTAATATTTCTACCCAAGTTTGCAACCATACCAGATGCAATTGGTGCAGTTAAATTAAGTACTTGACCATTAATTGATTTTGTTGTGAATTTTGTATCAAAATAAAAATCGGTTTGTCCTGTTGCTGAGGTATTCTCAAAAGTATATTTTATGTAAGGAGCAAATGCTGGTGCACCAAACATTTGAAAACCATCAGTCGCCGCGTAAGGTAAACTTAGTGTTCTTATTTGGTCAGTACCAGCAGAATCAGAATACCAAAACACTCTTAATGTACCTGCTTGGTCTGCTCTTACGTGTGTTTGAACTTGTGAAAACCCAGGTGATAGTGCTAAAACCCCTGAGTCATATGTTTGACCTGAAGCTAAAGGCGTTGTGGTTAAAAACGCATAACCATCTGTTTTAACATTTTCATAACTACCGTCAGGTTCTTGACCAACAATAACATTCCTTCCTAAGTTTGCTACCATACCTGCCGCTATAGGGGCTGCCAAATTTAAAACTTGTCCATTAATTGATTTTGTTGTGAATTTTGTATCAAAATAAAAATCAGTTTGACCAGTTGCTGAAGTGTTTTCAAAAGTATATTTTATGTAAGGAGCAAAAGCCGGAGCCCCAAACATTTGGAACCCGTCAGTTGCCGCGTACGGTAAAGTTAGAACCCTTATTTCATCTGTACCCGCAGAATCAGAATACCAAAACACTCTTAATGTACCTGCCTGATCCGCTCTTACGTGGGTTTGAACTTGTGAATAACCGGGAGATAAAGCTAAAACACCTGAGTTAAAAGTTTGACCTGAACCCAAAGGTGTTGTTGTTAAAAATCCATACCCATCTGCTTTTAAGTTATCATAATTACCATCAGGGTCCTCACCAATTATAACAGATTTTGTAACATTTGCATCCCAATCTGTTTGTAATGAACCACTAAGATTTGAAGTTAGTGCTTCAAAATCACCTGCGGTTGTTTGTAATCTAATAAAAGTTTGGTTAGAATTACTTGTATTTGTAAATCTAACCCTTGCATATTGTCTTGTAATAGTTATTCTGTGTACCTCATTTGTATTAGCACTTACGGACCAAGATATTGTGCTATCAGTATTTACACCATCTGGTGAAAAATCTAAAAATAATGTACCATTTTGATCTGTAAGAACCGCCATAACTATAGCGGAATATCTTTCAACGTCTACATATGTTCCGGTAAATGTTGTGCCCGACAATAATGGTGTTGTTGTTGAATTTGTGTCTAATACTTTATTTACTATTTGTGGTATAAAAGCCATAACCTTTTTAATTTAAATATTTTAATGTTACATTTGTAACCAAGTTCCTGTTCCTGTATTAAATAATATAATTGCACCTCCATCGGCATCTAATATTAGTGTTTGTGTGTTTTCAACTCCAATAATTGTGTCTGTACCATTTGCAATAAATGTTATATTATTAATATATGAGTTTAACCCAATGTCTTTAACATCATACCTTAATCTACCAGATGTAACAGAATTAGGTAAATAAATTGTAGTTGCTGATATTGAAGAGTCAACACCAATAACATTGTCGGTTGTAAGGGCTGAATATGTGGCGCCGCTAACATAGGTGTAGTTATTTCCAATAGTATTAACATTTCTATACTCAACCACACCAGTTGTTTCATTTCTCCCTAAAATTTGTGTTAAATTGTTATTAAGGTTTGGTATATCTGATATTGTAATGGTGTTAGCGGTAAACCCATTTTGTACAACTGTTCCACCAGTAACAATTAAATCACCATCATATACTAAATCACCAACAACAACGACATCCCCCACAACATCTAAATTACCATTAATACAAGTATTTCCTGTTACAGATAAAGTACACCCTGTTGTGTGTCCAGAAATATTGAATGACCCAATTTGGTTTGTGTTTCCTGTTACATTATAGTTACCAATCTGTGTTGTATTACCAGAAATTGTATAATTACCATTTAATGTTTTTGTATATTCCCAATATCCTTGTGATGAATTATATGATATTAAATCACCATTTGTTTGACCACTAGTTTGAACATTGTGTAAATCACCTAAGTTATATCCTAATGATGGTCTGACAAATAGTGAACCATTAACAGCAGCATCAATAACAATAGCCATTTGGATTTTAAGGTTTGGTTCAGTAGGTTCAAAACTAGTTAACCCACCAGGTATTGTTGGACTTACATAAAGTATCGTACCATCAACCCAGGTTTCACCATATAGTGAACCTGTAGTGTTTACCCCCCTAATTAAGCCAAATTCATAAACATAACCATCTTCACCATTTAATATGTTTTCCCCAGCAATACCTAATGTAAAATAGTATGGAATAGTACCATCTGCAATCATATACTCACCAAGTATTCTACCACTAGTACCAAGAGTACCAGACGCTCTGACAACCCTACCTTTATTTATTGTCGCACCACTTTGGTTTTTAATATAATATAGATTGTCTAAACCAACTTTAAGGCTTACGTTATTTCCTTCTAAATCAACATCAAGTGTTCCATAATCAACATCCCAATGAAGCCTACCTTCTTGTACTGTTGGTACGTATGCGGTATTAAAATCAATGTAATTTGTATATACTGATGTTGCGGATAATGAATTAAATTTTGAATCCCCCGATGCGGTAATCCAAGCAGTTTCAACACCCGCATTGTTCTCAACGATAATATTTTTATCATTATCATTTCCAGTACCACCTTTAAATTGAACCCCCCCTAATATTGAATTTGTTGTAATTTCAGGTGATGTTGAATTATTATATGCTTGTTGTAAATTTGTTGTGGATGTTCCACCAAACTTAGACGCAAAAAAGAATTTAGCCTTAGTTTCGTCAGTTAAATCAGTTGCCGTACTTAATACAGATAAAACACCTATAAGAACAGCATCGGTACTTAAATTAGGGAATGATATAAATGATTCATTTTGTAATGCTGAAATTGCTAATGCTAGTGTATTGTAATTTTGTTGACCATACATTACCACAACTGAACCATCTTGTTGTAAGTAAATTCTTTGATTTGTTGCCTTTGTTCCTGTTATTGGTGTAATAACACCACCAAGGTCATAATTTAAAGGGTCAATATCTGTTACATCTGTCAATGTCGCCCCTGTTTGTGTTCTATATTGAAATGTTCTAGGGTTTTCTCCTGTAACGTAAATAGTGTTTGGACTTAAAGTATTATTTGCAAAATTAATACCTAACCCATATAGATAGCCAGCACTTGTATTAAACTTTAAATTAGCCCCATTTGTTGATGGTAGTATACCTCCATTAATTAAATTAATAGGTGTGAACATATCTCGTAATTGACCCAATGGGGATAAAACAAAATCAGGTTGACTAAATACTGAATAAATTGATGTTTTATCTGGGTGGCTTAATTTACCTAAAAATATATTTTGTCTTCTTTGTTGTTCCGATAAAGGTGTTGATTGTTGTGATATTGTACCACCACTATTTAAAAAAACAAATGTTTCAGTGGAAGTGTTAACAAAATTATCTGTGTTTACCCCACCACTATAAGATAAATAATATATTTGTGGACTTAAAGGGTTTGATGTGTCATCAACAATCCACCCTTTAACTGGTGATACATAAAATGTTGTTGTTGATGCTGTTGTAATACCTGTAAATTCAAACACACCTGTTGATGAGTTTACCGTAGATATATTATATCCTAAAGCTACCCAATCAGAACCATTACTAACCAATTGTAACGCATTTGTTTCACCAAGTATCACAAATGGTTTATCATCTATTGTTTCTGAACCAAAAGGTTGTACTGTTACAGCGCCTCCTCCATTATTTTTAATATTATATAATTTACCTTGTACACCTACCGCAGTTGGTAAATATATTGTAAAAGTTCCACCAGAAGCATCTATCATAAAATCTTCTGTTTGTGCTGTATACGTTGAATTAATTGTCTTCTGTGGAAATATAATACCACCAGTTGATGTAATACCACTAGTTTGTGTTAAACCACTAACAAATAATGTATCGGCTGATAGACCATTTGTAAAAATTGTAGGACCGTAAACAGTTCCTCCGGATAATGTTGATAATCTATCCCACCCTATTGGGAGTATTTGATTTGCTGTTGATCCTGATGTATATAAAATTGCATCAGCTGTATTAAGTGCTAATTCACCAGATGTTAGTCCACTTGCGGGTGGAACTTTTCCTGGGACATTAGACCTTTTAATAAGGAATGTCGTTTGTCTATTTGCCATATATATGACTTAAATTATATGTAATGGTTATATAACCTTTTTTATAAATACTAATGGTTGATAAAAAAAATTAAATTATTTGAAATAAAAAAGGGGAGTTACCCTCCCCCTTTTTTGTATTAAAATTATTTGTTGTTAGTAATAACTACCCTTAGTAGCTGCCCCCATCTAAAACATCAAATTCGGCCAAGACTCTAACCCCATTAAATGAACCATCATCAGTAGGGTCTGTACTTCTAATTACAATGTCATTTAATTGTGTAACCCAACCTCTATTTGGATATCCAGTAAGAGCAGTATATTCTGTAACACTTGGTACCTCTGTTCCGGTAAGACCTGTAAGGTTTTGCATTCTTACAATATCAAAATTAACATCACCAGCCGCAATACCATTACCGTCTTGGATTGTAAATCCGGCGTTAACAGATGTTGCAATTGTTGATCCAGTTGGGTTATAGTTTAATGTAATGTTTGGGTCTTCTACGTAAAGGTTGCTTGTAAATGCTGATATTGCAGCTCCAAGTACCGTTAAGTCACCTTGGATTACAACATTACCTGCGGCATCAATGTTATCAACACTTAAAGTATTTGTTCCGTCATTGTATGTGAATGTTGATTCATCTGTTAGTAATCCTCCAGGTCCAACATAAACAACTCTTCCCTGTGTAAGGTTTGAGAAACTTAAACCAGAAACTGTGTTGATTGACGCAACCAAATCTGGTTGTCCTTCATTTTGAGAAATTGTGAAAGTATTTGTTGTTGGACTATATGTAAAACCTGTAACATATGTATCGTTAATATCAATACCAGATAAACTAACGCTATACACAACACCATCATTTCTTGTAAAGTCTAAAGCTTCAGTTCCAGAGTTGTATGTTCCACCAGTTGTATAAACGTTTGTATATGGTAATGTGTATGTACCAGGAGCAACGTCTTGATTATATAACAATCCAATTGACGCTGTACTAGTATTATCGGTAGCAGCCGTATTTGTACCACCGGTAACATAAGTGTCGTTTGTGTCAATAGTGCTTAAATCAACAGTATATGATGTACTATCATTTTTAACAAAAGTAATTAATTTATTACCATTGTTGTATGTACCACCAGTTGTAAATGTATCTTGTGTTGTGATAAAATAAGGGCCACCTATAGGTGTGCCGTGATAATCTAACTGAGCTGATTGTGTCGGTGTATCGTTAGTTGACGGAGTTAAAGTATTTCCAGTAACATAAACATCATTTGTTTGACTAAAAGCTGTAAGCGATCCATAATTTACAATCTCTAATGAGCTTGATCCAGTTGCGGTTGTGTTATAAAGTCCAGTACCAGTAATTGTTAAATTATTAACAACTTCAGTTCCGGTTACATTTAAATTACCATTAATTGTAAGAGCTGTAAAAGAATCAATTGTTACTGGAACAGCTGGCTTACCATTATTTAGTTCAATTGTTAGTACATTTGGTGACCAAGTAGCTCCAGTTGTATATGAGTCAACAGATGCCGCAATGTCCGTTATATCTGCCAACACAAAACCAGATGTTGTACCAGAAAGGAATTTACCAACAAGCCCAGAACCAGTTTGGTCTTGATATTTTGTGATTTGATTTCTTAATCTTAAATCATAGAGATTAGAACCAACCTCAAAAAAGTTTGCTGTAGTACCTGTTCCTGCCGGAGTCCATTCTGCTGTTGATGTTGTAAATCCTGAGAAAAATACAATACCATCTGCGGTATTAACAATTGGTTCACCTTTTAATAGACTACTAGGTAATGGTCTATTAACTATATCTGAATTTTTTAAAACGTGTGTTGTGTTTCTTATTGCCATAACTTATTTTATTTAATAAATATTTACTTTTTTAAAAAGTCCCACCATTTAGTGTATCATTTTGTATAACTGAACTATTGGCTGTTATAATTCTTGAATTTCCTAAACTATCAAGACCTAAATCAACTTGTGGTGTATTAACTTTTGTGGTTGATGTCCATATACTAGAGGTTCCATTTACCGTGTTAATATCTCTAAAACGCTTAAGTGGTTTACCCAAATCAATTGTATTATCTGTTACTGGTGTTACATTATTATGAATTGTAATTCCTGTGTTACAACTATGAATATTTTCTACATATAATTCTGTAATACAGTTGCCACTACCACCAGAAAATTGTGATCCAGTATTAAATAAAGACCAGTCAGTTATTGTACCATTCCAAGGTGAAGGATTTAATTTATAGTATTGAGTTCCACCACTAACACCAACAACCATCCCAGCTCTTCTTCTTAAGTTAGGAATTGCGTTTAGTTCAGTTAAATTATTGACGTTTCTAAATCCGTCAATACCATACAAGGGGTCAATTACCGGATATGTATCAAGCGGATCTGTAGGTGAGATAAACCCTACAATTTCAACTCCTCCGGAAAGACTAAAACTCATCATAATTTATTTTTCTTTTTTAAATTAACTACACATCCAACTATAAATATTTCCGTTAAAGTTGAAGTATGTTCTGTATATGTTATATGTTACTGGGAATCCACCTCCATCAACAATTGTAATTTGTCCATTGAGTATTGTTGGAATCACAAATCCATTACATCCTGACAAACTATCTCTAAATTTAGAAGGTTGTGCAAGACTTGTAGGTATTAAAATATATCCATAACCAAGACCGACATTAAATTCAACATAGGTCTCCACGACAGGATTTCTAGCATCAAATGTAAGTGATGGTACATCTACTAGTGTAATATTTGTTTTATTAACCTTACCATAATAAATACCGAGCTCAGCTGGTGTTGGGCTCTTTGTAGGTGTTGGTGTTGGTGTATTTGTAGGTGTAACCGTTGGTGTAACACTTATTGTAGGTGTTGGTGTTGGTGTAAACGCAGATGGTAATGGCGTAATACAAATATCCCAAGTCGCCGTAGGAGTTGGTGTTGGTGTCGCAGTCGGTGTTGACGTAGGTGTTTTTGTAGGTGTCGGTGTAACACTTGACGTAGGTGTAGGTGTCGGTGTAACACTTGACGTAGGTGTAGGTGTCGGTGTAGGTGTTCTTGTTGGTGTTGGTGTAGGTGTAGGAGTTGGTGTAGGCCTAGGTACATTTAAAATATACGGACAATCATCATCTAATACCAATATTGTATACGTCCCATAAATTTCTTGAGGTGGAATTAAAAGTCCCGGTTCAAATGTTAATGGTAATACGACAATACCCAGATTTATAACATCAAGTGAGTTATCTGGTTTAAAAAGAACTTGAGCTTCTTCCCCATCATTATAAACGCTATTTATTGTAATTGTTTGACTCATCCTTATGGATTTGTTGTTGTAGTTGTTGTTATATTATGTGTTGTTGTAGTTGTTGTATTATCATTTATTGTGTAAGTAAAATCATTTGGCTCACAGAAAGTTGTTGAGCAATCTGGACAGAATGGGTTAAACATTTTAAATTTATCTTTAAGAACTTCAAAGTTGTGTCTAATCTCACTTGAATCAAGTGGTTCAACGTACATTCTAAATTGTGATATACCACCCTCAAATGTTCCAGCAAATTCCTGTTCAAGAAGGATATCTGTTTTAAGACCAGAAAGTGATGACATATCAAGAACTGACGTTGGGAAAAGTTCAGGATCTTGGATATAAGGGCCCGTAAGACCACTACAAGATTGTGGGATAAGATTTTCGTGAAGTCCTTGAGTTCCACCACCCCAAGAAACATTAAAAGGAACCCCAACTTGTTTTTCCTTATCAGTACTTAAAGCTCTTGGTATTATCTCTTCAAAATCTTTTATTGTGTAAATTAACTTACCATTAACATAAATGAGTAAAGTCCCATTTCTAAATTTCTTATCATCAAGCCATTTATCATTTAACTGAACAATATCAATTTTTTCTGGTTGTTTTTTATTTGTGTATGGTGGCTTAATAAGGGCTATTGTGTTATTTGCAAGTGACTCAAGATATACACTTTCTGTTATATCACCAAGTCCACCATCATACCACAAATGACAGTTATTAAGATTTGTATCTCTTTTCCACACAACATCAAGTAAGAACCAATGTTCAAAATCTAGATAAGCCGGATTTTCTTTTTCACAGGTTGGGTAAATTGGAGGTGTACACCATTCTTGTATTGTATACCCAGTCATATATGTATTTCCAGTAACACAAGTTCCAGTTGTCTCACAACCACCAGTGAATTTCAATACTTTTATTCCGATTCCCGGATTTTTTGGGTCACCACATAATTTAAATGAGATGTTATTTGACATTACATCAAATAATGGATCTGACTCACAAGTATTTTCAATTGAGGTGAATCCAGTTGATGGGCAATCAACACAATCAAGACAACCCTCACAAGTTGTACAAGTTGGTGTACAAGTTGTGGTTGGGGTATTACAAGTATCTACTGGAGTTGGTTCTGGTGTTGGTGTCGGTGTTGGTGTTATAATAGTCTCACAATTATGTGTTCTACACTCCCACCCACAAGTCTGACATCCATAATCGTTACACCCACAACCACAACTTATTGATTTTGTAAGATCTCCTTGACATGCATTGCACCCATAATTTAAATGTGGGTCGTGAATTCCATCAGCAGATCTTGGTGGATAAAGATATATACATCTACTATTTGTAATAGTTTGGTTACAGCAAGCACAAGTTTGTAAACAATTCGCAAGTGGTGTTGTAACTCTTGTGTATCCACTAAAACAATTTGGTGTACCATCTGCGTAGTGGTAAAATTTATTTTCAGCTCTAGCGCCTAAATAAAAAAATGTATTTTTGTTTTTTGGGTATAACTGATTTAATGTCGTTTCATTTGGTAATGGATTGTATTCATTTGTCAATCTTGGTTTCAAGACCATTTCAACAGCCCATCCTTTATTTACCCTTTCTGGAAAAATATCATAGTCGTACCCAAACTATCAAATTTTACAGAGTCGTTGAAAATTCCTTGGGTAAAATTAATTGTTTGATTGTCCATATTATCAACAAGCCCATTATCAATACCGGTAAATCCAATATCACAACTGCTTGATTCTGAAAAACAAGAAAGGTCTTTATCATCTGGGTTATAGTAATTTTGAGATACTATAACATTATTTGGATTAAATTGTTTGTAATTTAAATTTATTTGTTGGCTTGTCTCCGAGTCATCTAAATCAAAATAAAACGGGACTTTATTTCCATATGTTTGTGCAATTATATATGGTGAAAACACAACCTCCTCATTATAATCCCTCTCATCTGATGCCAATGACATATCCATACCGTCATAAATTAGGTTCAGATTAAATTTTTTATAACTATACTGGTTAATATTTTGGTATGCCATACTTATTTCTTAATAAATACAACTAATCAAAGTATTTATAATAAAATTAAATATGATAGAGTTTGAAAAACCATACTTTAGAAAGCCTTATTATTTCCGATTAGAAGATGGGAAAGATAAAATTTCTTTATATTATTCAGTTTCTGAAACAATATCTGAAGCAAAGGGTAAAGACAACAAAATTGATTTTGATAAAACTAGTGAATCTGAACTAAAAAAATTAATAAAAAAAATTTTAGATTCAGGTAAAAAATTAAATCCAAAAGATGTTTATAATAGTCTTTTTAAATTAAAAAATAAATCAAAGAATAACAAAACAAAAAAAGAAGGTGGTGAGATTGAGGAGCTTGTTGATGATGATGGTACATTTTCCACCTCAAATATCCCAATTCTTGATATGGGTCAACATACTAGTTGGACACAAGATATGAGAGCAGCCCTTATTCGTCAAGCCGGATCTACATTCCCATTCAAGGCAAGAATTTATTATGGAGAATCCGAAGAAGAACAAGAAATTATTGACGAAGAGGATTTCTCTGACGCTTATGGTTATGAGGAAATTGAAGGTGAGGATGTTAAAACATTTAAAGGCTGTATAAGTGTCTTTAAAGATTTGGAAATTGAAGATCCTTTTGAGAGATATGAAAGATGTATGAGTTTTGGTTTTGACCCAGAACTTGACAAGAATCACCAACAAAGAATTGTTGAGTTAAAAAAAGAAAAAATGAAAAATATTCTTGATGAACTTTTGCTTAACAAAAAATCAGATGAAAAAGAAATATCAAAAAAGAATATTGATGACGATACTGATGAAGAATCTGTAATATATAAATTACTTTTAAGAAATATAGAATCAATTAAAAAAATTGCAGAAAAAGAAAATATTGATATTTCTAAACTAATTAAAAAATTAAAGTAGTTTGAATAAGGATTTATATAATAGACCAATAACCTTACCCAAAGAACTTACAGAATATCTTGGGACTTGTTTTGATCATGCGCAAAATGCGGACGCAAACACAGAAGGGTTTAATAGAAACCAGGAACTAAGGGATAGTGGGTACGTCACATACCAGCAACTTGGTAGAATTAAAAACTGGTTTGATAATTATGGTGGTGACGGAAAAGACGCGCCATATATATTAAATGGTGGTGATTATATGAAAAGTTGGGTTGATAGAACTTTAGAACATTTAAGAACTGATGACTCAGTTACAAAACAAATAAGAAAAGATAATATGCCAGCGATGGTAGATAAAAAATTAGTAGATGATATGGGATGGCTTGCCGATATGAATAGACCATCAAAAGAACATAGTAATTTTGTAGATGATATAAAAATTACAGAAAACCTAAAAAGGATAAACGATATAATGAAAAAACTACTCTAATGGCAACAACAGAAAGATTAGATTTTAGTCAACCAATGAATGATCTTGGTGTTATAGGTGAAGAACAAAGAAAAAGGTTAATACCAAAAAATGACTACAAACCAGTAAATCAATATTCATCAACAAACAAAGATGCAATATCCGATGGTGATGAGTTTGGTAAAGGTACCGGTACTTTTCTTGATACCGCAAATGGTGGGTCATCAACAGACGTGTTTGAGAGAATTAACGAAATTAAAGTTAACGAGTATCAACCAGAAAAACCATACACCACTCCTAGTGCTTAATGAAACTTTACAATACATATAAAAATCTTATTGTTGAGGTAGCATCAATTGATAATATCATTAACTCAATTAAAAATAAAAAAAGAGTTATTGTATATTATGATGGTGACGAACCGGGAGGTAAAGGGTTAAGGATTGTTGAGCCTGTTTGTTATGGGTATAGTAAAGCTGGTAATCCAGTTTTAAGAGCTTGGGACATTGAGGGTGCTTCACATAGAGCTTATTTAGGTGAAAAACCACTACCCAGTTGGAGGCTTTTTAGGATTGATAAAATTATAACTTATAAAGAAACAACTGAAAACTTCAATGAGATGAGACCAGACTACAATCCAAATGGTGACAAAAGTATGACAAGAGTTATTATAAACGCAACATTTTAAAAAATATGAATTCTGAAGATCAATTATTGCAAAAATTAGTTATTGCAAAAAAAATAATGGAAAAACATAATGACATTAATAGAGGGACAGTACAAGAAAGTCCAACTATTAATACACCATCATTACAAGAGTTCCAACCAGCAAATGGCAACTACAATATCCCTAGTGAATTTTTGGGTGAAGAAGTTAAAATGACACAACAACACACCGAAATCCCAACACAAGACAGAATTATGGGTTCAAGATTACCTGACGAAATTAAAAGGTTAATGATTGAACACCCAATTGACAAACCAAATAATATGGGTGGAGCAACACTTTCAAACGATTTGGTGGAGAAAGCGTCAAGACTTATGAATGTTAACGCAAAGGGTGATACTGTTAATGAAAATAAAAAACAAATAACAAGTCACGAAAGACCACAAGGATTATTATCTGCGGATACCATTAGAGATATTGTAAGAGAAACTGTTGAGGACGTTTTAAAAGAAAATGGTTTACTTGTTGAGTCAACTAGAAAAAGTAACGATATGTTTAAATTTAGAGTTGGTAACCACATATTTGAGGGTAAGGTAACAAACGTCAAAAAGATTTCTAAATAAATTTAATTTATACTTAATGTGTAACCCTTTTATCGTTTGATAAAGGGGTTTTTTATTTTAAAACAGAATTGACTTGTTTCTCAATAAGGGTTATAATTTAATGGTAAATTGTATAAAATTATGAGTAAAATTAGAGTATTAGTCATCCCTTCAGATACATCGGGAGTCGGAAAATTCAGATCAGTTGATCCCCACGTTAAACTACAAAATATGTATCCGGATGAATTTCACGTTGATATTAACTACCAACCAAATGTAAATGATATAAACTTTTGGAAAAATTATCAGATAGTTCACTTTCATAGAAACATTGGTCAAGACTATGATAGTTGTCCAAAATTAATTAAAATGTTACAATCTATGGGTATTGTTGTAATTGGTGATGTTGATGATTACTGGTTACCAACAAAAGAGCACCCAATCCACCAACTAATTGTTCAAAACAAGTTACACGAAAAAATTGTAAATAATTTAAAAGTTTGTGATTATGTAATAACAACTACCGAAATTTTTGCAAATGAAATTAGAAAGTTTAATAAAAATGTAATTGTATTCCCAAATGGGGTTGACCCAGAGGACCCACAATTTAATGAACCAACACTTCCTTCAGAAAAAATTAGAGTTGGCTGGCTTGGTGGTTCATCTCACTTACACGACCTTAAACTTCTTGATGGTATGGTAAGTAAATTATCACCTATACAAGATAAATTACAATATTATGTTTGTGGTTTTGATATCCGTGGAAGTGTAACTGAAATTAATAAAACTACAGGTGAAAAAACCCAAAGACCAATTAGACCAGATGAAACTGTGTGGGTTAAGTATGAAGAAATTTTTACAAACAATTACAAAATCATTACACCAAAATATAAAGAGTATCTTGATACATTTACAGAAAATGATTACTCTGGTGTTATGGATGAGAACTATGTTAGAGTTTGGACAAGACCTGTTACTAGTTACGCAAAGAATTACTCTAAGTTTGACATATCATTAGCACCAATTAAAAATCACGTATTTAACAGAATGAAATCACAACTTAAGGTAATTGAAGCCGGTTTTTATAAAAAGGCATTAATTGCATCAAATGTTGGTCCGTATACTATTGATTTAAAACACGCGATGAAAAATGGTCAGTTTACTGATGGTAACGCTCTTCTTGTTGATGAAACTAGAAATCATAGTGATTGGGCTAAATCAATTAAGAAACTTGTTGAAAATCCTAATATGGTTGTAGATCTTGGTGAAAGACTATATGAAACTGTTAAAGACAAATACAATTTACAAAATATAACTAAATTGCGAAAAGAATTTTACAAATCCCTAATTAAATAATTTATGATTACCATTCCAATTACTAAAATTTTATTTCTTGACATTGAGACTGTTGGTGGCTGTCCAGACTATGAATCTTGTCAAAGATTTAACCCAGAAATATCTGACCAATTTGAAAAATACTTTGATTGGTTTCAAAAAAGATTTCCGGAAGACTTAGGTCTCTCAAAAGATGAGGTATTTGTTAAAAGAGCTGCACTTGTTCCGGAGTTCGCTAAAATTGTTTGTGTATCAATGGCTTTTGTGTTAGACAATGGAGAAGTAAAAAAACAAACCTTTTCAAGTGAAGACGAAAAAGAATTATTAACACAAGTAAGAGCCCTTCTTGATAGATGTCATAAACTTGATTTCTATCTTTGTGGTCATAATTTAAAAAACTTTGACATTCCAATGCTTGCAAAAAGGATGATTATCAATGGAATTATGCCATCAAAAATCCTTCCATCTTACGATACAAAACCCTGGGAAGTAAAAGCAATTGACACAAAAGAAATCTGGCAGTATGGTGCTTATTCATCTGTTGGCTCACTTGACTTAATGTGTTCTTGTCTTGGTATACCAACACCAAAAGATGGTGAGGTTTCAGGTGCTAATGTTCACAAATCATATTGGGAAGAAAGAAAAATAAAAGAAATATCTGAATATTGTGAAAAGGATGTTGAGGTATTAGTTGAAGCTATAAAAAAATTAAAGGATTTAAAATGATAAATGGAATAGAAGATTTGTTTGACGATTCAATCACAAACGCAGATTACGAAAAAATGGCTGAAGAATTTGGTTTTGATGTTAGAGAGTTAGCAAAAGAAATGGATGGATATCAACCAACAATGGGTATTAACTTTTCTTTGAGTAATCAAGATGCTGTTGAACCAAAATATGTTTATCCGACAGACTCTGGATTTGATTTGTATTCAACAGAAGAACTATACGTAGGTCCACTTGAAAGGATTTTAGTTCCAACCGGTTTACACGTTGATATTCCAGATGGATATGAAATACAAGTAAGGTCAAAAAGTGGTTTAGCTTTAAAACAAGGACTTATGGTTTTAAACTCACCCGGTACCGTGGATCAAGGATATACTGGGGAAATCCAGGTTATTATTTTTAATACAGCAAAAAATGAAGTAACAATTAATAAAGGACAAAAAATTGCTCAAGCCGTAATTTGTCCGGTTGTTTCTGGTAAATGGGTTACATTTAAAAAGATTGACAACATAGAAGATAAAGATAGGTCTGATAAAGGATTTGGAAGTACTGGTATATGATTACAATTGGATATTCTACAAGGAAACATAACCCAGAGTTAATTGAGTATTTGAAAAAAACTTGTGGTGGTGGTAAAAGGACCGAGGTCATTGAAAAGGTAAACGGTGGTGATAAAAGTTTGGCACAAGTTTACAATGAGATTTTAAACGAAGCACAAAATGATTTTGTTGTTTTTTGTCACGATGATTTGGAATTTGACACAAAAAACTGGGGTGAGAAGTTAACAAAACTTTTTGAGCGAAATCCAGAATATGGTATTATCGGAATTGCCGGAACAACGGATTTAATTGATGGTCGTTGGTGGACATTAAAAGAATCAATGACCGGAATTGTGTCTCACAAACACGAAGGAAAAAAATGGACAAATACATACTCACCGGATCAAGGGAATAAACTAAAAGAAGTTGTTGTTTTAGATGGTTTATATTTTGCTGTTGATAAAAGAAAAATTAAAAATGGTTTTGATGAATCATTTAATGGTTTTCACTTTTATGAAATCCCTTTCTGTTTTGAGAATTATTTAAATGGTGTTAAACTTGGGGTAACAACACAGATACGAGTCACGCATATGTCAATTGGACAAACTAACCAGCAATGGGAAGAAAATAAAATTCAGTTTGAGGAAAAATATAAAGATAAATTTCCGGTAAGATTAACAAATAATAAAACCATTGAGGAAAAATTAGTTATTGATTTTTCTAAAATTGGTATTGGTATGACAACATACAATGCTGAACATAGAATTAAACAATCTGCATTTACTGTTCCTAAATGGATTAAAAACTTTGTTATTGTAAATGATGGGACACCTTATGATAATTCTTCATATCCAGAACAAGCACACATCATCCAACACGAAACAAATCTATGTGTTGGTGCTGCAAAAAATTCGGCAATGCAATATCTTTTGGACCAAGGTTGTGAACATATATTTTTAATGGAAGATGATATTTTAATTAAAGACGAAAAAGTTTTTGAGAAATATATTAACCATTCGTTAATATCTGGAATTAAACATTTAAACTTTGCTCTTCACGGTCCGGCAAACAAGAAAGGGTCCACCGGGTTTAAGACACTTGAGGATAGAAAAGATGTTGATGGTGAACCAAACCCAAGAATGATTATCCCGTATCCTGAAGGAGTTAAAATTGCGTTATACCCAAATTGTGTTGGGGCGTTCTCCTATTATCACAAATCAGTTCTTGACAAAATTGGTCTTTTTGATCCAATGTTTAAAAACGCTTGGGAACACGTTGAGCATACTTTTCAAGCAATTAAAAATGGGTTCCATCCTCCATTCTGGTATTTTGCGGATATTGAGAATAGTTGGGAGTACCTTACGGATATTCCAAATTCAATTCAGGAAAGTACAATAGCAAGAACTCCGGAGTGGAATGATAACTTTATAAAAGGTACTGAGTGGTATAAGAAAAAACACGGAATTACACCAACAGAAACACCTTTAGTAAACCAAGAAGTTGTAGTTAACAACATCAAATACTTTTACAATAATAGATAATATGATAGATTTTAAAGATGTTACTTTCATTATCCCAATAAGATTTGATAGTGAAGACAGAAAAAGAAATTTTAAAATTACAATTGGGTTTTTAGAAAAAACATTTGATACCAACATTATTGTGATGGAATCGGATAAAGAATCAAATGAAGAGTTTGTTAAATCTGTTTCTAATAAAGTACTCTACTTATTTGAACAAACTGAAGACACTTTATTTCACAGAACTAGAATGTTAAATGTTATGACAAAAATGTCAAAGACAAATATTGTTGTTAATTATGATGTTGATGTTTTGTTTAAACCAGATCAATATATTGCAGCCCGGTTTGCACTTAATACCGGTATTGATTTTGCATTTCCATATTCCGGAAAATTCTATGACATCCCACCAAAGTATTTTCAGAACGTTGAGTCAAACAATTTTGATACAATAAATTTAAATGAATGTACGTTATTTAACCCAAACTCACTTGGTGGTGCAATATTCTTTAATAAAGATGCATACACAAAAATTGGTCTTGAGAATGAGAATTTTATATCCTGGGGACACGAGGACTGGGAAAGAATTGGAAGAATTGAAAAGATGGGATATGGTATTTATAGGGTTGATGGTGTGTTATATCATCTAACACATCATCGGACACATAATAGCTCTGGATCAAACCCAATGTACGCCCACAATGGTAATGAGTATAATAGAATTATGTCAATGAATAAAGAACAATTAACAGAACATATAAAAACTTGGAATTGGATTAATGATTAGTGTTAGTTTAGCTGGTGGTCTTGGTAATTATATGTTTCAGATTGCTGCAGCGTATTCGTTAGCAATTAATAACAATGACAAATTAATACTTGACGAACAAAGAAGTGTTACCGTCCACAAAGGGATTTCTAACTACAAAAATAATATTTTTAGAAATCTTGAGTTTGACCAGGTAATTTATAATGGTCTTTACCAAGAACCATATTTTCATTATAAAGAAATTAATTATCGCCCAAATATCTTATTATCCGGGTATTTCCAAAGTGAAAAATATTTTTTTAAAAATAGAAATGAGATATTAAATTTATTTTCTATTGATGAGTTGAGTGAAAAAATAATAAAGGAAAAATATAAAGACGTTAATTTTGAAAATAGTTGCTCACTACACGTAAGAAGGGGTGACTACTTAAAGTATCCTGGAATTCATCCTACTTGTGATTTAAAATATTATCAAAATTCTATTGACATTATAGACTCTGAAAATATATTAATTTTTTCAGATGATCTTGATTGGTGTAAGGAAAATTTAACCTTTGAAAATAAAAATCTGGTTTTTATTGATGGTAATCAAGATTACATAGATTTATACTTAATGTCTTTATGTAAAAATAATATAATTGCAAACTCAACATTTTCTTGGTGGGGAGCTTGGTTAAACAATAATGAAAATAAAAAAGTTTTTGCACCTAAAGTTTGGTTTGGGACAAATACTAACCATAATACAGAGGATTTAATACCAGAAAGATGGGAAAGAATATAAAAGTAATAACACTTGGGACACTCCATAACGAGCTTTTTTTTGATAAAAAAGTTTCAATATCTTTTGATACAATAGCAAATACTTTAGACGCTGATTTAAATGTTCTAGTGCAGATTGAGCCACCATCAATTATGAATACAACACAAGCAATAATAAACAACCAAAATAAATTTAATGTAATTTTTACTTGGAATAAGGATATACTTAATAAGTGTTCAAATAGCGTTTTATTCCCATTTGGTTCCTGCTGGATTAAGAATGAAGATCGGAAAATACACGAAAAAACAAAAGAAACTTCAATCATAGCATCAGTTAAACGTAAAACAATTGGACATAACTTAAGACACAACATTATACAAAGTAATCTTATTGAATTAGATTTATTTGGTAATGGTTATAACCCAATTGAAAATAAAATTACAGCGCTTAAAGATTATAGATTTTCACTTATTATTGAAAATGAAAAAATGGATAACTGGTTTACAGAAAAAATTATTGATTGTTTAGTTACTGGTACAATACCAATTTACTGGGGATGTCCAAACATAGGTGACTATTTTGATACTAGGGGTTTTATAATTATAGAATCTATTGAAGATTTGGCAACTAAGAAAAATATGTTAAATGATGCAACATATTTTGAGATGTTACCATATATTAAAACTAATTTTGAGTTAGCAAAAAATTATACTGATTTTTGGTCAAGACTTGAGGGAAAAATAAAACTTTTAATATAGATTAAATATGAATTTATCTGACGACACTGTTCCTATTAAGTAGGAAGACCACTTAAAAGATTGTATAAAAAAGGTTTAAAATTTAATATTAAAGTATATGAAGTTTTCAATAGTAATACCAACCTGGGAACAATATGGGTACGGTGTAAAATTCTTAAAACAACTATTAACATCTATTGGTACACAAACATATAATGATTTTGAAATTATAATTTCAGATCATAGTATAAATTCTGAAATTAGGGACTTGTGTTTATTGTTTAAAGATTTAAATATTATCTACGTTAGAAACGAAAAAAATAGAGGTAATAGTCCGGCTAATTTGAATAATGGGTTAAAGCTAGCTAATGGTGAAATTATAAAGATAATGTTTCAGGATGATTTTTTTATTAACAATGATTCTCTAAATTTAATTTATAATTTTTTTAACGAGAATTCTTGTAATTGGTTGGTCAATGGTTGTTGCCACACGAAAGATGGTATTAACTATGAAAGATATATGATACCATCTTGGAATGATGAAATATTATACGGTGTCAATACAATAAGTTCACCATCTGTGTTGTCATTTATTAATGATGATATCTTATTTTTTGACGAGAACCTAACAATGTTAATGGATTGTGATTATTACTATTCTCTTTATGCGCGATATGGTTTACCTTGTGTATTACCAGATTATCTTATTACAAATAGAATGCATAAACACCAAATAAGTAGTCTATATAATAAAAACTTAAATGACGAAATAAACTTAGTTAAAAATAAAAATTATGAATTTAGAAAATGATGGAGAAAGAATGGACATTAATTATTATAATATGAATTATAATAATTTTAACATATACCAAAAGTCACATTATAAAAGATACGAGATGGCTAAAACACAAGTCAAAGAAAATTATGTTGTTGGTGATATGGCATGTGGTTCCGGATACGGAAGTTTAATGTTATCAGAAATAAGTAAGGAGGTTTATGGTGTTGACATTGATCAAATAACAATTGACGAAATAACAAAAAGATATGAAAATGAAAAAAAAGTAAAATTTTATAAAAATAATTTACTTGATATTGATTTTGAAAATAAATTTGATTTAATTGTCTCTTTTGAGACTGTTGAACATTTTGATGAACCTGATATTGAAAGGTTAATGTTTAATTTTCATAAAGCTTTAAAGTCTGGCGGGACGATAATCTTCTCAACACCCTATAATCAACCTAAAACACCAGCTTCAATGAAGTGGCATAGAACTTTTTATATTGTTGAGGATAAGATGAATGAACTACTAAATGGTTATTTTGAAATTGAGAAGATTTGGTACCAAGATTATCAAACTCACTACTTAAAAGAAAATATTGATACTAAAGATTTTATTATCTGTAAAGCAAAAAAATTAGATAAAAATGGATAATACGGTTAATTTTAATCTCCAAACTATATGTGACGGACATCAT